TTAGATTAACTACTACTTGAAGAATTAGATGAACTACTACTTGAAGAATTAGATGAACTACTACTTGAAGAATTAGATGAACTACTACTTGAAGAATTAGATGAACTACTACTTGAAGAATTGCTAGAGCTAACTGACGAGCTAAAGCTAGAAGAGCTTTTGCTTGACGAAGATATACTCGAAGAAGATGAGTTAGAACTTGAGTTGCTACTGTATGACGAATAAGAAGAAAAGCACGGCTTACATGGAGGACAGCATGGGTTATCGAATGGAGAGTTAGGATCGCATTGCCTAACGCTTGAATAAGCCACCCACTCGTCTGTCTCGTAATACTGACCAGGCTCCCAATCGTCTACTTCTTCAGAGAAATCAGGGAATGTTAGCGGCTCATCTAAATATTTACAGCAAACATGGTTAGGATCAGAGTCATAATCGGGAGATCCATCAATCTTTCTGTAGTAATATACACAGACTGCCTCCATATATATATCGCCATCAGTCCCTGATCTTCCACGCTCTCCTTTTGGACCTTGAGCGCCAGGTTTTCCTTGTGGTCCCTGAGGGCCTCTTGGTTGAACTAGATCCTCAAGCTCACCATCAATATAAAAGATAATAACAGTCTGCATGTTATCGCTTCTATATATACATTCAACATCAACAAGCTTGGATGCTGTAATATCATTGGCCTTCATAAAGTCCTGGATATTAGCAGCATCGCTGTTTGACGGAATATCAAACTTGGCTGATTTAACGATCTGGTTTAAGCTCATTGCGGAATAATTCCGGTTCTTAATATTAATTTTCCATTATTAGCACCGTCATTCTCAGTGCCTATGCGTGCATCTATAACAGCTCTGGTAGCCTGTGACTCTGTCTCTTCAAATGCAACTTCTATAGAGCTGCTTATATCTTCATCAGTCCAGAATATTATAATACTAAGAAAGTCATCGTTCCTGGGAATGCTTTCTATTTTAAGTATCTTACCAGAGCTGATGCTGTTTTCAGAAAGGAACTGTTGTAGTTCTCTAGCATTAGAATTCTTGTTGATATCGAACTTATTAACATATACCATTAGATGTACTCATAAAATCCACCAGTGTCTTCTGGTATATTAGGCCATGTGCTTTCTTTATATAACCAGAAATTTATTTGGCCGGTGTTATCGCCTGTTTCTCCTGCCTGATCATATTCCCATAATGATACATAGCCATCTGTTTGTAAACTCAAATATAATGGAGAAACAACATCGACAAAGCTTTGACTCAAAACATTGCTTACGCTAGAAGGAAATTGGTAACCTTGTAGATAATTTATTCTTGTAGGATATTGGTTTCCTCTGGTATTATAAATTTGTCCGTCTTTATATACAAGCAAATATCTACCTGCAGGAAGCCAGATATTCATAGGCCAGTTACCACCAGACCCAGCTCCTGCTTTGTACCAATACGGAGAACCGCCATACTGAACAGCCCTCCATGCACCAGTTGTGAACCAATAGCTCGGGTCATATGTAGAATACGAACTGTCCTTGTGTCTATGTTTCAATAAATAAAACAGTACTTCTTTTATATGATTGACATGAGCAGCTGTTGGCTCATCTGTGTTATTCTGCAAAGCGATAGAAGAATTACTAATACCACCACCGAACCAGTTAGACGACGGATTGCCTATGCTAATCGGATAAGGAGGAGCAGGAGCACCTAAAGAGCCTATGATGTTAAGATATTGTCTAAAATTGGTAGAGACACTAGGTGGGTCTTGATATAATCTGAATCTAAAGTCGTGAGTATGATTCATTAAACTTTCAACAGCACGACGCAATTGATTTATGTGATCTGCATTTATAGAGTCAGCAGTAACGACAGGAGTAGAAGAGGCAGCATAAGTAGAGTTGGGGGTTAGGTACGTACCAGACTGTCTGTAATTAATCTTTTGGCTTGCGGGACAACCAACAGTTGGAGTATATAGATCAGGAACAACACGACTTACATATCTTGTGGTATTACGATTATAGTTTCCATCTGAATCAGTGCCATCTTTGGATGGAGCACTTATTTCTGTACCGCTATCATCTAAAACAACATAGTGCTTACCAGTCCATGTAGAGCTAGGATAGTCTTGAGAAATTGAGACAGGGAATGTTTGCTGTGCGGTATTGCCAAAAGCTTGATCGAAGCAAGGATGAAAAGTGTGTACGTGAGTTTCTAATATTTCAATACAGCGACGTAACGCATTAATATGGTAAGTATTTATAGCCTGGCCGACTTCTGCGAATGGTTCGTCTGATAAAACATCACTTATAAAAGACCATTTGGTCTCAATTGTTCTGTCACTAGAGCTAGCATAGTCAGATACTTCAGGGTATCCAGTTGTTCCTGGTTGCCATAATGTAATAGCCATGATTACCTCCTACTGCGGGCAAGGCGGATTCTCTACCCAATTTGCAAACGTCTGTCCAAGAGAAGTAACGGATCTCTGAAGCGTTTCCACGTTATTCTTTAGAGTATTAACCTGCGCGGCCAATTCATTCAGCATATCACCATAAGCATCTACAGCAGATGTCATTTCTCTTCTTGTTGGTCTTGCATTAATTAGTGCTAAAAGCTCAGCCAACTGAGTGTTTACAGTATCTATACTTGTGAGTGTTGTGTTGCTAATCAGCGCGGTTCCATACATTGTATCAGAATATGGGCTTTCAAGACCATCGTCATCAACAAACGTAAGCCTATAAAATCTGTCCACATATCCATCTGTGTATGTATATGTGGTGTCAGAAGGACTAAGGCTGTCCGTCTTTACAAGAGTAAAAGCAATGGCGTCTGTACTTTCCCATATTTTTATGGTAGTGACATCATCGCTTCCTGGTTGTGTTGATGGCGCCGCAAAACTAAATGTTAAATCCATGATATATCACCTCTATAAGACTTTTGGTTGGCTTGGTCTAAAATCTATTCCAAGCACATCTGGTTTACTTGGAGTTTGCCTTCTCTCTGCACATGTAAGTATATCAGGTTTGCTAGGAATATCAATAGCTTTTGGCGAAGAGGATGAGCTTCTGCTTGATGCTGAGCTTGAGCTTGTACTAGAAGCAGATGACATTGACGAGCTTGAAACAACACTAGAAGAGGACTGACTACTACTAGTTGAACTACTGCTCGTTGAAGATGAACTAGACTCAGAGCTACCAGAAGACGTACTACTACTACTTGTAGAACTGGAAGAAACAGAAGAACTACTTGATTGGCTGGATGAGCTTGTGCTACTTGTTGAAGAGCTGCTTGTCGAGCTGCTACTCTCAGAGCTTCTGGAGCTACTGCTTACAGATGAACTATGACTGGAGGACGATGTTGAACTTCTACTGCTCTGACTGCTGCTTGATCTACTTGAAGAGCTCGTGCTGGAACCAGATGAACGACTACTGGAGCTAGATTGACTTGAGACTGAAGAACTGCTTATAGATGAGCTTATACTAGAAGAAGACTCAGATGATCTTGAACTGCTGCTTCTAGAGCTTGAGGAAGATACACTTGATGAAGACCTAGATGAACTGGAACTTACGCTGGACTGAGAAGAAGATGAATCAGAGCTAACCGAGGATGAACTTTCGCTGGATTCAGAAGAATAACTGGAGCTTGATTCACTGCTCGAAGAAGAAGTACTTGAAGAAGATGTGCTCGATTCAGAACTTATTGAAGAAGAACTGGACTCGCTACTAATGCTACTCGATGAAGACTGACTCGAAGACGATTGACTAGATGAACTTTCGCTGCTAACAGAGCTAGAAGATGATTCGCTAGAAATACTGGAAGAAGACTGGCTACTAGTTGATGAACTGCTCATCGAAGATGAGCTACTGCTTTTAGATGAACTTGAAGACTCACTACTTTCTGAACTAGAACTTTGACTACTGCTGGAAACAGAAGAGCTGCTGCTATCGGAGCTAGAAGATGATTCTGAACTCTCTGAGCTTGTACTTGATGAAGACCTTGAAGAAGAAGAGGTGCTTGAGCTTGATGAATCGCTGCTTGCTGAGCTAGAAGACGACTCAGAAGAAACTGAAGAAGAACTTATAGAAGATGAACTTTCAGAAGAGGAGCTGCTTACTGAAGAGCTGCTCTTCGAGCTACTAGAATCTGAAGATTGAGAACTAGACGATTGTGAAGATCCGCTACTCTCAGAACTGGTTGAACTACTAGATGAAGAAAAATCAGATGAAGAAGAGGAGCTTTCACTACTTCTAGAAGACGAACTCTTAGAGCTTGAACTCTCTGATGAATCTGAAGAACTTGAAGATTGAGAGCTTTCAGAGGAGGAGCTCTGGCTAGATGAGCTTTTACTTGACGCACTGGAACTACTTGATTCACTTGAAACAGAAGAACTTGACTGTGAACTGCTAGACTCGCTACTCACAGAAGATGAACTTGATTGCGAGCTTTGCGAAGATGAAGAAATAGAACTTGAGCTGTCACTTGACGAAGACTGACTCGAAGAGGAAGTAGAGCTGCTTGATGATTGTGACGATATGCTTGACGAACTTGTCGAACTACTGGATTCACTACTCTTAGAACTTGAAGACGAATCGCTAGAAACGCTAGATGAAGACTGACTACTGCTACTCTTAGAACTTGAAGACGATCCACTGCTTTGCGAACTAGAACTGACACTACTACTGGAAACAGAAGATCCAGAACTATCCGAAGATGAACTTGATTCACTACTTGCACTACTCGAACTGACCGAAGAGCTGCTTGTTGAAGACGAGCTTGATTCTGAACTTCCACTACTACTGCTTTTTGAAGAACTGCTTGTAGACGAACTTGAAGATCCAGAAGACGCAGAACTGGAAGAAGACTGACTCGAACTTGATACGCTAGACCCGCTACTGGAACTACTACTATCAGATGACGAACTAGAATATTCCGAAGAAGATGATGAACTGTCGCTACTACCAGAAGATGAAGAACTCTGACTCGAAGAAGACTGAGAACTCGAACTTTGCGAACTAGTTGAACTGCTACTAATTGAAGACGAGCTACTGCTGCTAACCGAAGACGAACTCGATTCACTGGACTTGCTTGAAGAGCTGGTACTTGAAGAAGAAACACTTGAACTCGAAGACTCACTACTTGCTGAACTTGAAGATTGTGAAGAGCTGGAGCTGCTTGATTCACTGCTTGATGAACTACTAACACTACTTGATGAAGAAAAATCAGAAGAGCTTGAAGACTGTGAAGAAGAACTGCTCTTTGAAGAAGAACTGACGCTTGAACTACTTGTAGACGAAGAACTTGAAACCGAACTGGATACAGAACTTGAACTGGATTCCCCTGAACTTGAACTCGATACCGAGGAAACAGAACTAATTGAACTTCCACTGCTCCAACTTGATTTACTTGACTTGGAAGATTTACTGCTTCCCGAACGACTGGACTTAGAAGACTTAGAAGACTTACTTGAATGATCACGAAGGTCTTCGATAGGTCCAAAAGTCTGAAAGCCGGATATGTTGAACTGATTATTATAATCAGCTTTCATCCAAGCTGCAGAACGAGCAACACTACTTACTCTTACCTCATCAAGCGTTCCGTTTAAGTGGCCGGACCATTCTCCGAAACGGAGACCTTGATCACCAGCCTGAATATCTTGATCGTAACCAGTAGCTGAGCGTTCCTTAGAACCATTCACATACAGCTTGAGACGCTCACTACTCAATGATCGATCGAATGTCCCGCACAAGTGATACCAAGTGCTTGTAGCCACTCCACGTGCGGGAGTGACCGAAACTCCCGATGCAGTTCTGATATAGAAGTACACGCCTCCAGTAGTACTGTACAGCAAATACTTATAGTTAGAGTAGTCATGTATAATCAAACCCACACCGGGAACTATAGATGCATGGTTGACACAACAGCTTACAGTAACTTCACTCCCCGGATTTAAGATTGCTGAATCAGGAACAGTTATGGCGTCATTTCCGGCCTGGAATCTGACGCCTTTCCCGACTTTAGCATCAACTGAGTCGGCATCGGTAAAGTCAGAGTGGGCTGTCCCGTTGAGTTGATTACTTGTTCTGTCCTTCATGTCCCCCGCACCGCCGGGACCGGGGTCTTCACTCAGCGACCATACACCGATGAAACCAGAATCATAAGCGTTGTACTGCCCGTAAGTGTCATTTGCGGCTGGAAGGGTGGCGTCAGCATCACCCCACCACATGTAGATTGTAGTATCTGTGGAAGAGCTGGGAGAGCATTTTACAGCGATTTCTAATTCTGAGTTAGCTGGATCATTATCAAGAGAGACATTGCGAACATCAACAGGTAATCTAGTTGAACCAGCGGAGTCGCTTGTAAACCTGATATCGCCACCATCTGATAAGATAGACCTTCTTCCGTCTTGATCTAATGGTCCATTCTCAGAAGTAAGAACACCTGCAAAGCTCTGATCGAATACAAGAGTCCAATCTGTCAAGTCTTCATCGATTTTCGTATGATCGATGGTTATGGGTATTTTATATAATGCTCTTGGGTAAGCCATCTAACAACCCTCAAGTAGTTGCCTTAGCTCCCTAATGCCGTTACTACATTGGACCATGCCTCTGTAATAACAACATACTCAAGGTCACTATCACTTGCCGATCCACCATTAGCCTGAATGGTTGCATTAGAGGCAACCCATGCCATGAACAAATCTAAAATACCGCTGCTCTTTTCTGTCCATGCTGTACTGACGGCATCATCTTCTGTAGTACGAATATTCTTACAAATAACGCCAGTAACTCTCTTGCGTAGATCGGCATTATTATAAATACCATTGATATCCATCAAATCTGAACCGGTTGGATTCTTATCTTCCGGATTAACAAAATCTTTATCGCCATATGCAGCTTCTTCACCTGCGCCGCCCTCATCATACACATACCAATTAACATTACGCTTCTGTGCTATTGGTTGTCCATTCGTATCTTGCCCGAGGGTAAAGACATTAGAAATATAACGATTTACATCTCCAATAGTCTCAACGCATTCAGTACTAAGAATGGTCTTGCACTGTGTAGCAAGATCCGCTAAAAGTTCTGCCTTTGTCATGATATTACTCCATAAATAAAAATTATAAATAACTATGCATTTCTAAGTGTATATCGCATAGCAAAAATATCTACAAATGATGGTGAGTTTGGATAGAATGGCGAGGACGCTGAAGGAGACCCACTAATAAAAAGAGGCAATACTTTAACATATAGACTAGAAGAAGCTGTTGATATACTAACAATAGATGCTGAGCTAGCCTGTGGTAATGTCATTGTATTATTCCAAATAACATTAGTAAAATCTTCGTCTGTAGCAACCTGCCATCTGACGCTCTCAAAACTTGAATCCCAGGGCTCTGCCTTGAGATAAGTAAGCTGATTGAAATAGTATCCAGACGGAGCATTGACTTTGATTATCGCATTGTTATTTGATTCGTGATTAAACGTATCAGGATCGTCTGTCTTGTCATAGTCTACAAATCTAAGGCCTATTTCTTGGGCGCCATAACAAAACACCTTGTATCCATTCTCTTCTTTCCAATGGTCTTGTTTTATTGTTATGCGTATTTGAGCTATATTAGTTGGTGAAAAGTGTAGCATGAATGGAGAAGCGCCATACATAGGAATAAACTCAACTGTGCCATCGCCAGCACTTCTGCCATATCTATTATCAAGTTCTCCAGCACTTCTAAAATTGTCTGTCAGATCAGTGGCGTATTCAAGATTGGTTATCTCAACATCCTTATATGGGAACGGAAGAACATACATTTCATTTGGTTGAAACACCTGACCTGAAGGCACTGATACAGTGAGAGTCATAGATACGCTTGTAACGTCGGACTCAATAGGAAGAGTAACCTTTCTAATCCAATGAGACATATTGTTGCCATTGAAGGCATTGCGTACATCGCCTATATCAACCTCAGCACTTGCGGGCTCATCGGTAGTAAGACTATAAGATATATTTCTAGGGTATACAACGCCATCCATATCTAGCGACGCTTTATAGAACATATTCTCGATATTATTTCTAGGAGGAAGCAGCTCGCCAAACTCAGCATCGAGTATACATCTCCTAGCATTTGGGGTATCATCATGATAAATCACATCTTTAGAGCTGTTAAATCCATATGTATATTCAAGCTCAGTATTTGTTGAAAGATTTCTGAAATAAGTGTCTTTCTCATCCATTTCAGCAAGATATGCCTTAACAGCAGACATCTCTTTAGATAAAACGGTAAGAACATTATTGATAGCAGAAGCGTTTGCAGCTCTATCGGCCTCAGCTGCTATTATATCATTAACAACCTCATCTTGGAAATCTCTATGGGTTGATGATTTGTTTTGTCCTCTAAAAGGTATAGCTCTTTTTGTTACAGTTGCCATAATTAACCCTCTGCCATTAATTTATATCCGAAAAGAACCGGGGTTTTATTTGCCGGCTGTCCATTTAATCTATTGAGTTCCGCCTTAATATAAACCTTGTCAATAACGTATCTATTTCTGGTGGCTGGTAAAAAGCCATTTGTGCTGTAAGTACTAGCGTCAACAGCAACATCTGCAGCGAATCCAGCTACAGTTGGTAGATACTTATATTGTATCATAAATTGTTCAAAAATGATAGGAATATTTTCAGGATTTGTAATAAGATTTCCAGAAAACATACCTGAAGTCAGTTCACCTTTGTAAACCTTGTATAACTTGTTGTTAGTAATAGCATTATCTCCTGGATTAAAAGAGATAATGATAGAGTTATCAGATTCGATTGTGAAATACTTTGGATTGCCTAGTCTATTGGCATCATAAAATACATCAGGGCTAAGATATCTCAGTGGATCTTTATATGCTCTGGCCTGGTCAAAGTATTTGCCAGCAAAGAAGATATAACTACCTTCTGAATCAACAGCCGTCATAATCTTCTTTGCTCTACTTACATCTGGAGTCTTGATGATAATCTTATGCCAGCCTTCTTCTAAGTCAACAGAAGAGCTTTTGTCTATCTGTTTATTATCGATTATGATAACTTCACCAGAATCATAATTGATGTCTATATTAACAGCGGCCTTGTCAGAATCAGATGCGTTTTCTGACACATATCCTCCAAATCTATTTATATCAATCGTAGAGCTTTTAGGTGAGTGCATCCATGATGCATATATGTAAAGGTCATTGAACTCTTCTGTGTAATTCATTGATAAATAAACCTTTCCAACGTTTCCTCTATTAATTGCACCGCTGGAAACCATGCTTATAGTTCCTTCATCTGGGTCTATTCTATAATCCTTATCAAGCTGATATACTACACTGCTACCAGGCTCAGGTTTGAGAACAACGCTATCCTCAATAACCTTTAGTTTGTCACCAAACTGTGCGCGATAGTTAACAATGACCTCGTCATCATAATCAAATTCTAGACCAGTTTTGAATGTGATAATATCATTATTAATTCTTTCAACGTAATTGGTTATATCAGATGATAGAATATACCATGTCTTAATATTAGAAGACTGTATTGGCGGAATACTAGATTTTGCTCCGCTTCTGTTAATAATCAGAGCATCTACATAGCCAATCTCCGTGGATCCATCAGTAAGTGTTTTGCTAATAGTGGCCTTAGTAACTCCAGTGGCTGTAAAATTATCATCTATAACTCCGTCTGCTGTATTGATATATACAGACACGGGGAAATTCATATCTTGAAACATAGTTGGATCGACTTGCGAATGCTGAAAGTTTGGTACAAGAATAAACCCATCGGACACAGAAGCAGCGAGAGTAGCTGTAGGATTAGAAGCAAGACTGGCATATAACACATAGATGTCAGAAGAGGCAGATGAGAAATGAGCTGTGAACGCGGCCCAGTCGCTTACAATACTTGATTGACCAGATGGAAGTTCTGGAGTAGATGTAGGATCAACAACCTTCAATATTTGGTGACCATTCTCTTCTATAAATTCTGACGTAGATGGATATTTAATGGCGCCATTATCTGTCACAGAATATGTTCCAAGCACCTTATATCTATTTTCTGCCACAATAATACTACCATCAGATGATTTCTCCATTACAGTTATCTGTTCTGGATTAGATGAATCTGTATATGAATAAACCTGAAGATGGCTTGTAATAGAGGTTTGAGTAAAGCTAGCGTTTGGGATGCTGTTGTCAATAACATCAGATATGGCATTAGAAAGTAGCTTGATTTGAGGCTTTGTTAAGTATGTATCCTGGCCACTAGACTCAAATCTCATCCGATTACCACGTATCTCTGAGTTGTCTGTTGAATAGCCGGCTGCTTGCCCAGCCATATGTCTTCTAACAGAGGCTATAGCATAATTAGGCTCATAAACAAAGTGCTGACTAGTTTCTGTAGGTGTAAGGGTCATACTAGCCATGTTATAGTTAATTTTATGAGGAACGCGTATTGCAGCCTGCGGTCTAGTATTATCATTTAATAGTTTGCCGCTTGAAATAATATCAGCATCATTTGATCTATAAGCATAGATTCTCTGCTTGCCATCTGGAGTTTGATAATTAAAGTTTATGTATATGTCTTTAGCAATCTTGTGGGCTATGTTTTTATCAAACCCAAGCCTCCAGGCATTTATTCCTCTGTATAAAGAAAGCGATTTGTAATCCAAGCTCCTATCATCTGGAATACTTCCAATGTTATAAAACTTCATTCCATTCTTGTTGCTTTCTATAACGCCGGAATTTACTATAATAGAATCACTTACATTCCTAGAAGGCCCAACCAGAAGTTCCTTGGGGCCATCTTCTTGATTTCTATTAGCAGGGCATATCTTGGACCATTCAGACTCTTCTGATCCAAAAACCTTGATATAATAATCAATATCAGTGCCTTGTGGAATATACTCATCAGCTTCTAGTGTCACCTTGGATATACTATGATTGTCGTCAATAGTGTATGCATTGGAAACAATAGAAGCATTTTGGCTATATACAACATTGAAAACTCTAAGATACTTTAGACCAAAGACATATTCGAACTTACCATCTCCAGCATAATCATAGTTTGGCTTGTTAAATTTGATTCTTAATATGCTGGCTGTAGAACTGCCATGAAAGGACACGCTTCTATCTCTGGACGAAGAAGCAGGGCCAAAGCGTACAAAGTTTTGACCATCAGCGCTAGTAAAAACTTCTATACTGGATTTATTGTTTCTTTTTGGCAGAAGTTCTACCAAAGATATATCAACGGATCCATTTTCTGCTAGAGGTATATCAAGAATTGCTGATATTGGCCCGCTGTATGAATCAAGAACAATAGACTGAAGCCAAGAAGATTCTGTATCAATAAGAGCGTTGTCAAACCCGTGATCCTCAACCGGAGAATTTCTTAAAACAGCGGTGGCAGGAAGGCCCTCTAGTTTTAGATTAGGAGAAAACACTTTATACAGATGACGCATGCTAATTCTATTTGTATGTTGTTGACTGGCAGCAAGAGTAGCAATTCCAAGTTCTGAGTCTGTGTCTGCTGTAGTTTCTGTTTGATTGATGTTGTTAGTGTTATCAAAAGAATCAACAAACGCACGCACATAACCCTGATGAGCAATTGATTTTTGAATAGCATCAATAGATTTTCTGTTGTCGTTAAGCTTAGATCTCAAATATGACAGGCTCAGATTTCTTGATAGTACAGAGTTAATAGCCTCCTGATACCACGATATAATCTCAGAGTATGCTACTTCAAGATCAAATCCTACAGAATCCATAAACTTGTTAAACATTTGTCTATCAAACTTACGCTTTCTATTTAGCATAAATAGATTGGCTGTTGGATAAGACTTGGGCACACCAATAAACCTCTTCATAGCATTGCTCATCACAACATAAGGATGAGGAACACTGCCTTTAGGAAGCAATTCGTTGTAGGACTTATTTATAGCAAGTTGTAATTGTGTATCACTGATCATAGCAACTCAACCTTGAACCTGAAGCCTTTAACGATTGGAGAAGAGTTTTCGTTATCTCCAGGTCTTGAAATAGTAAATGCAGCGCGTAACCTGTTCACAGGACTTTCTGTGTCTACTCGTTCAGATAGCTTCTCTTCTTGATCAGGCTCTCTGTTAAAATATATCTTGGTAGGCACAGACTCGTCTGAGCCATATAAGCTATTCACAGGTCTTATCTCTATTTTACTGGACTCTGCTATTATAAAAGACTGAATCCAGTTTGAATTTCTATCATAACCAGATGGTATAAAAGAGTTTAAATGCAATTGGACGCTTGCAATACTACCAGGGAATTCAAATGGCTTTGTGACTATCTGGCCTTTGGCCGCATATTTTGTAGAGCCAAGATAGATATCTCTTATGCCAATTGGAAATCTTGCGACATTCTCGCTTATAGAGTCAGTAATATTATCTATCTGCCATCCAGTATCTGCTGCACCCATAACTTTATACAGCGTCTTACCTGTTTTGGCAAGAGCTTGATTAGGAAGATGAACAGTATGAGAATAATTACCGCCATCTGTTACGCCTATATTTTCTTTAAGATCAAAGTCATCCAAAGAAGCAGCGATAGTTTGAAGGTAGTTGAACTTTACTATTTTATTGCCACTTCTGGTTACTTGCTGTTTTGTATTCATACTTCCTCCAGTGAAGAAACGGCAGTAGCAGTTCTAGACATGAAAATTTCCTTGGTCTGATATGGAGTAACATAAAACGAGTTTTGTCTTATTGTCATGTTTATGAATCTAATTTCTCTCATTTCAAATATCCAAGAACAACCCCAGTTCCTATCTAGCCCAACTGGAGATATGGATCCATCATATGCAATATCGTCAATAGAGATATTGCTATTATCTGTTATCTGTTCATTATAAACACCAAACCCTTGAAAATCAAGAGGTTTTGGTAATTCATCTCTTGAGCGAGAAGTTGTTACTCTAGTAATAACGATATCGTCTCTTGCTCCAAAGACTACAGGGTCTAACTTGATTTTATTTATCCTAAAATGCTGACCTAAGTCTATAGTCAATGTAACTTCAAGAAAGTTTGAAGATATATTCTCTAACCTAACATTGTCGTCCTCTGTGACACCAGGCCTAAAAACCCACTCGCACTGCCAGAATGTATCAGGATTGTTGTCTAGCATAGCCATCCTTGATCGCATAAGATTAGCTTCTGGAGGTTTACTAATAGATGCGCTAAAGTTGGGTGTTGTTATCTGTGAGTTGTTTTTTAGTATTGTCGTACCATTTAGCAAGCCTATTATAAACGATGGGTTTTCGTCGTTGTTGTCACCGCGTACTGTGTTAAGTAAGAGTCTATCGTCATAAGGTATGGAATCATCTGACTCAACAACTTCTATATCCCAAGAACCACCCTCTGGCATAGCTTCTCCGGTCTTGCCATAAAACTGACCTTCATAGAAGAAGTTGATAGGCTCAGGTCCTTTATCATAAGGACCTTCTTTGTCTTTATTGACGTTAGCTATTTTGACTGAGGCTTGGCTTATATTTATCTGAGTTTCAGAATTTAATGGTAGTGTAATACCGCCTTGTCCTATATCAAGATGGCACATGTCTGCATCTAAGCCATATTCGGTATCTATCATATTACCATCATTAAAATCATCACCAGTTACCACAGTGGCCGCATCGTCTTTGTCATTGCTTATATTAATGGACTCTACCGTTTCGAACATTTTTTGAGCTGTCTCAATCATATCATCAATATCTGTAGAGATGGAGTTGAACTCAAGATTCATATTCTTGGTATTGTCTTTAATGCCTTGATAGCACACAGCAATGTCACCTTCAAGATGTTTCATTTCATCATTGAAGTCTTTAGACGTAGGTCTATCCATAGAGCTCAAATTTAGAGGAACAAACATGGGCTTTTGCATTTTACCGATAAGACGATAAATATTAGATATATCCTCTGCGGTCATAGAGTTAACATCAGACGTGTCTTTGTATCTAATAAACCTATGAAGCTCACTAAGCCTTGGAATTATAAAAGAATAATTTGTATCTAAGAATAATTTGTTCATATAAATCTACTCCTCACAAGAACAGACACATCGTCTATTGATGGCGTAAAGCTATAGCTTCCTCCTGTGTTGCTAAAGAGTGTGGCTTTTAGCTTAATATGTTCTGCTTTAGTCGAGTATAGCACTTCAATGTTTGCATCTGATATAGCACAATTAAAAATAAGCTTATTACGCCAGTGAAGAAATTGAAACTTTCTATTCAGCTGTGTTGTCTCAGGCATTATTTTGTTTTGACCAACGATATAATCTGTTATGTTATAAGCCTTGGATCCATCTATGGTTACCTTTATAGGTTCGTAATAAGAACTTGTTGATGAATCAATATTTCCATAGTGAATGCCATCGATCAAATATTTGCTATATGTACCAGACTGTATCTGGGCTTGAGATGCTGCTACTAAATCGCCATTTTGGTCCATGCCAAGGGCTGTTGGCTTTGCTGCACTATATATCCATACACCATCATACTCATTGGGTTTATTAAAGAACTTCGAACTGTTTATAACACCGTATTCTATATAAGGGAAAGATGGAAGAAGTATGGTGTTATTATCTCCAGTGTTATGAAATACTACAGGAGAAGAAAGAGCCTTAGATGGTAGCTCATCTAATCTTACCTTGCTAACAGGGTAGCCACTTCTATCTCCAGGGTAGTACGTTATTGAGTACGTTTTGTGCTGGTCAAACTCATCATCTGATATACTTATTGTAGCATAATTAGTATTGTCTTTTATACCAAATGTCTTTACTTTAACATTATCCGCATAGACAGAATAATTCTTATCAAGATCAACAGGAAATCTAGTATTAGCAATTAGATTTCTTTTGTCAAATCTAAGAACCTCAGATTTTACTATAAGCTCGTTATTATTGTCTACAGAGTTTTTAGGAAGAACAGGGATGACAACATTGCGGCCAAAGTCAAAATCATAATTGATGCTGGTAGCTGGCCTGTATTCTCCATTGACAAAGATAACAGGATGGACTTCAGTAGATAGTATCTCTGCTTGAAGTATACCATCGGCATTAATCATTTCCTTGCTATCCCATGACCCAGTCTTCATATATTCTGTAGAGCAAATCTGTATGTCTTTAATACCAAGATTGTATTCAATTTTATATATATCAACATACTCAGAACTGTGCTTATACTTACTCAAAATATCTCTAGATATATGATCTATTTTGTTTGAGTATTTTGCCACAGTGGATTCTATAATCTCCAGGAACTTACCAACGCCCTCTGACGTTTCAAAGTTAGAATAGTCATATGACGTTTCTTCCAACATGGCTTGTATATTAGATAGCATATGAGAACTAACGTCTTCAGACAGATCAACAAGCCCAGTACCACTCTCTGCATCTAAAACTTCTTGCCAAAAAACATTATTGCTAATAACAGAGGTAGGAAGATTGTATCTTGCTCTGTTGTAATTTCTTTGTTCAATTAGGAGCTTGATCTTATATACTGGAACAGGCTCAAAGAAAAGTTCAATTTGATTGTTGTCTTGAGATACTGCAGAGAACCCAGGTACTTCTCTGTATGTACTATCAGGTTCTGGCATATATGATGCCTGAATAATATTCACGGGATATTTGCCTATGGTAGATATAAGAATGTTATTGGTCCATCTAGCAGCATCTAGAGTAACCTCTACAGATATAACAGCGCCGCCGGCTGTGTAATCACTCTGATCATTCAGTTCATAGTCTTTCTCTAAAGAGACTGGAAAGTTGGTGATTGGCTTATCACATAATACCGTACCACACCAAAAACTGTTGATATTGTTATCGACCATAAGAGAAGGACTGAAACCGGAATTAGATGTCAAGCCGCTGGTCAGATAGTTAACAGAAACAGAACATGCATCATCATTAGTAAAATCTATTTTACTAACATTTTGCAGTCTAAGGTATCCGCTATCAGTTACCTGTGCTTTACGAAAAGCAGTAGAACGATTAGAAGACACATTGAAATCAAAGGTTGTAACATTCTCATATTCAGGATACTGTCTAATAATATCTAACCTCTTAATTTCCTCTGATAAGCGAAACACTAGCCCTCTGATCTTGTTATATTTACTATCAAGTTCTCTTGATCTATATTCTCTGGATCCAGCCATGCTATTTAATGCGGAATAAATAACATGCAAGTCAACAAAGGCGGCCTGAAACATAGAGTTCATATTAACAGAAGAGATCTTGTCGGATTGAACGCGACTTGCAAAAGATTGTTGACCAGAATATTGCTCGCGCATCCTTCGCACAAGTTCTTCGCGCTGCTTAGCGGACATCTTGTTGCCCATAAGATTTCTATGATTTACAAGCTGAGTCAAAGCATCCTGCTTAGCCATCTCTAAATATTTCTTTGATAATGCAAAAGCCATGTTATTTTATCCCGTAAATTGATCCGTATTCTACACCATATCCAGTTAACTGATTGCTAGGAACTTGTTCAGGAAGCGGGAATATACTGCTGCTATCCGGATTAGAAACATCTATTCTAGTTCCTTTGTAGAAAGTAATAATAGGCATAACGCCAAAAGCAAGATACTTCTTAGAAAGCTCGATGATCTTATCTTCATCCATCTGTTCTTTAAGATATTCTGGAAGCCTAATAATAACATGAGACTCAGAGAAAGGCTCGCCATCAAAATATCCAACATCATAGAATCCTCTAGCGCCCCTATTCTTTCGAATGGCTTCTTTGCTAGAAATATCAGTGCTTAATCCTCCACCCTGTCTTCTGGCATCTTTGATGGTAACATTCTCAATATTGCCATCTGTAACATAGTAATAACCAAGAAGATATACAAAAGAATTGTCAGAGCTGTCTGCAAAGGATTTAATGTCATCAAAAGTATCAAACACTCTATGGAATACCGTTCTTCTCCTTCCAAAGTATGTTTTATCATCAGTGCCAGTAAAGAAATCATTGTTGTCAGTCTCACCAGATGGAATATCATTATACATTTGTGTAAGGAATATGCCAACATATTTATTTCTAATTGAACTATTGCGATGCTTAGCTGGGTTTATATCAATAAATGGATACTCATAGCTATTTTCAACATAGCAATAGTCAACCTGAATATTAGGATTGGAAGGAAGCCTAGATTTGAGTAGTATAATTCCATTTTGCTTGTCTACATCAAATACATTATTGTTCCATACCGAACCATTAACAGTGATGTGAATATCAGACATATCAGCGATAGGAGATCTATTCAATCTAAGTGTCTTAGAATCAAGAATGGCCGGCGTCTCTCCCCATACATCTTTATATGGAGCACCTTTTGTTTCAGACCAAGACTGAAACGGATACTCAGCGATGCTATATTCAAAAACGCTATCATTACGATATATACTAAATCTTCCTGTATCTATTCTTGGGTACCAAGGCATGTCAGGAGAATTTTCATAAGGAGGAAGAATGTGTATTTTTGTATTTTCAAGGTATCTTCCAACAACCTTTGAGCCTCTAACTATATATCCATTGTCATATGTAGTATGGGTTTCTGTTGTGGTAGTATCTACGCCAACGCTAATATCGTCTACATCATAATCCACTGGATTAATATCATCTAGGTCGATAGTAGAATCGCCATCGGCGTCATAGTATTTCACAGTTCCAAAGTTTATCTCAAGCTCGCCGCCATCAAGAATCATATCGCTGAGTACATAAGATTTATATCCTGGAGCTGCGTTAATCTTTGAAGAAACATCTGAAACTCTCGTTGTATCCGTGTTTCTTCCATATAGAAACTCAGTGCTTCCAACTCGCACAAATGAAGATAATAATGACGTATTTATATCAGAGAAATCGACGCTAACTTCCGTCGAAGGAAACGACTTAAATATAATACAAGGACCACTATACGATCTGTCGTCAATATTAAGTTCAAGACATAGTCTGGATATAAATGTGTCAAGATCTTCTACGATATCATATTTAGTAAACAAGTCAAGTCCTGTGGCTAACAACCCAGTATCGCCATTGACAGAAAAGTTAGTAGAATCCAGCTCGACTACCTTAGCAGCCAAAGCCTGATTGTAAGTCTTTCCCTGATATTTCACTCTATCGTCTTCATCAAATACAACTAGTCTGTTACTAGAGATCTGAGATGCAGCAGAATAATATGCAGGAGTGCTACTAAAGATAGTTTCTGAAGTATATCCAAGCCATTTATACTTAGTTCTGCTTGGGTCAGCCCAAACAACTATCCAATAATCAGTATCATATGTAACAGTAACAGGAGTTTCAAATGTACAAGTATAGAACTGAGCTTCGGCATTCGTATGACCAGAAATAATTCCTGTAGTTGAGTTGAGTTTGGTTCCAGGATAGTGCTGGCCTCCTTCTGTAGCGTCAGAATAGATATCTACAAATATATCTTCGCCAGGACCAGATACATATGCAAGATATACTTGGACTGATTGGATAGCATTGGTAGCGGACTCAGGATCATCAGTCCATGTGAATCTCTGCGCTGCAAGCTTAGACCCACCAATCTCAAATTCAAAATTAGGCGTAGAATTACTATATGAAACAATCGGATTAGAATCATAGTTTCTATTAGCAATAAAATTGAACACACTATTCTCTTCTTCTTCCCACATAAGAGTATCATTTTCTGTCTTGTCGAACTGCTCTACAGATTGTCTTAGATATGGAACTTTATATTCATCTGTTTGATTGTTTACCCAGTCCTTTATAGAAGAACCATTGTAATAAACAGAAAGAACAGGCATACCCAAAGAAGCAGGCATACCATAAGAATACGTCGATATTTTATTTGTCTCTTCTTGATTAGCAACAAATGCATCCATTATCTCTCTTGCCTCTTCCAGTGTATCTGCAATGTTTGGAATATCGGCTATAGAGAACTGCTTAGTTACTTCTGGGCTTTTAGAATCATTAACAACAGCATATACCGTATAATTAGGAAAGGTTGTAATAGATATATTGTCTTCTGAAAAGCTAAATGAATTAGCCGTAGGTGTAACATCTACTGGATCAAAATACACTGAACTAGCTGTAGGTACAATATGAAAACTATCTACACTGCCAACACCACTAGGCATTGAAATGGTTACGTCAAAACTATATGATAGCAGAGGTATTTCCATCTCGTTATACTCAAACTTGGTAGCAAGATTACTTAGGACGATAGTAGGAGTCGGCAATAGGTTAAATTGATTTATTGAAACTGCCTCGGTGTCTGTAGCAGATAAAGAACCTCTAACAGAGCTTACTTCAACATCAATAGAATTGCTGCTACTATCTATATTAAGGCTTACTGTTCTTCTATAAAGATATCTGTAATTAAAGAAATCAGACTTAGCAGAAAACAGAGTATTCGATCCGTCTTTTACTTCAATTAAGAAGTGAGTTGGGTTCTTCGCCGGATTGGACTGCGGATCATATGTCCACTCTAACTCCACGGTCTTTGTTGTGCTGTCAGAAGAATCGCTAATAGTGGTTACAGAAGATATAGTTGGAGCAACAGGCGCCACCGATGGCGTTGTATATCCAATTGTCATGTATTGATACGTTGGATCCGTATCATACTTGAAAACTTCAAGATGGTATTCTAATGACTGACCAAATGGCGCGCCAATATCTATAACAATTTGGGTATTGCTTAAGTCAATGTCATCAGAACTCATCGTAGCTATTAAAGTCCGCCCTCTAAACAATCTGATAGTTTGGCGGGAAGTTGAGGTGGGAATATCAAACTCAAGAAGAACTCCAGTTTGATTAGTTTCAGAAGCAGAGGGCGGGTAGGGGGATGCCGTGAAACTGGTTATAAGACCAGACTCAACAAGAGTATACCCATATTTGTCGATCTTTCTCATGAAGAGAGGAATATTAATCATAATTATTCATCCATAATAAATTTTACCGCGTACTGCTTCCTTGTGAATGTGTTACTATCATCTGAGGTTGCATTATAAAACTGGTCTGTATCTGAATAAGAAACTTCATATAACTCATGAATCAATTCTGCATTCAACACCTCCAGGTTATTGGTCTTAATTGAATTGTTTTCTGGAATAAAAGCCGGATAATTAACCATTAATGTTAATCCATTGTTACATCTTTCTGATGTATATATGGTAACATCAAACACAGAACCAAAATACTCAGAGCTAGTGTCAATATATACAGGTCTGATTAAGCCTATATCAAAAGACACATTGGTTTGATTGCCCTTTCTTGTAACAATATTTATATTTTCTCTGATGCTCAATACAACATCTTTCATATAAGTAGCATATGCCTGCACGTTGCTTGCACTTAATGTATCTCCATCTCCTATATCATTGATAGTAAGAAGGAGCGAGCGCCAGGCATCAGAATCAATTGGAGGTCTTACAAACACATACTTAGACCCTCTTCCAATACGGTATTTATAAAATAACGGAGCCGGGTTTTCTGATCCTGCTCTTATAGAAGTCTTGTTAGTCACAACAGCATTTGAGCTCTCAAGATCTATTGCGCTTAATAACAACATATTCTTTATTCTCTGGTGATCAAACTTGTACTCAACTGAACCATTGAGACGTAGATTGCCAGTGCCAGAAAGTCTATTTTCTGGAATCTGGTACGACATATCGAAGGTACTTATATTATTTTGTACGCTAAACCTATCGGTAGAAACCAGAGCGATTCCAACACCATTATCAGATATCTTATTCCTGTTTACAAGCTTAAGCATTTATATTTCTTCCTTAGTTACATTGAGTCTCCAATACTGGATTCCAGCTCCCTCTCTGTAAGGAATAGGAGTCTCTATATTGTATGATACATCTCTAATAACAGGCTCAATAATATTACCATCATTGTCAAGTCTTATCTCAATCAGCCTGGATATCTCTGCCTGTGCTATTGATTCGAAAGTGTCATGAGGAACAAAATAAGAAAGCGAATGTGGATGATATATCTGTGGCGCAGCAGCTTTCTCTGTCCCTGACATATAACTCTTGTATGCCTTAGCATAAACATGGTCTACAATATATCCTATGCCTTCACAGTTTTCACATGTAGCATCCGGTTCATCCCATTTACCTGATGTTTTATTAAAGCAACACGGACGATTCATGATAGGACGTAGAATCAATACCCAGTGACCTCTTGCTGGTTCTGTGCTAGATCCATTTAATATTACGTTTACGTGCTCCCTAACATCAGGCTCCATGCTGCTGAAAGACCTAGAAAGAATAGACATATTTTATTCCGCTATAAATATATTGGTTAGTGTGTATTCATTGGATGCAGATGTATTTGCTATCCTTGTGGTATCCTCATCAATAATAGAAACTCTAATAGAATTTCTTTGGTCGTCTTTAATCCATGTTCCATCCCACTCGTTACTTACTGAATAGCTCTGAAGGTAAGGCGTATATAGATCATTGCTAGTGCTCATGTATGGTAATAATTGTAGATAGCTGGTAACACCTGCATTAAAACCATTAGCAGATTCCCAGTCAGACTGAGAAAGAGCCTCAAGTTCTGCGGTGGTCATACCGTTTTGACAATCTGCAGTAGATGTAATAGCCCAGTTAGTTCCATTATGAGTATAAAAATCTCCACTATTGCTGAATCTTGCAAACCATCTTATATAAGTAGATGATGGTATAGACGCGTCGACGCTAACACCGTATATCTTAGTCACTTCACTAACATCAATGGGTTCATTAGATACAGCTGCGGTTGCATAGTACTCATTAGAAACATCTGCCAAGTGAGCACCATATTCATCAACAACTCCATTAGTAGAAGTTGAGAATGGAGGATCTACTATATTGTAATTGTCAGCTGTGTCAGCATTGAATTCAACCTTAATAACACCATCAGAGTTTCCGCCAGCGTGTAATGTATATACTTCAATTAATCTACGCATGGCAGGATCTGCTTTGTGAGAAATATCTTCTGTAGCACTTGATGCCAGACTTGCAAAGTGTTGGTAAAATCTTTGTCCGCTAGAAGCAAGAGGAGAAACTTCCGTTCCAACCCACACCATATAACTCACTCTTAATTCTCTTGCTTGGGATGCATCTGGCAATCTACTGGATCCAACCGACGAACCAAGAGTAAACGTTGTGCTTGTTTTACTTGTTATCTCAAGAGGACTATATGCTACGCCATTAAGATATACGGCAATAGAATCTGTCTCCCATTCATCACCGTAAGGAGCAGTAAAGGTCCTATTTGATCCATTCTGTGATCCAACAGGCAGCTCTAGAACCCTGTGCATATGAACTCCTGCCTCAGCTTCTTCTGATGCAACAAAAGTATATTGCACAAACGTAGGATTTATCTTAGATACTGAATAGCTATATGTTGTTGTATTTGACGCTGTTATAGCTCCCACTGCTGTAATAAAATCGTCGCCTATTCCAATACCACCATATACGCCGCTATCATTAATTTCAGAGAATGCAAATTCGCGAGTACCGGCATCTGTTTGTGTCTTTGTAATAGTTACTGAACATACTTCAGTAGTTGTAGCACCGTACTTACTAGATATTGTAACCTTAAGACTTTTAACGGGAGTAACTATCTCCTGTATTTCAGATATAAAATAATCTCGTGAAGGACTGGCATTGAATACAAAAAGTCTATCAATAAAATCAATTGATATATCGAGAGCGGTACCTGAAGACGAGCCAGTAATAGGGAATGATGTGCCAGTCATAAAAGGATATGAATTGGACGTTATTATTGGAGCCTCAACTGCGCTAACACGACTAGCAAGAGACGTGAGCGTTGTATATTGCTGATTAAATTCAGCCGCAATTGCATCGTAATTAGTGTTAATAGTATGCCAATTAAACTTAAGCCTGTAAGGTTTAATTAGTGTTTGTTGTAAAGCTCCAAAAGCTACTGTGTAAGTATCAGATGCCATCTCTTTAACCTCTCATATATATTTGACTTTCATTAATGTCATATAATGGACCAGGAAGAAATACTTCATGTACATTTCTTATCGGCGCAGGTCCATCTGGGTTAGGATATTCTACCCATAAATACAGTTTTATGTCTGGATAAATATCAACATTTCCTGTTATTTCATTACCTTCATAATCTCTATAGGAAGCACCTGTCTTTGTTTTGCTTTGCACGCTAATAGAACTAAGAGCATTTTCTTTACTTATCAGGCCATTATTATGTATCGACTTATCAAGCTTGTCGTAAATATTTTGCTGTGGAGCTAAATTAACATCGCTAGATGGATCGTAAACCTTTAGCGTCGTCGGATCATTTCCATCAACATAAAATGGTCTAATTCTATATCTAGCAACTATTGAAACAACTTTCTCATCAGGAATAAAGATAACATTAGCCATTAGATTATATAAAAACCTGTCACTTAACATATCGCCCGGAAAGAAATTAATGCCTGGCTCATAATCAGGATGAAGATTGTGGAATAGATATATCTTTTCGCTATATACATCTTCACAAGTAAACTCTGTTGGATAAGGCCTTTTATCTTCTGGTAATTCAAACACAGAGAATCCTTCAGCAGTGCCTGATGTTTCAATTGTTTCTGTAGCATATAGATTGGACATTTTAATTATTTTGTATTGAGAAGAAGGACCAGACACAGATGATTCTGTAAGTAAGACTTCAGCACTTAACGGCATTTCGTATCCAATATCACCCACTTCTCCATCAGACACTATTGTTTCAAAGTTCTTTGTGGACTTAAAAGTAGATGCATTAAAAGGTAGTATTTCAATAGGCGCCCTACCAGAAGAATCAGTAAAAGCAGTTACCATTTGATTGGTATAGCCAGTAACACTATCTTTCACTTGACCAACTGGATCGTAATCTTCGGCATGCTTAGACAAAGATACTTGTATAGGATATCCTTCACTTGGCGAACCGTCTTTATCATGAATCCTTAATATTAATTTTGTGTTCACGGGCCATACCTCACATTAATTCTAGATGATTTACCCTGATCTACTTGACAAGCAACTGTAAATTGATTATCGAGGACCTTAAGCACAAAGTCAGATACAACAAAGTCCTCTGGTGCATGTACTGAAGTGCTATATTCATTTGTTCCTTCCACTATTCCTGCAACCACACCAGATCCACCACTCAGTTTATGTACTATATCCATCTGTCCAGTAGTTCTATCAAGAACAGCAGATATGTTTTCCCATAATTCATTGCTTGTATCGTAGATATTATCAATCTCTATCTCTCCCCAGCTTGCTTCACCTGGCGATGTATAGTCATTGGATACATCTTCTGCAGAATCTGGAGCAACAACGCTGTACGTATCACAAAATTTAGCGTGAGGTAGAACACCTTGCTGAACTTGATACATAGCAGACATCAAGAAGTCAATCGGTACACTTAAAGCATATTGAGTAGAATCAAAATCTGAAGGTAAAGTTTCTCCTAGTGCTCCAAATGCAGTTCGAACATCACTAAAATCATTATTGCCATCGTAGGAGTACATTTCATTAGAAGCGGTTACGGATAGATTATCTAATGCATGTTTTACATTTGAACCAGCAACACTACCGCTATATCCTATGTTTGTGGCATCGTCCATTTTGTCTCGCAATTCTTTTACAAATGGACCAAGCTTAGTTGCTGTCATCTTGCCGGCATATGCATATGAAATATTGTCAGGATCAGCTAGTGCTGTACCAAGTGCCTGCACAGTAGCCGGATCTCCAGTTATACCTAAGCCAGTAGACGTAAAAGATATTCCAGATGCATATCGTAGATAATTCAGAGCATTTTGTATATAGTAATTTCCTGTTCCAAGGGCAGTGAAGTGTGTTGAGTCTATGTTAATATTGGCTGCGTAGCCTAGTTTATTGAACCCTTGTTGCATAGTTGGAGTAGAATCAAGACCTTTGATACTAGGAGTTGTATTGTCAAATGTGATACTTGATGAAATATTATTAACAACGCCGGCAATAGCAGCCTGAACAGTAGAGGCAGAAAATCCAAAGCCTGAATCATCGAATCCAATTAGAGCTGCGCCGCCATCTGCGGCAAATGCGGTTAAACTTGCATATGATGATAGATCGTCGCCAAAAACAACACCACCATTTGCATAAGAAGAAGACTTAGTAGATGTGAGGAATACAGCTTCGGCAGCCGAAGGTATTCTAGATAATGTAGCATATTCTGCAGCTGATATTTTATTATATGCACTTCCCTGCTGAATATTGTCCATATCAAAAGAGAAGCCAAACGATTCGAGGCCAACAACTTGAGTTCCTCCAGTAATCATACCAAAATTAACACCAAAATCCAGGCTAGATTGACCAGATGTTTGCTTGTACACAATTGCTATTCTATTTGCTATTCCAGTTGTAATATAATCCTGCGCTCCCTGGACGCAAACTATTGTATGACCAGCCTTCGTAGTATATTTTGTTCCATCATCGCTTGCATCAAGGTTATTGAAAGCCTCAGTTCCATTGACCCATATCATGCCCTTGAAAGCACAACGGAAGTTAAAGTACATTCCATACGCATTACTTATATTCGCGGCAGTTATGTTAATATCTTTAACAAAATAAAACTGTTTGTTTGTGGTGTTTGTAAGAGTTGTAACAACGTCGGCGTCATTATATCCTAATGGCTGTGATCCCGTCGAGAATGCTGCTACACTGTAAGAAGGATGCCAGAAGTTATTAGCTGGAGTAGAATCTGTATATAAATCAGATGTATTTTCGCTGTATTTGATAGAACTGCCAACGCCAAACAGCTCTGTTGCATCGCCCATAGATATCTCGCTAGCTGTTGCGCTATTCAGTTTAGTCTGTACTGCAGTAGCAAGTTTTGCTTCAGTTACAGAATCGTCTACTAGCTTGGATCCATTAACAGTATTTATCTTAGAATTGGTAACACCACCATCTGCGATTTTATTAGCAGTCACCGAACCATCTGATATTTTTTGTTCTGTAACAGAATTGTTCTTAAGATGACCAGACTCAATCTGGTTGCTATCTATTTGTGAGCCTTTTATCAATTTCTCATTACTCATTTTTATTCTCCAGATGAGCCCTAAGATGAATCACCAGAAGTATATGTTATGTTAAGTCCATCAACAATACCCTGGTCATCTTCATTTGCAGGAGCTCCGTGTACATAATGCGGGTTTTTAGCTTCAAATTTTATATACATATAACTATCGTTTATAACAACCAGAGTATGCCATCCGGTTGGAACAACCATTGATTCACTTTCGCCTACCGCTACCCTATCTGCGCCTAACGGAATTATATCAGAATCGGTTACAGTTCCAATATTATCATCTAAGAATCTAACCTGGTGCACTCCATTAACATCTCCTTCATCAACCAACACGCTTGCATAACCAATTATACCATCATGGTTTTTAACTTCAACCATCATTTCATTATTAGCATGTGCAGCTACCTTTTGAGATAGAATGTCTATGGCATCATCAATCTTATAACCATCGTAATATCCACCACTTAGAATAAAATTGCCATCCAGACGCAAGTCAGAAGAAATTGATTCATTTAATTCGCTAATATTGTCGCTTAGTTCATTAGAAACGTCGGTGTTTATTCTAGTATCTACAAGATAGTCAAGCTGATCATTTTTATAGTACAAGTCATTGCTAACTGAATCTCTAAAATCCGCGTACCTGCTAGGCATTGTTGTGCCAAAATGATACTCTACAGCCATTCTATACATAAGGGTAGCATTATACATATCCTGACCAAAAGTTCTATAGTCAAGATATCCAGGTGGCCTAATCTTTCCTGTTTCTCCCATGAAGTCAACATTGATTCCAGTTGTCCAAGTATCATCAAGATAGTCATTTATACCAGAAATACCAGGTACAAATTCATTTGAATAAGCGTCGGACTCAACAGCAGCAGCAACTGTTTCAGTTCCGCCAGAAATAAACCCATCCCAAAGCATACCTGGTATTCCATGATACCCTGAAGGAACAGTTGTGGTAGAAGGATCAAAATATACTGGCGTAGGAGATCCAGATGCATCTTGGTAATCACTAGAAGCGCTCTCATATGCTAGAACATATTCATCAGTACTATTTAACGCTTTAATAAGATCAGTAGATATATAATCTTGACCAAAATTGTAATGAAGAGATGTTGGCAATGAATCTATATCTTTTGTCGTATCTCGTAACGAGCTTTTACTGGCTATAGTAGGAATTTTGGTGTAAAATATGCCGCCGGTTTTAGATGCTTTTAAGCCAAAATTAATATCTTCTGCAATCATTTGGTATGTCCATGCTAAACTACCGTCTTCAATAATAGCAGATTCATAGCTAAGTATATTGGCATCCCATGCCTGTAGGACATCCACATAAACGGAATCCGCAGTGACATAATCTGATGCTTTTTTAACCTGATCATGCGCGTCAGATATTCTATCACTAGGATCGGCGTCTATTACATTTGTTTTATACCATGCATCTAATATGTCAAGATTGTCATTGAATGCCAACCATGCAGTGCCTGGATTAAACAGTTTTAGTCCAAGTGTTGATGTAGTACCTAAAACGCTCATATCTACCTCTTATAGAAAAGCAGCATCGTCTTCATGCTCTTGATATTTAATTATATCGCCAAGATCGCCAATTTGGTCAGCATCAACCTCATGTGGATTACTAAGGTTATCTACATGTGTATTCAAAGCCGATTCTATACTGTCAAGTAAGCTCTGCAGCTCAGATTTTGCTGCATTAACTGTAGCTGTCTCAGATTGAATTTCTGCGCTTACAGCAGCAAACTGAGTGTTTATTAGATCAAACATATCAGATATAGAACTATTTGTTTCTTGTCTGGTGGTTTCTGCAGCAGTAAGAGCGGCTTGTATCTGAGCTGTGATAGCATTCATGTCAGTAAGAAACGTTTCTAGAGTAGGCTGTATCACAGTTTCAAAATAATCTGTAAGATTAGAATAGCTAGCGCTTTGTGCGCTAGATATATTGTTAATATACGCCTCGGTCTGTGTCTGAAGAGAGGTCTCAAGATCAATATATCTGTTTGCTATTTGCTGTTCTACCGCTGCTATTTTTAGATTCGTTTCCTTCAATACAGTAGCAAGTGTGCTGTCTAGTACGCGAAGATTTCTATTCATCGCAGCTGCCCAGCCATCTTCACCGCTATTAAAGGTAGAAAGCTTTAAGTGTTCTGTTTGTCCTGATGGCATTTTACTTCTCCTGAATTAATCGATTCCCAGTTTGTCGAGCTCTTCGACTACGCCAAATTTTCTTCCATACCATCTTCCATAACCACTAGATTTTGTGGTCCATACAGTAGATGAATCAAATGTCTGCTTAACCACTATCCTATCTGGCATAACACCAATAGAATAGGGCTTGTTAGTATCGGTAGTAGTATTGCTCATAACGTCGGTCTGATCATCTTCTTCTGTATCTAGATTAACCCTCTTGCGTCCTTTATTATAACCAGATGTCTTTGCATATGGAACTTTAAATGAGTCGCCATCCATATCAAAGTTTTCATTGATGTCATAATCCCAGCTACTATCCACGGTAATAGACTTGGTACCAGATGCAGCGCCGATAGTTGCCGTAATAGTATCTGAACCATCTGATACTCCATACAGCAGAGGTCTTTCTAAGTCTGTTGAATTGTATATGATTGCATTACCATTGGCTGTAGAAAGAGATACAAGAGTTGTAACATCTGTCCTCACAGTAGGATCAGTTGAGCTAAGAAACATGACCCTTATGACTAGATATGAAGTCGGCGCAAGAATATCAGATTCAAGATCTATTCTTAAGGTTCCATTATATGCCATGATTAACCCTCTATGATGTCATTCTGATTAGAGTATATATTAGGTAACAATTCAGCTCCACAATGCACACATACCTTGAAGTTGTCTTTAGGCTTAATTTCAATCTTTGTGCCGCAAGAAGGACATTCAATAAACTTAAATGTGCTTTCTTTAGCTGGCTTAGATTCTTTATAATACTCATTACTATTCACAATACACCTCCAGGCCCGTCAAACTCTTCACCAATAGGGCTTGACTGGTCATTTTCTATAGCAAGAAACCCAGTAGATTCTGGATTGTTAGCAGGATTATAATCCACTCTGTCAGATATATAGTATTCGCCAGAGCCAGATTCCCATTCAAATACTACGTTTTGATGGTCTATTTTACTGTCAAGAAATTCAATTGCGCCTTCTGTATCAACAGAAAACTGAGGATGTCTATCTGTATAATCAGAGGAAGGACTTGCATTAAGATCTGTTAAGACTATAGGAGCACCATCTGTAGGTAAAGGATCCATGACATATACGCGGTCTAGGTTTAATAGATTAACCGTAGATACTCCAGAAGAGTTTAGTGACATGCTCTGACCCACAAGGTCATAATAGGTATAATTAATATTTACAGTACAATTAAAAGGATTTGACGTATACCCAGGAGATCCTTCGGGATTAAGAAAGCTCATATTCAGCCATATATAGTCATCTTTGATTTGAATATAAGTACTTGGTACAACAAAAGATGTAGGATTGTGCGTTATAGAAACTGCCTGCACCTTAGGCTGCACAGACTGTCCGTTGTTTGCAGTTGTGTAAGGAACAGGTATTTTCACCCATGTAAGATCATTGATCCACTTACATTCTTTGTTATCAAATAGATAATATTCTCTGTCTCTGATATAGAAATAACCTGTTTTTAACTTAGGTCTCCACCCATCAGTTTCTACTACTATGTCAGACAGAGCAAGATCGTCTCTGTGATTAATAGGACTATCGTAATCATCTATGCTACCAACCCCAGATACAAAGTCATTCGAATTAAAGAAGTGGGCGACATAATCATTAGAAGGATCGCCAACAAGCCTAAATTCATCTGGAGACATCATATCTGTTGTGGTTGTTGTAAATGCCTGCTTAGGCATATCATACAACCCAGGTATTTCAGAGTTAGACATTAGGAAGTTATCTATGGCATCCCACATATCAAAGTCAACAACCTGTTCGTCCCATGTTACATGCATGCTATCCCTAATCATTTGAATCATATCGCCAACATCATTTAACTGACCTTGGTATACGTTGGAATATTTCTCAAGCATGTCTTTGTTTATACGATCCAATCTTACTTGATATAAAGGTATGTATAATGTATTATTGTCATTCTCTTCAAATCTGGTACGAGGAATAAAGAACGCACTCGGACAATAGTTTAGAGTGTATTCAACATCAGTATAAGTGCCAAGAGAAGAACCTTCGAAGTATATTCTTTCATCTGATATACTAGAAACCTTTCTGCGCTTCTCAGCATCAACAAGGTTGATGTATGATGGAGACGGAAGGTTTAGATTCTCAACATTTATATTGTCATCTATATAAGTTGTGCCGGCAGTTGAACATGTTCCACGATATATCTCAGGAAAGAACTCTTCGCTAACGGTGGCCGTTGCTACAAGAGACGTACCAAACAGAATAGAGTTGATGAATAATACAACATCCTGGATAGATATATCAGTCATGTCTATACGCTCAGCATACTGATAGGTAGCATATAAAACTTCAGAAGAAAGATCGCTGTTAATTTCAATTTCTGTTCCATCGTGAGATGTAGTATAAAGAGCATCGTTAATTATATTGCCGTCTGCATCAGTAATCTTAATAAGCCTATCAACTGTCTTAGATATTGTAGCTATAGGATAATTGGAATCAATTGTTAGCTGCTCGTTTGATTTGATAAACTGGTCAGCTGTAAAATAGAAATAGTTATTTCTTGTATATACAGTCATACCAGTAACTATCTTATTGTTAGGCTTCTCTGATAAGTCGTTCGCTTCAATGGTTATAGCTGTGGTGTCTATTGGCAATCCTAGATTATGAGAAATACCATTTAATAACCCAAGTATAGTAGAATTAGAAGGAAGCTCAGGATCTAAGCTATTAAGCATTCTTTCTTTATAATCTACGTTGTGCTCTCCTGGAAGTCTTTCCATGTCAATCATTAGACCGAAGTTATCCAAGGAGTTGAAATTAAGCTCCTCTGTTTGTGTTCCATCAGAAAGCTCTAGTGTAACTTGTTTTGGGTCTGACCATTGATATTTCCATATACTGCCTTCGAGCTTTGCAGATACAAACGCGCTATCGTCTGTTTTACTTGCAGTCTTTAATGCTATGCCTATGGTATTTGTTCCCTGTTGTACAAGACTTGTATAACTACTAAGATCAACAGTTGTAGTAGTGTCAGACCTTGCTGTTGCGTACTCAGAAAATCCCCATGGGAATGTAGAGCTACACTTCATATTGTCTCTATATACAGATGCGCCATTGAGGAATACTTCAATAGCGCCTTCATATTCTAGTACAAGACTGAGATCTGTAGTGGATATATAGTCTTCACCCAAAGAGAATTCTGATCTAAATAGGTGAGTCCACAGCCTATCTCCAGTTGTATACCCATCTGCAACAAGGCTTTCAATATAATCATTGCTCGCAAGACTATTTACCTGCATAGCGTTATTTAAGAATGTATTTGCGTCTGGATGAGATGTAACAACTGTAGATGCATTTGTATAGCCAAATGGCCCTCTGCCTTCTTTCCATCCTCTTATAGATAGCTGAATATCTGATAGATAATCAGTATCTATCCATTCTCCTGATGCAGAGTATTCACCAAGAACAGACGAAAGAGATAGCTCGTTTGACACACATGCAAGCTGGCCTGCAGTTAGCTGACCTGCGTTATACATATCAGTTGCTAGCTGAAGCTCATTAGATAGAGATTCATCAAGGCCAATTTGTATATCTGTATCAGAGTAATTATAAATAGCATCTTCGCTGATAAAAGTAACTTCATTGGAAGTAGAAACGGCGCATGCTACATTAAAAGTATCTACATTAGTAATATCGACTGGATATGCCCACTGATTCCAATCAGAATCATATGGTCTATGAGCAAACTGAGCGGCAGATCCAAATCTTGTGCCATTGACTTCCATCATTACAACAGAACTGTGCACTTTACCACCAAGTGAATATGTCTGGCTGTTGGGAGGCGCCACAGGTTCTTTAATAGTAAATAGATCTCTGAGTTCGCTCATGTTATTATAATGCCTCCATAATTATTATAATTTTCTCTGGTAATAATTTGGTTGGAGGTATCATCATATATATAATAGTCGTACATTAAAGTAACCCCAAATCTTACTGTATCTGTTTCGCTTCCATCTTGATATTCAACATCAAGAGCAAATAGATTATCTCTACCAGTGGCTTGTACTATTGACAGGGAAGAAACTGAGCTATTTAATATCTCATAATCATCTTCAATCGGTATGGTATTGATTACATAGATATATGAATCTTCCGGCTCATTCATTTCTGGATTGCAAATCTTTAGGACATATTGTGAATCTTCATATGCAATAATGTATAAAAGCTCACCGATTATTACAAAGTCGTGAAGAGTCGCACTGCTATTAACAGACCACGTATTATCATCGTTTAGTTCATATAGGTTGTATGTAGCAAATGCCTCGTCTGGGATAGATGAGTTGAATCTTACTATCTGATTGCTTTCTATCTTAAACTCAGTAGTCCATGACTTACGATCAAACTCTATCTTACGCGAATGTGTTTTTGTTGAAGTTTGAAGGCTAATGTTTCTACTAAGTGTGGAGAGGATCGCTCTTGTTGGAGCTGTTCTCAGCATGAAATCATCTGTAGTTGAACAATAAATCACGCGGCGTTTATATGTATCTGAATAGAATACATCAAAAGGACCATTGTTCTCTGTATCAACAAACCATACTGGATCATCGTATCTTATATGCCACCCGGAAGAACCGGCAAGTTCCATCTGTGCAGCATCTATATAGTACGTCATAGTTCCTGAAGAGGAATTGACTATCTTGATGACGAAGTTTACATTGTTGACATCATGTGCAAAATGTACGTCTTCAGTCAGCCTGGTAAATATATTTTCAGTGTCGGCGTCGCCATATACAACAGATGTAGGAGTGGTGCTACCATCATATAGCTTCTCGCCAGTAAGGTATAAACGTATTCCATCATCGCCAACCAAAGTATTTTCACCCTTATACATAACGCTTATGCCTATGGTTTCGTTGGCCTTAAAACTTCTTGTAACGCTTTGTATGATATAAGCCTGGTATCCTTGCTCCAGAGTAACCTTCAAAGAGGTTCCGCCATAATAATAGCTTGTATGGTCTCTCGTTATAGCGTCTGTTGCTGTAGTCTGATCTGATATCTTCTCAGTAACCGTATACCATTGCCATGCTTTATCAGATATTCTGGGAGCCCATTCGAAGCCGGCATTAAATAACATATTTCTTGTATTAGACGAGCTTCTGGACGGTCTTTTACTTGTAGTCTTAACGTATACAGGCCCAACTTGATCTGTACGACATGTACCTAAGAAGGTATTGTCTATGCCTTCAAGATATCTGTAGTTGATATCAGACATACCAGAGCCCATTGTAGAGTTCATAAGCTGATGTCCTACACTAGACATCCTCTTAGTTCTCATTGGATGCCAAGAAGGCAGTCTATTAGCCAACCTAGTGGTCTCTGGGTCATAAGCAGTAGGTAGATATTTAAAGCTACTTTCCTTCATCTATCATTCTCATTAATAATTCATGTTGAATTTCGTCTAAACATTTTCTGCAATACGGTTTAGAAACTATATCTGGATCAATGCAAGGCCAAAATGCAACTGCCTGTTTGCCGCATGAAACACAATTAAGATCGCTAGCATATATCTTGTCATTGTTACTCATATAAGCACCTGTATCGGATTAGATAGTTGTGGGTCAGGCATAAATAATTCATTATCATCAAGCTGATATATAGAAGATGGAACTGGTTTACCATCAATACATAGTAATATTACTTCTGCATTGATAAGATTAGGATCTCCATCTAACAATCTTCTTTCTAGAACTGCTGGATTAAAAGATCCGCCAATTGGTATTGAGCTTAAATATGACAGAACATTTCCTAGAGCAGTTTCTTGTGAAGTGGAATTGTCGTTTTGTGTCGACATGTTTTGGGTTGTAACATGAACAACCATATTTATAGTCAAATAAGTCGGCTCTGTAATATATATAGTCGTGCCAAAAGATGCGGCGTCTCTTATACTAATCTCAGCTGTAGTTCTCTGTGATTCTGTAACAACATTGCCTTCTGGAACAAGCAATACTTCAAAAGTACCAGGGCCATATACATTTGGTTTAAGATTAACATCAGATATACCAGGAACAAGAAGCGCTGCCAGTCTGACAGCAGTCTCATTAGCCTTAGCTGCAGTCGTGCGAGATCTAGAAATTCTATACCTGAAATTCTCATCGCTCTCTAAATCCGCTCCATTTGATATCGCACTTGTATTCGTAACACTTATATTGGATATATTTAAGTCATGGTTTGTAAGATTATTAGCTGGAACTGTGGTATGAGACCCAGTCTCAACAGCACTAGCTCCAACATATATTTCTGATACTCCCATAGGAACAATTGTGCGTTCTACTTCATATACAACAACATTGTCAGGATCAGATATTCTTGTTCCAGCTGGTATTTCTGCAAATCCAGAAACATCAGACGCAGGCAGGTAATCAGATAAAACACCTGTTGTTGTATAGAATTTTACAATTTCGTCTTCAGCATCTACAGAAGAAGTAATTGGCGGTGTACGCTGCAATCCAACAAGTTGACCAAGAATGTCCAAAAAGCCACCAGTAGCATTAGCCAACATATATCTAGATGTTATAAAGTCAATATCTTCAAGAACTTGCGAAGTTTCCTCAGCCCAGATCTCTGCCATAGTACGCACCATCGATCCAGTACTAAGAGAATTAAATCCTCTGTTGCTTAGCCTTCGCAACATTCTGTTCATTAAACCAGTTTTATCTATTGTTCTTGCCATGATTATACTCCAAGGTTTTCTATATTATACCCACAATATAGCCAGATGTAAAGTCAATTTTGAATTGTAACTCCATATATCCACCAGAATTATCATCGGTATTGATATTTGAAATAAGAACGAACATAACAACCTCTGTTGGAGACACAGGAACAATCTCGACTCTAAGATCAGAAGAATTTATCAATCCATCCCTTAGCAAACAAAGCTCTACGCGTCTTTGCATGCGCTGAGCGGTGTCCTCATTATTTGGCTGACCAATAAATCTATCAATATCAGCTACAAAATCACCGCCAGAAATCCAATCTTCTATAGAGGTTTGCACTCTGAACTTAACAATATTTTTGAGTCCGTTAAAACTATTGCTTACAGAAATATCGCCTGTGCCGCTTTTAATAATATCGTGATCTTTATCAAGATATATATCGTGTTGATTTACAACAGCCATGATTAGCTCCTTATTTCGTTCTCAAAGTCTTCTATTTGACCTAATACACCACTTGTTTTGGTCTGGCCAGTATAATTGGGTTGTGGTGGCATATGCGACTTAACGTCTTTAAGAGCATGCTTCATCGCAGCTATCATGCCCAACATAAGAGCCGACGGGAGAAGCGCTCTCATCCATGTCTTTACAGGCTTAACTGCTGTAGAAGGCAGAAACTTGGTCATAGGGTTGACAATCCAATCAGACCACTGCATCTCCTGTGGGTTTATGCCATGCTTAATTATCTTGCTAACATTTTTAAATCCCGTTGTGTCTCCTACCATTTTGAACATGTTGCCAACCGCCATCTCTGCTTTGACTACTCCTTTATCAATGGGATTATCAATAGCAACCGGATCGCCTTTAGTTTCACCTAAAAGATCAGGAGACTGCATACGAATCATGGCACCAGGCTCTCCAACCTTTGTCATACGAGTCTCATCGTAGTCGTTGTCAAGCATGTTATTACTTCTGGCGCCTTCAACCTTGCGCTTTATTCTTTCTATTCGCTGGCCTATTGTGCCAAAAATATCCACGCCAACATTGGCCTTAGACATGACACCGCTGCTTCTCATAGGCTCTACTTCCTGCATAGACGCTATCTTTTGTGCCTTCTCACTATTTTCTTTAGCTTCTATCTCATAGTGTCTATGATAGCCTTTTGTGATTCTTTTGACTCGATATTCATCTGGATTTGCTCTCAGATGTACAATACCATTTGTTGGCCAGTTAATACGAACCGTCTGGACAAGACTGCTATCGCTTTTATATATATCGATCTTTATATCCTTGGTAGGAGGTTCTGGGATTATACATCCTCTTGCATCGTACCTAGGCTTCTTCTTTATTACAGTAAGCGAATCTGGTACTATATTATAGTACTCCACAGATATAGATTCAATCCCAGGAAGGGATTTTATTGAGTCTTGTTGTACGGGTTCAGTTACCCTACCTTTCTCTGGCATAACTACCTCCTATTCCACCAAATATGTTCTGCGGTATGATGGCCTGCCTGATATGCTTCACCAGCAGCATCCCACAAAGCGTTCTTAGCGTCTGAGATTTGCGAATGAAATTTGTCCCATCCGGCTTCATATAGTCGCATAAGCTCTCGTTTATATTCTGAATATGTCCATTGTTTATTGTCCCATCCCTCAAGCCCAACAACATACGGCGCACCCTTGTATATAAGCGGAGCTATTTTGACAGGATTGAGCCTAGATTTATCAAATAAGCCCTGGCCAGAAAACGTGGGGTATGGTATACCAAGAAACCATCCTGGCTGACCTGCTCCAGGACCTAGAAACTTACTAGTTGTTATTCCAGTGCCTATACCTATGCCAACACCAGCTATAATTCCAATCCATCCAATGCCAAACGTACCTATAGCTAGAGCCAACGCTGCTCCTAAACCAAGCATAGTCTTAAAACCAGCCTCGGCATTTGCCATCATAGCAGCATAATAACCACGATCTGTTCTGGCTCTAACAATCATATGAGGAACAATAGAAGATGTAAATCCGCTCTTATGATTGAAAGAATGAATAACCTTATCTACCTCTATAGATCCAAACATACTATTATAATAATCGTCTACTCTAATATAATGATAAGGTTTAATTCTTGGATTGCCAGATAAAATAAGAAGACCTCTATACATTTTCTGCATTTCTTCTTGTAGGGCACCAAATATTGCCTGAGTTCTCACCTGAACATCTTCACAGTTTATGTCTACAATTGACTTGGCAAGCTTGGTTGTTAAACCAGGAGAAACTGAAAGCTCCATAGTACTATTAGAGTCCTCTTTAGTGAGAGAAACAGTATTGGCCGACTCAGACATTGTAGCTCTAATATTGTTTTTAATGATATTTACACCACTAACCGCAGAGTGTGTTTCGACTATAGGTCTCATATTAGGAGGTACATACGGATCTTTTAGTTTATCTGCGCTATTGTTTACGTCAGATAAAAATGTGCCGGGATTCCTGCTGACATAGTCTACAGATCCATATATCGCAGGAAGTAAATACGATAATATCTGCGATACAACCTCGCGACTAATTGGAAGATATATTTCAAATGCAGCTAAGAAATTACGACTATCATACATAGCCAAGTATCCAGGTATGATATTCTCCATATCTAAAGACTGCATAATAGCATCCATAGTTTTGCCGTCTTTGATATTGATACCTATGCCAGGATGATTCTCTGCATATCTAACTACAGCACTAACTATTTTTTTAATTTGATCTATTCTTATATTGTCTCTGTCTTTAGCAATATTTACGTTTTCTGGTAGTAAGTATGCTATGGGAATAATACCCCTTGCAATATTTCCGCTAACATCAGACACATAAAACTTGCTTTCGACTTTTCTATTTCCAGTAGGCTTAGAAAGCGGAGAAAATGGCACAGCTTCGCTATATTTTTGACTAGGTCTTTCCATGGTCTTCAGAATAGGTTCAATAGAGATTGGTACGGTAGAATCCATTCTTAGCTTAACTACATGATTTGAAAATAGCTCTTCACTACTAATTATTATATTTTTAAGAAACTTATCCATGAACCAATCAGACAAAATGGTTAATATCAGCTCCTCATTAATCAAGTCTATTTTATCATTAAAATCATATATGCCGTGGTTGTATAAATTTGACCTGGCATCGCTTAGCCTTTGTTCGCTTCTCATATACGGACTAGATGATCCATTAGATGTAAAAATATCATTGGATAAAATCTCACCAAGCATTTCTGATTTGGTCTGGTTGTCGTTTTGTTTAAGACCAGACCTTAGCAAATAATCCGAGGCAGCATGGCCGATTTGAGAACTAAGACTGCTTATGTGGTTAGTGTCAATATAGTAGCCATCATAATCATTCCATATCAGCGTAGCTCGTCCATCGTAAGGACGAATTGTTAGTATCGTATTTGGCACATATCTTGTCATTGTCAATATATTAGACCAAATAGGTCCTCGAATTTGCCAATTTGTTCCCCACGCCCAATCCCACATCCACTTAAAGAAATTATCGTGAGGTTTTGCTATTCTATATATATTATCATCAGCGGTGCTAGGAAAATAATCGCCTATAAGCTTGTGAGAAATAATTGATCCTACGGTTCCGCTATACATTTTACTTTGACCAGGAAGCCTATCAACAAATCTCTCCCATTTGCCAAAGTAAGTTGTGTCATAAAGAACCGTTGATAATATTTCTGGGAAGTTATGATCATCCCACATAAACTCTTTATTCATGGAAGACATAAGCTGAGATCCATATCCTTGACAAATAACAGTGATGATATCTCCAGGGGATACTTCGACCACTTGTCCGGTAAATATAGTCTCCATCTCAGAAATCTTAGTTGTAAATCCAGACTTGATAATAATTCTAGTTCCTTGTCTAAGCTTAAAGGCTGTTAACAGCCCTTCTAGACCACTTAGGTCTCCCTCATAAGCAGAGTTAGGATCCACTGGCTCAGAAATACTTTCATCAACAGTTTCAGTTGCACTAACAACTTCATCTTTTAGGCGATCTTTGTTTGGAGACTGATTGCTTAACACGCCCTTAAAGTTAGTAAATTTAACTACTGCAGTGTCTATATCTTTTTTGGATTGTACAACGTCCCAAGATATAACTGAGTCGTACCTGTAATAATCATCAAGATAACCCCAGTCCTCTGCATCCTCTTCAAGAAAATATATCGCGTATCCTGGATAAGCTTTTCTAATAGAAGATATCTTGTCGTCTTTATATCTATCTCTTGTTAATCTGTTAGTATGTCTATCAGTATCGATAGAGTCAGTAGAAAAACTACCAGGCAAGTTAGTCGTAGTACTTGTCCCGCTTGACGGATACTTCTTTTTAGACTTATCAACAGAAGATATAGACTGTAAAGGAACTTCAGCAAAGTTAATATCGCCTATTTGCGACCCTTTGAACATTCTTTTTTTACTAGATACTTCTTTTATCTTTTCTATGTAATTATCGCCTACAGTTAGATCTTCATAGTTGTTAAGTATGTCATTGTCTTCTAAGTCATTAGTTGTTATTGGCGATATCTTGTTAACATTATTAGAATGCACCTTTTTAAGATGGTTCATTGTAACAGATGCCGTATCAGACACATCTTCCCACTGAAGATCATACATCCACCCAGGCTCAACGACATCATCTGGAGAACGAGCTATTGCATTTGGGTCTAAACGCGACCAAAACTCTTTATTTCTTGGAAGTACTGCATCAGAAACAGGCAGCCTAGATTTCATCGTCTCAGTTTCTTTTGAGTAAATTTCTACTGCAGTGTCATATACATTATCGAGAGCCTTGTCTTGGGATCTATATAAATTAGAACCGCTAATCATATGAAGGCCAATATTACTCTTGCCAACATGATACTGAGTAACAATGTCGGAATAAAATTGATACGGACTAGATATAGTATCTACATTGTATGATATCTCTGGAATATAAATGCTAATAGCACGCAAGTCAGAAATCAACTTCTTTCTTTCTTCAATTACTACTGAGTCTGTTTTGCCAAATACATCTCTATATGTAGGTAGATTAAGATCATTAAATGTAGTTGGCTCTTGTCTTGTGGGCAAAAGACTTCTATCTAGGTCTTCAGAATAAAGGCCTACCTGTCTTGTAATCCAAGCACCAAAGAAGCCTTCAAAATTAGGACTAGATTCTAGAGCTTCGCTAAGAAGAAATGAGATGCAATTATAAAAGGCTTTCTTAGCTTGCTCGTTGCTATCTAATTCATCTTCAAAAAGATTTCTGAAATAATATGCAGCACTAAAACAACCTTGTGATAAGTTTAACAAATACTTTTTGGTAAAATCTTTTGTAGATAAGAACTGCAAAAAGTAGTCTCTGCGATTTAACATGGCATCTGTTGATCCTGCAGTAGCGCCTGGTCCTTTACCCCATGGGCCAATGACCCACTTACCTCCTTTTATCAAATAGCTTGGATTATAATTATCCTTGTCAAATACTATTGACTGGTTGCTAAACTTTCTTACATCATCTTGTACTGAAGACGCTGTGCTAAAAGGATTTCTTTCATTTATTGCAGTGCTTATGTTTATTGGAAGAGAGCTAGCTATATCTACGAACCATGCGCGATCAATTTGATACAATCTTTCAATGAGATTGTCTCTCATATTAACAGCTTTGGGAGTTATGTTGTCATATTTAACTCTATTTACAATATTAGAAAAGCTTTCTATAAATCCTATATTTTCTCCGTATGCATCCAAAAGAACCGGATTTGGCGTGTCTTTATGGGTGTGAGCAAATAGAAGCATAAGAGGATATGTATTTACATACTCTTCTATATCAGAAGAAACAGACCTACTAGGCTTTGTCATCGGGAAGAAAGTAGACATAAACTTGTCATAAAATGGACTACCAGCGTGTTCTTTTAATGCCTCTACTACTTTCTTTGCGACACCAGAGCCATCCTTGAAATCAAAATCAATCTTAGGTATCAATTTCTCTTCTGTGTCTTCCTCGGCATTAAAGCTTTCGACCAGATTAATCCTCATATTATACTTACCTGGAGCTGATCTGTCATTGCTAACAACTATATTATCGAAAACAAAGTCTTTGGCTCCAGACAAATTAATTGTTGGATTAGTTATTCTGAAAGAAGTAGGAGCTCCATACTGATTGGATATATGCATTGCATTTTGAATAGCATGCTCAAGAGTTCTAAAAACAGCCATAGAGTTCTCATCTGTAGAAGAAATCTCTAACGACACAGAACCTATACCTCTTCCAATGTGTTGAGCAGTTGGAATAGCGGCAGCTTCAATAGGTAAATGGACAATGTTATTTGTTATGTTGCAGCTTACAGATTCAATTTGTATATTATTAAGCTTATGTACAGTTGACTGTTTCTTTTCTTCATCCTCCAATATTGATATTTCTATCTCACCAGAATCAGGAGATATAGTAATTCGCTTCCCTATGAACACAACAGATTCGCGCTTGTTCAACATTTCCTTTGACTTCTGCACTCTTTCGCTAGTCTTAATATCTGACTCTCTTAATTTAGCTTTTGATGTCTTCTTAACAATCGTGTCTACATCATTATAGTGTATGGTAAAGTCTTTAGCTGGCGTGTATGCTGTTAGGTATTGTTTGGATGCTGGCTCCTCCAAAAATTCCTTGCTAACATAGCCTTGCACTAAACGTGAATATGTTATGTCTGGATCTGATACTACCGCTGAAACTCCGTTTTGCTGAACTACGTCAGACTTGAAGCCAAAAGTAGGACCATAAGGAGCATGATTGAACACTGAGAAATGAAACTGTGCCTGTATGGCCTGTGGTAAATCGTGCACTGCTGAATATGAAATACCAGCAAAGCATGACGGGATAAGATCTTCTGGGAATCCAATAAACTCAGAAACTCTATCTACGTCCTCTTTTTTCTTGTCTTCAGATACAATGCTCTGCTCATATGCATCTAAGATTGGCTGAGCAGATGCAACAAAGTTAATACCTATATTAGGAGTACGACCCTCAAGCTCTTCAATTAAAGAATCGATAAGCTGTTTAAGAACAGATGCAGGCTTTATTGTCAATTCTTGTATGTCTGAATCTAAAACAGTCGGACTTGACGGATTAGCAAAGTTGTTAATATTTTGTGCATACTTTCTCCAAAGCTCTGGCACTTGAATTTCAGATTGACTCCATATCCCCAACCCAGATTCTGCAGCAGTTTTAGCAGCTTTGAGATATGGCAAGCTTTCTATAGTTGCATATCTACCCATACTTGCAACGCCAGATGGAAGCGCTATGCCTTGGCTAACCATCTCTAAACCAACATTAGCATTCTCTCCATGGCTTGGAGATACGGATTCGCATATTCCTAAAACACGATTATATGTTCTAGTTCCAACTTCAGATAGAGTAAAGTTCTGACCAACAAGTCTGTCTACAAGAAAGGATTTAGCGGAAGCTGCGTATGATTTCTCAGGTTTCTTTTCTTGACCTGGACCAAGCTGAGTTCCTGGTCTTACTGTTTCAAATGCATCTACGCCAAATAAACGATATGTTGTTCCACTAACAACAAAAGTGTCACCATCATATACATCAGAGGCATCAGCAACCTGTACTATACCAGCAGTTTTTGCTCTGTCTATAACATCTCTTTCTTTTAGCTGGCCAGCGAGTTTTTCTCTTATATGCTTTCTTAATTCACGTATCTGCTGTTCGTTAGATCCACCCTTGATAGGGATTGTGGCCTTAGACACATAGTAATTTAGCTCTACATATCTTGACACAAGAGTTCTTAGAGCTGGTCGATTTATATCATCCAATGACACACCAAGTTTTTCTTTTATAAACTGATCTATTATAGTTTTATCTATAACAGTCAAATTCATGTAGCTCTTAACAATAGGATCTAAAAGATGTTCGTATATTGCATTACGAAGATCGCTGATAAGTTTATTCTGTATAAAATTAGAACCTAGCTTATCATAGGAGCTGCTTTGATTCGCAACAGCTTTTGATACAAGACGAGTTGCAAGAAGCTTATTCAATACATCTGATTTTACAGTAATAAAAGGAACTGCTTTGAAATAGGCAATAATAGGTCTTAGCTTTGTGTTGATCTCTTCTTCGTTTGCGAATATAGCACTGAAGGAATATTCGAGCCTGCTCTTTCCTGTATTGATGACCTTTGGTATATTACTTCGAAGACCAGGCACCATTGTATTAACCTTTCTATCTGATATAGAAAAGCTATCAGCGTCAACACTTAATTGTACTGGACCTATTTTAATATTTTTATTCATTAAAACCTACCTCTCTGAGCCGATTCGTACTCTTCCTGGAATTGTGGATCGCTTAGGCTCTGATCCATTATATCAAAAGAACCACGCCCGTCCAGTGAATTAGTCATTTCTGCAACAGCTATTTCTGGAGCAGCGCTTAAGCCTGAGGATATGAATCTATCTGCAAGGCCATATGAAGGAGAAACAGGAGCCGGCGGAGCGCCTTGATATTGAGTTATGCCGCGCTGTCTTGGATCCATTGGCATAGCAGGCGGAGCGGCTGGACCAGGTCTTTCTGGAGCTGGCATGGTCGGGTCGCTAAACATTCTAAATGTGAAGGCAGCAGCACCTGTTATAGCAGCTCCAGCAAGTGCGTACTTAGCTTTTGGTGATCCAGCCAAGTATTCGTCTGACTTATCAAACAGTCTGGTAAGCCATGATTTACCTTTGGAAGTTGCTATGTCAGCAGCTGCATCGCCAGCCTTTGCATAATTTAAAGCATCTGAAGCTGTCTTCTCAGCCTCTCTTATAGTAGCCCTTGATGCGTCGTCAGCATAAGCTGCAATAGCATTGATTCCAGTTATATGAGAAACAAGACGAGCAAACTCAGGAAGATCTGCTTGCTTCTTAACAAAGGCACCAAGCTTCTTCATATGCTTAGGAGCCTGTTCAATAAACTGTCTAACAGACCATTGACCTCTCTCTGCAAATCTACCAAGCCCAGACTTCTTCATGGTTGTTTCAAACAAGAAATTAGACTCGTCCCATTCATTTCTTCTTCTAAGATTTTCTTCTGCCAAGTTAACAAAGGTTTCTTTTAATTCATTGAATGATTTTACGTTTAGCTTTTGTGCTTGCTCATCTATTATCCACTTAACTTGGTTAGAATCATACACGCCTTCATCAACACTTCTCCACAACCATCTGTCTTTTACCTCTCCAGCAAGACCGCCTTCAACAAGAGATTCTCCTAACAGCTCGCCTATTTTATCCTTGTGTGCTCTTGTAAGGTTCTTGAAATCACCATCAACAGATCTACCTTGCAGAAGTTCGATTAATTCTCTAGAAGCATCACCTTTTTCTCCATGCTTTCTAGCGCTAATAAGAGACTGTGTTATTTGATGAAAGTATTGTATCGCGAAATCAGTAGCTTGCCTGCTTCCTTTGTCTCTAATCATATTATCGGCAAGAGTATTACGCATCATCATAAGCTTGTTTGTAGTTACACCAAGTTCTTTAGATGCTACAAGCTTCTTTTTAAATACGTCGATCATCGTATCTGCGGCTGTACCAGATATATCGTGCTTAGATAGAATTCGCTGAATCTCATCGTCGTAAGCACCAGACTTAATTTCTACATCATCAATCCTTCCCATATAATTGACGATATCTCTAACAGCATTAACATTAGCATCTTTATGTAACTTGTTTGTTGCTGATAAAAAGTTTGCGTCTGCAACGCGCTGTGCAAGCTTCATCTCAGAATGTTGTAGATATGCTATAGACTCTGCATCTGCTCTAAAATCTTGCTTCATGCTAGAAACAAATTTACGAGCCATAGCCTTGGCATCGCTTTTGGATAAATTAGGATCGTTGTTCAAAAGATTTCTAACAACTTCATGCTCATCACCTAGATACATCAAAGCAACACGGTCAGCATCAAAGTCTCTGGCTCCGGCTATTGCAATTCCATATCCAACCTTCATTTGCCTGCCTCTGAGGTTTTCATCTAGTCTAAGCTTAACCGTCCTCTGCATTCCAGGAGTAAGGCCGGGATAAGACTGCATATGAGCATAAAGATCATCGGCGCCCTTTTTGGTAAGCTTGTCGAGCGCACCAAACTCTTCAGCCATTTCTCTGCTTATATGAACAGTAGCAGCTTCTGCCTGGTATCCAGCCCAATCCTTAGCCTGACGAAGATAATCCATTCTTCTCATATCTGAGAAATCAAACTGTCTGATGTTTGGATACGCGCTTTTAGTCCACTGCAATTCGCCTGCTCTACCAAACAAACCGGTTTTATGGCTTTCCTCTGCAAGCGATTTAAGAAATGTAGCATATGAGGATCTGAGAGCGTCTATGTTTTCTCCGTCTTCTAACATAAGAGACAGCCCATGGTGTGCACCAAGTATAGACCTGCGCATTTCATTCAAAGATATCATTTCAGCATTAGGACCTTTGCCAAACAGCCTTCCTGTTGCTCCAAGAGATGGAAGTATCATTTCTCTTTGATTCTTTGAAGAAACAAGAAACTTATCAGTACCTGTTTTAAGAGCCTGTTCAATTTCCAGATCCATGAACGTGCCTTCTGGCATTCCTGTAATAGCAAGATTTTTACTTAGAAGCTCTTCTGGATTAACATCTCCTAATCCAGCAGCTTCAAATTGGCCTTTAGATCTTCTAAGAATGTCTTGTATGGACATGGCATTGACAACTTCGTCGTCTGCAGAATCTGCCGCATCTTTAATCTGACCCATGACATTGGTAATAACTTTAAGCTGTTCGACGTCATCAGGATTTGATAAACTAAAGGCCTTGTTGCCAAATAGAATACCCTTGTCTACTTCTTCAATAATCTGTTTGGTACTTGTTCCAAATAAAGGCTCAGCTGCCATAGCCACGTTTTGAAAGCTGCGGCGAGCCTGGCTACCTTCCTGCATGCGAAGCAGATACTCAAGCACACCTGTGTCTCTGTTTTCAGGGTCAGCATGAGCTTTTATAGCCATCATCATAAAGTCTTGTGGTCTATATCTGCGTGGAGTACTTTGCGCTCTCTGTGTAAGCTTGGACATAAACTGTTCTTCGCTTGTTTTGAGTGCAATAAACTTCTTCTCTATGCCTTTTATTGGACCGCCTTCCATTCTTTGTATTTCTCTTATGGCCTCTAGCTGTTGAGTTTCAGCTTCATTGAAGTTTCTTATCAGTGTATCTGGCACAGATTCGTGGCGTAAAACATCTTCAAGAATACTATGTTTCTTTGTTTGAGCTTCCATGAATCTTTGAACACCAGGAAGGTCCTCATGTCCAGCCAATGCTTTATTAAAATCATCCAGCTTCTTTGTATACTCAGATTTATATCTGCCTACTGTACCATGCAATGCTGTCTCCTCTTCAAGAGGATACATTCTAGGAAACGCAGTACCAGTTAGTGTCGTAGCTCTAGCTCTGTAGTGTTGACCCTCAGCAGCAAATTCTATGGTCTTACCAGGACCATATCCTTCCATAGATGCTCTAAACTTATCCAGGCTACGTTTATCTACTCCTTCTTTCTGCATTCTTTCAGTCATTAGATCTGTAAGCTGCTGCCATCTTTTTTGATTGCCTTCTACGCCTTTAAAATATCTGGCATTAGGATCGGCTCTATCTAGTTCACCAGATATAGTAGCTGCAAACTCGTCTAAATTGCGAGAATATTTGATATCTGATTCTTCCATTAGGCTCTGTATTGTGGCATAAGCCATTTGAGATCTTACTTCCGGTTTAATATTCGTTGACCACAAAGCACCAAGAACTCCCTCTGAGCCTTTGCCTATAAATCGAGTACCTCTTGTAGCTGAAACACTAGTAGGCCCAAGCCTAAAAGCATAGCCAGATTCACTTATTTTTCTAAGTCTTTTACCGGGTATAACCAGAGAGTTTTCTGTCTCGCTTGCTTGCTTTAAAGCAGCCTGGCTAAATTCCAGGCTTCCTGTTTCAGTTCGCAATAGCCCCTGAGCATCTTTTTTGCGAACTGTAATACCCGCTGCTTTTAGATTCCTTACATCTAGCTTGCCCTTTCTTGCAAGTTCATTAATTGTATCTTTGATTTTCTTGTTAGGAGAGCCGCTTATCTTTTTGAGCATATAATCTCCAGATGACTCGTGAGATAAATCGCCGAATTCCTCACTAATAGCCATAACACCAGAACCACCTGAAAATTTACCACCTAACGCGCCAACTAGTTTGTCTGGAACGTCTACCCATTCACCATCAATTAATTTCTGAACTTTATCTATAGCATGAACCTTGCCACTTACGCTTCCAGCCAAACGCTCAGAACCCTCACCTGCAAGAAGCCCAGCAAGATTCTGCCGTCTCATTTCCCTTCCATAGCCATAATACTTATTATATTTATATTTGGCGGATTGAGATTTTCTAAGCAATCCTGTGCGTAGTTCCTCGCCGCCTTCCTTGGCTATGTTTTGAAACGGAGTGAGCATCCCTCCAACCGTAAGAGCTTTCAAAGAAGTAAAAGCAGAGAAAGTCAGTCTGTCTACCTTATCTCCTTTAACAGCTGTAACGAAATGCCTTAGCACGCGCTCTGGAGTAATCCTTTGTCCAGGTTTTATATGAAACATTCTTGCGCGAGTAGTCTCGTCCCAATCCTCTTTGCCTGCCCATTCAGTTATTCTTCTAAGAGTTTCAGCAGCATCTCTTGAAGCTTGTGCGCCTGATTCTTTAACTATACTCGGCATAGTTACAATGTTACCACTTCTAGCGACATCGGCAGCGCTCATAGGTTGTCCAGGAACACCAGCTATAGCTCTCATCTTATCTTCAGGACTAGAAAAGATTGCGGCCTCTCTAGGCTCGGATAATATACCGGATATCTTGGATCTAAGCTGACTTGAAGACTTGATGCCTTTTAGCTCGCCCATTTTTTGTTCAAGAACATTTACAGAAGCTTCATGAAAGGTCATGGTCTTTAGCCTGCCTTCAGCTGTTCTGCCAAGAATGGCTTGAGGCCCCTGATATACATTTGAACCAAACTGAAGCCTTGTTCCAGTGGCGGCGCCCATAGAAATAAACTCGCCACCTACTCTGAGCCCTATTTCTGGAGCTACACCGCTGCGGTTAATGGCCTGTATTTTAACTTGATGCCCAGTTGATGCTGTAAGCCGGCTTGCTATATCTTCCAGTTGTGATACAGCAGCCTGCTCTCTTGCAATGAACTCTTGAGCTCTTTTACCCTTTCTTCCATAATGAGCAAAAAATATATCTTCTACATCAGACCTTCCTATTAAGCCAGCTGTTTCTGTATTTCTCTTTGCTCTTTCGCTGATGCCATCAATAAAACCAGTATTTGCACTATTTATAGACTCGTTGATTGCTTCTATATTAAGAAGATTGGTTCCGTGTGTATTATTCATAACAGACTGAAAGTCGGTAAGCTGAGCTGTCACAATTTTGTTATAAGCAGCAGCTCTCTTAGGAGTTAAAATCTCATCGAATCCTTTATAGTGTGCATCTTCGACATCAACTATATCATGCATAAATGAATTTGTGGCTCCAATGCCAGCTGCAGGAGTTCCTGCTCTGTCAAACTTATGCCAGAATTCTGTGGAAGAACTTGGTTTGATTATTTGTTCGGTTTGTTCTACTGATGGCACAACAGCTTTAATCTCATCGCCTAGATTATTTGCCATATTTCCTAAGTGCTTCTGGCCGAAGTGCTTATATCCCTGATACCCACCAAAAGCTAATAGCCCTCCGCCAACCAACCAAGGCGCTACTGATCCACTTCTTTGTTCTGGCTTGTCAGGCATTAGAACCTTCCCTCAGACCTGCTGTCAAACCCTGCAATGTCACCAAGTCTATTTCTCTGAATATTAATTGAATATACATTTTCTGGCTGCCTGCTAGGATTTCTTATCAAATCAACATACACATTGCTAAAACCATATTGTAACATATTATTAGTAAAATTCAACCTATTAGATTGGTAAGTGTTTGTATTATATGAGAATGGAAGGGGTTTGATATAAGGCCGCGTTCTTTCAAGATCTCGCTCATCAGTTCCCCAAAACCCAAAGTTATGTATGTCAGCACCAAGATTTTTAATGGTCTTTAGTTTGACATCTTCAATGCTAATATCTGGATGCCATACCATAGAATCATCATCTGGGACGCCGCCGTGACTGTTTACATACGATAAAGCAGCCTGATGGGCTCTATTGTTTTGGTCTACTCTTGATAGCTTGCCGGCATCAGCTTCGGACTTTGGATCTTTCCATAGACGCATAAGAATAGGCTGCATATAATCTGGAACTTTGTCAAGGACTTCAGGTCTTTTACCCGGATCAACCTGGATAAAAGCCTGCAGATACTGCCTGTCCGGTTTTGGGAGAGCGCTGTAAGCTGCTTTATAGAAAGAGGTTGTGTCTTGAGAATAGTCGAGTCCTACCATGGTTCTCTTAGACATTCTTCTTAATCTATTTGCAAGAGCAATATTGCCTTGTTCGCCAGCCTTGTCAGCTAGTTTATTGTACTTCAGATATTCTAAGCTATCGAAGTATTCTTCCATAGACCTTCTTCTGATTTCATTTTCAGGAGCATTAACGCCGGCCAATCCCATCACTGTTCCAACGCCTGCTCCGATAGCTCCTACAGTACCGGCGTATGAACCTCCAGCAGCTGAGCTAAGAACACCTAGTGTTGCACCACCAAAAGCTCCAGAGATAGCTCCTCTTGCACTTTGTGCGCGCATGTATGGCATCAACATAGTGTCTATTGGTTTAGTCCAATCATTGAAGTCATTATTGAATGAAATCTTCTCTTGATAGTCTACCAGCGGATCTTGATCCATGCTCATTAACTTAGTACCTACCCATGGTATTCTAAGGTGATTATTTAGTAGGCCAGCAGTCCCAGCAGCTGCACCAGAAATACCAAGCTCTTTACTTGCTGTCTCTGCTTCAAAGTCGGGCAGTCCTTCTCCTTTAATTCTCCTGTCTATTTCAAGGTATTCATCCATCCAATAGCCGTCTAGCTGGCCGTCCTGAGCCATCTTATCCACTATGTTCTTATAGTACTTGAAGGCATTAGAATATGGGCTGACATCAGCCAATATCTTCATTCTATCAAAAGCATCATATTCGCCTTTTTTACCAGAATGTAGTTCGTGTATAGCTTCATACTGAGCACCTGGAAGACGCTTAGACCCCTCCTTGATACGAGTGTATGGATCTGAGCTATGGAAATCTATAAAGTCTGTATCGCCAAAAACAGACCTTTTACCAGGGAGCCATGCCGGAGCTTCATTGCTTAGAGGATTAACATAGTCTATTTGGTTTTGTCTATGTGGTAAAAATCTTCTGAAGAACTCGGTTGCACCTAGCATACCACCAAGCTGTAGATCATAGTATGCATCAGATTTATTATAAATATCATCTGCACTAGCCCATCTTGCGCCTTGGTCAGAGAAGTCAGGGCTTCCAGTGACTTGCTTCTTGAGAGACGTAAATAGAAATCCCTTTAATCCAGCAAATTCAGTCATGTCATATATTGCATGACCAATGTCATCCTGCGTTCCTTCTACTCTTGGCAGCACCTTACCAGGCCTAATTTGTGCTAGAGACAGCTGCTGAGCTACACTCTGCAGTCCTTTGTCTCCAGAGAACTCAGGGGTTTGAGTTATATAATGCGCCAGTTCATTTTCATGCATTACCTTGGTAGGCTTAATAACCTCTCCAAGAGTAGCATCAAGTATGTTGCCCCAGATAGGAAATTCTGCAAGATTAGATCTTCCTGTTATTGGATACGGCCTATCATAGTAATGCTTTCTTTCTACATAGTATGGGTCAGCCAGTATACTCAAGCCAAATACATTATGAGGCGTAGGGAACATTGTGCCATGAGACCAATATGCGGACTTGGAACCATACTTTGCTTCCATGGCAGAGGTATCAGAAAGCATTGTGGCTATAAGGTGAGGCCTGTAATAATCAGTGTCTCCACCTTCAAAGGGATCTGAGTTGTGAACAACATGCCCAGGCAAACAGATGCTATTCCTGTCTCTAACATGGAAGTCATAAACAATTTCAGGAGGATCGGAGGCGACTATGCTTCTGATTGTATATAAAACATAGTCTTTACAGCCAATTGCAGATTTTAACTGCTTGGTTTTTGGTATTCCTTTATAATAATGCTTAATAAGAGCAAAATCTAATTCTATTATTGTGACTGAATACGCATCAAACCTCTTGCCTTCAAGCATAGACGAGTTTCGACATATAGAAGCAGCTCCTCCGACTGCATGGATCATATCTCTCAAGAAAATACATGTCTGTAGTCTTTTCGCCTTGAATCTCCAATGGCCGTCGGTATAGCTTCCATCTCCATATACAGCACCTATGACAAACCCTTTAACAAAACACTCACCATAATCTAGCATTCTGCGTATGTTCGGAGTTTTATTTGGCAGTATGCCAACACTGGTACAAAAACCGAGTAAAAATTTACTACCTATAACAATTCTCCCAGTACTACCATCTCTTTCAGATAGGCTATAACTAGCTCCAAACTTGGCATGCGCTATTTTACCCATTTGCAAGGCAAAATCGCTTTCACTAATATTATACACACATTCAATAGAGTTGTCGCTATGCTTACTTCCTTCTGCTAAAACCCAACCTAAAAGCATACCGAGATCTTTATCGGGATGTATAATTCTATTAGTATATTTGCTTTTTGGAGCACGCCGAACACCACCATGCAATCTTTGACCTGCTGCTATTTTTTCTTTATCGATGACAAATAGATCATGGTAATCAGACAGGTCGATAAGCCCAATAGAGGTGTTGCATTTTAGCCTAGGCAGAATAAGAAAGTCGTCCGGCCTCAGCTCATCGGCTCTGACATATGACAGATTAAGATCCGGCGAGGCATTCGGACAAGATCTACACGAACTATTCGTGATTCGTCTTGGATGACATCCAGTTTTATATGTATATGGCTTGATACAAGGACGTCTGTGGACAAGAACTTCATGATTGCCTGTTATTTTTGTTGGATAAGGAAATCCATGAGGCAGAATAGAAATTAGCTCCTCGTCTTTATCGGTAATTCTTACAGAGACATTAGTCACCTCTGTATATTCTCCTATATCGTTAATGACTACCATTCCACTGTCTACATCTTCTGCATGGACAAGGCTTCCATCTTCAAGCATTACGCTTTGGTGAGGGTCAAAACATCCAAGCATCCACCAGCGAGACTTTCTAACAGGAACTTCTTTTCTTCCTTCATATATATCTCTTAATTCATCTGCATCTCTAGATAGGTCGTCTGATAAAGTAAGCGCGGCTAGCCCAATACCGACATACATACCAGGTCGTCCCATTCCAGGATTTATCTTTTGTCCAATCTTAGCTCCAAGTATAGGCAGTCCTATGCTTCTAAGCGCAACGGAAATAGGAGAATCGATATCTATTCCAATCATACTTTCTGCTGTTTTAGATGCATATGATATGCCTATAAGATTAGCCATGCTTTGTTTGGCTATCTGAGCTTCTGCATATGTTCTGGCAACACCTTTGATTGGACTAAATGTCGTTGTCTGCTCAGTAAGAAAATCTAAATAGTTTGCTCCCTGCCATGCGAGATATCCGGCCATAGGAATGCCAACCGTGGCTCTGAGCGCAGTCTTTCCTAACGAGTCATGCTTGAGTCCAAATCCAAACATGTTGGATGCTATTCTAAATGGAGTCGTGAAGACAGTATGTGCCCAGTTACCAGCAAGTTCAGCAGTATCATAGGCATAGTAGTTGTGTGACATAGTGTGCTTGAATTCTTCATCAAGCATTTCTGCCATAAACTGCTCTGCATTGGTTACTGATCTTCTTCCAAACACCGATGTTGTTTTAGATATTTCACCACTCGGATCCAGCGCAGCTTCCCAGCTTTCTCCATGGATAGCTCTTTTTATCTCTTGTATCTGTTCAAAAGATCGAATGTCTTGATCGCCAGCAATCGAAGTTCTGGCCCAGGCGACGCTATCAACATCTCCTTTGGCCATAACCTTGACTCTTTGACCAATGCTTAGATTTTCCCATACCTCATCGAATGACTTGCCTGGAATCATCGATATTGGCTTAAGGTCCGTCTGGTAGAACTTTGCCAGCCAGCCATGCAGCATCTTTGGAAGCGCCGTTTCACTTGCGTATTGAGGACCAATGCCAACATACTCGCTAAGGAATCTATTTTCTAATGCTCTATATAGCTTTTCTTGACGCGGATTAAGATCTTGCCCCCTGGAAGCGAGAAGCTCCTTCATCTCATCAACTGTTCTATGTCTTACAAGCCCCTTTCTTATAGCGTGTGCCTTAGAAATAGCATTTCCTACTGGGCCAACACGAAGCTTAGGCAAGTCAACAACAAAATTATCTTTTGTTATACCAACAAGTTGATCGCCAATCTTAAAGGCTTTATCTAGTGTTCCCTCTTTTATATGCTTGCCCAACCCTTTTGTTGAGATCTCAGCTATATCTGGAATCTCTCGAAGAAGATGGGTACTTGGCAGTAATGAGTCGGTAAGGAATCCGCCAGTAGCACCACGTAATGTTTTTACAAGAGATTCTCCCCACTTCTCAGGCCTGAATATATTGGCGTCAACCAATCTCTGACCATCAATAAACATGCCTTTGTCAGCAACCCAGTCTTTGTCTACAATTCCTATCTCTTGAGCCTGTTTAAGAAGACCAGCGCCCTTCTTATCTATAGATCTTCCAAATAAAGTGAAAGGGTCGTCAGGAGTGATATCACTGAATGCTTGTGTTATCTCTTTTACTTGAAGATTACGTACACCCGGTCTAACCGTCGTTACGTTAGAGAACTTGGCAGCAAGAGCGTCTCTAAGTGTCTGTGTAGTTGCGGCGCCAGATTCCCAGGCGCTTAGAGCGCCTTGCAGGGAATTGAATATTTCTGGATTAAGTGCTTTTGTAGATGAAGGGCTTCTGGCAGCTGTCTCTATGGAAGAACCGAACTTGCCAGTGATTCTACTAAGATTTTCTACTATGTGTTGCTTACCAAAGGTGGTTACATCTGATATAGCTGATACTGCGGTGTCCAAAGTTTCGCCCATTGCGTATAGCGTCTTTGGATTCTTCCCAAGCATATATGCGCCAGCTAGAACAGCTAATGATCCCGCGCCATAACCAAGCCATCCACTACTTCTTTCCTGTTCTTCTCTGGGCGTTACGGGCATATTCTAGCTCCGGCTTATTTAAGCCTTGCATATTAAGCTTATTAAGACCTGCCAAGTCTTCTTTGATCATAACTTCGGTTGATATTTTAGAAGCATCTGATTTATCATCTTTGGTGACTATCTCGAATGGCTTATCCAATATCAATTCAGCACTTGCTATTAACTTCATTATATCAATAATATTCTTGTTTTCAAGATCGCGATCACCAAGACCTGGGTGTGCTCGTCTAATAAATGTAAACATGCCCTCTAATAGATCTGATGTTACATGAGCTTGCATTTGAGCTTTTGTTACAAATATATCCTCCTGTGAATCCCATCCCGAATATTGTATTGCAGTCTCTATAAGCATATCAACAACATATGCATCTAAATCCATATCAAGTACATTCTCAGGATAAAGAATACAGTCTATAAATATATCTTCTAGGCTTACAACACTAAACCTAGGCCTTGTCTTTTCGAACCCTAATTGAGGATCGAAGTATAACCTAAGCTTACACAGTATCTTATATTCATTTGAAGTCAATGGCCGGATTATAAAATCCTGATCATTATACTTAACATGAAATATATCGTCGTACTTCTTTAATAGAGCGGCGATATAAGGTGCAAGATGAGGTGACAAAATTGGATCTTCTGCCACCTCACCTTTTAAATATTCACCCGATATAAGAGGACCTGGAAGATATTCTGGACCTAGATAGGCCTCGCATAATTCTCCCATTTATATCCTCTATAATTTTGTTGGTGTGGACATCGCTCCAAATCCACTGGCTCTCATAATATACTCTGTGAGAGTCGATGCCAAACCAGCCAGTCCAACTCTAAGGCCTTCAATACCAAGCGCAGGGAAGAGAACGCATTTCTCAGCAATCTTTTCTTCCTGCATTTCTCTTGTAGCGCCTTCCATCTGCATGATGCTCTTGTATTCAGGCTTGGCCATTGCACGATATAGATAGATCTGATCACAGACCTCAACAATATAAACATTTCCATACTGCTGTTTATATTGCCAAACCATTTCTACAGTAAGCCCGGCTGGAAGAAATTGCTCAAGACCAAGAATCTCGGCTGGAATATCTCCGCGACTGACATCAGGTGTGTCTACTGGTTTTTCTTCTGGGTTTAGAGATGGTTCTGGCCGATGTACCCCTGGGGCGCCAGATGCACCTGGGGTGCCAAATCCTTTGGGAAGACCTGTGCCTTCATCTTCTGCAAGCTGCTGTGTTCCTTCCGGAACAGGCATTTCGACTGGAGGCATTTCACCTGGAATTTTATCTACTTGCTTTTCTGCCATCTTGATGCTCCTTAATAATAATTGTTCATCTTAATTTGGATATTAATATTTGTGTTACTTCTTCTTGCTCTTCATAGGGCATCTCTGTCCAGCAAGCTGTCGTTTGCCCTTGCTGCCTGTTTTAGATCTCTGGTATGAGCCTTGTCTTGGGCCTCTTCCATCACCACCTGGCATGTTAATCACCTCCTATACAATGCTTCTAGCAATAAATGAATAATATACTTTGTTTATCTCTCTGGAGTCTATGTTGGCCTGGCCTCTGTCTCCAGTAAAGTAAACGCCTTTAATAACTTCTTTATGATCAGCATAATTTGATTGTTCTTGATCTTCTCCAAAGTGTATTTCAAGATTAGCATCATAACCATGCTTTCTAAGATATTCAAAAACATCTTCAGAAGAAGGTCTTGTTAGCCTTTGAGTATTATTTACGTCGGATTCTTTTCTCCAGTATTTATTCTTAAGGGCTTCAGTAAAGCCATAGGATCCTTTCCTTAATTTCTCTGAAATAACTCTAACGGTCTGATTGGTATTATTATTAATTGTATCATCTAAATCGCGAGATTCAATATCTTTTATCAACTCGTCCAGCTGTTGTCTTGCGAGGATAGATTTGAAATCTGCAAAATTGATATTGACACCAAACTCTTTAGCTGCATAAGAAAGACTCACTATCTCATTTTTAATTTCCTCATTAGTAGAACTTAGATCGAGCAATAAATCTTTTGCCTTTTGCAGCTCGGTGGAAAGCCCAGTTAACCAAACATAATTACCATAAGGTCTTGATTCTGGTCTTTCATTAGCACCAAGATCGCCTTTAATAGCAATGCTGAGCTCGTTCTTAAATTCTCTATTGAGAACTAGCATGCCAGTAACTATGGTTCGACCGAGAGCTATGCCGGAGAATTCTGTGTCTCTAAACCCGTATAAAGGATGCTTGTCTGATTGATTATTGTAGTCTATGGAATAAGCGTTGTCGAGCTCAATTGAACTGGCATTGCGACCAGGAACGCTCATAATAACTTTACAATTAGGACCACAAAAATATTGAGACATATTTATAACCCTCTAGCGGCGTCAGAAGTAAATTCTCCACGGCCACCAGTATTTCTCGTCAAAAAGGTTTCTATTTCATAATAAGGATCAATCTTGTCTTTGCCCTGCAGTTTAATCATTGCCTCTCTAGCCTTCTGAGATGCTTTTGGATTATTGTCGCGCTGGCTGTTTAATCTAGTCTTAAGCTTTCTCAAAACACCAACAACGTCTTTAGTAGCAAAAGGCATCACATCTTCACATACAAACTGATACATTGTTTCTGTGTATAAATCGTTGACGCTGTAAGTTGTGCCGGTACTCACAAAGTGAACATTCTTGAGCACTGTGATACCGCTATGAGCAGTATAGGATCCGTCTGACTGAACTTTTTGAGTTCCGTTATTGTTGTAAGCCTGAGGAACTTCAGAGGTAGCATTCAGGATAAGATAGAATGGAGGAATTCTATCTATCAGTATCGGGTTGTCGCCTGCATCAGTACTATTTCTATTGGCTTCAATAACTGGGGCAAACTGCACAAAGGGTTCTTGTTCAGCCATAATCATAACCAAAGAACCTGCACATGTACGTGTTCCTCTGGCGTAGCCAGAAGCAGAAGCTCTCCCAAGCGTTCTGCCAGGAATAAGATCTCTAAAAGTATTTACGGTTACTGTCTGTAATGTTTGTATTTCAAAGCCGGCGCCTTGACCAAATATAGGAAACCATATGACACCGGTAATATCTGACCCACTAAATGACACTGTATCTGACCTTTGAACATTGTTTATTTCTGCTGCGCGCAATGCCCAATCAGGCCTATATTCTGTGTTGATTTTATAGTGGTCGGAACCAGCCCAGAATTCAGATGGACTTAGGAATGTCTTTTGGACGGTATTTAACTGGGTATTGTTGCCTGTTGCAAGAGCTTGATTTATAGCTCTTTGGCTATCTGCTGTTATTCCAGGTCTTCCGCTATATGCTATCCAGTCAGCTATGTTTGCCATATTCAATACTCATGATAAAAGGATCCATCCGTGGCTATATGCCACGGATGGAAGGATACATCTTAATTGGAGAATGAACTCGGGTTTGCACCCTGAGATTCAGACACCTGTCCTGTGGCTGGGTTAACATACTTCTGACCAAACCAAGGAACGATAGACCTGGCCACGAAAGTACAACTCTGATCAGTTGTAATATCGTCAATTGACATTCCGGAACCGGAGTTAAGAACTTCAACACCACGGATTTCCATTCTTGCCAGATGACCATATTCGTTGGCCGCCAAGATGACAATGTCAAATGGCGGTACCTGGTCAGCATACCATGCTCTTGACGGAACCTTGTCGTACAGACCAGATTCCAGATCATTTGTGGTATTCAGACCAGCAGCAACTGTGCCTGTATTGGAGAAGGAATATCCTTCACCAGTAGCAAGGCTCTGAGCCTGCTGTACTTCCCATCTATTGGCCAAGAACTTACCAGACTCACGAAGACCCCACTGTAGAGCATCGCGGTCAAATACTAAGAAGATCAGTGAGCCAGCAATACCACGCTTGCCACGACTAAAACTTCTAGGATCCGCACTACCCATAGTATAAAGAGGAGCCTTTTCTCTGGTTACAGAGTATGAAATACCCTGTAATTCGCCGATTACCTTTCCCGCAAACGTTACCAGCATATCAACTCCACCAAAACTGTTATAGCTTCTGGTGTAGATGCTGTTTTCACGAGGAAGGTTGCCTTCTGTAAGTGGCATATTGATTACCTCCTATGAATTATGCGGGTGCAAGGCTGATTACAGTCGTAACCTTGACCAGTTCAAATGCAGGAACAAGAGTTAAGCTAAGGCTGGCCTCACCAAGTACCTGCTGGCTTGGTGTCGCTGTCAGACTGAACTGATATCTCTGCAGTGCGCCATTTTCCTGTAGCTTACCATAAGCAACATCAAGAGCCTGTTCAAGCGATGCTCTGTTTGTAGCTGTGTTTGGTTCGCCAAGGAACGGATCAGCTGTCTCTCTGGTTACACGTATAGATTCATGAGTTATACGTACAGTGGTCAGATTAACAAAGTCTGATCTGGCATATGAAGAGATATTATAAGCGCCAGTAATGCCTCTAGCTACCACAATGCCCTTAGGTTTCAGAGCTGTGGTAACGAATCTCGCTCCCACAATTCTATTCACCTGACTTAAGGACATAGTTCTCTGCTCAAGAATATTCTCAAGCGTCTTATTGGTTGTAGCACTGTGTGGTACAAGAGATGTAATCTTTCCTGCATAGTACGCAGCACCATTTCCATTGTAATAAGACGTTGATGGATATAGATATTGAGCAGAAGAGTTATAATAGCGTGCGTTCATAGCTGTCACACTAATATAAGCACCGATGTCAATCGGGTTGTTTCTGTTATCTGTGATAACTGTGCCGGCACCAGAAAGGGCTGGCAGATGATCTGTCGTAGCCCAGTACTTGTAAGCGTCAGGCAAGTTATCACTGTTGCTGTCGGTAACGCCATCAAAGCTCGAACAATACGTAAAGTTTTCGAGCGCAGAAACCCAGGTTTCAATCTGGGTCAGTGTAGGTGTACCTTGGTCAACATCAATACCAGAACCATCTTCATCGCTAGCAATTTGAGCAGCGTTTCTATGATCGATAACGCCAATTGCAGAACGATTAACAGCAGTAGTATTGTAGCAGAAATCTGCTAGCTGATAAGCAAAATCACCGCTTGCAGCTGGATTGTCAATGTAAGCACTAACCGGAACAACTACGTCAACTTCCGTATTAGCAAGAACATCATACGCGCTATCAAGAGCTGCATAACGTTGATCAAGAGTGCATGCTTCGTTAGAAGTATCAGCAATCTTAACAAGCTCTACAGCGCGCGCTCCACCAGCATAGGCTTCCTCAAGAGCTTTACTAAGCTCTGAAGGACGACCAGTAGATTCTGCCGCAGCAGTAAACCCAGTCTCGATATCAGGAACCAGGTAAGGTTCAAAAAGATCAAGATTGGTTGATGTTGTTACACCAAGTAAAGTAACTTTCGGACCTGCAATAGGTCTTGAAAGTCTTAGTCCACCATCATTAACTGTGACGTCAACCCTTGGAAGATTTTCTAAAGCCATATTATTAGCCTCCAGTATGTTTGAGGGTTGTTTTACTCACGCGTCACTAAGAACACGGTTATATTCATATTATTACTCCACTTAATTCATTAGATGGCGAAGGCAGATCGTCTTTCAGAATGCTTATAGTTTCGAGGTTTCCATCAATACCAAGATCAAAGCCAGCTCTTAGTGAATGAAACACTCCAACGTCATAAGCTGTTACTTCTTGGGTTCTGACACCATATACAAGAGATCTTGCTATAATGTCGTCGCGCCATCTTGTAACATGTATATCCTCCATCTTTCCAAGGAATATGCATTGAATAACGCCATTCTCCTGGAAGATAGGAATATACAGATTCATGAAGTACCTGAACCAACTCGCGAGGTTTTCGGCACGTTCATTAGTCTCGGCCCAGCAATCGAATTGAATATTGCTATCGAATGACTGGACACGATACTCAACATTTCTGCCCTGCAATGATTCATATTGAGTTTCCATCACCCTTGGTTTATACTCGCGTCTTCCTTGAAACAGATCCCTAGCGCCAGCTGGTTCTGTTTTAAGGATTCTATAAGTGATAGTGTCGACCCAAGGATTCGCCGCATTCTCACTTAGCTGGTCTTCAGTAAAATACTGATGACCGATCTCAGAATTAGGATAGCCAACATGAAAGTCGGCTATCTTATTCGAGGATTCATCTAGAATCAAAGTGTCATCTTTATGGGGCGCTTCATTGCCATCAAGTAAGACAACATTTTGTCCTGCGCTTCTAACCAGAGACTTAATTGTATACGCAACAATATTGTCACTGTTTGAATAATTGCATCTCTGTTTAATATTAAACACTTTATCGCCTTTGTCAAGAGATAAAGCAAAAGGAAAGTAGACCATGTATGGATTTGTACCATGGCTTTCCCAATAACCCTGATAAGTCTTGAGTCCAATATAAATAAAATCAAGAAAATCATCAACTGTAGCCTGTCTTTGAGCTCTGGCTCTTGGTGCAGGCCCAGTCTTTTCTATATGGCTCCAGTAAGGGCGATAGAAAGGAGTATCTATAAAATGAATATTGTCGATAGAGTTCTTCCGACCAACTCTAGTCGGCACAAATCCATCAATTGGTTTCTGCATTATCCATCTCCGATAAGGACATCATACTGGACGATGCCGACTCGACCATAGCTCTTGTGGATCTTAACCTTCCAAGCAAAGACTGAGCGTCTATCATACAGTTACCAGAAACATATGCGCAGATATCTTTTCTGAGCTTATCAGTATTCTCAAACAAGAATACGATTTTATACTTCTGGACCTTTCTTGCTGTCTTCCTTGGTCTTATGGACTTTTTGTCTATGTCAAAAAGCGCGTGGCCTTTCTCCATTAAGACAACTGCCTGATTGAGATCAGGTGTAGAATAAATATCCATATCCGGCTGCTTTTGCTCTGCAATTTTCTTAACTTCATCATTCATATTAATATTCCTTATGACCAGTAGTCTCCTGAGCCTGGCAATCTATATTGCCTCTCAGATTTAGTATTTGCCCTATTGGGCGTCCATCCAGTCTTGCGCCATGTTCTACGTCTAAAATCACCTTGTGTTGTAGCAGCTGTTCTGCCTTTAACGGCAGTGCTGCTAGCTCGTTTAGTGCAGTAAGTCCTTTTAAGCCAGCTAGCTGCATCTTTAACATCTTGTGCAAGTTCATCTTCTTTAGGAGTCCTATATCTAGCATTGCCTTTGTAGGATATACTAAAATCACCTAATGACTTAGATATACCTGGGTTCATAATACCACGAGTCTGCGACATATCAAATATGTCAAGAGCCGTTTTGGCTTTTGCATAGCCGATAGCAGCACCAGGTGGATTGCAGAATTCGAATCCCTGGCATGCTGTATTCCATGCAGCAATACTATTAACAAGAACAAGCCTATTAATAATTTCATCTGTTGCAGTAACGCTTAGTTCGGCAAGCTCTAGTCTAATTTCTTCAACATCAACATACAGAGGGAATAACACAGTCGTAAAGTCAATGTGCGAAGTTTCTTTTAAGAATACCTGATTACCAGAGTCGCCGGCTGTAGACTGAAGCTTACGTGATATTGTGACATTGACTTCAGAATTGAGTCTAACAGGATCGTCTGTCAAATCAATTGTCAGATACTCATTTGAAACAGATATGTCATATGATGGATTGATATAATCCCGCCTATTAGTAATGCAAAATAGGTCATTGGAAGTGGAAGCAGCTCTTTCCGCTATATCTTCTTCTGATGTGCCTGCAAACCTTAATCCGCCTATGGGATGTTGTTTAATAGTTAAAGCAGACGCAACAGTCTCTTCATCTATTGGTCTACTAAACTGTATTACAATAGATGATTCAGCATTAACATCTTCAGGAAGAATATCAGAAGCACCATCACAAGGAGTAGCATCCACAACATAAAGATCATTCTCATATGCGTATGTCATGTCATTTGAGGCATCTTCTACTACCTGATAACCATCTGTGACTCCATCACCATCTGCGTCGTTGTTAGGAGTTGTTGCAGTTGGTGCGTAAGAACAACCAGAGCCACTTGATTCTGAACCAGATCCAGATGTGGATCCGCCAGAAAACGTTGTTGTCTCTGGAACAATAGTCTGAGCTGAAGCTACATATTCAGATGTCTGGAAGGATATAGAAAGAGTTTCATCCAAGTATGTAGAATCTGCAGCTACTATACAACCACCTGGAGAATCTGCATCCGCTCCTATAAGATCCAAACGATATGATGTAAATTCGTCCATGACAATGGACGGAAGAATGCTGATAGTATTTTTATTAAGTGTTATTTCTGACCTAAGAACTTCATTGGTATCAAGATTAGTGAGCAGAACCGTACCAGCGTTAACCGTAGAAGAATCAAGGTTCTTACTTAATGATACATAAAGAGTTATGTTAGGAGAAACATCATTAGAACCATTGCTGGGTACAGATCTTATTATATCCATTTATAGAAGCTCCATAGCTCTGCGTTTTCTTTCTTCACAGTTCAGTTCCTCTTCCAGGCTCTCCATTCTCTTTTGAAGACCAGGAGTAGTATACGGAACCAATTCACCGTCTTTCTTTATAAAGGCCTTGCCATCCTTAAGTAAAAGCTCATCAGAAGCTTCATCATAAGCCTCAGTAGGACCCTCATCTGACTGAGTGGTTTTTATTCTTTCATTAATAATATTAATGTATCTTTCTCTATTCTGATTAGAAATCTCTTCTTCTTTTAATCTCGACAATGCAAAGTCTGTCCAATTCCCATCATTCACTGCATCTATAAAATGAACCAAAGGTAAAGCGAGAACATCTGAAACATTCATAGTTTGTTGAAAATATGGCGTTGGATCAATGTCGCTAATCGGAATTTCATTTTCATTGCTGTTCATATTAGATAGCTCCAATCTGTTGACAAAAAGAAAGCCCACCCGCCGTTTGGCGGGCGGGCTATTGAGGCACCAATCAAATGATTAGTACAGAGCTGTTGTTCCAGGGTCTGCCAGCTCGCCAGATCCAGCCTGCCATGTAAGCATGTTTTCAAGGTCATAATGTTTCGTGACCTTAACATTCTTAGCAACGCGGACTGCCTGTCCCTGGTTAAGAATCGCGATAGCGTATCTTTCGCGGAACTTGATCTTCATGATATCAAATGACGGATCATTCCAACGGTCGGACTGAACTGTTTCGTCAACAATCATGAGACCCAGGTTATTCCGATCACACATAATAATATCTGTCGTATTATCGCTTGTGTTGTACGGAATTGCAGGGCTAACAACGATGTTAAAAGGAACACCAACCAGAGTCGGAACATTGGTGTATGTTGTAGCAACGTTTTTGCCAAGACCTGCGCTATGGCCAACATTGCCGGCACCAAAAGACTTGTTCTCGAACTCAGATACATAACCAACGCCACCCTGGAAGTTCTGGAAGAACTGTCCACCATTACCTGTCATGAACATATGACGCATAACAGGATCTTTAGCAAAGATCAGCCATGCGAGAGGATTCATGATAAGGGTATTGGGAACAAAGCCGGCGTTTACAAGCTGACCGTACATTGTTAGCAGGTCGTCAAGGGTGAAAGCACCATTGGCTGCGCCTGCCGTATCACGACCACTTGTGTTCTGATAGGCATTGTCCGAGTTATCAAAGGATGTCACACCGAGACTACGAATGTGATTAGCAACCTTTGTTTCTTTGTGACGTGCAAGAGCACGACCGCAAGCACGGATGTGCAGGTTCATAATGTCAAACTGAGAATAACGAATGATTTCTTCAGTCAGACGACATGCAATACCGACCTTGCCGATTTTTGCCACAACGCTACCAGCGAAATCAAGAGTAGCTTCCGGATATTCATCACCTTCAGCCATATCAAGATTTAAGCCGCCAAGAGCACCAACAGCCGGCATAACTACTTGCTGACCATTCTGGAAGGAAGCCTTCTGAAGAAGACCGGTCAGAACCTGATTCCATTCCATGGGTTCTTTGACAGTTTTGTCTACCACTCTCTGAATGAGAAATGGCATCTGATCTGCGGATGTAGCAGTATCTTTCAACAGTTCGTTTCTTACCTGCTTGTCCTTCTCAACCATATCAGCATATGTGATACGGGTTGTAGGTTCTTCAGGCAGATAACCGTTATTGTCCCAAACCGATTTCCACTTGTTCGCTCTATCTTCAAGCTTAGCGGCAGGACTAGGTCCGTCAGGCTGATCAACATTACCTGCTTCCTTAACGGCTTTGAGCACGAACTCTTTAGGATCGCTTATAAGATCCTGAAGTAATTCAATATTAGTATCAGGCATTTTTGTTACCTCCAAATTTGCTCAGTTCAAAAGACTTAGACTCTGATAAGAATCATAGCCTTATATTTAGCCGTAGCACCACCGCCTCTAACATCACCGCCGTCCGCAATGGCATCGCTAAGATGTAGCGGGATACCACTTGTTTCGGAACCGGTTAGGTTAAGGCCAGGCACAGTTTCAACCTTATCAAGATTATCAATCGCAGCGATTTCATCGATGCGCATAATCTTACCAACAACATTGTTAAGCAGTTTGTAACAATCTGCTCTAACAACTGTAGCCGTCCAATCAGCAGCCTTAAGCGGCATCCAACGGCCAGGACTTGCGTTATCAGGAACAACAAGGTCACCCTGAGTAGCGTCAAGCTGATTTGCATGTGTAATCGGAAACTCAACGAGATAATCCGTTACAATGCCCTTCTGATTTGTCTGCGGCTGATAGTTCAGATTTCCGGACTGAGCATTCAGTTCCATATTCTGAATCATATCAAAAGCAGCATAACCGATGCAGTAGTTAGCTGCAAGGGTAAAATTAGCTGGATCTGGTCCTGTAGCAACTGCATCACCTGCACCTTCTGTACCACTTGCATCGTACTGAGGTGTACCATAGGTGTAGTCAGTTTCGCTATAAGAAACAGTAGCTGTCGCGCCACAATTAGCAGGAACAATGTTATTCCATGCGTCAAGGGCGATTAGCTCTCCAGCCTTGATAACAATAGGATCACCTTCGATGCCTATCGTTTCCTGGATAGGTAGGTACGGAGCAGGCTTCAAGCTTAGAGCAGGGCGTTCTCCTTTGGAGATTTCCTGCATCTGCTTTCTGCGTACTGTGTACCCATATGCGTTTCTTAGAGTAGCCATTTAAGCGCCTCCTGCTTTGATGTTTGTTAAATTACTCACAATTACAGTCTGTCTTTGACAGACTTGGGAGCTTTATTGTCTGCATCGTCTTTCTTGTCAGGATCCTGATCTCCGGGGTTATCTCCGTCGTTCGTAGGATCTTGAACAGAACCAGCACTGTCAGCAACATTGCTCTTTTGGATTTCTTCAACTTTGTTGTTGAAATCCTTGGTCATATCCTTAATGGAATCGCGCAGCGAATCTACAGATCTAACCTTGAGTTCGTCTTCGAACTTTTTGTATGCTTCTTCGTCTTCAGGAATATCTCCTTTGAGAACGCGTCTCATGGAAATATACTGAAGGACTAGAGCATCCGTAAGCTCTTTCTGGGTATCTTCAGAAGCTTTATTAGCATCCTGCAGTTTACCTTCGAGCTCTTCGATCTTAGCATCTTTCACGGTAACACTACCGCTGAGATCCTGGATCTTATCAGTTAGAGTCTGAATAGTGACTTGATCGCTGCTTGACCTTGTCTGATCGCCTCCATCTTTCTTATCTGGAGTCTGATCTTTTACACTTGTGTCTTTGTCGGCCATATCACTATCTCCTGAGTTAGGATTAACAATTTGGCTATCGTCACCGTTCTTCGTCGAAACTTTGCAGTCCATCTGCTTTGCTTTACGCATCACACACGCCTTAATTTTGCTCTTATCACCAGAGCCCTTATATCTTCCAAGAAGACGTAGAGCCGCAGTAACGTGAGCGCAATCAGGCACAGGGAAAGACCTGTCTGGTCCACAAAAAGTGCTGGACTTTAATGACTCTCTCTGCTTCGTACTCAGCTTCGCATCGGAGAAACTGTCGATAGCCAAAGACTCTTCTACTGTAGGTTCAATGGTGCCACAATCCTGCATGCTTCTAAGGATATTTAGACACGCAAATTCCTCGTCAGTATAATAATCTTTATTATCAGAATCTCCAATACTGTCGTCTGTTTGATCTTCTGGTTTATCATCCTTATCGATATCCTGAGCATCAATGGCTGGCACACTGACGGTCATTTTACCAGTAGGCGATTTATCAGAAAGATCATCAATCAACAGTTCCTGGGAAGTATATCCATCGGTCAACACCAGCGAGTTAATGGCGTCGGCTCTTGGCTTCCCAACACACAACATATTCATAATTTCAGCAAACTCATGTTCATCTACTTGTGAATTCTCGTCCATAGACATTTCAGTGCCAATAACACTGGAATATGATTGGGCGGGAGTATTTACGAATGATACTTCTCTTGGATCCATATCGCCGCAATGTAAGTATGCGGGGAATTTTCTTTTTGTTTTCTTTCCATCCCAGAATATTGAATTCTCATCTATTTTATAGAACTGTCCAATTCTGTGGTCGCAAGGACTGAGGAACGTAGCACCTTTCCAGTCAGCTCCACAAATAGAACATTTCATGTAGTCTGTCATAAACCCAATAGATACAGTAGAATACCTTCCATCCAAAACTTTGTCGATAGCATCTGTGTCTATAATACGAGCGTCAAGAAGAAGTCTTCCGGAGCCTTTACCCTGAGTTTCGCCATTAGCAAGGTCAATAAGAATATGATCAAAATCCCATTGATCTTCTTCGATAAAGGAATCAAAGCTAGCTGCATCTACTCTTCCAATAGCGTCTCTATATTGGTCATGATGAGGAAGCACAGGCTTTTTATAAGGAGTGACCCATTTGTCAACAGACTTATCCATCATTCTGGCTTTGTAAACTCTACCATTTACAAGAGAACCAGTTCTAGATGCATCGATTTTTGATTTGAGATTAATTATAGCCTTTGATTTACTGACACCCTGATCCTTTAAAACATGAGATCGGCTGTCCATAAACTTATCGAACTTATTCTTATCGATAATTTCCGGTTTGATTGAAACATGATCGACAAGCCTGAAGCCTTCATTGCCATCACTCATTTTGGTCTCCCTCTTCACTAACTGTTTTAAACTCGTCATATATACTAGGCAGTTTATCTAATAAACTGATTAAGTCATTGCTCAGGCCATCGAACAAGGCAACGGGATCTACCTCGCCGTCGCTAAGTCTAATTATAATCGAATCATATAACGATTTCAAGAACTTTTCTTCAACTTTATTTGAACAGTCAGAAATTCTTGCTCTTAATCCTATGTCTTTAAGCTCATCTGCGAGCATAGACATATCGTTGTAAATGGTTTGATTAAAGATACTTATAAACCTATCAAAGCTATTCAAAATAAAGGATTTTGCCATAGGCAAATTAATATCAAATTTTTCTTCAGAAAGATTTACAAAGGTATGTTTGAGATTTCTTATTTCTGCTTTAATATTGTTAACTGCAACTCTTGTTTTTGTTGCTTTTGTTCCTGATTGATTTGTCGGCTGTGTTTTGTTTCTTGTCTTATTAGCGGCCTTTTTGGCGGTTGTACCACCAGCTGCTCCAGCCTGAGCAGTCTTGACGCCTGGAAATGTATGCATATATCCATACTTCTTAGCAAGCTGAGCATAGCGCTCCTGCGTATAGACAGCTGTATTCTCTGAGTATAGCTGGCTACGCTGCTTCTCTGTTAGAGGAGGTCTGTTGATATCTTCTCTTAGCTCTTCTTCAGTTATTGCACCGCTTTGATACTGGTTGAGATAATGATTTTCATTAGCTCTTTCTTCTTCTGTGTCAGGAGCATAGAATTTAAAGTGGGCCATATCATCAGGACCAAAAGGCTTACCGCTATCTAAATGGAAGTGTAGTAATAGATACGTATCAAGCGCGTCGCTAATAACATCCTGAATGTCCCAGGCTCTGTCTATAAGAATTTTGTCAATAACTGTTGCGGTATTACCGTGTATACCAATTTTACCATTTCTTCTGGTTACAAAAAGATGGTTTGGTACGTGGAAGCAATAAACCTTACCTGAATATTTTACTATATCTATGTTGTCTTTAGTGATCTTGTTTTGCTTATATTCAGACATAACAACTCTTTTACATCCACTGCCAGGCAGAATATGGGCTCTTATACCAAGCTTCAGGGCCATCTCTTGTATTTGGTCGATCAAGACGTCTGAGGTAGAATAATAAGCACGAGAAGTTCTTCCTTGTCTTTTGTCGGAAGTACCATCTCCTAGCATGGCAGCTTCAAATGCTATTTTAATATGTGTAGCATCTGCGGACAGTACATATTCAGGGAATTTTTTGCTATAGGAATATGTGCCACATTCATCTTGCAAATATAAGAAAAGAGATTTACAATTTATCCAAAATCTTGTAGTATTATCTTTTGGATCCGTATATTCATTAAACTTGAACGGAAGTCTTTCTAGACACTTTCTGATCTTTTGTGTTTTGTTCTCATTGACAACACAGTTCTGCGATATAGATAGCGCGTATTTGTTAGGTACCTTGGCCAAAGTACCTTCGGATACCCAATATCCAAGAAATTCAAACCAGTCTGCTGCATTGATTCTGTCAAATGGTCCCTTGTTCTCGAAACAGTCGTGTCTGCTTGTATACGAAACGTGTGGCAATCTAAAATCTTCTGGTTCTACTCCAGACCAATCTGCAGTCGCCTGAAAGTAAAACTGGTCTGTTTTTATGCTGTCCGCATGTACCTTCTCCCAAGATTTTGTTCCGTCTAACTTAGGATACCCAACCCACATATCATGATCAGGTGTGACACAAGCATCTACATGCTTACCTTTAAAATTATACATATCACCTTCGTAATCGTATAATTTTAATCCGCCTACTGGATAATGATATTCTATCTTTCCAGTATTTGGGTTGAATGTAGCTATCTTGTCATAACTAGTAACCTGCCAATAATATTTCCATCCAGAATCTGTAAGTGTTTGTGTGTCTTCAGAATAGCAAGATCTGTTCGCCGATCCACCACGACCTAATGAAATGCCAGACATACCACATCCAGAAATAACTCTATCTTCGAAGTGCTTTAAATACTTCTCAAGATCTACACCTTCTGTATCATCAATAGCGGCTATAGAATGTCTCTCGGATGTTACCCAGCAACCTTCTGTTGGCATTGCCTCAACATCATCCTTAACATCATCAATTTCAGTTCTACCACTGCCGTCTTCATATACCTCAGCTGGTGCATTATCTGTACCTACTTTATAATGTATAAGTGGAAACGCGTGTTTCGAACAAAGCATTTCTATGAATTCTTCTACTCTTCTGAGTGCTCTAATATCATCGAGAACTGGAATGGCGAATGGCGTGCCTATAAGAAGACCTTTATCAGTCCACTTGATATGCATAACATCATCTTTTTTAAATATTTGTGACTTTGCACCAAAGTTACTTTCATCTCTGCAATGCTTCCATGCAACAAGCTGTTTTCTTCCACTTCTAGTTCTAAAAACTGGCTTCATATTAGCTGGATCAGCTCTGAACATGCCTACTATTGGTTTCAGTCTTTGGCCACGCCATTTGTATGGACGACCTTTAATTGGAAAGTTGTCTGATCTTTTGAATATGATATATGCGTTAGAGAACCTTACTATATCTTTGACTACATCTCTGATGATACCTTTTGTGGATACGCCGGTAAGAATAAAGATCTCCCAAAGCCTTTCTCTTACGTGTTGAATAAAATCCTGGTTCTTTCCTCTTATTGTCCAGCCTCGTTTGACAACCATTTCAATATGTTTTCTAAAAGATATAGCTAGGAAAGATTCCTTATCTTCTGCCCTTCTAATTTCTTCGAAATCATATATCGGATCATCCGCCCAACCATCACTAACACTTCTGCTACCAATCTCCTTCATGCTGTTTCTGATTCTGTTGTTGACCTTGAGATGTACCAGTTGCATCCTTGGAGGAACTTTTTTCTCTGGCTTAGGCTGGGAAGGAGGAACTTCTGGGCTTATGATGTTTGATATGTATTTACGCATATTACCGAACGCACTCATCTGCTGCTCCTAAATTTATTCATGATTTGCTTAAATTTCTGTATTTCTGCATCGGTCATTTTATCAATACAGCTTTGTTTCTGTTCAGCAGAAAGACTTGAGTCCCAGGTACTCTTGTCTCTAATTATATCCATAAAAGAAGGTAAGTCAATACCATTCTCTGTAATTAATGGCTGATCGTCATCAAAAGTATTAAAAGAATTTCTTCCTACTATACTTGAGTCAACATCCAAAGGCTCGCCATATACATTAAGTGAGTCTAGTCTAGATGCTGCTCTAGTAGCTTGGGCAGATTCAAATGAGGGCGAACCAGTGTTCTCTTCAGGATTGGAAGGGCTTTGCTTTTCGTCTCTATTAATAGATAAAGAGTCGTCTCCTGCAGGTAGATCATCCAAACCAAGACCAGTTCGAATATACTGATGCAAATTAGAAGGCGTTGAATCTTCCTGTAGGATCTCATTCACAAAGTTATTAACCGCAACGCTGTAGACCCTTTCTTCAGCATGACACATCTTACCAGACTGCAAGGCATAAATAACTGCGTCGATTATCTTTAACAGCTTTCTTGCCCATTTACGTTCTGTAAGAATGGATATCTTCTTGTCAAAAGTATAGCCTTTGGTTTTAATCTTATCAAGCAAAGTCATAAGCAGGTCTTTAAACTGATTGCGAAGATCTTCGATGCCCTTCATCGTCATGTTTAACATTGCGTCTATAGGTAGACATACAAGCATTCTTTCGTCTATGTTGTCTGCCCAATCAAGTATTCTATTGATGATTGTGTAAAACATTTCATCTATAAGGCCAAGCAGCTCATAAGCCGCAGACTGCTGCATGTCACCCCAAGCTCTTTTATGGAGCTTGGCAAGGAAGCCGCCAAGATCAAAGCTAATGCCATTGGCAAATAATGATACGAGAGAGCGGATTGAGCGTAGTATTGCTGGATCCACACTACCCATAAATCTAACAAAACAGCAAACTAAATCTGCTACAAAAGGATTAGCTGTAATAAAAGCAGCAAGTCTATTAGTAGCTCTGTTATATGTACATGCTTGGAAGCTAAGCGAGTCTAGAAAATCTTCCTGTATAAATCCTACCATCTCTTGTGCATAATCATCATAGTTATCACCATTGGTCATATCAGCAAAGGAATAGCGCGCGGATGTACCAACTTGTAAAGATGGAGGGCTTGTGACATTGCGGCTGGCATAATGAGACTTGGCTTTCTTGATAGCAGGTACAGATATATTTCTTTTACCAGCCTTTCTGGCATGCTCTCTAAATACTGGAGAATATTGCGGGGCTATATCTAATGACTTGTCGATATCTGATGATATATCATATAAGTCAATGTATGCTAGCCACTCATCATAACCTTCTTCATTATGTGTGGCAAGCCACTGTATAGAATAGTCTCTTATGATTTCATAGTCGCCCTCGCCCATTCTGTCCAATGCTAATTCAATAAAAGGGGCGCTTGCATGCATGGCTGGATGATTTGCTAGGGATTGATATGGATTGGGGCTTTGCTTGGCTTGGTTAACCAGCTGAGCGGCCTGGGAAACAATAGAATCTATACCAACTCCAGCCTCTGCTGGAAGGACATATGAATCGCGCATTATCCTTCTAGCATCTTGTTCAGCAAGATTATTAAGAAGCATTTGCATTGCAAAACCAAGAACTATTTGTGCTATCATAGGGCCTAGCTCAGTTCCAGAAGGCATTTTAGGAGCAGCTACAGCGGCCTTATCTGGAGCATCTTCTGTATGCATTATCTTATGAAGAAAGAAAGCAAAAGCCAATGTTCCTCCCTGAACAAGTAATCTTTCAAGGATGCTTGGTCCATTGTCTTTAACTTCTTTGCGGATTCTATCTCTTATGGCTGATGTGCTTGTTCCGTTAGAAGTATTGAAATCAATATCTACTTGAGATATGGTAGAGTCATTCCATAGTCGCATATTGCCATTTATGATTCTATTATCTGCAAAAGGCTCACCTGTAAGATTGTCAATAACATCAAGAGTTATGCCATCAAACTGATGAGCAGCGTCTCTTATGGCACGCTTAAATAGATCCCAAAATATTTTATCTCCAGTCGGGGAGTTTTGAGGATCTTTCCTTGCAACTGCTTCACGCACTTCATCAGAGTCTTCATACACAGGAATAGATAAAACTCTATTGTTATTATCTATTGCATCGATAAGAAAGTCTGTCTTTGCTTTGACACCTGCAAGATTCAGAAACACTTCATCGGCAGCGCGTCTAGGATCTTGATCCTCAGGTATTGCACCAGCAGCCGGCTTTGCAAATCTTGCATCTTTATATTGGCTTTGACCTGGTGTCTCGGCCTTGCCATCTGGATCAGCACCATAACCAGCAAAAGGTGAAACAGAACGCTCTTTCTTATATTGTAATTTTGGTTTCCTATTAATATCTGCCATATTATATCCTTGATCTGTTTGCGATAGCACGCTTTGATGAAACAACGCCGCGTCTTAATTCAATATGAGCTACGTGCTTTCTTCTTTGTGGTTGCGATACTTTACGAAAACTCTCTATCTGAACATCCTGTTTGGTCTTAATTTCTCTTGAGCCTATAATCTCATTTGATATTGATCTGGATCTTGTTGTGGTCGATGCTCCTGTAATGGAATTGTATATTGGAACAGAACCAACATTCTTGCAATGTTTGACATTCTTAATATCCGTGCGATTAAGAAGTATGGCATACATAGCGACCATCCATGCAACTGCAGTATGGTCTTTGCCCTGAGAGTAGACAGGAATACCATTAGGAGTAAACCTCTCTACCTTGAAGTTTCTGATTTGGTCTACTAACATGTTTTCATCATCTTCAATTCTTGGAAATATACACTGACCAATCTCTACTCGTCGCACACATAAATCAACCATCAATGCCTTCGCCTGTTTCTTTACATCACGCTTTGTTATAGGATCTTTGATTATCTCTTTCTCATGCATAACCACACCACGTATCTTCTTTCTTAATCTAAGATCAGGTTTAGCGTTTGCAACTCTCTTCAAAGTTTCAATTTGATATCCACCGGCGCCGGCATCAGCCCATAGCCAATCTGGCATCCACGTTCTATATGTTGTAATGATGTCTTCTACTGCTTTAGTTTGAGTAAATTCCTTGTCGTTAGATATCTTTTTGTCTACAACTTTAAACTGGCCATATTCAGGATCATATTCAACAACAACCATATGAACGCCAATTGGATGCTCATTCCAGTCAACGCCCATTGAATAAATGCAATTTGGCTTCCTGGAACATTGAGCATATGTATAAGACTGCATGCTTTCAACAAGCTTTTTGGTTGGAAAGGCACCTTCTTCAAACTGGCCAAATTCTGCGCAATTAAAAGTCCTTGTATCGTTCCCCAATATGTATGAATGGTCGTGTGATCCAACTGTTATATTGTATACATCAATAGGCTTAGGTAATTTTCTGCGTTTTACTATTGGCATGAATACACCGGAGCCAACGACATTATACTTCAGCCAGTCATCCAATTTGGGAAATTCATTATAAAATCTCTTTGGAATGCGACCCGCAATAGCTTTGCTGATTTGCGCAAGACTTAAGCGCGTTCTCTTGCTTATTTCTTTATGACTCAACTTCTTATCTTTTAATATTCGAGCATACTCAAATCGATTCCTCTTGGCTTTTAAGGCATAATCATAGCACTCAAGATAGCATTTAATATTAAACGCAGCTTGTTCTTTTGCATCGCAATATCTATAGCCTACCTTATTCAAAAAAGCATAAATATTATCAAAGCTATTATGAACATAAAGCGCATAGACAGTGTTATGACATATACCATTATTAGCAGATTTGAATTGTGCTGGATGCGAAGTCCATGTAGATCTTACGCCAAATTCTTTTAATATACTCACCAACCCATCAAAAAACACATCTGCAGACACCCCACGCCGCTTAGACATAGATAAAGATAAAGTGTGCGGCATATATCCGTCGTCGCATGCCTTAGCTGGCATAGATCCTTCCGCTCCAAACAAAGCAGCAATAAATTCTCTCTTAACCTCTAAATCATTGGAACTTGCAATAAAATCTGGTATATTAAATTCTTGTTCTACCTTTTTACCTCTTACGACGCCATGACTTATTAAATCCAATGTAATTTTTTTACTAACATTAACAGAGCATCTTTTGCCGTCGACATGAACTAGTGAGGCTTTTTTGTTTGAGTTATTAATAACATCTTCCAAAACGTTCCCTTTATAGCCAGGATAAATAGTATGTAAGTCTTTAACTATTTTGTCCATATCAGAATAAGATGATGAGTAGAAACTTGACTGATATCTAGTCGAACAACAAGATCCATCGCCCAAGTTGTACCCAACAAGTCTAGCTAAAACCACATCTCTGTCAGACGAATTATATCTTTTATCTCTATACACTGGTAATTCATCAAGGCTTTCAATGGGTGTTTTGGTAAAACTCCTATTAGGAAAGCTATGGTCTGGTGTAGAAACTATATGTCTGTCATTGGGTAAAGTGTATTTCACAACTTGTTTCCTACCAGTATAAGTGGCGCCCTTAGCAACTTCGACTATATTAAAGTTACTATCATATACAAAATCTTCGCAGGTAATGTCTTTTATTTTTTTATCTGCAAGCGTAGTTCTTACTAAAGTATCGCCGCTCAAACATATTTCGTGTTCCCATGCCAGAGTTGAATACATACCTCGTAGCATGTTCTCGGTCTGCTCTGTCCACTCTGGAGAAACCATGGAAGAGAAGTGCCATTCTTTCCATCCGTCTTGCTTGTGAGTGCAGAATTTATAATACTTGGTTTTTCTACCACTAGGAGTAGATGAAACTGATATCTTGGTGTTTTTATTTGAAGCCAGAATAGCAACAATAGCGTCGATATCTCCGTCTGGCAGATAGTCAATCTCGTCAATAAGAATCTCATCGGCATCTTGACCACGAACCTTATCACTCTTACCGCCAGAGTTAATACCTGATGGAAAGCCTTGTATCAATGAGCCATTGGTTAATTCAAGAAGTTGAGGAGATTTAACCCTTCTTTTAACTTTGTTCTTTATGGTTTTAGAATCAGAAATAAACTTGTCTATAAAACCAAAAAGAATATTGATTTGGTTCTGGTATGGAGCAACAATAAGAACGCGATAGTGTTTATTTCTAGACATGTTGTGAAGAGCTCTTAATACCAACATAAAACTCTTTCCTATACGTCTACCGCATCGCAGTACTGTCTGTCTGGCAGAGCATGCGAGCATGGTCTCCTGATACCACCTGGGTGCTATGTTGAGTTCATATTTAGCCCATGTAGAAGGATTAGATAAAACAGCTAAGGCTTTCTCTTGAGGAGACATGCCATCACATATATATCCTTCTTGTAGTCTTCTATCTCCACGACACAAAGGAGGAAATGGGTTCTTTATCTTACCTTCATCATACAGCTTTCTGTACATCGCTTTGCATTCTTTACACATATCCGAAGAATAGGGGTCGGGTCTTTCAATCTGCACTTAAATCACGCTCCAAGGAGTATTAATGTTAGTATTATTATTTTAATTTTAATTGTCATCGGTTAAGTCCGTTAATACGGCCAGTCATATTGTCGGAAGGAATTGGTCTTTTGGGAGGTCTATGATATTGAGTGGCGGACTTCGTTATTCCATGTGAAAGAGCCGCGCCAATGAGACCACCAGCAATAGACCCGGCTTTTATTCCACGCCCTCCATACTTTGCCAAGCCTATACCAGCGCCAATCAATGCGCCGCCAGTAGCACCAGTGCCCATAGCAGCTGCTGTACCAGCTCCAAGCATGCCACGAGTGCGCATGTCTGCATCTTCTGTGGTTATTCCAGTATAAGCACCGGCTAGGCCTCCGACAGCAAGACCAGCAGCGCCTACGGCGAATGGATATACTGTGTTATGTAAAGCATTGGCTAATTTTGCCATGTTAAATCAAACTCCAAATCTTCTTCTAGCTCTTATAATTTTCATTCTATTACCTTCCATAATCTTAGTAGCTGCAGTGCTGAGTGGTTTTTTGATTGCTGGCGGCAGCTGTGTAACTGCTTCTGCCAGCATTTCTCCCATAGCCATACCGCCTCTAGAGCCAGACGAACCACCCTTAGCGCCAAATTCTGCCAGCATTTCTCCCATAGCCATACCGCCTCTAGCGCCAGCACTACTGAATCTTCCAGCTCCTTTGGGTCCAATTCCTCTGAGTGATTTAAATCCACTACCTCTATATAAAGCATATGCAGTTGCAGCAGGTAAGGCAACTCCACTGACCATAGTGCTTTGTTGGTCAAACAAATTAGCTGCAGCGCTAACACCCATGAAACCAGCACCAACTTTCGCGGCAGTGCCTATACCTTTTCTAAATGTCATTAAGTCACGCATCGTAGCACCATTGGTAACACTCTGCATTCCACTCCTAACAGTTCTCAAGTTGGAGCTAAATGCTTTACCAAGCCCCATTTCTGTTGCGGCGCTTAACCCGCTCATAAAACTACCAACTCTTGGCATGATACAATCCTCCTATCTATGAAATGCGGCGGCTTCTTGGCCAAATGCACTTCTAAGGTTTAATTGTGTATTTTGTATTTCCTGAACAGCAGCTTGTCTCATTGTAGCTGCTTGACTTGTATCATAGAATGCCGGGGCCATGTCTACTCTTGTCATACTAGTTATTTCTTGACGACCCTTCTCTATCATGGAATTCATGAATCCTTGGTGAGCACTGAATCCTATATTGAAACCAACAGCGCCACGACTCATTGTCATATGCATGAGTCCGCGCATAGCTGTAGAACCAGCTAGAAGACCTACTCTACCCCATCCAACCTCTGCGGCTAGTTTTTGAGTCCTACCAGTAAGAAGGTTCCATGGATTTAGTACACCACGACCAATCTTGGCTGCTGCTCTGGCTGACGCATATTCTGCAACTCCCGTAGCTCCTTTCTCGCCAAGCTTAGGAGCAACCTCCCAGAAAGCTTCGCCACCCATCCCTGCTATAGACTTTTCGAAGAATTGAGCAAGAACGCCACGTTGTCCAAGATATCTAGCAGCAGACTCAGCTCCAAACCTGTCTACGTTTTGACCAAGAAATCTGCCCGCTGCTTCAGCACCCTTACCTGTCCAGAACCCACTTAGGCCAGTATAAGCTCCTTTGTAGCCTATGCCGAATGGAACTCTTGCACCAATTACACCGATGTCTCTAACAACGTCCTGTGTGACATAATCGAGCATAAACCCGGTGACAGGATTGCTACCTTCAGTCATAAATGTGCCTTGTTGCCAATCAAAACCGGGCATATCATACTCCAGTCAAATGTCCATTAGACCTATTCGCTCTCATTCTGGGTCTTCTGCGAGAGTGTCTTACGCCATAACCCTGTATATTGGATTTGATGGCATGGTCCTTATCCATTATAACGCTAAGTACTTGTCTTTCAAGACCTCTTTTAGAATTTATTGGCGGATTTCTTCTTGGAACTGTGTGCATCATGTTTTGTGCGCCAAGATGATCTCCAGGTCTTGCGTTCTCCATATTGACAGCTCTTCTGCCTGCATCTTTATATTTTGCAGTAACTTGCGCATTTTTATTTGCATTCGAAGCATTGGCAAGATGCGCTTCAGTAACCCTTGTGATATTACCATTAGGCCCTTTTGTTTCAAAAAGATCTGGGTCAATCATTTTCTTCCCGCGAGGAAGTTGCATCTCGAACTCAGGTACTTCTGCAGTAAAAGGACCAAATCTATGACCCATATCTCCAACAGGCATATAGCTATTAATACCATAGTCGACCTTTTTCTGAGGAACAGAAAGACCGACGTCATGTAAATATGTCATTTCAAGAGCTAATGGATTTGTCTTGCTGGTATTATCCATCCACTTCTTATAAGAACCATCAACAAAGTCTGCACCAACCTCTGCTTGTTTGACGCTCATGTGAGCAGCTATATCCATCTTAATAAGATCTTTATGCTTGCTTACGTTGTATAGCTCTTCAATAATATGAGGAGCGTAGTAATTTTGTGGTTTGGCCCTGGCCGCGCTGACATTGAATTGACCCCAGGCATCTTTGATAATTTTTGCTGGATTGTTTCTGGATCCAAATGGAGTATTGGCCTTGCGCATAGGACCTGAATATCCATATTCGCCCATACCCTCTATTTCCATATTGTCAATATGCTGAGCTGGAATAACGTTGTCTTCCTGACCAAAAAGATAGTCGGCTCCAAACATCATACCAACACCAGCTGCAATAACTCCCGGTATCTTATATCTACCCATTGTATCCATTACTGATTGGAAGCCTTTGCTGGAAGTAACGGATTTGATTTTGGTTGTGACGGGGTCTATAATACTGGACCTGGCCCAGTCCATCTTTGGGCTTGCTGTGCGTCCGCCGTGAAGTACAAGATCAGATACACCGCTAAGCATATCGGATCCATGTCTAAGGCCAGTCAGATTAGCAAGTTTGTCTATCGCTCTTGGTTCGCCTTCCAGTCTTTTTGCAAATGCGTCTTGAGCAAAGCCATATCTTTGACCATAGGCCATTCCTGTCATAGCAGCCGCCCCAAGAAACGCACTACCCATCTGGAAGGGATGTCCTTCTGTAGGCTCGGCATCAACTACATCAGAAACATTACTCTTGAGAGAATAAAGTGTTGATGTTAAGGCTAAGCCGGCAGCTGCCATATAAGGCAAATTCCTTCCAACATTCTTAAGCTTCATCATCTCATGAGCACTTTTGGACAGGGTCATTTCCATTCCTGGACCAAAAGAAGAAGCTAATACAGCTCCACCAAAAGCTCCTGCGCCCATCGAAGCAAGAACATCTACCTGTTCAAATACACCCTGATCTTGCTCATACTTCGTGTACTTCGAATACATCTGGTTCATATAGTGCTCTGCCTCAGAGCCCATCATGGACTTCATAAGCACAGCGCCACCCATCATACCTGCAGTAAGCCACCCTATCTTACCAGTCATACCCAACTGATGAGATGTAGCCTTAGCAAATGTCTTGCGCTCTATATCTCCAATAAACCTCTTCGCTTGATCCGGAGAGAATGCCTTATCCATATTAAAGGCATCTACCTGCTCAAGCTGTTCTGCTACCTTCTGTACAGCTCCAGGCTTCCTAGTGTGGTAAGCCTGCTTCATCTGCCTACCGGCACTAAGTAGAGATTCTCTAAATCTTTGTATCTGCTTATCTGTAAGATCTTTACGAAGATTCTTGTTAAAACCTTTGATGTGGTAATCTACGACCTCTTCCATCCTATTTGTTTTTCTTCTCTTATAATCACTTACCTTCCTATTCATACGTTTGAAAGAGCCACCTTCCCTGGTGTCGTCAGGAACCCACTCCATGGTAGTAACTTCATGATATGGACCTCTAGGTCTATCTGGATCCCAATCTCTAATCTCTACCTCATCACCACCAATAATAGTACCAAATTCCTGGAGAGCTTGCTTTCTAGCAGCATTAAGTCGAGTCATAGGGTCGGCATTAATCTCACCCAATCTCTCCAATATCATTCTATATCTATTATTTCTTTCAAGATTAAGCTCGCCACCTCTACCTTCTCTAAGCAGCCTGCCTATCTGAAGCATGTCTTCTACATATGATTCTGTAAGAAGAGCATCAGCGCGTGATCTGTGAAGCTCCTTCCGAAGGAAATCAGGAAGAGGATCGCCTATTGATTCGTGGTATCTGGTAAGAGCGTCTGCATAGTGAGACAAGCTTAAACCAGCCATGCTCTGTGTATTACGCCACTTATATAAACCTTTTCTTCCAAGCTGTTCCTGCGCCATACCAAACACGGAACGACCAAGATCCATACTGTCAAGAACCTTCACCTTATTTGTCTTTAGATCAGCATGCCTTGCCCACTCATCAAAAACATTACCCCAGGCATCATTAGACCAATTTCTCATCGCTTCGAACTTGGCATTGTGAAGAGCGGTGGAAGTAGTGTATATTCTTTGCGTGAATATATCGTCTGATTTTGATTTGGCCTGGCTGTATGAATGCAAGTATCGTTCTTTCAGTTCGTTATAGAAAGTTTGGCTGGTTCGGCCGGCTGCCATTCTAGATTCAAACTGAAGGTTGTGAACGATTATTGTCTTGCCTGATTGATCCGCTGCATCAAAAGACTGCTTCAACCAGTCATCCCAATTCAATCCCTTGCCGGTGTGAAGCTCATTCATAAGGTTCTTTCTTATTCTGTCAATGTCACCAGCGCTCATTTTCTGGCCAGTCATAGCAAGCACATCTTTTGAAGCCTGAGTAAAAATACCTTCCCCACCATGCATAAACTCATTTAGGGCTCTATTGGAAGGATTTAGTTGTGGATCAAAATACGCGGCTATTTGTTGCGCAGGCGTCCCGTTCCTAATTGCCTCAGGGGCAGTTTTCAAAAATTGCCGCAACGTTTCACTTTTCAGGAGGTCTACAGGACGCCCTTCATACACCATGGGCTTGATTCTTTGACCCATGCTGTCTATAACCTGCTTAATGGCATCCTCTTCAGATAAGCCTGGTTGTAATATTGGACGGGATGGTTTTATGTTGAATAGCTTTTCAGAGAGATAATCATAATCTACACGCCCTTCGGCATCAAGCTTTTGTCTGAATAGGGGAGTACCTATGGTTTCAAGATATGCCTCTTCGCTGAGCTCTGAAACGCCTGGGCTTACTATGGCGCCCAGCCAAGGAGGATCCTTTCTTGGATCCAGGCCTCTGGTTTCAAGGTCAAGATAAGTACCCATACGGACAGCTTTGATAACATTATCAAACTCTATCCCTTTGTACCCTGAACCAACATGGAATGTGGAGAAAGGGGTTTTAAGATCGTGCGGATTTATTGTGCTGTGAATTCCCTCTGAAACAAGGCCTATACCGTAATTCTCAAGCTTGCTTGGTTTAAGACCCGGCGGATCCTTCAGTATCCCCATCCGCTTCAGAATGTTCATCACGTTTCTTGTCTGGTTGTTCATCAGCTACCTCTGTTTCAGCAAAAGAAGCGGCGCCCTCTATATAATCTTCAGAATCGCCTGAAAGTTTATCACCTGCAGCAGCTCTTGCTTTTCTTGTGGCGAGAAGAGAGTCGTGAAGTTTCTCTTCTGTTTTGATCATATTTTGGACGGCGGTTATTTTATCATTAAGCTTCTCTGCTTTGACTGGCTTACCTTCTTCGTCTATACCAATAACCACTTCTTTTACAACCTCTGGATCATTAGCTAGTTCCATGGTTGTTCTTCTCATAAGGATTTCAAGAAGTGTTGAATGAGAAATAGTGCGCAGATCTGGAGCGTAAAGTTTATCGCCAGGTTTATCTGCAATACTGGCGGCCATATCCTCATCCCATTCTTCCATGAGGTAGCTTTCAAGAGGACATTCTGTAAATGGTTCAATATTAACGCCGGATTTAATGAGAGGGCATTGTTTAGCGTATGGGCATTGCTCGCTTGTGCAAAGCATGGGCGCTTCTCTGGAGGCTCCTTTCCGTGCTTTCACAGCCCACTTAGCAAGTGTTTTCCAGGTTTCAGCTGGTAAAGTTACTGTTCGATCAGGGCTTATTTTATCTACGAGTGATTGAAGCGGCGCGAGTTCCTTGGGAAGCTCGCTGCTGTTGTCTACTTCGATCATTTCTATAGGCTTGGATTCTTCTTCTGCCGGTTTGTTCTTACATATCTCCTTTTTAATCTCTTCAGGATTTTTGTCTGATTTATAAAGCGCGCCCTGCATATTAAATTTCTTCATAATATTTCATCCAATCCAGGAATATCAGCCTCTGCTATTTCCTTGCATAAAGTGATGTAGTCTTCACAGTCTCTGCTTGTGGGCTTCTTACGTGCTCTGTTAAGAAGATCGGGGCGGTGGGCTCTAAGAAGCCTGGCTATATCATCGTTGTTTGACCATAAAAGCCTGAATATGTCTGCTGTTTTATCTTTCATTTGCCTGATCTCGACCTCTGTAATTCTTCTTTTAGCTTCTTAATTTCCTGTTCCAATCTCTTAAGATTGCTGTTGGTGTTATCAATGACAACAATAAGGCGGCTTATTTCACCCTTTAGGGTGGTTATCTCAGTAACATTTGTTAATTCAGTGTCATTAATGTGATCAGTTATAGCGGACATCTTCTCATTAAAGCCATCTTTAAGAATGGCATTTGTACTGGCATTGGCCTTGTACAAAGTAATTATCGCGCCAACAACAAAAAGAATAATAACAACAAGATTTCTGTTAATGGCCCGATTATACGAGCCGCATTCTTTTTGGGTAACAAACTTATCATCATTAGTAGGGCGGGTCATGGTAAGGCTCCTTCAAATTTTGTCTATAAAATACAATTCGCACTTATTGAACTTCATTGTATTAAAATAATCCCTAAACAATTTATTCATATCGGATGTGAATTTTTTATTCTTCATTTTATGACCATGAAATTCGATTGTAAGCTCGTCTACCATGTCAAAGCACCCGTTATCAATCATCTTTGGAAGAACTTCATATTCCGCGCCTTCTATATCAATAACAAGGACAATATAATCATCTTCTTTACAACAGGCCCTGAACCATTCATCAAAGTCTATTGTGGACGTAACCGCCGTCTCATTCACTCTAACACTCTTCTCACAGATAGTTGACCCCTTGGTCGTCTTATCTATCTTGATTTCCATTTCAATATCATTTTCAGTCCATACGGCTTTGTTATAAATAGTGCGCTCGCCTTGAATACATACCACTGAACTGTTAAGGTCTGCAATGATATTAGGATTAGCCTCAAAAAGGTGATACTCGAAGTTAATGTCTTTGTGTTGCTTATAAAACCGCTTTGCTGACCTACCTCTGTTTGCTCCTGCTTCTATATATAAACAAGCCAATATTGTATTCCTCCTGTTAAATCAATCAGTAGTAATTATAGCATAATTGGTTATGAATTCAATTGTAATAATAAAATATTCAAGAATAACACTCAGGGAGTGTGAAGTGTATATTATATATATTTTTGGGGGCATGAATAGGTTGTTATGCGGGAGTGTATATATGCGGTACCGGGGGGTCTTTCTTGAAGTTTATCTATGATGAACAGTAGCTCAGCTACTAGGTTGCATTTTTATGTAATGGGGCGGCGGCGTCTTGGAGTGTTATTTTTAAGAGGGGCGGGCTTGCCGTCAAGCTCTTGTTGACACGCTGCAGCAGCACTATGTGCATATTATATATATAATTTTCAAGGGTGGATAATTCATGAAACACAAGAGTGGAAGAAAATATAAGGTCTTAAGGGTGGAAGATTTGTAAGACACAAGGGTGGATGATGGTTGATATTTCTCGGTACTTATGATGTGCATTGGTCGATGCACGGTACCGGGGTGCTTATAGAGAAAGAAAATAAAAACTTTTAGCCCGATGGGCAAAGGAGATCATTATGTTGATCACAAATCTTAATGCAGTGAAAGATAGCAACAATGTAGCAGTAGAAGGTAAGTTTTTTGACAGCTCCACGGGGTTGGTGGTTGGTGATGTAGTAAGAGATATACCTTCCTTGGAACATGTGTATCAGAGATGTATATGGTGCAACGGGCGTGTAGTTGAGTACAAGGTAAGAATTATTGACGATTACGACGGTGATTTCTACCATGAGTCATATGTATACCTGGTGATTAGCAATGGTACAAACAGACAGATAAGGAGGGTGCTTGGTGGGATGAATGAATTTACCAAGCACAATAAACCAGAAACAACAGTGTATATGTGATATGTATGAGCGCCCTGGTATATGGCGCATATATAAATAGTATACCTTTACTATATAGGCTTCCTTATATAAGGCGGTCTATATAGTGAATGGTGATATATAGCACTGTATCATCAGTACTAATGGGTGTGTTGCTCATTAGTATATATTAATAGTGCTTATATGGAGGTGTGATATGGAGTATATAATAGCGTTTGTGGTGTGTCTGTGCATAGGTGTATTGTGCACGTTCGTAATGAATTGTGAGTGGGGCAGCAGTGTGATAGATGATATTCATGCATACGTAGAAAGGATAGCATGGGTTGGTGCTATGCTGTTTGGGGCAATTGTTGCCCTGCAGTGGGTGTGCAACACAGCAGGAACATTTATCTAAGGAGGTGTATAGTGAACAAGCCAAAGGAGTGGCTCAAGGAAGTATGTAAGGGACTACTGTTTGGAATATGTGCGTGCATATTCCTATACGTACTACTGGAGTACGTATATCCGTTAATCCATAGTAATTAAGGAGAGTATTATGAGTAGAGCAGAACAGATTAAGAGGATTGTTGATGAGCACAATATGCGCGTGCTCAATAAACACTATGCGCGTAAGTCCGACACTATTGGGTATGGTGTAGAAGCCCTTATTAAGGGTAATGTGGGTACTTATACAACAAGGTCTAATAGGTAGACCTTATATGCAGTGTAAACAGGTAGTACATAGGGCGTATATGTACTACCCCTTATATAGGCAAGGGCCTATATAGGGCCTTCTATATACGCTATTGCCCAATAGGGCAGAAGGAGAGTTAGATATGAAATTGGGAGACATGGCTCAGTTCAAAGAAGCGATCATAAGCAGCATGGATAACAAAAATCAGAGCATGGCTAAGACCGTGCTCAAGTTGGAGGAAGAGCTCCAGAAAAAGGAGAAGGACTTGCGCCAGATGCAGAGGGAGCGCAAACACCATCAGGAGTTTGTCAGAAACTTCGAGGTTTATAGCGAAGAGACCAAGGAGTTCATCGACCAGTACGTTGAGATCATTAAGGATCTCGGCAAGGACATCGGTAAGGCCAAGAACGAGATCAATAGTCTGAGGAAGCGCCTCGGACGCTAGATCTTAATTCAATGACAGGCTATATGGTTAGTGGTCGCTATATAGCCTGTCTCTTATAACAAGACCACCCTTTTAAGGAGAATTAGTATGAAGTGTAAGTTAAGCAGCAAAACAGTCTATGCAGGAGATCTTGGCAGGACAGACATGCCTGCAGATTTCCCTGTGTCATTGTCGACTAAGACAGTGGGTAGAGGCAGAGAAAAAGGCCTCAGAGAAAAAGTCATTAACGATATCGTCTGGAATATGGTCAAATGGGACCTTGTTCCCGATAATAATCTCGGCCTTAAGACTCAACCTAAGTGGTTTGAGTCATCTCAGGCGATGGTTGATGGTCGCATAAGAGTTAAGCATCTTAGAAGGATACTTTGGATGCTTAATGAAAGTCTCAGGAGGTTAGCGTACTGGGATAGCAAGACGATCAACGTCATCATTGCTAGAACCGTAGATGGGTTGATTCATGGAAGCAAAGACGTATGGAAGAAGGTAAAAAAGGAAGCGGCAAGGACAACCTTAAATAAGCAGAAGCAGTCTATGCTGCCGATGCAGTATCCAACGGCTATTTACGGCAGCGACCTTTCCGCAGAGACAAAGAACGAGTTCAATAAAGCATACGTTCTTTCAACATGCGAGTGGGCGCATAAGATAGACAATATGCGGCTCACGCCAGAATGGGTAGCCAAGAATCTGGCTCATTTCCCATTCGAGATATCAGTCGACGACGCAGTGGCCTTCTATGAGTTCAATAAGGAGATGAACAGGCTTATGGATGCGCCGTACAAGAAGAATCAGTATGCAACAGCATTCGGATCATATCCAATTGCCTGGAGAGAAGACGCTGAGACTCTAGAAGAAAATGAGCTCAAGCTTGAGTCTTCCGATGATGAAATCATGGCGATTGGTGTTGCTATGGCCCATGAAGGCAAAGGCATCAAGGGTATGATGATATGTGATGAGACCCTGCCGCCAAATACCATTGTGGTGGACGAGCGCAACATAAAGTTCACAGGATGCAAGAAAGACTTTATGGCGTTGGTTGTTGGAACGCACAAGTATACCCTTGGTCTTGCAAGCAAGAAGACCATAGATAATATAGAGCGATGGACTTCATCGGACTGTGATGGAGACACACTTACACTCCACGTAATCACAGAGGAGATGAAAGCGCGTAACGCAGAGATGCTCAAGAAAATATGGGGCATCGATCCTGAGTATGTCGAATGTGGAGCTGCGGCATTCAGAGTACCAATAGGCTCTAGTTCTGAAGTCATGGGCCTAACTGTGATAGACGAGAACGGAAATAAACATAAGCCATTCTCATGGACTCAGGATATCTCTCAGACTCCAGAAAGAACATTGGACGATGAAGATCCAATGAAGCTGGAGATCGACTTGTCGAAACCAAAGAATGAAGCCTTGCGCGAGCTTGCACATCAGCTTATCGACATTCATTCTGGTCTCACAATTGGCGGTGTTGATCTTGTGCAACAGTGCCTGTCTTTGACCAATGGGTTTGACGATCCAAAGTTGATCAAGGATCTTGGTTATATCAAACACAAGGTCATTGATAACAGACCAGTATCGAAAGACGAGAAAGATCTGGTCGCATATGGCTACAAATTGATTGATAAGTATGGCAAGCCGGAAGTTTTCCCTAAAAAGCTTCTGGCCTACGAAATGGCTGAGAAATGCAAGCTGACAAAGTTCCTGAATGGCTTCGACAAGATTCAGGATGAGCTTGAGCTGGCCAAATACACTGATACAAACATGGAGGCCAAGCCACCGTTCGATGTAAACGCGTTTGATATCACTCCAGAAGGAGAAGATCTCTGGGCGTTTATATGGGAATCCAGGTCCAATACCATCAGAAATGTAATCGAGATCAAGAAAGACCCTGAGCTAACTTCGGATGACAAGGATAAAGAAATCAGAAATGAGTTCAGAGCACTTACTGATGAGATCTTGGATTATGTTGAAGCGCTGGACAACCCTCTCGATGTCATCGGGTCTATGATGCGCATCGCCTGGTCAGAGAAGCCTGACAAGGGTAAAGTGAAATGGTGGAACGATGAAGGAGTTAGAACGCGCAATACGTTCTTTATCACCATTCTTGGTAGGTATATTGGTGATATCCAGTCACGCTTTGCTGTTGATGTTGATGAGTCCTATGTGCCTGATGGATTTATTGACGTGAGGGGATTCAAGGGTCAAGTAAGTGACCTGCAAGGAGTAGAACTGGAAGTGCATGCTAAGCCAGAACGGATTTATCGTAAGTCCGACTGGTACAGTGTGGAGCTGCACAAGGACGGCAAGCAGGCTGGCTGGTATGTCAGCAAAGAAGAAGCAGTTCTCAATATGGTCGGCCAGAAGGTCGTCCTCTAACCATTTATGCAAGGAGAGAAAGAAATGATTCTTACAATAGATAATGTTCGCATTGAAATACGTCGCCTGTCAAGACAGAAGGCATTTGTCCGTCACAGCAACGAATACGGGGTATACTCAGCAATGAGTATGCCCCACGGGGTGTGCAGTGGATTTATCAAATCCATACAAGCCGCACCTACTGCTGACGATAAGATGCGTGTCAGCAAGCAGTTAACAGACATGGGTGACGACCCGAGCAGATGCATTAGAGAGTTGTTTGCAAGAGGGAAGAAGAGGGAAGGCATCACCAAGTTCCGGGAGAGACTTGGTGATAAACAGATACCTGTTATCCAGCTGGTAAATGGAGAGTATTACCTGCTTTATAAGATGGCGGGTAATACCATGAAACTTCTGGATAAGGAAGGCAACAGAGTATCGTTGCCATACTGCAAGCACAAGGTAGTGACCAAGAGGGTGGCCAAATACTTTAACAAGCATCACTATGTTAAGGTAGAAATAAATGGCGCGCCCTTTGTATTCTCTTGTACCACAGGCAAGAGAGTAAAAAGCGAGAAGATCCACCAGCTTTTCGAAGGAGGTGCTGAATGAAGTCCTTCAGAGATGAGCTTAATGATTATATGAAGGAGAACGCGGGGAAGATAGGATCCCTGTGTAGTAATTGCGGTAAGATATACATAAAGGAAGTCTCCCGGTGCCCAAGGTGCCGGGGGATGACCACCCATTTCAAGGTAGGTACTCCGTAACCTACCCCAAGCTCCGGTTCCAATGCCAAGCAGAGTAAACCAATGAGCAAGCCGACTCCGCGCCGGCAGTAACTACATCTGCCGGCTCGCGGTGCAAACTACGCACCGACAAAGGTCGCTACGCAAACTACGCGTAGCATTGTTGTATACTCCGTTCTAATATCTTTTTATAATGAATCTTAACGCTAACAGTATATGACGGTAATTTTTACGGGATTGTACTGACAGTCCCTATGGCGTGAATAAAGAAATGGCGCGCCAGTTCACAACAACCATATTTTAAGGAGTAATCTAATGAATGAACATGACCAACCGAAGATTGATGAAATAATCCGGGCGCTGGTTGAAGATACAGAAACCGCCACCAAGGTAGTAGTGGCAATGTGTGGTGTTGATGAGGAAGTGGCGCGGGATTACGTTGAGGGTTACTGGGTGTGGCACGAGTACAGCCTGGCTCTCGACTACGCACAGGCTGAACTGGATAAAGCCACACATAAGTTCGACAAAGCGTGTGAAGTCCTCAACAAATTCTTCAAAGATAACCTTTGTAAAGGAGATAACTAATGGATAACATATGCGCGGTTTGTAGTAAGCCACTCTCAGATGATGACAAAGGCGTCATCCGTGAGGAGTATGGGGATTTGTTTGAGCGGGCGGATTTCTTTGGAATGAGCTCGCTCACAGAGTCTGAGCAGTGCATAGTGGACTACAGGGTTCACTATGATTGTATTGATGGTTTGGAGTGAGCGCGGGCTCGCTCCAACCTTACCTGTCTCAATCCCTTATAGATCAGGGAAGGTCTTTGTACTTAACCCATTTGAAGGAGAATGTTATGAGGTCAACATTACCAGACAGGCTACCAACACTAAACATCAGGTGCAGGCACTGCAAAGACCGCATATTCGGGTTCGTGTGCAGGTTTTGCAATGACTTAATTGTAGACCAGTGCAAAGAATGTCACATGGAAATTGCCCATGGTGTTATTTCTGATAACCAGAGAAAGGAAATATATTATATTCCTCTCAGAAGACCTGAAATACCATTGGACTTTGATAAGGTGGTGAAATTTATTGAGGATAATCAGCCTCATATGGCATGAACCATTTTAAGGAGAAATGTTATGAGAACAAGAAAGTCGCGGGACCAGAGGTACAAAGAGGCGATTGAGTGTAACATAGCAAACGCCAACCGTCGTAATGATGACAAGTACAAGGGCGATAAGCTCGAAGACGTAAAGACAGCCCTTGGAATCAGAAAAGACGACCCTGAACACGACCAAGCTGTGCTACGGATAGTACAGGGATAGTGTGTTTTGGGTTTTGTTTGTTGCGTGGTTTCATTACTACGCTATACCCTACAGTACCGTGTGCGCAAAACCAAACGTAAGCGACACGTGCTAAGAGTATAACAGACAGACACTTAACGGGTACAGTCCATTCTGTGCCCAAACTTAACTTAACGCCCTTCATTGGGCAGAAAGGACGCTAAAATGCGCCCGATTATCGATATGACGCAGGGATTTAATGAAGTTCTGGAAGACGCCGTGCCTGTTAAGCTTGTAGGAGAAAGGCACGCAATCTACGTCGATGTGAACAAAGTCGATGAAATCAAGGGTCTGGCAATCATCAGTGGTAACGCCACCCGCAAGAAGAAACTCAACGAGCTGTGGGGCTTCGTTAAGAATAACGTCGCTCCGTACAGCGATTATGAAGTCGGTGTTGACGGTAAACGTCAGTACGACATCAAACGCGTTGAGGTCTTCGCGGTGGATAACCTGGAAGAGGTAGCAAACGGGGAAGCTCCCAATGTCGTCGCTTCTGCTGGTGACCCTGAAAACAAGGGACGCGCTCCCCGCACACCTACTCAGGTGAGCTCACGGCGCTCCCGTCGTCAGACCAGTGAAGTTCCTTCAGGTGCCAGTGACTTCGTATCTAACGAAATCTAAAGCACTTACCTCGGTGTAGGGTTGCTCCTAATGGGGCGCCCTACGCCTTTATTTGGAGATAATATATAGCCATCCACATAGTGGGTGCCCATATACTCTCTCCTGGTACGTAGGTGGTAATGACTTGTGATCGTTACCATCTACGTATTTTATAGCAATAATCGACAAAGATAAAATGCAATACCCTCGGGAATTGGAGAGAACACCAGCAATATTTGACAAGGAGAGTAACATGAATCTGTTCGATGTAGCTAAAGGAAAGAAGGAGCACGCCGCTGCTCGTCTGTCAATAGTACCCCACCTGGAAGTAGCGGCTCTGGCCATGAGTCAGATAGACAACGCCCTAAACCGCATGGAGGAAGCTGAGAAGTCTGGTGACAAGGCAATGCGGCTCCAATTCAGTTTCGCAATAAACAAGATGGTGAGGGTGTTCAAGGACGACTTCAACATCAACTACAGAATCTTCAGGCGACTGATGAGTCGCTTTGATGATGATGCCAAGGGCATCTACGCAACAATTGATGAGCTTCAGAAGAAGCTTGAATCAGTATCGTGACATTACTTATAATAAGTAGGTTATATGTAATATTCCCGTGTGTACTTACGTTCGTATACGGGTTCACACACCAACTTTATTTTAACAGGAGACAAGCATGACAAAGCGTGAAATGTTGCATCAGAAGTGTCAGCGTCTGGTCAAAACAAACAAGGACCAGGAGAAGGCGTTGACAGAGCGAAACCAGACCATCTCCGAGCTCCAGAGCAATCTGGACACCAGCCACAAAACCATCGCTGAACTCAAGAAACAGCTTAGCGAAACTCAGCCCGATGAAGAGATCGCTGCTTGCGATTTGGATTCGAAAACGGCTGAGTAGGTAACTCAGAGCCTACGAGAGGATACGGACAGCGTACTCAGTACTAACTGAGGTGTACATCCGGAATAAACGCCGGTGGCTGTACGTGGCGAACAAAGCCTCTCACCTGATGGGAATTTCACAACGTCTGGAATGATTCGTTAAACGTCTCAAGGTAGGACTATTAGCCCCACCTACAGTCGTAGATTTATCTCATCAGAGACTACACCCAGAGAGATACGCTAATTGCGTGGTGGGAAGAAAGTCTCTCACCTTTCCAATTGCTACCCTTGGGCGTTGGATCGTAATAGAATCGGGGGCGGTAAGGTGACGACCACAACAGTCACCAATATGGTAGCAAGCTCTCAGAGAGGGTACGTACAGCTGGGCCAACTCTAACATTGGAGGCTGACGTGGAGCAAGAAAGCCCTCTCCCCTTTATTAACTTGAGAGGGTATGTCAGGGGATTGGTGTAGGAGGCGGATGGCGGCTAACCTCTTCCCTCTCATTTTACAAGTGGAAAGGGTATGAAGAAGAGGCACAGCAGAACCAGGAACCGCTTCAAACGGAGCAAACGCAAATAGGGTATTCTACGACTCTGATACACTCAAGGACATAATTGAGAGTGCTGGATGGTATGTGTCAGCCACCTGCTTCATTAACCTCATCTACAAGATCCCACAAGGCTTTCATATTGAACTCTTTAGGTTCAGAAAACCCTTGCTCCCAGTATCTTACGGTACGCCACGTAACACCAACGCGCTTGGATATAACCCATTTAGTAACACCTTTGTTGAGTAAAATATGCAGCGGCTCTACGACGGAGGGTTGTATCCGCCGTATACCTATGTCTGCCAGTTCTCTTTGTTCGCTATTGGTTTCTTCTTGATTCTCTTGCATTTCTTGCTCCCATGCTTAAGTTCATAAAGTTTTTCTTGCCTGTCTCGCTGCAGTCTATGCTTATTCCTGATAATATCCCGGTAGCGAATTCCATTGACCTCAACAACATCATGACAATCTTCACACAATGTTATTAGATTCTTGATGTTATTAGTACCTCCTTCAGAACGGGGTTTCAAATGATGCGCATCAAGTTCTTCAAACTTGAACTTCTTGCCACACATTTGACAAGTGAATCTATCTCTGAAAACAACATTAAGTTTAATTTCATGCCAGTTTTCAGGCAAGGGATTCTCGTCGCCCCTACGCGAATAAACAGTACATTGCCATGCCATCATACCACTCCTTATGTAAAAAGGGCTAATAGTATATGAAGTTCATATGTGAAACTATGATATAGTATTATACTATTAGTCCTCTTTTCTGTCAATAACAAAAATAAGTCATAAATTGTACCAACACTCTTTTTAAATAACTTTGCCAAATAGACCCCTTCTCGCAAGCATACGAGGGCATCATAGGGTCTAGTTATATTGGTATTGTGGATTGATTTTTACTTTAGAAAGCAATAACATCTTTGATGAAAGGAGAAAGAAATGACGCCCGATAACCGTTAGTCGTTCATTATTAATGACTTGTGGTGGCTCAATGCGTCGTGGCAACGTACAGCATGTCGGACTTAATGCTGACAGTACTTCCCTCTACGAAATGCCACAGGGGAAGTTGCAGGCAAGGACCTGGCAATAAATCGGTCTCTATAAGACCGGTCCCAACCTCGTCCTCAAATCCTGTCCACAAGTCTCTTTTACTCTTCTGCGAAAGGAATGGCGAATGAAATGATACAATTAATGCTGGCAATAATTGGCGCAATTGGCTTAATTATATTGGGTTACCGTGTGGTAGCCATAGGTCAGGCGCGAGGCTTTAAAGCCAAATGTAGAGCCATAAGTCGATGTGTTGTCGACTGGGGATTAAGTATCGGTCTTGCTATGGTCGGTGGTCTGTGCGGCGGAGTCACAGGCGGTATAGCTGGTTTAATAGCAGGACCTTGTGTAAGTTTAATTATATCAAAACCACATTTTCGGAGGAACAAAAATGAATCTGTTAAAGAAACGGACCAGTACAATCAGTGGAATTTCGGCGAGACTTGGAAGCTTTCTGGGTGAGACGGCTAGCGTAGCCGCAACAATACCCTCTTCCATGTACTCAGGCGCAAAAGCAGGAATCGAGAACGGCCAGGCCGCAACCAAAGAGACAGCAAAGCAGAGCGCTGTACTCTCATTGGTAAATGTTAAGAATGTCGGCGCCGCGCATCGAGACGCTGAGGAAATCAGCAACACAATCAAAAGCAACAAAGAGAAGCGCAAGAAGCTCGCTCTTTGTGACATACCCCTGAGTGAAGTTCAGGACGAAGTTAGCGCGCTGGAGAAAGCTGTCAAATCCAGCAAAGAGACATTTGAGCAGAGATACAGTATCAGCTATGACCGGTTCAAATCCCTGGTCAACCGTTTTGATGGCCCCGCCGACTTCGCAAATACCGCACAAACCCTCCACTCTCAAGCAATTAAAGAGATTGCTGAAGAGGAGAAGGAACTCGAAGAAGCCTATAAGACAGAGAAGGGTGAAATCGAGAGGAAGAAGAGCCTCCTGAATTCTATGGTGGCAAACTTCATCCCACAGGAGGGATAAGTGCGCTGGGAGAAGCTCGTTGGAGATGATGAGGTTACAGACGAGCAGTCCCAGCCAACCGACGATAGCTATAAATGGCTAGTCCTAGGTGGAATAGGCGCATTATTGTGTCTAAGCCCAATAGGACCAGTCATTCTTATCGCTCTAGGCTACTATCTCATCAAGAAGAAGAATTAAGCCCCGGCGCTTCGCGCCGGGGTCTTTCTACCTTGGCGCGTACATTTACGCGCCGAGTGATGGGCTCCAAATTTACGCGTAGCGTGATGGGCTCCCAGGAGAGAAAGAATTTGAGGTGACGTTACCTACAAGGTTGCAACCTTGTAGATAGACTAGTTACTTGTAGATTACACACCTATATATAAATATAGGTGTGTTACTAGAAGACTACTATGTTACCTTGTAGATAGGTTATCTTGTAGATTGCTTATCTTGTAGATTACTATCTAGTATACTCTAATTGCAAAGAGTGTGCCAATTGAATTAATGAGCGGCGTGAAGACACTCCTCCAATGTGGTTTGATTTAGGGTGATTTGGTGTTTGGGGGGCACCAAATCTCCTATTTCTTTCACTTTCTTAGCAAAAACGCGCATAAATGGAGATAAATTGATGGATCTTAACTACTTACGTGATATTTGGAGCAAAAACAACAGCACTCGATTCATAATCACAAGAAAAACAAAGGAACGAGAAAAGCATCCAATCGCAGGAGCCTATGAAGTCCATCCTGACGACCAACCAGAACCATTTGAGCCATTCCGAATAACCAGTCTATTCCCCTCATTATCCAATCCAGATATACTAGTAATAACCAACGACATGAAGAATGCTTACTCGTCTGTAATAGAATTGGCTTATTGTACGTATTGTGGCGCGGATATTAGAAGTGATACATGTACCAATTGCGGATGCAAAGTAGATATGGAGATAAACAATGAAATGGAAGCAGTTACGTAAGATCTGGCGAAAGAACAAAGATGCGTGGTTTATTACCACCCAACACACCAAGAAAAAGACTGAACACAAAGAAGGCGGACACTACTCTTTGAGAGAAAACCATCAACCACCAGTAGGGAAAAGATTCCAAATAAAACTTATAGACAACTCAAATACATGTGGGAAAAAGTACTTAGAACGAGAGATGGCTATTATGTATATGTTTCGTGTGTAGTGCCGGCCATCTGTCAGTATTGTGGAAGTGACATAAATGATGATGGGGCATGTAGTTATTGTGGTTGTGAATGGTATAACGCCGCGATTCCTTCATATACAGGAGAATAGAAACAATGACTCATGTACAACTTGAGAATGCCAGGATTAACAAAACAAAATGCATTGTTAGAAGGCATACTCCTCTAACGCCAATGCCTGGACAACACTATAGTATAGGTAAAGCAGACCAGCCGCCGCTCAATACTCCATTCACAATAATACATACTTCACCCAGCAAGACAAAACTAGATGAGCTGGTCATACAATGCTACACACCAAACGTTTGGAACATATATTATGCATACAGTAGTGTTGTGGAGTTATTTGAATGTAAATACTGCGGCTACACCGACTTAAACAATAACACATGTAATAACTGCGGGAGTGAGCAATGACTCTTGATGAGATTAATGAATGCATAAAGAGTGGAAGAAGAATAATGATAGACTGGGAGCACGAAATATCATTTGAATGGTTTGTATACGGCCCCGCAATCTTAACATACAAAAAACCGCAGGACAGATCAAATAAAATCATCATAGATGACAAGATCCAGGGCCTGCTACATCAAAAGGTTCTACACGAGCCATTAACTGCTGTAAGCTCACTACACGATGGAACTACTATCTTGGCTATTGCCGAGTGGATAAAGGATAGATATATATGTCCTGGGCTTAAAGATATGACATATGCCAAGTGTAAGTTCTGTGGATACAATGATGTGACAAATACTTGTAATAATTGTGGTTGTGAAACAGCAATTCCTGAACACGAGAGAGCCAGTGACCATACTTTTTATAAGTTAATCTGACTTTTTATAAGTTAATCTGACTTTTTATAAGTTAATCTGACTTTTTATAAGTTAATCTGACTTTCTATAGATTAATCTAGCTTTCCACAAGCTCATCTAGTAATTACATACTTTTTACAAGCCAATCCAGCTTCCTACAGGCTAATCTAGGTTTCTATGGCTCACAAAGGTTATTCCTACAAGGTAATTCACTCTCTGGGAATATGAAAGAATAAGTGCGGCGGTTTGTGGCTTTGGGGCCAACCGCCTACATAGGAAAACAAATACGCTTATAAAGGAAACAATACATGAAATTCTCAATGTCTGAGCTTACAGAAGAACAAATGCTAGAACTTGCATCACAACAGGCAAATAAATCCATAAGCTTGCTCACGAAACAATATCCTGATGATGAAATTAAACAAGCCGTGGCTGTTGCGCTTGAAGTAATAAATACGAGCATTGAAGACGTTGAACTCATTATATGTGATAGTCCAATGGCGATTGTGAATAAAATGCCTGATATTCAAAATAACAGCAACAAAGAAGCAAAGCTGCCAAGAGAAAAAGCTTTAGTTATTAAATACCGCCATATAACTGAGAATATGTATGAAGTACAAAAGGCTGCTGAAGAGAAAGAACCATTGATGAACAAACTTAAATACATGCTGTCTTCAAAACTTAGCGATGGTATTAACAGAGATATTCATAGTAACATCAAATTCCAGATTCTTGCTGAGCTTTATTATGAAGAGGATACCTGTTTTACTGGTGATCTATTTCATCTTTATCAAGAGATTGTCCGTGGCGATGAACCTCTAATACCATCTATAAGTTATAGTAACATTGAAGGGATTGGATGTTATGAGCTATTTAAACACCTCGGATTAGAATACGATCAGAAAGAATATGATCGAGTCGTGAATTACAATAGAAAAATATTTTCTTGTAATGTATGGGGGGATACCATATTAGTAAGTCGTAATCCAATTGAAATAAACTCAAAGGGCAATAAGTTGCATAAAGATGGCGGGATGTCCGTAAGATTCGCAGATAACTGGGGGCTTTGGCATCTTAACAACGTAAATGTACCACGGTGGTTAGCAGAGCAAAATGAACATGATATTGATCCAGCTAAATTCAGTAAGCTTAAGAATGCAGAGATTCGCAGAGAATTTATTTATAAGGTAGGTATTGAAAGAATTGTCAAATCTATGGGCGCTAAATCATTAGATAAACAAGGCGATTATGAGCTACTTCTTGTTGATCTAAAAGGCACAACTGGCGAATGGCCGTACCTAAAAATGCTAAATCCAAGCATTGGCACATGGCACATGGAATGCGTGCCACAAAATATCAAAACAGTGCGGCAAGCTCTAAATTGGAGAAATCGGAGCGAGCTTATTCCAGAACAATTGACATAGGAGTCAAACAATGGAGAAAAGATAGACATTGTAAGAGAAGTAGATCCATTCAAAAAAGAAATTAACATGGTTCGTGACTAATATAATCAATGTATAAAACAACATTGATGGCAAGAAGGAGCAATCAAATATGGAATTGAACTTACTTAAGGCTATGAAAGAGAAATGGCCGCTTATTTATATTGCTAACCCATATACACTTAACGAGACTCAAACGACTAACTATAGGTTCCATATGACAGATGAGGAGGAGACTGTTGTATCTCAAGAACTTAACATAGGCCAACAAAGAAAATTGCCGCTTTATCTAGAAAGTATAGGAAAAAAGGGGAGTGACAATATATGTACCTATAGTTTATTGTTCAAAGTCCCGCTCGATGAAGGCAACGCACTAACATTAAAATTATTCACATTCAATATTAACAAATGTGTATCTGATAGTTTATATAAATTAACATGTCCATTTTGTGGGAGTGATAATATATACAATAACTATCCATATGAGTCATGTAATGATTGCTACAGCGATTTGTATCTTAGTTTTGAGAGCGTGCGCAGTATCTTACGAAACACATTACTTATTGCCGAGTTACAAACCACTTAAATATTGAAAATAGATTAATTATTTAATAAGAGAAAGGGCTAAACGTGAGAAGAAGTAAATTCTATTATAAAGATGGTAGCATTCTTGATCATTATGATAAAAACAAAATCTTACATCGAAAAGGTGCTCCAGCAATTGAGGGTTTCAATGGAAGTAAGTATTGGTGTATTAATGACAAATATCACAGAGAAGATGGACCTTCAATTGAGTGGGCTAGTGGAGATAAGGCTTGGTGTCTCGATGGCAAATGGTATTCAGAAAAACAATGGAAAGCTAAACTAAAGGAATTGAACAATGAAACTTAATTATTATACAACAACAATAATCCATTTGAGTTTTGAAGACTATCATAATGCTGGTTTAACTCCTGAAAGAATCAAAGCTATAATTGAATCTATCTCTGATATTGGAGGAAATTTTAATTTAAGATGTAAACCACAATACATCAACAGAAATTGGAATGTAGAAACTATGGCTACACGTCCAGAATTAATTAATGATCTAGTAAAAACAATTAAATATGAACTAGATTTAGAAGTGACATTACCCCACGCCTAAAGCCAGGGGTCTTACGAATGCACCTTGATAAGCGGTTAAGCGGCGCCTATCGAACAAACTTAATTATCAATCAGGCCATTTTGGCCTAATAAATGGCCGGATACACATACAGGAGAATACCAAATGGATATAGTTTTCTATTGCTTTATCACATTTATACTAACATCGATAGGATGGATGATAAAAGCAATTTTTGACTTAAAGTCAGATTTCAAAAGTCTTCAAAAAATAATTGAGGAGGACGTAGAATGGGAATGTATGACTATGTAAACTTTGAAATGTATTGCCCTTTTTGTGGAACCACTGTTGATTCATTTCAAAGCAAAGATGGAGAGTGCATGCTGAATAAGGTTGACCCTACAGAAATCAGGAACATGTATAGCCGTTGTCCAAGTTGTAATAAATGGATAGAATTAAGCAGAAAATATAAAGAACCACGGAAGGATGCTTATACTTTGGATGAAGTTGAAAACATGGGATTTAAAGTAACAAGACCAGAACCAGAACAGGAGGACGCAGAATGAAAGAGGAAATTATGAGTTTAACAAAAGAACAAGAAAAAATGATACCAAGACATATAAATCGCTGTTTAAACCTCATATCGGCGCAATACAGTGATGAAGAAATTAAACACGCAGTATTGCCTATTGTAAAAATGACTGGTGCAGATAATGCCATTAAAATTATAATCTGTGATAGCCCATTAACAACAGCACTAACAGAACATTTGCTTAGTGACAATCTTCATAACAATCTTCATGACAATCTTCATAAAAGTCTTCGTAACAGTCTCCATGACAATCTTTATGACAAACTTTATACCAGTCTTTATGACAGTCTTTATTACAGTCTTGATGCCAGTCTTCGTAAAAGTCTTCGTAAAAGTCTTCGTAACAGTCTCCATGACAATCTTTATGACAAACTTTATGCCAGTCTTTATGACAGTCTTTATGCCAGTCTTCATAAAAGTCTTCGTAACAGCCTTCATGACAATATTCGTAACAGTCTTTATGACAGTCTTCATAATAGTTTTTATGATAGTCTTAGTGCCGGTCTTCGTAACAGTCTTGATGCCAGCCTTCGTGACAGCCTTCGTGACAGCCTTCGTGACAGGCTTAGTGCCAACAAATTAAAAACCGAGCAGTATATAAACATATGGTGGAATGATTGGTGCGGAGTTTACGAGTTTGGGAAATATATAGGCGTTAAATATGAGAAAGAAAAATATGATATATTTCTAAATTACAACAGAAAAATATCCTCAAGCGCACTGTATAAAAATGTTGCTATTGTAAGTCGGAATCCAATCGAAATAAACTGGAAAGCCAGTCATCTGCATAAAGATGGAGGAATGTCTGTAAAATTTGCGGACGGTTGGGGACTGTGGCATTTGAATAATGTACGAGTTCCGCAGTGGTTAGCAGAAACGAATGAGCATGACATTGACCCTGCTAAATTCGCAGAACTTGATAATGCAGAAGTCCGTAGGGAGTTTATAAGAAAGGTAGGTATAGAACGAATTGTCAAATCTACGGGCGCTGAATCACTGGACACGCAAGGAGATTATGAATTGGTTGTAGTAGATCTGAAGGGTGAGACCGGCAAATGGCCTTATCTTAAAATGCTAAATCCAAGCATTGGTACATGGCACATGGAATGCGTACCACAAAATATCAAAACAGTGGAACAAGCTCTAAATTGGAGAAATCAAAGCGAGCTTATTCCAGAACAATTGACATAGGAGTTTAAATAATGGAGAAACGTTTAATACAGCAGGGAGATGTACTGTTTAAGGAAGTTGATAGCATACCTGCGAATTTAAAGCCGGTAAAAAACACACGAAAAGGACTTGTTACTTTTGCTGAAGGAAAAGTCACAGGGCACCATCATTCGTGTGTTGCAGACGGAGTTATGCTAATGGAAGATGCCACTGGCGAACACTATTGCTATGTTGATAAAGAGGCAATCGTTATGCATCAGGAGCATGGACCAGTAACACTATCGCCCGGCAAATATAAAATCGGAATTGTACGTGAGGTCGATCCATTTGAAAATGAAATACGAAACGTTATTGACTGAACCAGAGGAGGACGGAGAATGATTATAATAAAAAACAGGAAGAGTTATTGAAATACGTTGATAAAACTAATACTGCTGTTATTGATGATGATGTGTGCATATGCTGTGACATTGATATTAGTTTTAGTATTTCAGCAGGGGATATTTCAGCAAGAAATATTTCAGCAGAGAATATTTCAGCATGGGACATTTCAGCATGGGGTATTTCAGCGTGGAATATTTCTTATTTTGCAGTTTGCTACGCATATAAAAATATACTATGTAAATCAATAAAAGGTAGAAGAAAAAACTGCAAACACTTTTGTTTAGATGGCAAAATAACTATCAAACCACAGGAGGATGGTGAATGAAGATTGAAGATTATAAATGTCCGTATGAGAATGTGATAAACAAAGCAGCAACCTCGCTTGGCCATAAACTTACACTAAGTACAATGTCAAACTATATAGTATGTTGTTGTGGTTATAACAGCCCAATGGGATACACCGACCCAGAAGAAATCGGCTTGGAACTCAAAGAGCTAGAGCCAGAGAAGCCTATTTACCAGTTGCCAGAGGGGTACAGATTAATTGAGCCGGAGAAAAAACGTCACAAAGAAAGATTTGGAACTAAAAGACTATATAAAATATACGGTCTTTTAAAAACAGAATCCAAACTCATGGATCTCAACCAATGCCTCGGCCTGCTACAGGTGGAACCGGGCCGTCCTGATAATTATATAATAAGCACTACTCATGGCTGGTTTGGGGCAAACAGCGGCGGCTGGTACAATTCGTTATACCATTTAGATTACAAAAAAATTAAGCGTGCCAAAATCGTCGGCATCGTCTGGAAGGACGGTGAACAATGAAAACAGAATCTCAGTTAAAGGATATTAAAAAAGAGAATAAATGTCAAGCGTGCGGTGCAAATGACGCTGAAAGATATAGACAGAACACGCTTTTTACTGATGAAGAGAAAAATTGGGTTACACTCTGCCCGGATTGCAGGAAAGAGAACGATGCGTATTGGAAGGAAAGATGGGACGATTATTATCGGGAAAGGCAGTGGCTGATGGAGATAAAAAATGAAAATCAAAAATAAAGATGGAATATTGTTAAAAGAGATCGAAGGGACATCTTTGTCCGGAGCCTATTTGTCCGGAGCTAATCTGTACAGAGCCAACCTGTCCGGAGCTAATCTGTCCGGAGCCAATTTGTCGAACACCGTTTTAGATCCGAACGCGACATTAAACACGCCAACGGACTGGCCCGAAATTGACGAAGGTTATGCTATTGGTTATCGAACTCGGGAAGCTGGGCATATTGATAAATATAGAGATGGTCGGTTTTACTCGGCTGATTTTTTCTCAGTATGCACCACAGAATGTCATCCCGGCTTATATTTATGGCCCACTTTGCGACATGCGAAAGAATACAGTGTCAATAAGGTAGAGATTATTAAAGTACGAACTAAATTATCTGAAATTCATCAAGCTGGAAATAAATATCGGTGTCGGTGGTTTGAGGTGGTGGGATCAGAGCAATAGTCCAGACGGTGGACCGGAACCAGAACCAGAACAGGAGGACGGAGAACAATGACTGGTAAATTCAGGGTATGGAATGAAAACGAAGGCAAGTATGACCATGACGAAGATGAATATTACCTCAACCCAAACGGCGAGCTTTGTGTTGCTGACCTTAGACACACTTATTTTCAGAGGCTGGCAAAGGGCTGTATTGCTGAGTTCTTCACCGATATTAAAGACAGGGATGACAAAGATGTTTATCAAGGTGATATTATAAAATACGATCTCGAAATCGTCCTCATTGGTGTAGTTAAATGGATGGGAGGAACTTTTTATATTGAAACCGAAGACGGGCAAATTTTTTATGGTGCCACAAGTGGCAAAATTATCGGCAACATCCACGAGAACCCGGAATTATTGAAGGACGGTGAACAATGAACCAATTTATAAGGGCTATTGAGGTGCAGATCAAGTGTGATATTTGTGGTGAAATCATGTTGCCAGTGTACGGATGTGGATTTGACAATGACCGTATAGTATGTTCGGATAAGGCGTGTACAAATAAAATAAAACTTGTTAAAAATCTGTCAAAGGAGGATATTAAAGTGGCTGTAGATGAGAAAAACAACAGTGGATATTACAACAGAGGAAATTGCAAAAGTGGAAAGAAGCCGGATGGCATAGTCTCAAATGCGTAGAAACAGTCTTTAAAGAATTGCATGAGTTCGTAGAAGAACTTGAAGAATATTACCATGGTTAGGATAATATCAAATGACAATTCAAGAGCTTCAAATAGCCAAGGAGAATAAAACCAAGTGTGTTATTAGAAGGCATACACCTAATGAATATCCAAGTTTTGGAACACAGCACGACCATTACTCCTTATCTGAGACCATGCAGCCGCCGCTTAACATTCCATTTATAATTGATACTATAAAAACAAGTGCATCAAAGATAGACGAATACTTATTGGTATGCATATCTGCAGGAGGATACTATTGGACATACAGTAGTGTTGTAGAAACAGCCAGTTGTAAATATTGTGGCTATACAAATCTTAGTGGTACTACATGCACAAACTGCGGAAGTGAACAATCGTGAAAAGAATTAGGCCAATTTAACCCTTATTGGAAAGGAAATTTAATATGGAGAAAGAATCAATGTCGTTAGTCAAGGAAATTCTGGAATCAATAGTCAAAACCAAGGATTTTGCTATTTCTCAGGCTCCAGATATAGTCAATCAGCTCCTAAGGTATAATTTCTGGTTGTCTATAATTGGAGTTACAGCAGGCATTATATTATTGACAACAGCTATTTATTGTTTTTACTGCTTGATTACCAAGGAGTTTGATTCTTGCGATAATAAAGAAGTGTTTTATTGGGTAGCAGGAATTACTTGCGGATTGGTTTCTATACCATTTATAATTTGTAATACAATATGCTTAGTTAAAATATGCGTTGCTCCCAAACTATTTATTATTCAAGAAATCGCAATGCTTTTGTAATGCCAAAATATGAAAGGAATAAGCAATGAATAAAACATATGTTTATTTAGTTAGAACTGAAGGCAAATCAAGATTAACAATAACACATCATGAAATAAATCAAAGTAATTATTCCAAGCTACATGGATCACAAGGTAACTTGGATGTAGGTATTATATGTGCAAAATGTTTTGCAGCTGGAATCATATTAGGTAATAAAATCGGGCCTGTAGAAAATAAGATAGAAGAATTTGACATTAACGGTATCGTATATTGAAAGGAGATGTAAGGGGATACGCTACAGTTGTTATATTAACGCTATAGGAGATCGATTATGGCAAAGAAAGGCGGTGATACAGATGAACCCTGAACAAGCAGAGAAAACTTTTAACGGCATAGTAGATATGCTTACAAGAAAGAAAATTGTTTACCTGACTGTCGAGGTTGCAGACAGGGAGCAAGCAGAGGAGCTTATTGAATGGATGTATAGCGAAGAAAAGCCGATGAAATGCACATTATTACGTATGTCATGTGACCAACAATGGCTTACAGACCGTGCTAGGGAAGCACTGAATATCCTACTTGAGGAAATGAGAGGAGATTAAGCGTGAGATTCCAAAAGAAAGAAATGAAAGAAGGCAATAGACGTGTAAAATCATGGTTTGCATTATTGCCAGTAACCATATGTAAGAATAACATTAAAGAAACACGATGGCTGGAACGAGTAACAGTAGTTCAAGAGGCACAGGAGTTAATGTCATTTAGTGATTTTACATATGAGCCAATGCGTTTTCTTAAATGGGTCAATGTCGAATTTACAGACCAACAAAGTAGAGAAGACACAAAAGTACAACCAGGAGGCGATACTATACACCATCCAATAGATTTTACGATTGATAGTTAGAACAAGTGAATCCATATTGGAGAAAAAATAATGAAACTGAAAGAAGTAAGGCAGTGCTACAAGAATGGACTAAAGGTTATGGTTATAGTTGATCCTAATGATAATTATGCATGGTATGCATTTAATCCTGCCGCGCTTAAGGCTCAAAATGTAATACATAATAAAGAACGCTATATTGTAGATGAAGAAGGCGTGCTATTATGTATCTCACTTGAGTGCGCAGACCACGAACCATTGAAGATAGCAAGAGTCTATAAAGAAACGGGTTATGATGGAGAGAAGATAGACTTTGTTATCTTAGAATGGACATCAGATATCTATATAATTATCGAGCCACGTGAGCTGTCTATTGCCATATGCAAATTCTGCGGGCATAATGAGATTAAGGATGTATGTTTAAATTGCGGCTGCAATTCAGAAATGCCTATAGAAGAACGCAAAAGTGAATGCTCTCGGCAATGAATTGCCGAGCATCTATGCAGTCGAAGCTGCAAGCGACTCCATCCCGAGTCGCAAAATATTCAACGCTGCGTTGTGATCTCGATTCGCAACGAATCCGCAGGAGCATATGTGGGTTCTTGCGGACAACGATTTCTTGACATTTTTGCCGCACTCAGAACAAATCTGAGACGTGTAATGCGATGGCCCTGACGTAAAAGACCGGCGTATAGCATGGGAACAAGAAGCACGCACACGTTTTTGGCAACTTTTGACAAGAAATGCATAGCAAATAATAGGAGATATAATAATGAGCTCTAAAGAAACATATAATGCTAGTAAGGAAATTCTTATAGCAACAGTTATTGGACTTATCATGTTTTCTCTTATGAAGGCACTTGGCGCCGACTTCTCAAATTCACTATTTGCAGGAGTAATAGCAGATATGGCATATATTGCGCACTGTCATCTAAGGAGGAGAAATGAGTGAAACAAGAATGCCACAAGTTGGTGAGCTATGGCAATGGACAGATAAAATTGAGCGCAATTCAGGACAAATATTCAGAGTAGAACGTCATTCCGTTTGCGATGCTGCATTTTATCTGATTGGACTAGATTGTAATCTAAATGAAATAGGGTGTGGCAGTAACTGGAGCGCAATTACAGCAACTACTCTCAGACGCTGGGTAGATGAAGGATATATAATTCCTTATGAAATACAATGTCAATTTTGTGGCAGTAAGGAGATTCAAGATGAAGTATGCTGCAATTGTGGATGTGAAACTAATACTTAGGAGAACCAACATGTACGATAACAAAAGAAAACTAACAAAAATGCAGAAGTTTATGAATGGAGCTATTGGAGGAGGATGCGGCGCGGCCATATATTTCTTTACAAATCTAATGGGATGCGGCTCACTTGCGTCAATAAGCTTCGCCATAGTCGTAACAACTCTTATTGCAGTGACACTATGTCAGATAGCAAATTACTAAAACTAACATTTTATCAGAGGTATATTGATGAAAGACTTTATTACAAGAACTACAAACTCATTCGTGTCATCAGCAAAAAATTTCTTTTTAGGAATAGCTAATCACTGGAAAGGATTCTCATTGCTATGCCTCTCCACTCTTGGAGGAGCAAGTATATTGACATATATGGGCATTTCTTCTACATGGGCATTAGCAGGCGCCTCAGCTGGAGTATGGAAGCTTGCTGCCTAATATCATTTCCAAAGGATAATATTATGACCATAGAAGAAGCAATGCATGCCATAAAACATAAGCTAAAAATCGTATTCGATATACCTCGTTCATATCCTATGAAAACAACACTTACTGATGCAAAAGGAATTAGAAGCACAGAACTATTTGATGTACTTGTGGAAGACTTAATAAGAGATAAAATTTGTACCATACAGTCTGTTGATGCACTATTTCCTACCGATTGCTTTATAGTATCAAATGGTTCAAAATATTTTTTAATATCCGAATCGATTAGATATGCGAAATTAGCAATTTGTGAATTCTGTGGCAGCGATGAAATACAAAAAGGTGTTTGTAAGAACTGCGGATGTGAGACAAGTATTTAGGAGATTCAGATGAGGACATACCTAAAGTTCATACAAGGAGACTTAATTAAAATCAAAAAATGGGTAGACCCTGATACATATAAGTATGATGTATATCAGTTCATCGAGGAATGCGTTTGCATAACCTGTCAAGATTACTACACTGCTGGGAAATACGAACAAATAGTCGCATTCCTTGTTCCACAGAACATAGATATAGAAACAATAGCGAAATATAGTAACGTATGTGAGTCGTGCAGTGTCAAAAACATAAAAGATACAAAGAACTTTATATGCAAATTTTGTGGGGGAGATGTTTCAGTAGATACACGCGTGTGTTCAAGCTGTGGCTCACAACACTAACGGAGAAAGACCATGAACATTCTAGCGAGAGTTGAGAAGAAAACTCATGACGCTGAATTTCTATATAGAGAAGTAGCAGAAGAGCTAATTGTAGGTCCGCTCATTTTCAAGAGCAGAAGACTTGCAAAAGTAATTAGTAGAGCCAGAAGATTCAGAAGTGCTTACAAGTTGTATGATGCATACAAGAAAGACAGGCTTCCTGAGCATATTGGTAATATGTTGTTCAATAAAGCAGTAAGAAAACCATGTGCAAAGTCTTGTGCAAGAATGCTAACATCAATTGTAAACACAAGCCGTCCTACTTCTGCTAACAATCTATCTGCAGGAAGAACAAATGAATTTACTAAGGCTAAGGCGCAATTTACCAAAATGGTCATTATATTACATGAAGCAAATAAGGCAGGTAACCATGTAGATATACACATTGGTAACATTAGTATTGTGAAGCGTCTTCCACAAGATTTTAAGATAAGCAAAAATACTGATGGTTCTATTACTGAAGCAACTAAAGATAGAATCATGCAGCTTGTCAGGTCTGAATTTGAAGGTAATGCCTGGCTGGCACAAAATCTTGATCATTCTCCTAAGGATGCAGAAACATCCTGGATAGGAGAAGAGAATGGGCCTACAGGCTATGGAGCAGGCGAATCCAGACAGGTAGTTTCATCTAAGACAATATATATGCATGGTAGTGAGAACTCACTAGAGATAAGCGCGCCTCATATTATCAATAATAGAAAACTCTATCTATATAAAATCATGGATAAGAATGATAATAGAAGTGTGCCTATTATTAGTCTTGGAGTTAAGAAACCAAACGCGCCGGCTGTTAAAGACAGGCTCCATCTAACATATGACCAGGATATTGATAAGTTCAAAAGAATTGTTGGTAAAGATGGTGATGTAAGAATAAAATACGACGGTGCTAGTGCTTATATTGAAAGCGGACCCAAAGGCACAAGGCTTTGGTCTCCAAGAATTAGCAAGAAGACTGGTCAGCGTATTGAATATACCGCAAAAGTTCCTGGTATTGAGAAAATAAAGACTTCCAAGAAGATGCTATCAATGGGCGAGCTTACTTTTAAGAGAGATGGCAAATATCTCAAAGCGCATGAGATTGGTGGTATTCTCAATGGATCTAACCTTGATCCAACAATCAAACCTGAGATAAGAGCATATCGGGCAGATAAAATAGACAATAAGTCTATTGGAGAAGTCAGCCAGTCTGATAATCACAGCATACTTAAGTCTCTTGTATCAAAAAGCGGCGGATTAATCAAATTACCCGAAAAGGCAGACATAAACAATATCGATAGACATAGAGATATTGAAGGGTTTGTTGGTGTTCCTGCCAACGCCTCTATTAATGACGGAAGAAAGTTCAAGTTTAAGGACGATGAGGCAGATTGGGAAGTAACAAGTGTCAATCTTAAACCAGGTGACAAAGGCGGAATAGCCGGCGTTGTCAATTTCGAAAGCCTAGAATCAGGCAAGCCATTTAAGATTGGAGCTTCAAGTATGGGAAGCCGCGAAGAGGTAATCCAAATTATGAACAATCCAAATGATTATATTGGTAGAGTCGCAAAAGTTAATCATTTTGGTGGGCATGAAGGAAGAGCCGCGCAATTCGATTCATGGCATCTCGATAAGTAATTAACCTCCTTGACTGGGATTTTCGATTTCCTGAGGGGAAGCAGGTTTGTTTTGCCCAGTCAAGGTTTATATTCTCAGGGCGGGGCTAGGAGGTGCTGGGACAAGTACATCCAATTAAAGAAGGGCATATCAAAAAGGTGGTGTAAACGAGCCTCCTAAAACACCAAAGCCCGATATAGCACCACCGGCACAAAGACCTTAATGGATAAGGAGTCAAAAATGTCTGATGAAATAGTAGAAGCTGGAGGATGCTTTAACTTTAGCAAAGAAATCCAAGATAAGTTTAATTTGGTTGTAGTACATAACGCTTCTGACTTGAAATCTGGTGATGTGCTTTGTATTTTTAATTATGAAGTTAGAACAACCGGATTTAATTCGAAGCAAGCTCAATCAAAAGCAATACAAGCTACTAACGATAATGGTTACTTTACTGTATTTGAGCTTCCTTTTGATAAGGGAATTTTAAGAACATCTGCGGGCTTGTCATCACATCCTGATTATGCTCCGCATGTCCCGTCTGCTCATACATCGGCTAATTTGGAATGCTTTGAGTTGGACGAGGGTACAATACAAAGGCTTGTGAAGGATAACCAAAGCGGGCCATTTTTAGTTAGGCGAGAGGACAAGACATGAAGTTCATAGCAATAGAATTAATAGGTAAAGATGTAGTCTGAGTAGTAACCGGTCCACTGACTTTTTTGTTAAGGATATAAGAGAAATGAGAATAAAGCGTAAACGTAAACCCCCCCTGTTTGTGGTGATGTAGAAATTAAGTCTTGGTTTGCATTATTGCCAGCGACGAGCAAAACTAATAATGAAACTCGATGGTTGGAACAAGTAGTCGCAATAATGGAATGTATGATTGATAAAAGATGGGAACTGGCGAGATTTTTAGATCCTGAAAGAGATGAAACAGAGATAGAAATAAAAACTTGGTTTGCCATACTACCGGTAACAATAAACTTTAAAACAAAGTGGTTTAGGAAAGTTACTGTAGTACGAGGATGGAAAAAAGACAAGGAAGAAAACATCCATTGGGAAAATTTAGGTTTTTTGGAAGGGTGGTAAACTAACATATAATTTTAGCATAAGGGAATAGAGCCCGACCCCATATATTTCTGTCCAACAGGAAGGAAAAAAATGAACTGTCATAATCAAAAACCAAAAACAGAGCTCGAAAAGAAGCTAAATAAAAAATGTTGGGAGATGAGTTCCGAGCTACATAAAGCAAAAATGGAAGTCAGTAAAATGGAATCGTGGTTTGCTGAAATAGTCATTGCACTGCGCACACAAGAAGAACATCTTCAATTGAACTTTGAAAGAAAGGAGCCATATGCAGATGATGATATGATACGTATTCTCGTTACTAGAAGATTAGCTCGTGAAATAGTTGATCACCTAGGATCAGACAGAAAACTGTTTGGACTTTAGAACAAAGATAGGAGAAAGATATGGGATATGAGAAATGCAGAACATGTGAAGCAAATATTAAATGGATCACAACAGCCAATGGCAAACGTATGCCATTAGATGTCGATCCAATAAAAGCTTGGACAAAAGATAAAAATGGGAAGTGGCATTTAACAGAATGCTTTACAAGCCATTTCGTAACCTGTCCACAGTCTAAATCATGGAGTTTAAGATCAATAGTAAGAGGACCAGATAGAGATACTTCAGCAGAAAGGAATCCAGATGAATAGGACAAAAGTTCATTTGCCGTCAGATGTCTCTAATAAAAAGCATTTGTTTACAAAGAGAGAAAAAGAACATGTTGATCTATTCATGCGTGGTCTTTCTATTCCTCAAATATCAGCTAAGCTTGATATAAAGCCAAGAACTGTTGAGACACATTTGCATAACATCAAAACAAAAGTTAGAACCAACCTTCCAATCATTAAGAAAAAGAATAATATTGACGCTAATAATGATAAATATGCCACAATAGGTAAGCGGTATAGCATTACTAGCATAGGCAATATTATTCACTCAAAAGGACTAAGAAGCATCAAATTTCTATGTCTACCATACCTAGGAACTGAATTAGTAATAATTAATAACATGGTTGGAGTAGATACATACAACATTCTAGCCTTTGAGGCGAAAAACAGTATATATACAATCTGCGAAAACTCGATAAAGAGCAAGCTAAGTAAGGATGTAAAACTGATAAACCAGAATGTCGATTCATTTCTCAAGAAATGTAGTCGTATAGACATTGATGTAGCACACTTAGATTATAATGGTCCACTAACGCATCAAAGAATATCTTCAGTCAAACATCTCGTGAACAAAAGCGATTGTAAGTTAATTTTCATAACTATTCAGAGTGACTCAAGAAATAGCAAAATACAAGATAGAAATGTTGGAGAGTTTCCTAAGATTAAGGGAGTCAATTGTACTTTTCAATGGCAATACAGAGGAGTTCAAAATCACATGATGGAGACATTCTGTCTAGAAAGGGAGTAATATGCCACATAAAGTAAATATCCCTGAGACAATGAAACACAGGAATGTATTTAAGCAGAAGCTCAGAGATAAAATTGATCTTGTTAAGAAGAACATACCTGCAGAAGGCTCTCCTAGAGCAAATGCTCAAGCTTTGTTGAAAGATCTTGAGCGCCAGCTTAAATATATGGAAACATTCGAAGAGAAGGGCTTCAAAGCTATTGATTACAATACACTTGAATTCATGGAGAAGGAGGACAAGCAATGAGTAATAAAGCACATTTTGAGGTATTATGCTGTAATGGACAAAGCGAGATCATAGAAGCAGAAACCATACATGATGCAGCTATGAAAACTTCTTGTAATAAAAAGTATATTACTCAAATCTATAAGATTGTTACACAAGAACAAATCCAGGATGATATACAAGAAGCAAGAGAGCATAATACAGTAAAACTCTCCAATTATAAATCAGTACAGACAGTAAGTACTGATTGGAGATATCAAGATTATCATGGTCGTGCTACATACACAATTGAACCAGATAAATCTGCAGTAGATTTCGAATGTGACTGGGAATCAAGCTGTCCTCGTAAACCAGAATCAAATAATCTTGATGAAGATAAAATGGATGAGATAGAAGACAAAGTAAAAGAAATCATTAAAGAGCGTGCAATAGAAACTCTCAATGGAGATTAAATAATGAGTATGGAAGAATATATTGGTGAAATGACAGACGAAGATAGAAAAGAACTGCTATCTAATTATGAAACTCTAAGAGATAAGGGAGAAATTGGCGATTGCAAATTACGTATGCTCACTGATGAGTTCATAAGAATAAATGATATCAATCGTTCTTCCACACTAATTATGATGAGCGCATTAGCCACAGAAGCTTACAGATACTATTATAATAAAAGCAAAGGAGAAGATAATTGAAAACTTCATACTTCAGAAATTATGGTACTCATCCAGATGCAGTGTCTATAGCGCTATTTCCTCCAAAATTCTATATAGGCTCAACATATCGTACATTAGCTCCATCACAAGAATTATTACAGTCCTATAGAAGAAACTTGGATAAAATAGCCTATGTACGAGAATACGACAAGATTCTAAGTAAATTAAATGCCGCTGAAGTTTATGATGAAATTCATGAGCTAGTAGACGGCGAACCCATACTATTATGCTGGGAAGGATCAACGAAGTTTTGTCACAGACATCTTGTTGCAAAGTGGATTAAAGACAAACTTGGGATTGATGTCCGTGAAGCGAAATAATATACTATCGAGAAGAATATTCGATGCTATTTCTATGGTTAAAGCTATTTCTAGGTATTCTCATACTGTATGTTATTTCGCTAAAAATACTATTGATAATCTTTAAAGACCGTGAGGATAAATCATGACGTTCAAAGAGGCAGTTCGGGCATATATTAACAAAACACCTGTATTCTTAAATATAGGTGAACATGAAGAATATAATTTAACTGCAAGACATGCTGACATAGATGAAAATGGTTGTGTCTCACAATCATCAATTTGTGGGCCTTGTTATGTGGATATATTTCGTGGTAAGACACTAAATATTGTAGGAGTCGATATAGTAAAAGATGAACTTAATGTGATAAATTCAGAGAATGTAGGCGGATTTGCAGTATCAGATGGAGAAACAATTCTATACCTAAATGTATCAATTGAGGATCTTGAAGTAATAAGATGCAAATATTGCGGTAATCAAGATATAGACATTAAGCATAAGGCTTGCAATAATTGCGGCTGCGATTCAGAACTACCATGAACATTTTTTGTCAGAGGAGTAATGACCAGTGAAAGTATCTTTAGCAAATAATAATGACATAGATCTCCCTGTCATAAAAAGGAGAGCCATGCCTTCTATTGAGTTAGAAGGCGCAAAAACTCTCATTAAGAATGATAGATATATGATATTAAGAGATGCGAGATATCATGCGCAAAAAGACTTTAGCTTTTCAAAAAGCCAAGTTGTAGAAACTCTGCTCAACTTAAAAGAGCCAGATTTTGCTTATGCAACAAAAGCAAATCTATACGTAAGAAAATATATGGATGTATACAAAACAGTAATAGGTAATACCAAAGTATACATCAAGCTTCAACATGATCGCGAGAAAAATAAGATAGTATTAGTTAGCTTTAAGAAAAATGGGTACATTGACTAACAGGAGATATCATGAAAATATTAAAGTGTAATAAAGGGTTTGCCTTTATTGAATTAGTAGTACTATTAGCGATAATCTGCATACTTTCATCAATGATTATATGTACATTTAGAAGCAGCAAAAGCATCATACAAAAAAGAGAAAGAAATGCTAAGCAGCTATATAATGGATGGGTCAAACAGTATGGCAATCCCAATGAACTAACACAAGAAGAATTTGAAGCGAGCCGCACAGTAAAAGACACATATGGTAGGATCATTAATGTCTTGCCGCCGGTTAAAACTAACAAAGATACAAATGAGTATAAACAGCCAGAAGTCATTATAGAATACTAATTGATTATTGAAGGAGAGTATCATAATGACCTATGAAGAATGTGTTATTGCATACGAAAACCAATGGTCTGTAATTTATGTACAAGATGAAAACTCTCCTCTTATTAATGGTGCTATATATGATAAAGGAGATGGTACAACAATGTATCAATGCAGGCTTCCAAATACTATAGCAAACAAGAGTATCAAAATATCTAGAATACACATGGAGTATAAATCAATAGTCATAGACTCTTATTGGCATACAGCAGCATTAACATCAACAGACATTCAGAACATTCATTTAGCATTATGTCCATTTTGTGGGAATAAAGATATTAATATAGAGCAGAAGATTTGTGATTTATGCGGCTCTACATTATTATGAAATATGGAGAGAGCATGAAAACTAACCTTATTCCAAAAATGTCAGGTGCTGATTTATCTATTGCCATAAACAATTTAAATGATGAAATATGGCTATTGAAAGTAAAGTACGAAAAACTAAAGAGTAGATGGTTTGTTCTATCACCAATAGTAAGAAAGTTTTATATTTCAAGGAAAGAAGTGAAACTAAAAGAGAGGATAGATAATCTTACCAAAAGACGCGCGATTTATATTCAAGAATTGCGCAAAAGACCTTCTGATAGAATTGATGCATTCCTTAATGTTATCAGACAACAACATAACCAATAGGAGAATTTTTATGAGCAAAAATAATGATAGTAAAGCATTGCTGGGCAATAAAATAGCTGAAAAGAGAAAGTCAGTTGGAAGATGTATTATTTGTGGCAGATTGAATGCCATGGCGGATACAAAAGAAATTGACTATCAAGGACACAAGGTAAGAATTTGCAAAAATCATCATGTAGATGGAGACAACAATGGGGGTTGAATTATTGATAATCATAATAATATGGGCATTCTTAAGTCGCCATAAGATGACTGAAGATGACCGCTATGAGGAGGAGGATGATGGAATACAGTGAGAAGGAATTCAAGAAATGGTGTAGAGCTGCTAGTATAAAAGATAAAAAGCAAAAAGAACTAGCAAAGAAAGCCTATGCGGCAGGATATAATGCTGGACATACAGAAGGGTACAGAGACGGAGTCGTATTCGGAAATGGACCATCACAATGAAATATAGAGAAGCCGCAAAAGTAATGAAGCGACACATACGCGTCAGATATCACAAGAACATACTTACTTGTAACGAAGATATTTCCGATGTACATAGGAATTATATATACAATTGGACTCATAAGCACAATGTATATATAACTAAAAGATTAAAATGGAATATGTTTCAGCTTTCTAATGCCACTCTAAACCCTAATAGCAATGTCGCACTTGGCACAACTATTAATACAGTCAATACTATAAAATATCTTGAGCCGTATAATCAATGCTTTTATTGTGGCTATGATATTAAACTCTTATTTGAATGTCCAAACTGTGGATCCAAATCAGTCAATTGAATGCAAGGAGTTATTATTATGGAAGATTTTAAAAAGATGCTTGAAGCAGTATGGCCACTGCTCATAGGATTACTTCTTGGCACAATTTCTGTATTGCTAGGTAGCTTCTGTGGCAATTTATTGTGAAAGGAATAGAAATGTCAAACAAAGAGCCAACATTTTATTCAAAGTTTGTGGATTTGTTCATTGCAGTTCGAAGAAATAAAGACCAGGAGATAAACGATAATAAGCCTAAATGTATTCGTCGCGTTATTAAAGATCATGATATAGATCTAGAAATTCTTAAAGAAGAACTCACTATTAGGGGAGGAATGTGGCGTATTTACAAGACTGTCAATAGCCGTAATTGTGAAGCAGCAATGAAATGGCTTATGAAGAAGATGATTGACCATCCAGAAATATCAGCTTCTATTGATTCATGGTGGCGCACTGCTCTAATGCAAAAAGAGCATGCACATAGTGATAAGATGTTTATGCTTGATGTAGATACTACAGATCAAGATACAATAATCGATATCATGAATCTACTTCCTTCTGATAATCAAGTAGCCAAAATTGATACCTTAAATGGCTGTCATATAATTACAGAGCCATTTGATACACGCGAACTATTATCCAAACATTCTTGTGTGACATTATTAAGAGATGGACAATACTTCATAGATACCATCGGGATGGAGTAGTCATGGAAACATATAATGTTGGAGAAATTCTATTACCATATGAAATAGCAGATGATCTTGGCCCAGATAGCGATTATCGAGAACAACTAAGGAAATGTATTGGATATTTTCATAGAGTTATAAGAACAGAAACTATAACTTATCCAAATGATTATATCCATCTGACAAGTATGGAGCCAGAACATACATGCACAACAGGGAAAGAGGGTATTTCTACTTGGTTACTTGAAGAAGTATTTAGAGCACAATGTAATTACTGTGGATCCAGAGAATTTAACAATGAGCTTTTGAATAAGAAAGATCGAGTAGATCCAAAAGAATTAGCAATATGTATACATTGCGGTTGTGAATGTAAGGGTTTATTAGAAGCCATAGAAAAGGCAGAAATATTTCGTGCAGGTGAAGGATTAGATGCTATATATTAACATATTCATTATCGGAGATAACAATGGCAGCAGACAATGATTTCTATAAGTTCGCCATGCAAAATGCAGTACTTAAACACTATCCATCTGCATTAGTAAAATATGAATTCAAGTCAAGAACAAAGACTGAGTTCCCTGAAAGTATGCAAAAGGAATTAAATGAGTTTATTGATCATATGCAACATACATACTTTATAGACGATAGTATTACAGCTATGCGAAAGATTGGAGTCTTTGATTCAACATATCTAGAATACCTACGACATCATCGATTCAATCCTAATGAAGTATGTGTTACACAAACAGACGAAGATCTCAAAGTAGAAATATGCGGGCCATGGTATTCTGCTATACTATGGGAAGTACCGCTATTAGCGGCTATTAGCGAGCTATACTATCTTAAGCTTGGTATAGCGCCTAAGTTCAGGAAAGAAAGATATAAAACAAATGTAGACAAGGTTGACAAACTCATCAAGCACAAAGTCAACTTCATAGAATTCGGAACCAGACGCAGATTTTCATTTGGTGTACAGAATGAACTTCTGGATGACATGTCTACAAGAAAACAAATTTCACAATACTGTCTTGGTACAAGTAATGTATTATTAGCAACCACTCATAACATGCGACCAATTGGCACACAAGCTCATGAGTGGTTTATGTTCCACGGCGCCATATTTGGTCCTCAAATGGCTACTTCTATTGCCCTTGATAAATGGGCAGAGACATATAAGGGCAAACTAGGCATAGCGCTTACTGATACTTATACAACTGATTGGTTTCTAAGATCATTTGATTATGTCAGAGCGAGTCTTTGGGATGGTGTAAGGCAAGATTCAGGCGATCCTATGGAATTTGCTGACAAAATAATAAAACACTATGAGAGCCTTGGTATAGATCCAAGTACAAAAACCATTGTATTCTCAGACTCTCTTGATGTTGACAAGGTTCTTGAGATAGAAGAATATGTAAACAAAAGAATCAAAACAGTATATGGTATAGGCACTAATTTCACTAATGATGTTGGAGTAGATCCTCTTAATATCGTTATTAAAATGACTGCCTGTTCATATAATAGAGAGGGCTTTGTTCCTACTGTTAAATTGTCCGATAACCCAGGCAAACGTTCAGGCCCGCAAGAGTATGCGGGTCTATATAATAGCATGGTAAACATGCTTTAATTAATTTTTGGAGACATTGTGATGGCTATTGAAGAAATTATTGAAAGAGTAGGTAAAGACATAAGAAACGCGTCAAGAAAGATTACGCGTCAGGAAGCCCGCTATCTGGTAGATAGTTATTATACCATGCAGAACCAGAGAATCAGGCTTGCTGGTCAGCTTAGAGCAGCAGAGCAGGGCGTAGACGACCCTCCAATGGAAGTGCTTGATTGGTTTCTTAAGAATGCGGAGCGTCTTGAGAATCAGGTGAAGCTCGCGCTCAATCATTTCTCATTATCAACAAAAATTGGTACATGGGCTCAATCAGTTGTAGGTATTGGCCCTGTTATCAGCGCCGGTCTTATTGCCCATATAGATATGGACAAAGCTAAGACTCCAGGACATATCTATAGCTATGCTGGTCTTGTAGACGGAAAGCGCTGGCTTGGCAAGAAAGTTACAAGAGAAATCATGGTTGACGAAGCCGGTATTAATCCTGATAGTACAAGAAGAGTATCTGAAGAAGATGCTATTAAGGTAGCAAATGCGATACAAGAAGCCGGAGGAATCAAAGCAGCTACCGCACTTCGTCTCTCATTACAGAAAGGAGGCGGAGTTCATACAGGCAAGACGCTTTACAGAGGTCTGTCAATGCGTCCCTGGAATTCAGAACTGAAAACACTCTGCTGGAAAATCGGTGAGTCTTTCAATATGACATGCAACAATCCAAAAGATCTCTATGGACATCTTGTTGTTGAAAGGAAGATTATCGAGTCGCGTAAGAATGAAGCCAAGGAATATGCGCATATTGCACGAGAAGTTCTTCGAAGAGTGCCTGGTCATAAACAGAGGGCAATATATCGCGAAGGCAAGCTCCCCAATAGTCAGATTCATATGAGAAGTAAGAGATGGGCTACTAAGATATTCCTGTCTCACTGGTGGGAAGTTGCTTATCGTGCTCATTATGGCGTCGAAGCGCCTTTCCAGCCTTATGCATTCGATCACTTGAAACATGTTCATAAGATCGAGGTCCCTAACTGGCCTTGGTAATATGAAGAATATATTACAGGGCAAGCTACAATGGCTTGCCCTGTTTTACTAATAAATAGCATAAGCCAAATCCGTTAAGATTACAAGCCCTTGGAGCGAGTCAGCGTCCTAGAATTACCATGCAACATGAACGAATCATTATCCAAAAAATATCATATATTATGAATGAATCATTAGCCCCAAAATACCATGTCGCGAGAATGAATCACTTTGCACAATAATTCAACATGAACAAATGAATCACTCAATCTGAAATACCATTCGGAGAAAATGAGTTATAAATCAGAAAGTACCATTAATTGCGAACGAATCATAAGCTCCAAAATACCAGCTGAACAGAATGAATTATCAGTCACGAAATACCATAAAGAAGGAATGAATCAGATAGGACAATGTACCAGACTATAAGAATGAATTAATTGCCTAGAAGTACCATCATGCCGGAATGAACCACACCCATGGAAATACCAAAATAAGTGAGTGAATCACTAAATATGAAATACCAGTCCATACAAATGAATCAATGTAGTCACAATATCAAGTATAAAGAATGAATAATTACATAAGAAATACCATTGGGGAAAAATGAATCAAAGCCATTAAATTACCATTATTAAAGAATGAATCACACTTATAGAAACATCAGTTATAATGAATGAATCACAAAAAGGAAAACACCAATAGTTAGAATATTTATAGAGGAATATTCTTTTATGTTTTTTCAGGGACTATAGACTCCTGAGCCAATCCAAGATTCAAGATATTTCGAGATGCATTTAAATCAGCATCCCCTTTGCAGCCACAATTCCTGCAATTAAATATCTCACCATTCCGATTGAGCTTGTGGACATAACCACACTTTGAACAAGTCTGGGATGTGTAAGCAGGATTGACCAACAGACATTGGACACCAACTACCTCTGCTCTCAATTGAATCCTGCGTAATAATTGCGGCTCAAATTTATTAAGGGAGATATAAATGGAATCTAATAGAAGCGGCGGTGAGACAAAAATAACAAGGGCCTATTTAAAGAGACATAGATATGAAATATTTGTATTTGGCGACAATCTATTACATAAGGGATATGGCGGAGCTGCTAAGCTGCGTGATATGCCAAATACATATGGATTCGTAACAAAGAAGGCGCCTAATAACAATGACGGTAGCTTTTATAAGCCAGAAGAATATAAGCCTAAATTCCAAACAGAACTAGCCAAGCTAGAGAGAAGAATAGAAGAATATGATGATTATATCTTCTTAATTAGCAGATTAGGTGGCGGGCTAGCTAACAGATATAATATCTTCCAGGAAGTAATCAAACCCGGTCTTGAATGTCTCAAGGAGTATCCAAACGTAAGGTTTTTGTTCTAAAGCATATTGTATATAAGGATAAACTAAATGAATCGAACAAAATCTGTTAGAGAACATCTAATAAAATCACTAAAAGGCTGCGTAATTATTGTAGCAAACAAACTCGTTGAAGAACAAAGAAACAATCATTATCTTCCAGAATATAGAACATATTATGTAAAACCAGATTACGAGCATGTTCAACAAATTACAAAAGATCTTACCCTATGGTGTGAATATAACTGGATACCAGGATTCGATAAACATGAGCCCAAAGATATAAGTAGTAAAATATTCACACTTAATCACATTAGAAAATCAAGGATTAAAATAAGAAGGCGTCTCAAAAGAAAAATCAGAGCTATAGAAGAATGGGATTTCTTTAAGGAATTTAAACAAGAACTTAGGAAATCGTGGATTATTCATAGAAGAACAATTACAAGTGAAATTGTACAACTTAATAAAACACAACGCATGAAAGCAAGAAGAAAACTTGCAAGAAAAAATAGGCGTAAGAAGATACAAAAGAAAAAGCAAGAGGAATATATAAAAAGATTTCCTCCTATGCCTATAACATACAATAGAAAAGAACAGAAATCATTTCTACAGACTTTAGAAGAATACATGAAAGCATGTAAGGATTACAGAGAAAAGTTATTCTGGAGTGAATATCATAGTTTTCATGAATGAATCAATCTACACGAAATATCACAAGAAAAGAATGAACTATGCAATTGAATACATCAACGTGGAAGAATGAATCACTTTATTTGAACAACCACTTTATTAGAATGAGTCATCTTGGTGGAAATACCAAACAACAAGAATGAATTATGAACACGAAAATACCAATTGTACTGAATGAGCCATCAGCCCTAAAATACCAGGACCAAGGAATGAATCATATGAAAGAATAGAACAAAGTATTAAAATGAGCCAAAAATATTGAAACACCACTACTCATTAGCGAATCAAGCAAATTGAAATACCATGCCAAACGAATGAATCACGAAGAATAAATATACCATATGTATAGAATGAATTATTATCGGAGATAAAGATGTCGCAAGATAAAAATGATTCAGTACGTTTTCTAAGTAGCATATCAGATCTTATAGATTGGAATAGAGTAGAATTGGAGCATGGCATTACAAAAAATGAGGCCCTAAACCATAATTATGTACCTCCAAAAGATAGAGCAAATGGTAACATGATAACCAATAAAGATTTCAAGGAGCAAGGTAATGCACAATAAAAAGATACTATCGGTGGAAGATATTCATAGAAAGAACAATATCGTTATAAAGTTTCTTGAAACAACAGGTGGCGATATGCGATTCATTGAATATAATCTTAATCACTTAACCAGAAGCGACGAGCTTCTTGATGAGAAAGAAGATAAGAGCGTTGCATTTGCTGCTGGTACCTTACTAAAAGCAAACGATCAGTTCTACTTATGCGGCGACAGATCAATCGGTTTAGAAGTATGTACAACAAAGGACACAATCAGAAAACTTGAGTCAGTACTACAATGCAAGATAATTGTGAATAAATTCCCACACTTAGTAAACGAAGATGAGAAGGAGTAGCAAAATGTCAGAATGCAAAAATAAACTTATGGAAGAAATTGCAAGAAGCATCGGCTATGATATGATCTATAACCTGGATAATCAGAAAATACTTCTTGCTATGATGAGAAACATAGACGCGGCGTTCATGATAATAAAAAGCGCCTATGAAGCTGATAAAGAACAGGCACTTAAGTTCATTGAAAATTCATTTAAGGACAATATAGGCAAAAATGTTAGTAATGACAAAGAAGTATCTAACGCTACAGTCATACTAATTGCCCGTATTACTCAGATGAGTCTTGAAGAATCAGAAGATATAGTAAGTCGATGGGCAAGCGATATGGAAGGCAATGTGTTCTAATTGGAGAATGACAATGAATTTCAAAGCACATTGTAGTATGGGAGTACTAACTTCCATTGCTACATCTACAGGCGCATACTATTTATGTCATAAACCAGATATAGCAATAGCGTGCGGCTTGTTCACATTCAGTGGTTCACTAATCCCAGACCTCGACATTGGATCCATTCCACAAAGATGGTTCAATCGTTTTGTTTGTCTGGCGCTTCTAATCATGTTCATTGTTAAACAACATGCTATTGCCAATATAGTAGCAATATGTGCACTGCTTCCACAAACTTCAAAACACCGTGGATACATGCATTCACAAGTCTTTGCTATACTTTGCCCTACAATAGCGTTTGTCATGGTATACTGTTTAAGGAAAGATACAGACGAAGAACTTGTAAATATTCTTTTAATTTGTATCTCTATGTCCATCGGATGGTTAGTGCATCTGTTTCTAGATTCAAAATTATTTCGTTGGACTTAGCATCTGGATGTGCTATAATATGATTATGCTAATCTACAAGATAATCATAAAATACACTGAGGGTGCAACATGAAGGTACGTCTAAGAGTTGGCGCACGTATTCTTGTCAGTAGATCTGAGGATATACGTGTCAAAAAGCAAGCAACTATTCTTGATTTACTATCTAAGGGAATGAAGAAGTCAGAAGTAAATCAAATTGCTAAAGATGGAATTGTTATTCTGAATGGTGTAATAGTAGACGATCTTGACACAAGAATCTCTGATAAAGACGAAGTTCTTGTGTTCAATATGAAGTCTATAAAAATGAACAAAAAATAATTTTTGCTCAAAAACTAACCGTTTGGGGCAACTGGCACTAGAGGTGTAAGAAATCCTATTATAATAAGGGGATTTCTGGCAATTTCAATCCTAGTAGCAATATTGGTGTCGAACTAGTTGGAAATTTGTGACACCAAAAACAGTATCTATTTTTTAGGAGCAGTCAATGACACGCGCAGAAAAGAAGCAGAAAGCAAGAGAAAAGTACGAAAACTTGGTAAAAGAACTCAAAGAAAATGGCCATGATAAAGCCATGTCATCTCTTGTTAAACTAATGAAAACCAAGCCTCAGGAGGCAGAATTATACAGAAAAGTAGCAAGAGAAGTGCTTCCTAAAAGCATGTTAAAACGCTTCGAAGTCACCATAAATGGCAAAGAAAACAAGGATGAAAAGCCAAAAGAAAAGCCTGATTTAACTGATACAACTTTATATCAAGACAACGTAAGGTTCGAGAAAATAACCAAACCACACATTAAAATCATGGAATAATTGTCCCAATTTGACTTTTGTTCAGCTTGTATTGGTGTGTATAGTTGTGAATATTTTGTGTTGGTAATCGTTCTAATCTTATTTGTAGGAAGGAGTTAGCACATGTTCATTACAAGGAACAATAGTGCAAACAATGCGGATAGACCCAGTGTGGGTGTAACCGTTATCGGTCAGAGCTTTGGTGGGATTCACATTGACGGACTCGGTTTTCTGTCGACTGTATCTGCAAAACGGAGGGCTCGCAATGGTGGTTCTTTCTTTGAAAACATCATTCAGGTAGTATCAAAACGCGAGATCAAACATGGCGAATACGTCATTGTAATTGGCAATATGCGCTCCAAAATCATCGATATGCCCTTTACATACAATACTGAAGATGGTAAAGTTATAAAGGCTACTGATGAGGAAGGAAACGTAGTTACCAAGGAAGGATTCAGGCTTAATTATGTAGACGGAATCGTAACTGTTGCGGATGAAGAAATCCCGCAGACACGTCATTCTACTCAGTGTGCCGGATCAATTATTGCCAAAGGTGAGGCCAAGCCTTACCATAATAGTAAGTCTCGTGTCATCATGGGAAAGTCACTTGATGACGTTCCTGCATGGATTCATATCATGCGTCGTGAGCATCGACTCAATATCGAAGATTCTCCTCGCTCCTATATTATTGGTCATCTGGAATCAGATCCAGGTCCTGCTGAGACCCTCGAAGGATGGGTCGGAGACAATAATGAAAGAGCAATTGTACAACCTCTGTTCCACCGTATAGTGATCGATAGGATCATGTATGGTAACAATAATGCAAGGTCAAACAGCGACAATAACGTTGCTACAGACGATATTCTCATTGGAGATCCGTCTGATGTACTCAGTGCAAGTAACAGTGGTGTTGTCGGAGAGTTCAGCGTCGACGAAATCTAATCCAATGTCTCCAAACATGGATTGAGCTGGAATATTTACCTTTATTGGTAAGTATTCCAGCTCTTTTTATTCCCTTCCTACCTCAAAAAAGACGTAAGGAGTTGCCAATTGCTAACGTTTCTCAAGCCTAATCAGCGCTTCACTGAGATTATCGATCAAGCAGTAAGATTCACAAGTTCAAAGGATCAAGAGGGCAAAATATGCGGATTGCCAGTTAAAAAGGAAGAAGATGGTTCTGTATACGTGCCTGTTCCAGTTTTTGTTAAAGTCAGAAAGTTAGAAAGAGCCGAAGACGGAAGATTAAAGAATAAGATGCATATAAATCTTCCCTGGAGTTGCGAAAGCAACGCAGCATTCGGAGAACTCCATGGTTCCAGAATCCCTGGAAAGAACTATGGAAATGATACAATATCTTTCTGGTATAAAACAAAAATTGAAGACGGAGACATAGATGATGAATCTGACGAGTTTATCGAAACAGTGTGGTAATATACAGATACGAAGAAATCTATTTTCGAATACAACAAAAGCGATCATTTCAAAACCGGATTTACTTAATAAGAACCTCAAAAACACCATACTTGATGAAGATGTACTTCAGTATGGCGGGTATGTACACTTGCCGATTGAAATAAATAATTACTTCGGCAAGAAGGTTCAAAAAGTAATAATCCCTAATATGAATATGCCAGGACCAGTAGCCGGGCACATAGTATTAAATGATATACAAATCGCTACAGAAAAACTACTTGTGTCAATTAGCCAACTTGGTATTGGCAATATTGACACAGAAGTAGTGGAAGATAGTGCTGAAAGAGTATGGAAAATAATGGCTAAAGAGCTGGTCGGTAAATCAGGATTGTTTAATACATATATCCTTGGTTTCAGAGCATTATATTCTGGTAAAGGCCATATTGCTACCGACTTCAGAATGCCTTATGACCACATAAAATTACCTCAGCATATATATGTCAAGTTCATAGAAAAGTGGAAAGAAAGGAAAGAAGAGTCCAATACAGAAGGGAAGCCTTATGTAATTGCATTCAGAAATCCCTTGCTACACAACGATTCTATGCGCAAGTTATACATACTTCCTACTAAATCCAACAGGATCATTATTCATCCCATTATTACTGATGGCATGGGTGCTGATTCCGATGGAGATCTAATTGAAACAGTACTTGGGTATCCTGATATTGATATAGAAGAAGACTGGTCCACAACAAAGTGGGACAAAGAGTTTCTTATCGATAATCAAGAAGAAACCCCTGACTTGGAAAACATAATAGATGATGGTGTAAAAAGAATCTCAAAATTCAGAGTAATTGGACCACATGACCTTATTGACACAGAAAATTCTGAGACAATAAAAGCCATGTGTAATGCAGAAGACATTGACGTTAAGGACCTTACAGGATTCTTTAAAGGCAAGTCCTTATCTGAAATACGAGAAGACGACATCAAGGTTGCAAAAGGCCTCATTCTCCAGAAATCAGAGATTGGCAAGGCTGGAGCCGCAGCATGTCGTGCAAGAGTATTGGCAGATGGCAATATAGAAATAGCCAAAGCTGCAGATAAGCTATCAGAACAAGCAAACCAGCGCCTATTTGATTCTAAACATAAACTTGATGAATCATATGTCAGTCTCATTAAAGTACTTAAAAATGATGGTATTAGCGACATAAACGTAGCTCGCGAAATACTTAAAGATTGTGAGATAGACGTAGAACAAGTCGAGCCATATCTTAATCTACTATATAATAGGGATAACCCTAAGTTAATTAATGATATAGTAGACGCAGAGAATTCTATATTCTATGCAGTGTTTGATCCTAGACTAAGCATGGTAGAAGGCGACGCTTTCTATACTCTAGCCATAGAACACATCATGAATGTACTGAATAACGAAGACAAAAATCAACTCATCAAGTATCTCAGGGACAGAGTCCTAGTATTGGAGAAAGATAATGATGAATAAGTCTCATCTTGCAAGATTGTTTCCTATATGTAATTGTTTGCCTGTTGACTGTCATATAGAAGAATATGATGACCTATTTCATACAAAAATGCTTGTTAAAGAGGCATCCCAGAGCATGCAAACAGTCGTAAAACTAAATATACCTAAGATTGATAACAAGGGTATGTTTTCTGTAAATGGAATAAGCCGGCAATTATGCTATACACTTAATCCAATGCCAATCTTTAATAACAGATGTATGAATATTAATCACACATATTTATCAACACCATACGAGCTTCTTCTTAAATTCATTAAGCAAGCATATGCTACACAACTGTCAGACTTCTTTATGTTCGGACATCAAGAAGATTCTACCACAGCTCAAATGAAGCTCGATAATTTACTTAAAACTTCAAGATTATCTCATGTCGTAAAGGGAATAGCTACTCACTATGGACCCAAAATATCATTAGAGCTATTTCAAGAACGAACGGATGAATTTATGCCATTCAATACAGAAGGCATTCTTGATTGGACAAGTATAAGTCAGTCATCGGGGAATTGTGGTCGCACAATGTACATGGCTGAAGAATGCAAAATAAACGATATTGGATGCTTCACCAAAAGAGGTCGGGTTTATTGCGATATACTCAATAAGAATCTTATTGTACCAGAATATAATCGCCGCAGAACCACTGCATCTAATTTCAAGGCTTCCAGCAAGCTAGTTAGTCCAGATAAACCTATGGTGTTTCCAGAAGATTATGATAACAATCTTAATGGCAAGCACTTACTTACAGTTCATGCAATCATGCCTGGTGTATACAAAGAACAGATTGTTATGAGTAAGTCAGCAGCTAGAAAAATGACATGTGTCATTCCTGAGAAACAGACATTCGTAGTACCAGGATGGTGCAAACAAAGCCTAAAGATGGAAGCCAAAGCCGGAGACATTGTAAGACCAAATCAGATAATTGGTTCTTATTCTGATGGAGAAGAAACAATCACGCTTAAATGTCATGTCAAGCGTGAAGCTAAACTGTCTAATATCAGTGAGATAAGAACAAAAGTAGCAAACACAGTTTGTACAAAACTTATTGTCGAATACGAGAGATTTCATATTCTCAGAAGTGGCGACAAAATTACAAATCGTCACGGTAATAAAGGTATAGTAAATATTATACCAGACGAGCAAATGCCTAAGATAGATGGCAAACCAGCAGAAGTGGTAACCAACGCTCTTGCAACTCTAAAGCGTAGGAATCCAGGTCAGATAGTAGAAGCTATGCTTAATAATATTGCAGAGGAATCAGGGCCGGCGCCCGTTCCTCACTTTCTAGAAGGAGAAGATGGGAATATACCATCTGCTCTTATAAAAGAATGCAAGCCACAAAAGCATACTTATAACGGACAGACAGTTGAGGCATGGTCTGGGAAAGTGTTCTGGATAGTATTAGATAAGTTCAGCCACCAGACAAATACTCATGCATGCAGTCGTAAGCTATCTGATGATGGAATATATGCAAATAGTGGTAAGAGGTCTGGAACAAGGATATACATCACTGTAATGCAGTTGATGCTATCTAAAGGCTGGGACAAGCTCTTATATCGCCTGATAGACGAATATGCAACAGGCAGTGACAGAATTCAGAAGTATCTGTTTTGCCTTATAAACTAATCAGGTGACATTACCCCACGCCTAAAGGCGGGGGCTTCCTAATTCACTGAAGACTGCTTTCAAGCAGACAAGTCTTACATCTTCTCCAAAGGCGTAAATTTCCGCATGCCCTGCGGTATCTAAATTCTTTGCCAATGATCTTGGTTTTCGATCATTAGCAAAAGTATAGCACAGATTTCTGTAAATGTCAAGAGAAAAACGCATTCTTATATCCCCATGGCTAAAGCCAGGGGTCTTACGAATGCACCTTGATAAACGATAATAGGTACTCATTTTAAGGCACAGTGATATACATATATTACCAAAAAATTGCATAATTGAGATATGTTACCGATCTATCAAATAATTTGATTATCTAAGTAACTATCTAATTATCATTTAATAAGCAAGTTGTGTTGTTTGGTGAATTTTTGGTTAAAACAAATTAATAGAGAGGAAAGGTTCAGCATGGAATCAAACATGACTATTACGGAAGGGCTCGCAGAAATTAAACTCATCAATAATAAGATTAACAAGAAAACTAAAGCAGTTATTGATGTTTCTATAAGGAATGAGAAATTTAAGGATCCATACGAAAATGAAGGCGGATCAGCAAAATTCGTGCAAGATACAATGCAAACAATCACTGATCTTGCCGAACGCAAAAAGAACATCAGAATGGCAATTCAGCTTGCAAATGAAGCAACTGTTGTTAAAATTGGCAATTATGAAATGACAATTGCAGAATGGCTAATTTGGAGAAGAGAAACTCTCCCTTCAATTAAAACTTCATATATGCAAGTTTATAGCCATGTAAAGCAAGAAGAATCGATGAACAACAGCTTCGACAAAGACAGTGCGGGACTTGTCATCAGTGTCGATGCACCAAGTGTTCATAAGAAACTGGAAGAGCTTGGCGAAATTGAAGATGAAATTGACGGTAAGCTGTCAATGATCAATGCAACGACTACTATTACAATAGAATAAATACAATAAGTTTTCCATAGCGAAGAGGGAGAAAAGAAAATAGGAATTACGTATCGTACTCATAATACGAACTAAACTTAGCCCTTCAAAGCTCAAACTTTAAAATTCAAAGTTCAGGATTTGAAAGTTGACAGCTGAAAGGTGAAAGTTAATCGAGAAACCAACGTTTCACCTGTTCTATATGGAGACATATAGTTAGTCGACATGCTTTCCTAATGTCGATTTCCCCAGGAGTTGGCTGCTATACGGAAACTTACTTATTATAGAGGTGTAGAATGAAACAATTAGCAAAAGCTACTTTAATAATGATAGGCTTTGTTGTTCTATCTACACTATTGTTTGGATTCATTTGTGGTATTAAGTACAAAAATTACCAGTGGAATGGTTTCATTGGTATATATACTAAAAAGTAATTTGATTTAGAAAGGTAGTAATATGATACTTGCTCTTGGTATTATAATTGCATTAATCGGTTTGTTGGTGTTTGTATATGGTCTTATGGCTAAATCAGAAGAAAAAAGGCGTCCTTATATTCTTGGCGGTCTACTGGTAGGAGCCGTCGGCGCTATTACTCTCATCGCTTCATGTGTTATCTCAATACCTCCAGGACATATTGGAGTAGCTACATTCTTTGGTAAAGTCGTTGATCAGCCCTATGAAGCAGGCATTCACCTTACCAATCCTTTGTATGATTGGGAAGAATTCGATTGTCGTCAGAAAAGTATTACAATGAGCCAGGTTCCCATCCCAAGTATGGACCAGCTTGTTACGACATTCGATGTAAGCTGTCAGTATCGAATTATCAAGTCTATGGCTCCAGACATTCTGCAAGAAACCGGTAATCCTAAAGACCTTATGGAAGTACACATGTTACCCAAGTTCCGAAGCTTATTGCGAGAACAAGGTAAAAGTGTGAAAACTGCAGAGTCATTCTTTAGGGAAGAAATTCAGCAAAAGATGCAGGCAAATCTTCTTACTTCAATTAAAGAATACGTTGCACCAAAGGGCCTTGATGTTGAAGCTGTTCTCATTAGAAATATTCAACTTCCCAACACAATCCAGCAAGGTGTTGAGAGTAAGAAGAAACGCGAGCAGGAAGCTGAACGTGAGAAAGCAGAGTTGCGCAGGTTTGAGACTGAACAGCAGAAGAAAGTTAAAACTGCTCAGGCAGATAAAGACGCCGCAATGCTTTCAGCAGAAAAACAGAAGATCCTTGCAGACGCAAAAGCATATGAAATTCAGAAAGTTAACGATGCTATTGCAAATAATCCTGCATATATCCAGCTTGAAGCACTTAAAGCACTAGGTACAATTACAAAAGACCCGGCTACCAAGGTATACTTCCTAAATGGTGATAGCCCTAAACCGCTTCCCCTTATGCATTTAGGAGAAGGAAACAGGCTTAACAAAGAAAGGAAATAACCATGCCAAGATTAATGGATAAAGATCTTGCAAACATAACCAGTATGCAGACTGCATCAAACTTCAGATTCAGTGCTGTAAAGCTTGATGAACTAGGTGCTTCTGAATATACACTCGTTTCAATTATTATCGACGTATCTTCTTCAGTGTCTCCATACAAAGATGATATTGAGGATATGCTGAAAACTGTAATCGAATCATGCAAAAAGTCTCCACGTGCAGAAAACTTAATGGTTCGCTTCACTACATTCAATGCTAATCTGAACGAAATGCATGGTTTCCGCCTCCTAAGTGATATTAGTGATGATGAATACTCTAATATCATCCGTACAGGCGGTACAACTGCATTATTTGATGCAACATATGAAGGCATCGAAGCAACACATCAGTATAGCAAGCAGATGTATGATAAAGTAGATCTCCTAACAAATGCAATTGTATTTATCATTACAGATGGCGCTGATAATCAATCAAATAATGCGCCAGTACAAGTTGCTACGTTAGTAGATGATATCACAAGAGAAGAAAGCCTCGAATCAATTATTACGGTTCTTATCGGGATTGATAAAGATCCTGCAGTCAAGAATTTCTTGACTACATTCAAGGATAATGCAAACCTTGATAAATACGTATCTGTCGGAGAAGCTACTCCATCCAAGCTTGCAAAGCTGGCTGAATTTGTGAGTCAAAGCATATCCTCACAATCACAGTCTCTTGGATCCGGCTCGGCATCTTCAATTCTTAACTTCTAAATGACTGGGAGTACCAATGATACAGAAAGATAGTTTTGTAGAAATTGGTGCCAGTCATGATATGTGTGAAGATTATGCTATCACAGGCGATATCTATGGTTATTCCTATGGTATCGTCTGTGACGGCTGTTCTTCTGCACAAAACACAGACCTTGGTGCAAAAATACTTGGAATTGCTGCAGAACAAGCATTAAGAAGCTCAATAGTTATGTTTGGACACAAGACATTATCAACTGCTCTTTGTTCATTTGAAAATAAAGTGTTGGGAGCGCTATCAAAAGTAGCAATAGCTCTTTGTCTTGACATCCAGACATTCTATGCCACGCTTATGGTAGTAATAGCCAATAATGAGGGATTTGGCATAGCAGTATGGGGAGATGGAGTAGTTGTCTTTAATGATGGTTTTGATAGAGCGAATGACCCAAATCCATGGATTCGTATTGAAGAAATATCATATACATCTAACATGCCATACTATCTTGCATATCGCATGGAAGATGAAAAGATTAAAGACTATATGAATACTATGGATATATTGGGCAATCCAGAAAAAACAGTATTGTCATATAACCCAGACGAAGACTTTAAGAGCTCTACAATCCCCATGTTCGAGCCATACATAATGTCTAGTGCGCCAATGGCAGAAGGAATGAGCATAAGCCTGTTCACTGATGGTATAAGCTCTTTTGAAAATACAAGTGTGCTTGATAACGCTATACGAATGACTGTATATAAAACCTTCAAAGGAGAGTTTGTAAAAAGAAGAATGAAGAAAATACGCATCATGGATTCCAAAATAAACAATAAGCACTTTGATGATATAGCATGTGCTACACTGCTTAAGGATAAGCCATGAGAGTCATTGTAAATAGAACAAAGGCTTCATTTGACCTGAAAGACAATGATTTTATTGCATCTGGTGGTCAAGGTTCTGTATATAAAAAAGACAATATTGCCTTCAAGATTTATAATGATATCAAGCATATGATACCATTAAGAAAGATTGAAGAGCTTGGCTATATAACAGCCGGCAATGTTATCAAACCGGAAGATATTGTTTGCGATAAAAAGACAAGCAATGTCATCGGATATACAATGAAGTATATTAAAGAGACAAGTGCTCTATGCAAGCTCTTTACTAAGCAGTACAGAAAAGATAATAATATATCTCCTAATCAAGTATTAGAAATTGTGCGCAATATACAAGACACGGTCGAGCACATTCATTCTAAACAATGCCTGATAGTAGATATGAATGAAATGAACTTTCTGATAGACAAAGGTCATAAAGTACCTTACTTTATTGACGTTGACAGTTATCAGACAAAGTCATTTCCAGCTAATGCTATTATGGATTCAATAAGAGACCGCTTAGCCAAAAAGTTCACAGAACTAAGCGATTGGTTCTCGTTTGCAGTAATAGCATTTCAGCTTTATGTTGGTATCCATCCTTATAAGGGTAAACACCCAGACTATAAACCAAGAGAATTTACTAAGCGAATGGATGATGGTATATCCGTATTTGATAGTAAGGTTACCATTCCATCCGTATGTCAAGACTTCTCAGTTATTCCTAAAGCTCATATGGAGTGGTTTAAGTCAATATTCATTGAGAATAAACGCAGCGCTCCACCTAAACCTGACGCTACAATTAATATAGCTATGGTTCAAAAGACTATAAGAAGCACAGCAAATTTTGACATTAAATCAATGTATAAGTACAATGAGCCGATTAAATCAATACAATTCCTAAATGGTATTTTCTATACATTTACGGATAAGGCAATATACTGTGGTAAATCCATATTTAAGGATATATCCAATAAAAAGGCATTTCTATGCAATCTATCTCCTGACCCTGTGTTAGGCATAATTGATAATGGCTGTGTAGAAATAGAAACGGATATACCAGGTAAATTTGCCGCAGACAAAGCCATGATATACAATGGTAGTATATTTTGCAGAAACGGCGCCTCAGTATATGAGGTATATGCAAAAAATATGGGGAATAAGAGCGCGGCATGCTCGAATCCATCCCAAAATCTTGGTACTATGAATCAAATGTTTAGTGGAGTAGTAATTAGCAACTTCCTAGACAAATGTTGGGCATATGCGCCATTAGAAGATTCTGGTAGTTTTCTAGGTCCTATTGAGGAACTCCATGGACTTAGAATAATCAATGCAAAACATAGCAGAGGAATTCTAGTATGCATAGCAGAAGAATCTGGTAAATATTATAGATTCCGATTCAAACTATGCAGCAAAGAAAATAAAGGTATTCTGCTAGACAAAGAAGAGCGCGATGTTGATAATATCAATTTCATTGTTCTTAATAATGGAGTTTGCATTGATGTATTTAGCGATCAAAAGATTGAGATCTCTAAAGATAATCAAAAACGCATTATTACTAATCCGCCGATAGACTCATCAATGCCACTATACACTGATGGTACCAGTGTATACTTTACAGAGGATAAAGAAATGTTCTCTATCAGTATTAAAAAATAACTAAGAAAGGTCAGCAATTATGAACAAGAAAACTCATCTTCTTGCTATTGATCCTCAATATGACTTCTGTAATCCAAAAGGAGCCCTAGTTGTTCCTAGAGCAGATGAGGATATGAAACGTCTTGCAGAAATGGTCAACAGAATGAAAGACGGATTAGATGATATCCATATTACAATGGATTCTCACAGAACCATTCATATTGCACATCCTATATTCTGGGTTGATAAAGATGGTAAACATCCAAACCCATTTACAGTAATATCCCATGATGATGTAAAAAATGGTGTCTGGCATTCCTATAACCCAGCTCTTCAACAGAAAGCTTCAGATTATACAAAAACACTTGAAGACAATGGCAGATATGTTCTCTGCATCTGGCGGCCACATTGTCTTATTGGTTCGCAAGGACATTCAATCGATGCTAATGTGTTCGAAGCAATAACTGAGTGGGAAAATCAGTTTGCTATGATTGACTATGTTACTAAAGGGTCTAATCCTTTTACAGAACACTACTCAGCAGTAAAAGCCGATGTAGAAGACCCGTCTGACCCTACTACAAGACTTAATGGCAATCTTCTTGATAGCCTACTGGAAGCAGACGATATTCTCATAACTGGAGAAGCTCTGTCACACTGTGTTGCAAATACAGTAAGAGACATTGCTGATAACTTCGGCGATGAGAATATTAAGAAGTTTGTATTAATTGAAGATACAACTTCAAATGTAGCGACCTTCGAAAGTCTTGGAGAAGACTTTGTGAAAGAAATGATGGCTCGCGGTATGAGAACCGCAAAATCAACTGATTTCTAAATATATCCCGTCTCTGGTGAGAATTTTCGACTTCCCCCAAAGAGCCCTCGTGCTCTTCATCCTTTTGCCTTACCAGAGACTTTCCTATTCATTACAACCATTATTAAACAGAAAGAGGTAGTCTTGATAAAAAATATCAAAATTAATTTGTTCATATTATGTATCATAATTATATTTTGTAATGGCTGTGGAGGAGGAGGAAATAGTAGCAATCCAAATACAGAAAATCAAATTACAAACGTAGATGAAGAATATCTACAAGAAGCATATTCGGTATTATCACAAGGCTATATTTATGGAAACGTTCAACCACCTTTAACTTCAGATACTTTAGAATCATATATAAATAGACTCCGTTCTGAAACAGATTTATATACAAGGTATATAAACAGCGAAGAAATGGAAGCAGCCATATCAGATAATGAAGCATCAGGAACATTAAAAATATATAAAATTGAACCAGATATATTATATATATCTGTAGATAAAATGTCTGCTGGAATGGCAGAAACTGTTATGCTTAATGTCAACCATTACATGTATGAATTCGAATGCAATTCTTTAATTCTCGATCTTAGATATTGTAATAATGGCGGATTAGGCGAATACATAAAACTGCTTGCTGGATTTACTCACAAAACTTATTCTAATGAATTAGTTGCAGCAATTAATAATACAGCATTTGCGTTTAGTGATTTTGCAGATATGTCTGTGCAAACAGAAAATACATGGCTTCATAAAAATAATATGTGTATACTTACGAGTGCTTGTACATTTCAATTCGCAGAAATATTTGTTTCAGCAATGAAATACTATTCAGAAGCTACAATATTTGGCTCTAAAACATTTGGTGCTTTTAGAGCCGTACAAGCATATAAGTTTTATAGAGGCGATGGATTCAATTACACAGCAGGAATTATATATGATATATATGGAGTCGAGAAAGAAGGAATTGGAATTACTCCAGACCATAATACAACTCAACCAATAAATGATGCAATAGAATTTCTTGGTGGAGATACTACTAGTTTTTATGATAGAATATTTCAAGACTATAATATTAGACAAGAAATCCGTAATGTGTTTTATGATAGAGATGAACTACGCAATCTATATTTAATGAGATAATTATGGTAGTGCTTATATACATTATAATAATCATTTGTATTGGATTACCATTACTTGCATTGATAATACTTTTATCTGAAATCATACAAACCAGTAAGTCATTATTTTGTGCACTAATAATCTCGTTTGTACTTATTCTTATATCAATACTTAGCAATGTCCATGTTCCACAAACCAAGGAGCCAATGCCAATAATGAATATAAATACACTTCCATATATGAGTGCATATGAGGCATTAGGATACATATTATTTATCCCATTAATTGTATATTCAATAATCCAAGCAGGAAAACTTATTGTAATATGGCATAGCTTATATGGAGATGCTGCAAAAGTTGAGACCAAAATAAATCCATATATTTTTGGAACTTGCTTAACAATCGTAATATTATTAATGATGAATAATCTTAGAAATAATGAACTTATTGAAAGAAGACTTCCATTAATAAAAGAATACATTAAAGCAGAATATCCAAACATTAAAGAAAATGTTTTGGAAAGTATTAGTAAAAAATGTCTTAAGACTTGTATATATCAAATGCCAAAAGAACAAATATTAAAAAATGTAACAGATTGTCTTATTGAATATTATTATAACCATATTTCTTTAAACAGCATCAAGTTTGATGGACGTGCTGAGTGGATAAGATCATTACAACAGAAAATAACAACAGAAGAACCTAAAACATTACCTAAGCCTTCAGAGTATCTGAAAGAACTTGCGAGTGCTCCGGAAGAACCCGTAACTAGATTTGATAAATATATAGAAGAAGAACCTAAGAAAGGTACAGGATTCTTTGATAATATACTTGAAGCAAAAGAAGGAAAGTTCGCAGATCTCCTCAAAGATGATTTCAAATACCAATTAAATAAGTTGAAATTACCACAAAGTAAACTTAATGAATTAAAATCAAGAGTTGATAAATTAAAAACTTCAACTCTAACTGATCAAGAAGTAGAAGCATTGACAGAAATTCCAGCAAAAGCTACTAGATTCGCTTACAAATTTAATAAACTTATTGAACATATTGGCTTATTACATTCTAAAGCTATTATCAAACATAAATATAGCAAACTTATAAAAGAATCAGAAGAAATGAAGACACAGATTAGAGAATTTGATAAAAACATAATGCAATATAATCTACAAAAATCAACAAAATCAGAGGAGAAATTGAATGATTAAAAAACTTGTTGTCGTAGCCATAATAACAATATTAGCAATCGTATTTATTGGATACAGCAGAGTTAAAAGCTATGTCAAAACAGCACAGAAAACTACTGTTAAGAAGATAGAAAAATCAATTCCTACAGATGTAAAAATTGATAGAATCGAGGTCGTTATAGATGACCTGAAAAGTAATTTGAAAGTAAGTAAATCACAGGCAATAGAGTTAAAAATAGATATAAAGTTTCTGGAAGAAGAAGTTTATGGACTTGAACAAAATATACAAGAAGTTACAAGTAACATAAAGAAAAATCTAAAAGAATCAAATGTAGAGCGAAACCTAAAAGAACTAGAAACGATTCATTCTAGGTCACTTGTTCTAAAGAAAATGAAAGAAGAAGTTAAGCTTAAAAAAGAAACACTAAGCTCTTTAAGAAAAATTCTGATTAGCTGGGAAAATAAGATAAAAGAATATGAAAAGAAATGTAATGAATATGATTCTAAGCTCATTTCTCTGAGGGCAAAGTCTAAACAAGTAGAGCTTAAATCAAAATTTAATAACATGATATCAACATATTCTGATAGTGTAAATGATATTTCAGATATAACAATCGATGACTTGTATAAAGACACATTAAAATCTATCCAAGTTGAAGATTATATGATACAAGAAAGTACTAATAATATATTGCATGAGTCAAAACCAAAAATTAAATCAAAAGAAAGTATCATAAAAGAAATAAAAGAAATAATTGAATAATAAATCTTACAGAAGGAGGTAACAAATGTCTGAAGTTAAACTTAATCAGATTATTGCAGTTGAGAAGGGCGAAAAATCCCGCCATAATTCTATCATTACTCAGGCTCATCGTTTGTCAGATGCACCACAAATATTCAATGGCCTTCATAAAGTATATGAGCCTAAAGACGAAGAAGGTGAGAACTTTCCAGAAGAATCAGTAAAGGTACAAGAAAATCTGAACAATGTAATTAACGAAGTAGCGGAATCTCTCGCAGATCTGTTTGATGTTACTGCAACTAAAGACTTTGGCAATACCATTGCAAAAGCAGATATTAAGGTTGGCGACACAGTAATTGTAAAAGACGCCCCTCCCACATTCTTGCTGTACCTCGAAAAACAGCTGAACGATATTAAAACATATGTCGAGAAACTTCCTGAACTGGATCCAGCAGAAACATGGGCTCGTGATGAAGATTCCGGAATGTTCAAATCAGGCGCGCGTCAGACACATAAAACACGTAAGGTTGAGAAACCTATCGTTCTTTATGCTGCTACTGAAAAGCATCCTGCACAGACTCAGCTTGTAGTCAGCGATGAGATTATCGGTTACTGGACTACTACAAAGCTCAGTACATGTATTTCTGCAACTCGTAAGAAAGAAATGCTTGACAAAATTGCTGTTCTTATGAGAGCAGTCAAGTTTGCACGAGAAGAAGCAAACAACACGTCTGTTGAACGCAAAGAAATCGGCAAGGACATCTGTAACTTCATTTTCGGATAATACAGGGCAAGCTGAAGCTTAAGGTTAAGCTGAAATAAGTACTTTCCTTCACCGTGCAGGTTCGAACCCTGCTCTTCCCACTATATGGGAAGATGGCGGAACTGGCATACGCGGCGAAAGCTGGTGATAATATGAAAGCACGCTAAATTCAGACTATTCCCTGAAAGCTCAGCATTTGTTGCGTTGTCTTCTCGAACGCCAATATTAACTATGCCTGAGTTGAGGGTTCAAGTCCCTCAGGACACTCCATTTTATTCCTTATGTGTCCTTGGACTAATGGCAGGTCGCAGGTACTTAGATCTAAAAATTGGCTATAGCGCCGTAGACAACATAAATGCAACATTTCATTGAATTCCAGCGTTCAACTGATAATTGAAAGCAGCTGGAGCTTTTGATAATGAAACCTGGCAGGGGGAAGAGGATACCTTCCTCCTGCTCTTTTATCAAGGTGCATTCGTAAGACCCCTGGCTTTAGCCATGGGGATATAAGAATGCGTTTTTCTCTTGACATTTACAGAAACCTGTGCTATACTATAAATATAATGATACGAGCATATAAATACAAAATATACCCCAACAAAAAACAACAGGAGCTTCTTGTGAAGCATTTTGGTTGTGTACGGTTCATATACAATTTGGGACTCCAAAAGAAAACAGAGTCTTATCAAAAAACGGGGAAATCTCCTTCCTGTTTTGATTTGATAAAGCAATTGAAACATATGAAATCTGAGCATGGTTGGCTGAAGGAAGTTAATAGTCAATCTTTGCAAATGGCCTTTAGAAACCTTGACAATGCTTTCCGGCGGTTTTTTAAGAAACAGGCAAGATATCCTCAATTTAAGAAGAAATTCAAAAAGCAATCTTGTCAATTTCCACAAGGAAGTAATGTGGATTTTGATAATAATAGGCTATATGTAATGAAATTCCGTGATGGCATCAAATGCAAATTCCATAGACAATTTGAAGGCAATATTAAAACTGTAACTATATTCATGGCTCCTTCTGGGAAATACTTTGCTTCTATTTTGGTTGACAATGGAGAAGAATTACCTATCAAATGTAATCCTGAACGAGATAATAGTGTAGGTGTTGACGTTGGATTAAAACATTTTGCAACACTATCAACAGGCGAGAAAATAGATAATCCAAGATACCTAAAGAAACTTGAAAGAAGATTGGCAAGAAAGCAAAAACAATTATCAAAGAAGAAGAAAGGTTCTTCAAATAGAAACAAGGCTCGTAGGAAGGTAGCGTTGATACATGAGAAGATTTCTAATCAACGTAAAGATTTTTTGCATAAATTGTCCAAAAGGCTCATTGACGAGAACCAAGCAGTGTGTCTTGAGGATTTAAACGTTTCTGGAATGGTGAAGAATCATTGTTTGGCCAAGGCTATCTCTGATGTTGGATGGTATACTTTTCGTACCTTTCTTGAGTATAAGGCAGGTTGGTATGGAAAGCATGTTTTGACTATAGGAAGATTTGAACCATCCAGCAAGATGTGTAACCAGTGCGGCGCTATAAATAATAATCTTAAGCTAAGTGACAGATATTGGACTTGCACTTGTGGTGCCAAACACGATAGAGATGCCCTTGCATCTAGTAATATTTTGAATTTTGCATTTTGTACCCCTGGGCAAGGGGAACCTAAAGCCTTTGGAGAAGATGTAAGACGTAGCCAGTATGGAACGCAATTTTCGATGAATTAGGAAGCCCCCGCCTTTAGGCGTGGGGTAATGTCACTCTCTCAGAAAGGAAATTCAATGTATAGAAACATTGATGAAATCGAAGGCAAAACAATCAAGGAAGTCTTGACAGAAGAAGAAATATCAGAAGTATATGGAGTAGAAGACCCTCAGGATATTGATGAAAATTATCAAGAATATCTTGAAGAATCCATCAATAAAAAGATAGATTTCGACTACATAATAAATGTATCAGATACTAACACACAGTTTAGTGCGTTCGATATGGATCTTGTCTTCATATTCAAAGACAAAGAACTGCAAAAGGTATTTAATGTATATGATTTAGAAAGTACTAATGTAATAAATATGTGCGGAAATCATATGATAGTAATGACAGGTCATGAAACAACAGTCCATTATTGCATAGAAACAGGAGAGAGTAGCAAAATTGACACCAGATAATTTCAAATAACATTCAAGAATAACAATTCCAGAAATCTAAATTCTGACGGAGAAGCGACTATGCACTAATATTAATTTCAGATAATATTATATATGAATTGATAGCACGAAAATAGCGTTAATCGCTCTGGGCTATCTTTCATTCATTGATGAGATTGGAATTAATTTCCATCGCATCAAATCATGAGACCATCTACTTTAATACTCTTTGAATAGAATATTACTTTAGATGGTCTCTATCTTTTACCAATTTGGAGCACATCATGATAAAAACTTGTACTTGTGAAGGTCATATTGCAAACGGCAAGATGAATAAAGCCGGCGCTATCTTTCAGGACAAGAGATACGGAAAGTTTCAGCGCGTCCACAACAAAACATCCTCAGGTCACAGATGTACTATTTGTGGTGACGAAAAGAAGTGAATCTTGTTTTTTGTGTGCATAAGTTCTTTTTTATCAGTAGAGTAAGTACCCGTTTCTTTTTTTAATCGAAGTAGAGTAAGTACCCGTTTTTTGAAACATAAAGGTTGATATTACACACATTTATGATATAATAAAAGTTTTATCTTACACTCTTTAAAGGAGTATGGGATATAAATCAAAACCAGTTGCTATGGAACTGTATTATGAACAAGCAGAGCTTAGAAGGTAATTACTATGTAGACAAAGAAGATTTAAAACGTATGGTTGAAATAGTAAGCTGCCTGACGCTATTACAAGGCAAAATACTTAGCTCTGAGGAAAGAGATAATATTTATAATGTTTATAAGGAGGCGTTAACTAAGGTTTGCGGTATTACAAGCCTTAAGCCTAGTCAGTTTGCAATGAGATTTAAACACAATGTGGAGCAAACATTACAAGCTGTAACTAACGGAGACGCGACTGAACCACCAAAAGAACCATGGGATCTTGGTGCTACATAGTCTGTCATTACTATGAAAAGCTATTATCTAAGTAAATAACTACACCTACTAAGGAGTATATCATTTACAGCTTGTCTCATATTTAGTGGGAACTCTATATGGCAAGCGCCAAAGATAATAGCTTTTCTTTCTCTTTTGAGAATAAACTAGATGACAAATAAATTATTATTGCTTGACAAATTGTTCTTATACCTATATATTATATGGGTAATAATAACCATATTTATCAGAGCAACTCTACAGCTATTCCGTGGCAAATCTTTTAACAATAAGATTGTTCATGAATTGTGTGACATGCCTCATAAAATAGAGGAAATGAATAAAGCAATGCACAACACTTTTGCTAAATATAGAGATAGGTGGGCATCAAAATAAGAAAGAAGAATATATGAACATTGACAATTTCATTAACCGTATTGTACTCAATATAAAAGACAAAAATATAAGAAATCTAGTATCAAGTGCACTGAAAGAAGCAGATGAACAATTCTTCTATGCCGCTGCATCATCTAGTGGTAAATATCATCCACCAGAAGATAATGGAGAGCATGGCTTGCTTAGACATACTATCAAAGTTATGTATATAGCAGGACAGCTCGCCACATACTTTGACATACCAGGAGATATGAAAGATGCAGTAGTCGGTGCAGCTATTGTACATGACATAAGAAAGAATGGACATAGGTGGAAAGATAAAACAGATTATCGGCATGGCATCCTAGGTTTTGAATATATTATGAGCTTTAGAGACACGTATTCATTTCAAGTAACTGAAATGATGCTAGCACGGTGTGTCAGATTCCATATGTATAGATTTTCTAAACCAAAAATTGAAGCCGATCTCGCAGTAAAATGTGATGATATTGAAGTAAAAATTGTGCAGCTAGCGGACTTTATTGCCAGTAGAAAACAAGCATCATTTCTACCAGGCATTGAGCTAGAAGCAAACAAAATAGACGATTACTTGAATGGTGACAAATATGTCTGCTCAGAACTTTAGAATACCCTTTGGAAAGCATAAAGGCACGTTTTTAGCTCAAATACCAACAGCATATTTAGTATGGCTAGATAATACTCCCCTTCGTGCTCCTCTTGATAATTATGTAATGGAAGAGCTGGATAGAAGAAATAAAGAAGATGCTGTTGGCAATATGAGTCACAATAGAATATATAAATGTGCAACATGTTCTACAACTATATTAAAACCTTTATATACATCCGGATACAAATGTAAAGTATGCGGAGCAAACTGGGACACAGCTATACTTTATACCATAGGAGGATAAATATGAGCTGGCGCGGAAACAATAGTAGTTCGAGAAGAGACGACAGAGGAAGAAATGACGACCGAGGTCGTGGCAGAGGATATCAGAAGGGTAGCGATAAGCTCTTTGTAGGAGCATTATGGACAACAAGAAGTGATACAGTTCACAGTGGTGTACTTGAACTTTTTGGTAAAGACCCTGAGTCCGATGACAAAATCAAAGACATCGTTGACGGTGCTTTGAGAGACAACAAACAAATTAAGATTGCCTTGTTTGAAAACAGAGACCAGAGCGGCAACAGACCAAGATTCAGCCTGGCAGTCGACCCGGAGGATCCTTATGCCAAAGAACGATCAGGATAATATAATAATCACTGGTAACACTAGTATATCCAGTTGTATTATTGAGGAAGAAGGTCAAAACTACATTATTATCAATGAGCCTGTAGTTACTATGATACCGGTTCCATTTGATAGTATTGAGGCAGCAGTCCACTTTCGAGACAAGATTTTTAGGCCTGCGTTTAGTGAAGTTGTCAATAAACATGGTAAAATATCTTTCAGAAAGGCATGTTGTCTCACTGTACGACAGATAATACAGGGAGCATAGCTTGGCTAAGAAACAACTAAGAGATTATCAAAAAGAAGCACATAAAGCTATGAGTAAGAAGCTCAAGCCTGGAAAGAAATCACTGTTATGTCTTCCAACTGGAACAGGTAAGACATTTACAGCGGCATCTTGGATTCATGCAAAGAAGAGAAAAACTCTTTGGCTTGCACACAGAAATGAGCTAATATCTCAAGCCTATGGTGCATTCGAGTCTCTTGGTTCTAAAGTGACAATATGGAATGCCGATGAGAAAGATGCTGGCGGAGATATCATAATCGCCAGTATACTATCTACATCAGAATTACATAATGAACTTCCTGAAGTCGATACTATAGTATGTGACGAAGCACATCATTTCCCTATGCCAAGCATATCAGGAGATGATGGCATAATTCAAAGAATTAAATGGAATCGTATCCTAGGACTTACAGCAACTCCAACCAGATTAGACGGTAAAGACCTAGGATTCGATTCTATTTCTTATCAACGCACATTCTATGACATGGTTGAAAAAGGCTGGCTCGCAAAACCTTCATACAATATAGTAAGAACTGGCATTAAACTAGACTTAAAGAAAGTCAATGGTAGATTTACCAGAGAATCATTAAAGCAAGTCAATAGCGAAGCAAGAAATAAGGCTATTCTACAAGGCATGAGAGACGCAGAATATTTAGGAAAGACCCTTATATTCGCAGTAGATAATACTCACGCCAAATCATTACTTGAAGAACTCGAAGAGTTTAATCCTGTAATGATATCTCAAGAGAATACCAAAAAAGAACGAAGAGAAATTAATGAGGCATTTTACAAAGGTAAAATTCAGACCCTTATAAACTGTGAGATATATACAGAGGGTGTAGATGTACCAGATATAGATACAATAGTTCTTGGTAGGCCTACAGCCTCTAAAGTTCTGTATATGCAGTGTATTGGCAGGGGTGCTAGAATCACAGAAACCAAGAAGTCGTTCAATATTATCGACGTAGTCGATTCTGACAAACACTATGGCGTTATGTCAGAACGATGGTCTATGGAAGAACTTGGTCATAATATTGATGTAGAAGTTGTACGCAAGAGTGACGAAAGAGCACACAAATTCGCAGAAGAGAATGATATAGACTACAAAAAGCTACTATCCAAGTTTGATATATCTAGCACTCAGGTAGTAGGTGTAATCAAATTCAGAAGCTTTGAAGAAAACTATGTCATGCCTCTTAGCCAGCAAAAAATGGAAGCAATACTGTTATGGCAAGATCATATCATGAGCCTGTCTAGAAAGATTAAGAACGGAGATGTATATCTATTCTATACAGTCTATGGTTCACCTGCAGGCTTTAGCCTATCTAACTGGAAGAAGGTATCTAAATCTCTAAATAGTACCATCTTAGGATTCGATAGACAATATCCTGCAGAAATAATACCATTTAGAGAATTGCCACCAGTAAGAAGAAACACTGAAAGTTCAAGTGTTATACTGGATGAAATTAAAAGAATCAATACTATAATGTCGTCAAACAAAAAGGAAACAATAAACAAAATAGTATATTCAGTTAAAAACCTTGTAACTCCTAAGGTTTATCATGTGATTCAGTCAGCTGAATATAAATATTCCAACGGAATTATTGAGGTTAATTTAGGCCTGCCATTTAATAGGCTAAAACCTTTCTTACCTGCAAGACTTGTTTTACAACAAGTGGCCAACGAAATATTAGATACAGAGATAATTGATATCTCATACAGCGCTTGGAAGCATTCATGAGAATGCGCGCTGTGATTAATTAACATGTCCAGAAGGGAGTTAGTAATGGATGAGAATATTGACATCCAAACAGTCCTTGATGAGTATGGTTGGGAAGATGTAACAATTGTACCCATAGGCAAGAATGCCTTTGTACTTATCCAGGATGCAGAAACAGGTGACGGTTTGTTCTTCCTCTTTCCTTATAAGGAGGTAGTTGCAACTGTCAGGATCAATGATAGTGAGTTTATCATTGAAGAAGATGCACTTAGAAAAGTGCTTGGTATTGGTAATCATGAGCTGATTGACAACTCTGGCTGTATTTCGATTAGCGGTCTGCTAAAAGCAATTGGAAGCCGGCGTCTTGATACAAGCACAGATATGGCCAATCCCATTCAGAGGGGTACACGCAAGATTTACAAAGCCATAAACGGCTATACTTCTGACAAGGACAAATTGCAGAAGGTTGACATTCTTGACCCCGAAACAGATGAAGTAGTCGATTCTGATTATATCGTTATCGACTAGGAAAGGACAACATGGAAGCTATAGCTGAAAAGATCACGCAAATACTTCCACTGTCAGAATCAAATCTAGAAACACTGCAAGCAAGTCCCGCATGGAATCTATGCGGTGACTTGCTTGTCATGTGTAGTAAACTAGAAGATATTCATATGAACGACGATGCAAAATTCATCAAGTCAAGGATTAAGAATATCATATGTCAGGTAGTTGATGTCGGTGATATAGAATACAATCCTGATGTATATAATGACAGTGAGTTTGTTGAAGCTGTATCAAAGGCTAAGGAGTTTGGTTGGTCAGAAGAAGAGCTTACCAAAACTTCAACAAAGTATACTGAAATGAGCCTAGCCCAGCTCTTTGTACCAGGCTCAGAGATTGTCAGTATTGACAAAGAGCGCATTAGACTCAAAACCCCTAGTGGATTTACGCAAAATGTCTGGAGATACTCAAAATATAAGTAAAGAAAGTCAGCTCCAAGACTTAGAACAGGACGTACTAGACTGCACAAAATGCAGACTAAGAAATATAGCATCTAGTCCTGTTTTTAGCAGAGGAAGCTACCGATACAACATAGTTTTTATCGGCGAATCTCCTGGGGCCCAGGAAGATAGCCAAGGCATCCCATTTTGTGGTCCAGCTGGACAAGAACTCAATGAGATGACAGAAGCCGCCGAATTGCCAGCATCAGAATGCTACTTAACAAACATAGCCAGATGCAAACCATTCAGGCAAGGTGAGAAAACTTGTCCTCCACCCACAGACTGTGTTGAAGAATGTATTCCATTTCTTCACAAAGAATTAGAAATACTGGATCCATGGTTGATTGTTTGCCTTGGCAAACAATCAGCTATAGCATTAATAAAAGATGTAAATACTACAACTAAAATGGGAGATTTAGTTGGAGAAACATTTTACTATAACAATAACAATAATGATATTCCAATAATCTGTCTTTATCATCCGAGCTACATCATAAGAGATAAAAGCGGAACAAAAAGAGAAGAATGGATTCAGGAATATGAGCTAGTATGTTATACATACTTTTCGATGCAATCAATATTCGGTGAGTAGACCAGAAAGGAATTACTCAATGTCTAACCAGGAAGAAGAATTTGTATTCAATGAGAATGAAGAAATTTATAAAGGTCACTTTGATCTAGTTGACATTGATAAGCTGATGAAGCTTAATGTATTTATGCTTGGAGCTGGAAGCATAGGTTCATTTGCTGCAGTTGCTATGGCAAAAATGGGTATCACCAAATGTACTATTGTAGACTTTGATTCAATTGAAGTCCATAATCAGGCAAACCAAATTTATAATTGGCGGCAAACTGGAGCCCTAAAAGTAGCTGAACTTGAAAAGATTATAAGCGGATATTCAAAGCCCAACTGGGAGTGGGAATTTCATAAAGACAGACTTGAAAGCGTAGACGATGTTGACAAATACGCTAGAAAAGCTGACATTATTATTTCTGCCGTCGATAACATGAAGGCAAGACAACTCCTGTTTGAATATAGTTGTCAAAATATGGCTCGTATTTCCATGTTTATAGACTCAAGAATTGGAGCAACTCAATGCGAAGCATACGCAGTACTTCCTTACATGCCAGATGAAGTTCAGCTGTTCGAGGAAAACAATCTTGATAATGATGAAGACATGCCTGATATCAAGTGTACAGAAAAGAGCATTATATTTCCAGTAATGTGGACAGCAAGCTGGATATCCTCATGTATTTATCATATTGCAAATGGAACAGAAGAAACAATTCCATTTGGAATAGATATTAATTTCAAGACATGGGATATCTTTAAGGATAAAAGACCATGAGTAAATCGTGTCGTTTTGATCGTATATTATTCACTGGGCTTACACTTTCTGAAGGGTCTACAAAACCCTTACAAGACAGTGATAGTATATTAATACCATTTGAAGTAGAACATAATGCTTATAATCTCCTTATATATAAAGAATTTATGCGTGCAAAAAAAATAATAGTTGGATACATAGACAACGATACTTATGATATTTTGGCAATAGATAGTTGTGGTTGCTTGCCAGTAACAATATCACGCGATTATATAAGTATTACATCTAAACTTACAGAAAGATGTTCAAATTGTATGTGTCTGGGAAGCTCGATTATATGCCAATTTTGTGGCGCATACAATGATAATATACTTAAAGCAATCATGTCTTCATTTAACAGCAAGAATAAAATAGGACTAGTAAAATTACTATTGGAAGACTCATCAAACATAGACATCAAAGCAATATACGAGACATCTAAATAATATTCTGTGAGAAAAGAGCAATGCATCCATGTATAAACTGTCTTAATAAAGCAATCTGTTCCACACTAGAACTTAAAAACACTATACTCCCTAAATGGACAGTGCCTACTGTATCATATGCTGACATTACAAAAGCTATGACTAATAATTTGTCGCCCGGTTATCAAAAACATGTATATGTTCCTCCATGTGCTATAACAAGATGCTCTTTAGTAGGAAGAGATTTGTATAACTGGTCAGTTACACCTATCATTGAACAAATGATTGGAACTATGTCAGAGATAAAGATACCACCTATATATCCAGATTATATGCATTATGATTCTGTTCAACGTATTAGTATTGCATGTCAACGCATAGTAATAAACTCAAAAACAGCAATACTAGAAGAATTAAGAAGAAATTCATCTGGGGCTATGTCTCGATCATTATTAAATTCAGTAGTTGGTTTTACAACAATATACAAATCAAATCCAGCTCGTATAAAACGTGGTAATATACTATCAACAATGTTAGCACTAATTCCATACCTATGTCCTTCATGTGCTTCATATAATTTATTTAATGATGGTATATTGCGCTACAAATTAATTGGTCCACACACAGAATACTTTACAGAATGTTATTACTGTGGTAAAAAAATACTAATAAATGACCTTCATATGTTTAAACAATGGGATCTTTTATCAGACCTAGACAAATTAGGAGATATATTAAAATGCCAGGTGATGTAACAGAACAAACACAACAGCCGCAAGAACAAGCACAAAAGAAAGATGAACGCATAAGCATCTCTATAACAAAATATGCAGATCCAAAGAAAAGAAATAAGTACAAACTCAGTATTAAGGGAGAACAAACGCTGCATAAAGACACCAAATCCATTACTGATGAGATTGAATACCACCTTAACACTACAACAGACTAATAATATGAATCCAACTGAAGAACAGCAAGCAATTATCTTGCATATGAAAGACCCAGCCAACAAAAACGTAGTTATGGCTGCGCCTGGCAGTGGCAAAACAACCACATTAGCTTATGGTGTTGCTGATATAGATTACAAGTTCGTTGCTATTACATTTACTAATAAGGCAGCAAAAGAACTTACAAGTAGACTAACTGGGAACAATGCTGTTTTCATTGGAACATTCCATGGCTTGGGCTTACAACTCCTCAAGAATAACAAACAAGAATTCGAGATTATTGACCAGAACGAATCTACAGAGTTGATAAGAAGCTGTATAAAGAAAATGGGATACTCTCCTGACAGTGATATCTATAAGCTTTTACTTGAAGCTGCAAAGATTAAGCTTCAAAATAATGTAGAAGTAAATAATCTGTCAGTACAAGACAGCTTAGATTCTCTCGCTAAGATATACAAAACTACCAAGCTAAAGAACCATGTCAAAGACTTCAGTGATCTTCTTTACGACTCCATAGAATATATGAGAGACGTAGGTTGCGATGGAATTATTGTGGATGAATGGCAAGATACCAACACTGTTCAATACAATATGGTTAAAGAACTTACGTATGATTTTAACAGAGGATTCACAGTAGTAGGCGACCAAAATCAGTGCTTGTACCAATTTCGTGGTGCATGTTACGAAAATACAGAAATGCTCATAAAAGAATCAGGCGCCAAAGTACTTCCATTATCATATACATGGAGATTTGACAATCATATTGCTGGATATTGTAATAAACTAATATCCTGCAATGCAGATACTTATAGCAGTGAAATTACTGCAGAAGAAGCTAGTATACCTAATGTTGATTTCTATCCATTCAACTCAGAATCTGATGAGAATCAGTTTTTGGCACGAGACATACAAAGATATATGGAAGCTGGCAATTCAGTGGCTATATTAGGTCGTACACATAGACAACTAGATACTGTAGCTATATATTTTGATCAACGTGCTATACCATATACTAGAATAGGTGGACTGTCACTATCAGAAAGAGGTAAGACAAAAAGACTTATTGATCTTATATGTGGGCTTCATCCTATTAATAAAGAAGACGGAATCAATATAGAAAGAACCTCACAATTTCTTGCATACTTGAAAAGAGGATTAGGCAAACGATTTCTTAACCAATTTATTAACAGAGAAAATAGCCAAGAAAAATCTAAAATTCTTGTTGATAATGAGGACATAGTAGAGATAATAGACAAGATCCTAAACAATGATATGCAAGGAGTCAAAGATGCTTGTAAACTCCTTGATGAAATGGACGAGAGTAAGTATCAGATATCCTTATATGAAATTATAGATTATATGTCTGACTCTTGTGACTCAATGATTGACCTAGTAAATAAGATCAAACTTACAAGCAACTCAGATAACGATGCAGGAGATGTGACTATAGCTACTGTTCACGGAGTAAAGGGACTTGAGTTTGATATTGTTTATATGTGCGGGATGGAAGAAGGATACTATCCATGCACAATGGTAGAAGAAGACGAAATAGAGTCCGAAAGGAGAGTTGTATATGTCGCAATGTCTAGAGCGAAGAAAAAGCTCAATATTTCGTGGAGCTATAGAAGAAAAGCTGGCGCATATAACTCCTCACAACCCAGACGAGCCTCAAGATTTATCAAAGAAATGGGATATAGTCCTAAGCCCAAATCGCTTAACATTAGCAGTGCCAGAAATTGGAAGCTCTAGAAATGTTATTGGAACTAATAAAATTATGGGATATATTTTTAAAGAAGGCTCTCCCATATGTGCAGACAAAATACTAGTTAACTTACTTATATATAGAAATAGAACAGCTAGCTTAAGACCATTAAATTACTGGATCAATCGAATTCCATTTGATGCTCTTGTAGATTTGCATGAACGTACAGAGGTAAAACTTGGGCAACAATCGTTTATGATTAATGAAAGAATACTAAAAGAACTAAGAGTTTACAAACTGGAGTCTAAAGAAGAGTGTGGTCTATGTGGTTCTAAAATGCTATACGGATTTCCAAATTGCGTTTATTGTGGAAACGAATCAAAAAATAGGTTCGGAATAGAAAACTTTATATCTCTTATGAGATTCGATGACTACGGAAACATAGGATTTATAGTTGCAAATGAACATAATTTATCTATGGATGAATTAATGTTTCTAAAAGGGTCAGCGGACTACAGGCTAGTGTGGCCTTGTAGTTGAACGTTGACAAAACATGAACCCTATTTAAGGAGTTCTGCAATGGTTACATGTGTACAGCTGGCTCAGGGTGAAGGCGAAGTTAAGACTTACAGCCTCACTCCGGCAAACGCAACCGTCGCGAACCTTCTTGCAACAGCTGGAGTTGAGCTGGGCAGTCGTAAAGTCCGTGTAAACGGCGACGCTGCTGACCTCGACACAGTCCTGGATAACGGCGACATCGTCGTTCTGCAGCAGAAGGTTGATGGCGGCAAGTAGTAAAGTGCCCTAAAAATGTAGCTACACTTTTGTGTAGTTATGTGGCCACAAAAAAGTCAAGTATTATAGTAAACACTTACTATAGTACTTGACTTTTCTTTACCCTAATCATAAAACACAGAAAGGCTTTCAAATATGATTGATAATATGGGAGTTGCAAACAGCTCAGATTTATTTGCTGTTTTCAGAACATTTGAGATCTCTCTGACAAAAACCATTATCATTAGTGATAGATTCCAGGATTTTACTTCAGAGGTTCTTTGCATTATAAATCCTACACCAATTGAAGATATTCCTAACATATCTAATGTATGGGAACCTTTTGTTGACGAGTCAAGAAAAACTATTACCCATTCACCAAACTGTTTACAAATACTTGCTTCTAGAGAAGATATATTTGACGCAGTAATCTCAAACGCATTTAAAAGTTTTAGAGACGCGCGAATAATTCTTTCTAGAAGAGGTAGTGGCTCTAGTCGTAGATCTCAACGAGACATTGCAAACAAGAGAAACGATGTACGGGAATGTATTTATCGTCAGCTTCTTGGTAATGTAGATAGTGAGAAAACTAGTCTTCTCACATCTTTGAGGCTCACAGAAAACCAAATGAAAGCTTGTCAAACACATCAACTTACTCTTATGAAACGCCTTGAAATAGCCAAGGAAAGGTTAAAAGATATAGAAAACATACCTGAAGGTGAAGAGAAAGAAATGATGATTGACAAAGCAGTTACTGGAGTAATGAAATTATATGAATCAGGTGCATATGCTAACATTGAGTTCGCTCCAGACTCAATTAAGGGGCTTACACCACCTATCTGGATAAAAGAAAATGACATGTACTATTATATGGGAACATATCTTGTTAGTATTCCATATAATAGTACAGGAATACGCATTACATCAGTTATTGAACCTCCAGGTAAAGAAACTTCAAATCCACATCCTCATGTTAATGTTGATGGTGGTCCATGCTTGGGGAATATTAGCAGAGCCATTCCTCAGTATCTTAAATGTGGTAGTTATGGAGTAATATTTGCCATTCTGAAAGAATATCTTGAAAGTTGTAATTCTGGCGATACATATGCAGATATTGACCACTGGAAAGCATATGCAAAAAAAGAAGACTTGAAACTATTGCCTGATGGACGCGTAGATACATCAGCATCATAATAACTCCTTGCATAGAAAGGAAAGATATGCAAATCAAGAACGAATCCGAGAAAGATGCTTTAGAAACTAAAGAAAGCATCAATATATACATGCCAGCAATCCTAAGAGAAAAGATCAGAGGATGGATCAATGCTTGTTCAACCGAATGTGGTGGACTTGGTACCATCATCCAAGACAAGAATGGTAATCTTATCATTGATAATGTATTCATCGTTAAACAAGTAGCAAGCTCAGGCTACTTTCGTTTGTGTAATAAAGACAGATGTAAGAGAATTGAGCTTCCTCTCATTAAGGGAGAGCATGATATTATCGATAACTACATCAACAAATATATTGAAGACTCTGAGGAGTTTAAAGATATATCTGTTGATGATATATCAGAAGAAGATATGCTGACTATTAAACAAGACATTGGCAAATCAATATACAGCCGCATGAATTTCCATTGGCATTCTCATGTAAACATGCCTACATTCTGGAGTGGACAGGATGTAGATGCTGCAGATGAGATGCTTCAGCAACATGGATGGGCAGTAATGCTTGTAGGAAATAAATCTGGTAACATCTTAGTCAAATATGTTCAGAAAAACCCCAAGCTTGTCATTGACAATATTGATCTCAATGTTGTAACTGCAGATTACACAGAAACATATAAGAAATGTAGAGAAGAGATAAATGAGCTTGTAAAATCTATGACTACACATTCATATGATGAAGACAAAGATGAAGTAGTTGAAGGAAAATCAACTATGTTTCCAATAGGTGGTAGCTATTACAATCCTAGGTTTGGTAACAGACATCACAGAACTTCTCAAAACATTCGTAATTGGGCTGGATATGGCGATCCTATCGATGATCCAATTGATAACCATATTACTGATCCTCTTATTATAGATGCAGATGAAGAGGAAGGAATAACATGTCCTGCATGTAATAATGTGTTTGTAATTAATGATGAAAATAATCTGGAATGTCCTAGATGTCATAGTCATGTAATTAAAGACTTCAACAAAGTCTAGAAAGCGGAGTTAATTAATGTCTACACCTAAAACAGAAAGAGAGAAGATACGCAATTTTCTTACAGAAAATTTAAGTATCATGATCCCTGATGTTATTGTTAAAGGCTCCTATACACCTAACTTCAACAATCCTTTGCCAAGGTTAGTTGCTAATGGAGATACATTAAGAAACATCAGCAGAATAATCAATATGACACCATCAGAACTAGCAAATGCAATAGGCTATTCTATTTCAGAGACTATACCAGAATATTGTCACAGTTCTGAGGAGCTAGTAAAAAAAGAGGTCGATTCTATCATGGATAATATGATAGACGACCAAAGTTATGCTGAAGCAGTTGCTAAAGCTGCTCTTGAAAGACTGGAGAGCTTTGCGGTTATATATAAGAACTCTCTATATGATCTTATGTCTGCGATTCGTAACGTTAGAGTACTTGATGAAGCCATTGGAAGTATCTCTAACATTATTGAACAGCGTAGAATTGCTAGGCTTAAGCGTCAGAAATTAAAAGAATATATAGACATGGTTCGTGCTAATACTAAAGAGCTTGAGATCAGTGAGTCTTTCTCCAAAAATGATCCTGATCCAAGAACCGTTGTGCTTGCATATATCACTGCAGAAGACTTCTATAAAGGCTATGTCCGCTATTACAAGGGATTTAGAATCTTGACAGAAGTATATAAGAGCGAGCAAATCAGCAGAAAAACTAGTGGAAGAAATAATTTTACTGTTGTTGCCTTCCTTAAATTTAACAATGATTTCTTTACTGGTCTTAACACTTCATCAGTTGATAGCGAAGCTCTAACAAATATACTAAATAGCGATAGCCCTTCTCGTACATGTGTACTTACTCCTCACTTCTGTGACTACAAAATCACGAAGCTTTGTCCAGAAGCTGATGATAATGTATTGGAAGCCACGGACAAAGGCATCAATAAGATGATCAATGCTATTAGGGATGCATCAGAGAACATTGAGTTTCGTGTAAGTGCACAAGACAATCAAGGAGAATAAGTGTGAGTGAAAATATCAGCGCTATCATAGGTGGCTATATTATAACTAAATGTATATACAAGGAACATACGTTTCTTAATATATATCAAGAGTATGTAAAAGATGGTAAAGACCATGTTTCAATCGTGCCCGTTATAATAAAGTCATCTATTGATAACGTTGCTAAAAATACTTTTGTTTGTTGTGATGCAAAAGTATTTAAGAATAACATTATTGTTGATCGTATTTCAACAACAATCAAGCGTTGCTTCATCAATATGTTTTCAACTTGTGGTGTCATACAAGAAGGCAAAATACATGATGTTAAATGTGAAGTCAACCAAGATATGCCAATTGATATGAATACTAAATCTATTATCTATGGGTATATAGAGAGTGATTATGAAACAGTAACATTGGTACCTGATCATGTTATACCAGAAAATGTTGTTATCTCTTAGTCTATTCAACTATGATGAGCAACTAATTGAGAATGCTAAGTCTACATGGCATACTATTTTAAACAAAGATTGGCTTCAAATATTCTATGCGAAGACTTTGTATACAAGAACAGAACTTCTTATAATACATAATACTGGTAAGGAATCAGGAGAGCTAAGACAGATACTTCGTGATCTTTATAAAGAAAGAATACCATATACACACAAACTAATGTTTATATGGACTAACGATAGAACCTTCTACAGATGGATACATAAAAATGAAAGACACAGACATTTTACCAAAAGCGTTAGTCAATTCGGATGTGATGAAAGATCAATTCAAAGCTTCATTGATAAATATAGCTAAAGAATTGATGATACATCCAGCTGCACTAGCCTATATGTGGGAAGACTTAATAAGTGAATCAAAGTCGACAAATGCTGAACATGGAATGAGCATGCTACACATTGATAAAGACAATGCTCTTATATATATTATAAATGATGGGAAGTCAGACATAGACAAAATGACTAAGTTTGTGAAAGCAAGTACATTATCTCCCATAGATGCAGAAGACTATGCTTTAGGTCTTCTAGAAAATAAAGTGTCTCTAGAACTATTCATATCTGATTTCTTAAGCGACATCGTTACCATGTATGCATCTGACAAGAATGAATTATATATATGTGAAGATTGTGATCTGATTCACGATGATGTTGAATCAGATAGTGAACAAGATATGGTTGCATTAACTATTGCCTGCCCGTATTGTGGCGGAGATTGCGAGCTTATGTCACATAGGTTCTATTTCACAACAGTCTAAGGCGGTGTAAATTATGATTGAAGTAACAGAAGAAGGTAGAAGAAGCATCGAGCTGGAAATAAGGGAGATTATGAGAATCTCCCAAAAGTATGCACCAGAAGAGTTTGGCGGAGAACCAAACACTTGGGATAACTACTATGATATGCAAAATGACCTTCTACACCTATCTGCATTGCTAGTAAGCATCTCGCCAATGGTTGGAGAATTAATAGGCGCTGAGAAACAAGCAGACTATGAGCGAGAAATTGCTAGAGATGAGGAATATAACGAATTAAGAGGCACAAAGAATGAAGCAACTAACAAGAACTATACAGGAGATGAAGCATTAAGACAAGCACGTGTGAATACTAAAGATATGTATATTGCACATGTCGAAGCAATAGCAGGATATAATAAGATTAATAGAATTTCGTATAGCGCTGGTCAGCTAGTTAATAAACTAGACGAAGCATTAAAAAGAGCAACTATTGATGGGAGAAGAGATGCAAATTAATAAATCACGTTTGATTGAGCTACTTCAAAATGCCACTAAAATAGCTCAATCATCAGACATATATTTTGGATTCTGGAATGACGATAACAATTTTGTTACAAGTCACTCAATCTTTATGATGTGCCTAAGATCTCAAGCAGGTAAATTTATGGCAGCTAATGCTCTAGAAGAACAGCTTGAGTCTAATGTCATTACTAAATATGACTGCAAAAAGCTACTTGATTTTATTTCTGCATGTGATGATGTCATACATATAAGCTATGATAATAGATTTATTAGTATTAACGGCGGCAACATCAACAGAGACTTTAGATTATGTGAAGAAGGAACTAACGGAATAGATGAATTTAGTGCTACACCTAATGCTATTGGATTACCGAAAATAATATTTTCACCACAATATATTAAAGCTATGGCAAAAACAAAGCTTGAATTTAACCAGCTAGGCGATATAATTACAATTGATAACTCAAAAATGTATTGTATTGATAGAATTCAAAGTAGTATTATTAGATCACAAGACCTAAGTGACATAAACAATCCATCTATACTTACAAGAGATGTATTATCAAACGTGAGCAGTATTATAAATCATTCACCAAGCTTTAATTTTATTGTATTTGATAATTTAAACTTTATAAGACTCACGCATTTTGATGCAGACACTAGATGGTATATTAACATTGAGTGTATGAAACGCAATATTGATCAAGCTGTACCGGAATGGAATAGTGTTTCTTTAATAGAAGAACAGTCTATAGAAATGGCGTCCTTCATTATTAATAGAGAAGAATGTATTAATCTCACAGGGTTTATACTAAAAGATCCAAGCCTAATATTAGCTAACTTTATTGTTATTCCAGGTGAAGAAGGTAGCGATGACAATGTTAAAAGGATAAGAATAAATATTAATGGCGAGGAAGGCAGTACAAATATTATCTTAAATTGTACAACTGAAACAGAAGAAGATTTCTCTATATTACTGCCGATCAAACAGTTTGCAGAACAGATTAAATGCTGTGCAACAAATACCATCAAGCTTAAAATACTTAAGCATGAAGAGAATAACATAGTACTATGGAAAGTAGAAGAACAACACGGTGAGCAATCAGACTCATCGAACACGAGAGAAGGATTTTTTGTAGGAGCAAATAATGATAATACAGAGGTTCAATCAAGGAATGACAGTTCTGAAGGCGATCAAGATTGATTTAATGAGCGATGCCGTAGACAATGACAAGAAAGGAGCTCTATCTACAAAAGTATATAAAGCAAGAGGTACTAGTATATCTCCAAATGATAGTAATATATACGAACTACACTTCGAATATCCTGAAGAAGAGGAGATAGATAAGGCTGTAGATTTGGATTCTACATTGTATATTGTTGGTAAACTGGTAACTTCTTCTGAGATGGATTCTGAACATCTACATTATCACATTCATGTTAATGATTACTGTTTAAGTGAAACAGACTTTAATGAATTTATCAAAACATGTAATGTAGATATTTTAGATCAACACAATCGCATCAAAGAAGAAAAGAAAGAAGATCCTAAACCAGAGAACGAAGCCAACGAGAGCCAGGAAACAAAGCAGGATGATAATACAAACGACAATGCAACTGAAGCAAAGAAAACCTGGCATGCAAAATATACATGGAGACCAAAAACCAATGAAGAAAATAACACTTGATGATTACAACATGGTATCCAAAGAAATAATCTCCGAATGTCACAGATTGCTCGAAGAAAGAGAGACGAGCAATGAGATACAAGATTGGTTAGAAGAATGTGAAGGATCACTCATGCATTTCATAGATAATGTATGTGAAGACCATCTAGAATGGATATTAGAAAATAGTGATACTGATGAAGAATTTGATAAGAATATCTATTTATGCATGACAAAGATGTGTATATTAGGATTTATGATAGGCAGAAAAACCTATTTGTATAATCCTGAGGAGGATATGGGCCATGAATAGGCATTGTGGATATATTCTCTGGAGATTATACACTACGGTAGTTAAGATAGCCTGTTGGGAATTAGTATGGACAGGCTATAAGAAACTTAAAGGCAATAAGCATGGAGATTCCTATGTCAAGAGTTGGCGGAAGGAATAAAAACGCTGCATTAATGCAACGATACATTGTTGAAAGAGCACAGCAATATGGTATATCTTTAAGAGAAACAGCAGGCTCTGGAAATGTATTTGCATCTGATAGCGATATACAAAACCGATTATTACAGATCGAAGCTAAACAAAGAACAAATAAAGATGGAATATTTATGCCATCAAAATCAGATTGGAAGAAATTGATAGGCGAAGCAAGAAATACTGGTAGATTTCCTATCTTATGTACTTCAGGAAGTGCTAAGCCTAGTAATGAAACCACTCTTGTTACTTTGAAGCTAGATCATTTACTATATTTAATGCAGGGCATAGATAATGAGTGACAACAACGATAATGATAACTACTGTGAAATATGCGACCAAATGTTTATGGAAACTATGGCCGACACATATCTAGGATCATGTAGTTCATGTGGCAAAACAATCTGTTTAGATTGTAGCAGTCATGATGACGTTGGGAATTTAATCTGTAAAACTTGTTTGGAAGAATAACACATGGCTAAGAGAAAAAGCAAAGATACTAGTGAAGAAAAGATTGTATCTCCACAAGATATAAAAGCAGAGAAGATGGCTCGTCTAAAAAGAGTAGCGACTTCTATTAACAAAGACATCGATGATGAAAATCAAATTGTACATTTTGGACTAGAGGATTACGGTAGAATATCAACCGGCATTAAAGGCTGGGATGACTATTTAGGCGGAGGTTTTCCTAGAGGTAAAATTGTTACAATCGCCGGACCAGAACAGACAGCTAAAGGCACTGCATGTGCAAGATGTGTAGCAGAAGTTCAGAAAAACCATGGTATTGCATGCTGGGTTGATGCAGAAGAAGCATTGGATAAAGAGTGGTTAAAAGTACAAGGAGTCAATACAGATGAGCTCTTTATAATTGAGAAAGATACGATGGAGAACATGCTAGATAAATGTCTCGACATTATGAGAGAGAATTTAGTAGACATCGTAGTTATTGATTCAATTGGCGGTCTGCTTCCACGCGCAGAACTCGAAAGTAAAACCGGTACTAACCGTAGCCTAAACGATGATACCATCGGTGTTCTTCAAAGAAAAATGAGCCAGTTCCTAAGACTTGCTTGTGGTCCTGCAGCAAAGACAAACACAACAATCATAATGATTGGTCAAATATACACCAATATTGGTGGATATGGTGACCTAACTCTCGTTAAGGGAGGAAATGCGGTTAAGCATTTTACACACGTAAGGCTGATGACTCGTAGAGGTAGCAAAAGCGAAGCTCCAGCTGCCATTGTAGAAGAAGATGGAAAGAAGAAAGAGAAAATTATTGGCTTCATGCATTACATGAAAATCAATAAGACTAGACAGTCTGGTACTATGCCGGAGGGAGCCGAAGTAAAATATCCATTCATCTTTAATCATGGGTTTAGTGAAGAAAGATTTTTAGTAGATCAAATGATTGTAGATGGTAAAATCACCAAGCGTGGTGGATACTACTACATAGGCGAAGAAAGCGTGCAAGGAATAATAGCACTATATGAATTTGCAGCAAACAATGATATAACCAAATTAATATCTGACAATACGGAATCGGAAGGCGGAGATGATGGAACAGAATCAGATAAAGAAGAAACTGAGACTTCATGATATAACTCCTGACAATTTTCTAAGTCTAGTCTTGCCATCTGGTATTACAATTCAGCAATTGTTTGAAGACTTACAACAAAACTCAAACGATAGAGACTCAAGATATACACACCACATGATAAGAAAAAGATCAGGTGGCATCAGGCATTTACATGAGCCAGACGAAGACTTAAAAACGGCACAAAGATATGTCTCATGGCTATTGCAAAAGTATGACAGAAATGGACATAGCTTAGCATATAGTCCAAAACCGCTGTTTACAACACAAGAATCTTTTAGAAGAATACTAAGACGTTCTAGACGCTTCCAAACTGCAATTAACAAATTACAGTCGATACATGATGGAGCTAGAATAATGATTAGTATGGATATTAAGAACTTCTTTCCATCTATTAAAGCAAAACATATTAGAAAGATGCTTATATCATTACATACTGTAGATACATGCTGCAGAAAATATAAGATACCATTAATACCTCTTGTTTCAATGACAAATGGATTACCACAAGGTGCTCCATCAAGTCCTGTAATATCAAATCTATGTATGAGAAAGTTTGATATAACAATGTCAAGCATGGGTTGGCCATATGGAAGGATCAGATATTCAAGATATGCTGACGACATACAACTAAGTAGCTCTATGCCTTACATATCTAAAAGATTCTGGAAAGAATGGATAAATGATATTTTCAAGTGCGCAAATAAGGCCGTAGCAGTAGAAGGAATGAGATTTAATAAACATAAGTCAAAAGTTATGTTAAGCGGTATAAATAGAATAAGTGCATTGGGTGTTGTATTTGGAGTTGACATAAGTCGTAGAACAATGGCAAGAAGAATTAGTGGAATAGGATCCAAAAAATATAAGCAATATAAAGGGTGGATCCATAAAGTCATGAATTATGAATGTGATAAAAAGGAGTTGGAAACATTGTTTGCAACTCTATCATATGCTGCTCACCTTGATATTATCAGAGTAAGAAAGTTGTTAAGCAGTAAAGATATAGAAATATTAGAAGACATAGCAAAAGAAAAGCAATCACACGCAAGACTAAGTAGTCAAATAAAAAGAGCAGTTAGAGAAAAGGAAAGCGCTGACTCGTTCTAAAGAGTATTTCTATAAGACTAAACTAAAAATAACTAAATAGTAAATTTCTGGTGATAGTTTATACAGAATAGGGCAGTGTACACATTGCCTGATGGGAATATGGACAAGCCCAATAGCATGGGTTAAAACCATTTTTACTAAACCCTGTTTAGTAAAAATAAGTATTTAGTTTTGTTTAAGTCTACGATAAAACGATCTTATAGAAATGCGTAACATATTGCATATCTCTTTAGGCTTATAGCCATTTAATAAGAGATATGCAATTTGTTTATTAGGAAGACTTGACTTTAATATATTGCAATCAGATAAGTTCCTTAATTCGTTTCTGGACTGCTTCGTCAGAGTAGATCTTTCTGACAAAATCCCTTCCACGCTGTCCAATCTCTTCAAATCTATCTCTGTCATCTCTCCATAATTCATATCCTTCACGCATTCCTTCCCTAATATCAGAAACGTTTAGTCTAGCCCAGTCTTGTCTATGACCATACCAAGGTATGTGTGACATAGAATGAACAGGTTCTAGACAGTATCGAACAACCTTTAAAGATGTATCGCCATAAATAAAGTCACTCATAGCACTAAAGTCAGAAGAAATAACAGGCTTTCCCATTGCCATAGCATGAATTAATGGGCCTGACATTCCTTCTCCCCGAGAAGTACACACATATAAATCAATAGTGTCTAGCAACGCTACCATCTGGGACTCGGAGAGAATAGAATGAACTCCACAGAAACTACAAGCATCTGGAATGTTTAGGCTCTTCTTCCATTCAGATAACACCGTTCTGACAACATTAGTTTCACGCGAGCTATCGTTTGATCTATAGGTTTTGATAAGCCCAATGACATCTTCTTCCTTGTTAAAGGTAGAACAAAGTGCCATAATAAAGTCTCTAAAATTCTTACGCTCAGTAAACTGACCTATAGATCCAATAACAAATTTATCTTTGATTGCTTTATTGATACTTGCTGAATCTAATCTTGGACGCTCAATGTTAATATACTTGCTTACACATGGCCAAGGTAACAGCTGAATAGGTGTTTCTACACCACAACCAATAGCAACATCTTTCACAAAAGTTGTTGGCGCCCAAAATTCATCAAGCTTATTCATCTGCTTGACCCAATCGCCTTCTCTACCACCACCAATCTCTATTCTAGGAAATTTAGTTGTTTCCCAGAAGGTCCATGCTACGACCTTTTTATCTGGCTTAAACTTATAAAACTCTGGTGTAGTAACATTTACAATGATATCATATGGAATTTCTTGTCTATACTTATCCATATGCTTATCCCAAAACTCACATAAATCAGCTCTATTCTTGTCATGTTCTATATGATCAAAATAGAATGGGATACCTAGCTCATGAAACTGTTTTGCTAAATCTCTAAGTGCGTTGCCGTATCCAGATGGTGCTAATGCATCTCCAACAAAACGAATTCCTCTCATAGTTCTTTCTCCAAAATGATGTAATATGATTACTAATAATTCTACCACTTGTAGTATTGTTAGTCAAGAATAATAATAATTAATTTAATAGTTGACATATTAAAATAGGAAGATAATATAAGAACATGCTTATTAAATTTAGGGACAGAATATTTGATTCAGAAAAAGATCCTATAGTGCTATCTCTGTCAGATAAAGACAAGGATAACCTCAAGCAATTAATTGAACAAAATGCAACAAGAATATGTCTTGCACCAGAACAATATCCAGATGAATGGATAAAGGGATACCCACAAGACAAAAGATTAGATATTGGAGACAGACAAATATGAAAATACTTATCCTTGGTGACTCTGCAGCTATGCACTCTGGTTTCGCAAAAGTTATTCGTGAGATATTCATTCCTATTTATAATACTGGTGACTATGAGATAGAACAGATTGGATGGTTTCATTCTGAGGCAATAGAAGAAGTTCCGTGGAAAATATACCACACAAAAATGGTTAATACTTCCGATGGACCTAAACCAACCAAGGATGATAAACATGGAGAGATAACAGCTCCAAGAGTTATCGAGAGTACAAAACCAGATATAATATGGACATGTGGTGATCCATGGATGCTTAGTCATATGATTGGCATGAAGAATAACTATAACTTCAAATGGATATCCCAAGTATACATAGATGGCTGTGTGCTACACCAATTTACAGATGTATGGAACTATGCTGATGCACTTGTACCAGTAACTAAATTCGGGTATGATATTCTACATGAATTAGAAGGAATAGATAAAGACATTTTGTGCCAACCAATTCTAGCTGGTGTTAACAAAAAGACATATCGTCCATTTTCTGCCGAAGCAAAAGCTAAACTACAAGCAAAAGTACTTAGTACAAGTAGAGATGCTTACGAGAATCCAATGCTTATTGGATATGTAGGAAGGAATCAGAGAAGAAAGTATATACCTGGGTTTCATATACTTAAAAGCATGGTAGATAAGAATATGATTCGCCGCTGTTCTGCATGTAATATGATTAGTGCTCCAAATATTAATTACGAGTACTATTTCAACAAAAAACCAATGTTTTGGCATGATCGTTGTCATAACTGTAATTCTAACAAGCTAAAAGAAGAACGTTTTGAATTAGTATTCTGGCTACATTGTCCTCCAGGTGACCGTGGTTGGAGATTCTCTAGCCTGGAAGATTTATGGGATGTAGAAGGCAAAGTATTAAGAACCAACAACCATCAGGTACTTAGAGGTATTCCAGAAGCAGATTTTGCAAGAGTGTTTAACAGCTTTGATGTTTATTTGTCACTAGCTACAGAAGGCTTTGGGTTACCTCCTCTTGAAGCAATGGCATGCGGAGTACCAACTATTACTCCAGAATTTGCAGCCTCACAAGAGTTTATGAAAGAAACAGGACTGTGTTGGCAGCCAAAAGAATGCTTAATAGAAGATGGAACTTCCATTCCACGCCCAATGCCAAACTACGATAGTATACTTAATATAATTGATAAGCTACGTGATCCTGAGTTTTACAAAAGGCAATGCGAAAATGCCCTAAGGATATCTGATAAATATACTTGGGACACTCCAGTATCACAATGGATCAATCTGTTAGACAGAGTATATCGTAGCAACAAAGTAGTGACAGAAATATATTAGGAGCATACAAATGGCAATTGCATTAGGATTAGATCCATCAATACGCGCCACTGGTTATTCAGTTATAGACGTAGATCAAGATAATATTGTAAAATGTGGATGTATTGTCACTGTGCCTGATAATAACTTTCGTTTAAAGAGTGAACAGTATGTAAGTAATGTCAGATATATATCTGATACTATCCTTAGTATTATAGAAGAATACAAGCCAAACATCATATGCATGGAGTTGCCAGCTGGATCTCAAAATGCATCTGCTGCTACAAAAACTGCATTAACAATTGGAGCTATTATTGGCATATACAGGACATTAAACATACCTGTTGCCAATATAACACCAAGAGGATTAAAGAAAGCAGTAACTGGTAATTCATCTGCGTCTAAAGATGATATCATAAAAGCCGTCACAGATAAATACCTACTAGCTGCAAACTTTGATAAGTGGACCAAAAAAACCAAGGAAGCAGTAGCAGATTCCATAGCTGCATACATGGCATTAAAAAATAATGATGTATTCTTAGCTGCAACACAAGAAAGGTAAGCAATGAAAAGCAGAATAATCTTAGTATATAATGCATACAATCAATCAGAATTTATTGCACGTTCTATAGCTTCAATTGCATTTTATGTAGATGAAATTGTTGTTATAGATGGAAACCAGACAGGACCTTCTACCGACAGTACGAGATGTAAAGCAAATGAGATCATAGAAATCCTTAAAGACTCACAAATAATACTTGAGGATAGAAAGCTTACATACTTTGCAGATAAGTTTAACAGCGAGAGAGAAAAACTTAGTTTGCTTGAAGAAAAGATATTGAAGCCAAAGGATTGGGTAATATATCTTTACGGATCCGAAGTATTCAAAGAAGAAGATATCTACGAGCTATTTTCTCTAATGTCTAACAATGATAGTGGAACATGTAAAGCAATCAATCTGAATATTCATAGATTCTACAAAGACTTTGACTCATACATGTTAGATAATTCTATCTCCCATGTGTTTAGATATAAACATGATAAGAAGATAATGTATCCATCTCCAGGAATAGAGCTATATGATTATAGACACATTGGAGAAAGAGACAAAGTAGAACAAAAAGTAAGAAACTTTTTGAGTATTGTGCTTCAAGATCAATTAAAAACAGATGACGTGGTTGAAATGTGGATGAACAAGTACGATAGCTCAAATAAGAAGATAGTTAATTCACATACCGAACATCCTAAACTAATCCAAAGCTTAATTGAGAAAACAGTGGAGTAAATATGTCTAATTTTGTTAACTTGCATCTACATACTATGTTCTCACTCAACGATTCTATCATCAAGCCAGAAGATGCTGCTAACAAAGCTAAAAGTCTTGGTCAACAAGCAATAGCCATGACAGATCATGGAAATATTGCTGGCGTTGTTAAGTTCTCTGATGCATGTAATGAAGCAGGAATCAAACCAATGCTGGGTATGGAAGCATACATTACTCATGAAGATCCAAAAGCTTATAATGACGATGGCGAGCTATTTGTACCATCTTCTGCCGCAGATCTTAAAGAAGAAGTAAAGAAAATAGAAAGTTACCATCTGACACTTTTGGCAAAATCAAGACAAGGATACAAAAATCTTTCATACCTGAGTTCTATGGGCCATTTATATGGTTTTTATTCCAAACCAAGAATATGGTTGAAAGATTTATTTGCACATAAAGAGGGATTAGTTGTACTAACTGGGTGTCTTGGTGGCTTTCTTGCAGGCTCAGTATCTAGACTACTTGGTGGACAGACAGACTCTCAACAAAGCATAGTAGATTATATGCAACTTATGAAGAAAGAGTTTGGCGATGATTTTTATGTTGAGGTCATGAACAACGGCTTTGACGGAATGTATGGAGACAAAGAAGTTAAAGAAATTGATGTAGCAAATGAATTAATGGAAATTGCAGATTCATTTGGTGTCAAAACAGTAGCATCTTGTGATGCTCACTATCTTAATAAAGAAGATAAGAGGGCTCACGATATATTCCTATGTACTAATGGGCTATATTATAACAGCAAAGAATACACAGGTCGTACCGGAGAAGGATATATCAAAAGCTATGAAGAAATGGTTGAGTGTATTGGAACAGAAGTGCCTGTTACAAACACACTTGAAGTAGCTGAAAAGTGCAATTATTGTATATCCAAAAAAGATATTGATGTACCTGGGTTGCCAGGTGTAGCAAATCCACAACAAGAATTAAGAAATCAAGCCATGGCTGGTATAGATAAAGCCTGGCCTGATGCAGACAAAGAACATAGGCAAAAATTAGTAGACCAAATTGAGTATGAGCTTAAAGTTATACATGACTTAGGATTTGATAACTATTTCCTTATAACATGGGAATCAGTAAACTGGGCAAAGAATCATGATGTGCTCGTTGGAGACGGACGCGGAAGTGGTGCAAGCTCAAGAGTAGCTCGCGCTCTTGACATCACAAGTATTGATCCAGAAAAGTATGACTTATACTTTGAAAGATTTCTTAATCCAGATAGAAAGAGTGCACCGGACTTTGATATTGACTTTCCTTCTAGTACACAGCCTAAGATGTTTGCTCATCTCGTAGATCTATTTGGACAAGACAATGTTTGTAGAGTTGCTACACTACAAACAATGAAGCCTCGTTTTCTTGCAAAACGAGTATTCCCAGCGCTCAATATATTTAACCCAAGAACCAAATCATGGGAAGAACAATATTCTAATTGTAGATCACATATATGTGCCAAATATGACGAAGACATTACCTTAAACATAACTGAGCTGCATGAGGTCGTTCCAGAGTTGCAGGAAGCACTCAAAGACGACGTTTATCGTGAAGACTATTACAATACAATGGTAAAGATGGAAGGAGCCAAAACGGCATGGAGTAAGCATGCTGGTGGCGTCATTGTATCAAAAGATTCTTTGATAGAAAATCATCCATTAGCATGCCAAAGATCCCAGGGTGAATATTCTATCATAACACAGCTAGATAAAGATGATGCAGAACACACTGGGCTATTAAAGCTTGATTTTCTAGGACTTAAGACTCTCGATATAGTAGATGAAGCTATTAGGTTTATTAATGAAAGACATGATAACAAAATCAACATTAGAGAGATTGACCTAGAAGACTCCAGGGTATTTAGATTTCTCAGAGAAGGTAGTATGAGGAATGAGGTCTTCCAAATTGGATCCAGTGGTATGGGCAACTACATTAAGCAACTCAAACCAGATAGTATTAGTGAAATATCTGATATGATTGCTTTGTATAGACCAGGTCCACTTGGTGCAAAGGGAGCTGACGGAAAGAACATGGTTCAATCCTTCATTGACCGTAAGCATGGCATTGACGATATAGAACTGATTACACCTGAACTAGGTAGTGTACTCAAAAAGACCTATGGAGTCATTGTATATCAAGAACAGATAATCAAGATTGCAAGAGACTTATGTGGATGGACTGCAGCCAAGGCTGACTATCTTAGATACGGTGTTGGTAAGAAGAAGGCAGATATCATAGCAGAAATTAAACCTCAGTTTATAGCAGACTTAGCCAAAAATACTGGCGTGTCTGAGGATATATCTTCCCGAATATGGAGTCAAATAGAAACATTTTCGCGCTATGGTTTTAATGCATGTTTGTCACCATCAACTAAGCTTAGAATATACGACAGTGAAAAAATCATTAATAAAACCATTAAGAGTATTTCTGGTCGTGAAAATATTGTAGGCCAAAGCTTCAAAAATGGTAATATAGTTAATGACAATCTAGTCGAAGTAATAGATTCTGGTGAAATGGACGCTTTCGAAATTGAATTATCAGATGGCAAAAAAGAAATTGTATCACTAGAACATAAATTTATGTGCACAGACAATGAAATGCATACTGTAGAAGAAATATATAATATGGGTCTTGACATGCTACAAGTAATATGATATAATATGTGAGTATTACATATACATATTATCTTGGAGTATTATATGGTCTACAAACCAAAAAATCCGCCAAATAAGAAAATGACATTAGAAGATGAGAAAAAGATTATAGAACTCTATACCAAAGGGAAATCTGGTAGCGAGATACTTAAAAGCTTGAACTTTAAGTTCAAGACTACTAAAACTATCTACGATCTTTTACATAGATTTGGCATAAGAGCAAGAGAGAAGTGGGAATATAATAGTGTTGATCATTTCTACTTTAGCAAAATAGATAACCAACACAAGGCATATGTAATTGGATTGCTATTGGCCGACGGATGGTTAGTAGAAAAAGACAATTCAATATCCCTATCTCTTAGCAAGAGCGACAGATATATAATCAACTATGTTAAAAAACAATGGAAAACTGATAACAAGATAATAGAAATACCTGGAGGTAAAAAGATAATAGCAGGCAGAGAAGTCAATGTAAAACCAATGTCCAGAATTACAGTAGCATCTCCAAAAATGGTTGAAGATCTTTACAGATTTGGTTTTACAAGTGATAAAACAAATGATGCAGTATTACCTCCTATAAAAATAGATTTATTTGGACATATGCTAAGAGGATTTTTTGATGGTGATGGAACTCTATATAGAAATAGCGTTAATAAAAAATGGTGCATAAGATTTCTAGGAACGAAATCTGTTGTATCACAAATATCATATATGCTATTCCATATACTAGATATAGATTATAAAATACCCTCACAGCAAAGAGGTATTTTATATTATATAGAGTGGTATATAGAAAGGGATTTAACAAAAGTGCTAAGACTCATGTATAATAATGCTGAATTTTGTATGAGGAGAAAATTCAATCGTGCAAAACTTGCAATTGAAGAAAGTAAAGATAAATAAGATAAGAAAACTAGGTAAGCGTAGACTATATAATATTAGAATGGAAAACGAGCCCCATAATTATATCTTATCTAGTGGTCTTATATCAAAAAACTCACATAGTGTAAGCTATGCCTATCTTACCTATAAGACTGCATACCTAAAATGCTTATATCTTGAAGAATACATAAGCGCAATGATTAATGCCAGGTCCAACAACAAATCTACTGTCAGTAAATATATTGAAGAAGCGACATCTGCTGGGCTTGAAGTTAGACCGCCAAGTATAGAAGGATGCTCACAAATATGCCAGCCATTAGAGAATGGGTACGGCATAAGAGTAGGCATGGATGGTATACGCTATGTGAATAGCAATGCTGCCTCAGCTATTGAAGAACTGGTTAAAAAGTATGGACCATTCGACAGTCTAACAGAGTTTATATGGGCTTATATTAATAATTATAAAACCATATATACATCAGCCTTATATGCTTTGGCAAAGATTGGATTCTTTGATCCAATAGCTGAAACTACAGAAGATGGTAAGCCAAATAGAAATTGGATTGTCATTAATATTGAGAACATAAAAAAAGAGTCTAACAAGATAATGAAACGCAAGACTCTGAATGACGAAGAAAAGAAGAACGAAGTATTTAATATAGAAATGTTAGACTGTGAACCTATGGATAAAAATGTGTATCATAAAGAAGAGCTTTATCATCTTGGTTTCAGTCTATCTGAAAGCGCACCATTTCTAGATGACAACAAAGAAAGACTTGAGAGGATAAAGGATTGTGATATTAAAACTTTATCTGATGCATCTAGAGTAGCTATGGGCGAAGATAGCAGATTGCAACATTGGATGTTCGTAACCGTTGCCTGCCAGTTATTCATAGTTGAAGAATCAAAGAGGCGTATTCTTTATATGGAAGATGGACATAGCATAGCTCCAGTTGTTTCATATAAAAAAGCAGAGAAATCTTTGAAGAAAACACTTGAAGAACTTGGCGAAGCAAACAAGACATGTCTTGTTAGAGGACGTATACGTACTAATAAAACTAAACAAGGCAGGAATGAGTTCCAAGTAGCCAATGTAATTGAACTTAATAAGGTTGATTCATTTGGCAAAGCAATAAAATTTATGACCGGTAAATTATAACTTATTATGAAAGGATTTGACAATGATTTGTATTTGTTTTTTAATAGCTATCGCTATAGTATTTGCAATGTTTATGTTTGTGAGCATCATAGTCTCATGCAAAGAAGAGTCTAAAAAGGAATCTAAAACGGATTCTGCAACTCCTAAACCACAAAATCGGACACGTAATGAGTCGATTCATATCTTAAATCAAAATCTCAGATATAGGCAAACTTGTAATCTGTGTAATGGAAAAGGATCGATTCGCAGAAAACCTATCCAGTGTCCAAGATGTCTTGGATGTGGGAGTGTTGGATTATTTGAACTAAATCCTCGGACTATAACAAATGATGAGTTTGATATGATTAACGAAATACTGGGACGGAAGTCGTAACATGCAGACAAAAGAAGAAGTATTAATTAGAAGTGGATATAAGTGTTCTATCTGTGGTTGGGGCGGCGCCCAATGCATCGTCAATGTCCACCATATACATTCAAAGTCAGATGGTGGCTCAGACATGACAATCAACCAAATTGTCTTATGTCCAAATCATCACACTGTATTGCAAGCAATAATTGATCGTAGTCTGGAACGAAAGGATCTTGAAGAATTCGGATTTGAGGAAGACGAGATCCACAAGCTGGTCGTTCTTGCAAGAGCCACAACAATTTTTACTCTTGTAAATAATGTAAGAACTTTTACAGATAGTGATATCAGTCAAGCACTTAAGGATCTATATGACTCTACTATGAGTGAAGTAGATGAATTAAAAGAATCATTAATGACTTGACAATACTATTTATCAGTATATACTTATTCTACGTCCCAATTTCGGAGCAAGCATGATAACTCAATCAGAACTAATTAAACGTGTATCTAGAAAATGTAGTGTCTCACAAAAAGATACGAAAGAAGTGATAGACACTATGGTAGATACAATGCTTGATGTATTGGGCTCAGGTATGGAGCTTCGGCTATACAAGTTTGGCAGGTTTGATATTACCAGTCAAGCAGGTAAAGTAGGATATGATATGCAAAGAGGTAGGATACTTAAGCTTCCAGAAACTTTAAGAGTTCGTTTCCGTCCTGCTGACCATCTGACTCAGAAGCTGAGCGGTGGATCCGATACATGCAACGATTTCGCATATCACACGTATAACAATGATGACCAGGATGAGGATACAGTAACCCAATCTCAATAGAGGTTGCAATTCTTCCTGCTATGTTTCTAAAATTTCTGAGGCTCACAGAAGACATTTTAATAATTCTTACACTTGGCGGAGAGAAGCTATAAATGACAAAATTGCTTCTAGACAAAGACTCGAAGTTATATATATCCATAAGACATGACTTAATAAATTTTAGAGTCATACTAGATGTACTCTCACGTCCTATTGGATATAAAGGCTTGTGTTCATATAATATTATGCTGAGTGTTCTCGGTCTTTTTATTTTATCAACAATTGCATCTATTGTACCATAAATAATATGATTATAGTCAACGCTCATTTCTATAGGTACTTTTGTCATTACTTCCGAGTTGTTATCAACTCGTTTGAAACAGCAATTGATAAACTCGTCAAACAAAAGTTTCTCGGCGTCTATTTTATTTATATCTCCACCATGCTTCAAGTAATGTTCATCAACCAACTCCGAAAACATTTGTCTGATTCTAGTTTTCTTAAAATTAGTAGCACCTATAAATCGACTGTAATATATATCAATAATTTCTGCAGCTCTAGAATTATAGCCAGTACTTTCAAGATTCATTGGAGAATATTGTTTAGAGAGTTCTACATAAGACGGGCATAGCATCGCTTGGTCTAGCTGTTTAATATTTGTTTTCATAATAATATTATTATAACATCAAAATACTAATATGGCAACAGTAAAAATTTGTACAAGTTGTAACCAATTAAAGAATATTCGCCGTAGAAATGGCAAGTGTGATAGTTGCTATATGAAAGAAGACTATAAAACTAGGCCTGGTGTAAAAGCAAAGATGAATGTAACCTCAGCTGCTTGGAAGCGTGCAAATAAAGAGAAGGTAAGACAATACAACATGAGATACTACCAGGAGAAAGGTAAATGTCAGCAGCAATAGATAAAATTGAAGCTCTAAAAGAAAAGATACGACCTAAGCTGTATGAGTATATCAAAAGATTTGGAAGAAGGCTGACCGAACAAAATAAGTTTCAGTGCATCAATGTTCCTGAGCACAAGGATACTCCTGGTAATTACAACTGCAGATTCGCTGATAAAGAACAGACCAGATGGTATTGTCATTTATGTAATGCACATGGGGATATCTTTACAGCAGCGCATCTCTTAGACAATAAACCTCTGTATGGTAAAGAATTTATAACAGAAAATATATACTTCCTAGCCAAAGAATTTGGCATACCTTTTGAGAATGATGTTAACTTTACCGAACAAGAAATTAAAAATTTAAAACACAAAACTTTGTTTAATGGTGCTACTAAAATCTTAAATGAATTTGGATCAACCAGATATGGTGAAGAAAGAGGTTGGTCAGCACAGCTTTGTGAAGACTTAGGTATAGGTACTATATCTCATAACGACTTTAAAAATAACTTTTACAAAGAGTTTTATCCTTCTAGTCAAGATTCTAAACATCTAGGCAAAAATATATTTGGCGGACGCAAGCTTACATTCTCTCTCAAAGATGAGAATGGATCTACTGTGTCATTTGCAGCAAGGGATCTTCGATACAAAGATGGAGAGAAAAATCCATTTCCCAAATATTATAATCTGTCTAAAGAAATATATGATAAAAGTAATTATCTATATGGACTACATTTAGCAAGAAAACATATTGAAGAACCCTTGTATATATTTGAAGGATATGCAGACGCGGTTACAGCATACCAGCATGGTATATATAATGCAGTTGCTATAGGCGGTGTAAGTTTAACAAAACAACAGTTTACTAAGCTTGAAGGCATGGGGTTCAAATGCGTTAGATTATGCTTTGATGCTGACAAAGGTGGCAAACGAGCCACATATGATAAGTTAAAAGATATCTCTACCTTATTAAGTGATATCGTTATACAGCTTGTACACTTACCAGAAGGTTCTAGTAAAGAGAATAGTGACCCAGATGCTTTTATAAGATGTAATGGTAAAGAAGCGTTTCTTGGGTTGCCTGTTGAAAAGAGCTTTGATTGGCTGCTAAGATATCTCTCAGAAAATAAAGAGCCAGAAGAAGTATGTGAGGAAATGATTCCTCACATAGCTAGAAGCATTAGACCTAGCAAATGGAATCATGATATAAAAATCTTGTCAAAAGCTACAGGTATAATGGAAGGCTTAATTCTGAGAGAGGTAATAAATTATGCCGATAAGAAAGAGGCGGCCCTTACAGCAAAGAAGACCAACATTGTCCAAGAAGCATATCGTGATATTATACATCATAAACAAGATCCAAATATCACACTTGCTTCTGCTATGGACCAGATTAGAAATGTCGACAAACAGAATAGCGAAGATATTGTCAACATAGAATCTCATCTTGAAGAAGCAGGACAAATATTTAGAGAGTGGGAAAGCAAAGATCCAGAAAAGAAACTGGATGGTTGGGACACCGGATTCGATCTTATCAATGAAACATATGACGGAATCCCTAAAAGACATGGCTATATAGGCTTGGCAGCATCTCCATCTATGGGTAAAACTACTTTCTTTGCAAATCTTGTATGGAAGATGGCAACCATAGAAGAAAATGAGAATCTTACAATAGTAGTATTCACTATTGATGATTCAAAGATGCAATTTATACCTAGGCTTTTAGGAATTGATTCTGGTATTCCATCTAAACATATTAAATTCCCCAGAAAATACCTTACTGATATTAATGATTTTAATAGAGTGGTTAATGCACAAAACAAGTTCGTTGATTTAACAAGCAAACGCCGGCTATATATATTTGATGCAAGTACTTGTTCATTATATAGTCAAATGGTTGAGACAATCAGATACATTAAAACATTAGATCCTTCACGACATATCGTAGCATTCTTAGACAATTTACATAAACTCTCAGACTCTGTTGGAGATAGTGAAAGAACTAAGTATAAAGAACTGTCTGGAAGGATTAAGAATGATGTTGTATCTGAAGATTTCACAATGATTTGTACTCTTGAGCTGTGTAAAACACTAGATGGAATGCGTCCTGTGTTAAGAGACATTCTTGAGACAGGTGCAATTGAGTATGATTGTACATCAATTATTCTTGGTTACAATGAAGTACATGAATTAAGAGATAGATCTAGTGTATATTGGCTACAAGAAAAATCTTCAATAATGAAGATGCCTGTTTTTGAAGCAAATATTGCCAAGAACAAACATACCGGCGATGAAACAACTATCTATCTAGAGATGAATCCATATACTGGCGAAATGTTCGAGACAACAGAGGCAAAAGCGAGGAGACATGCAAAACGTTCCGATAGAAGAACTATTTCCAAACTTGGTTAAGGACATAGAGATTGTAAAGAAGAAAAAGAATCCTATATCTTCTAACAGCAATGAAATTAACCGTTTAAAAGCTGATCTAAAGAAAGCAAACATACTTAACATTAAGCTTACCAACGAGTTAAGAAAAGCAAATAGAAAGATCAGTGAATTGGAAGAAGTGATGAGTTATGAAGCAGAAGCAGAGCTGCAGGCAGATGAAATAAACAATGAACAATTAGATGATGAAATGGAGTTAGACGATGAATTTGACTGACATAATGGACGAACAGCTATGTAACCCAACAATTCCAAGTATCAGGCCCAGGCTTACGGCTCATCCTTCAGCTGCTTCAATAGAGTTAAGTGACGGAAGTATTGTAGGTGGATGTTTAAGATCAGAATACTACCGGATTACAGGCGAAGAGCCAACAGAGCGCACCACACCAATGCAACAAATGAAGTTTCGCATGGGCGATAAAATGCATGAGCTGGTAACAGAAGTCCTTACAGAAGCAAGGATTATAGATGCAATTGAGACAGATATATGGATTCCAGAATATAGAATCCACGGTCGCATTGATGCGATAGTAGCTGATGATGAAACCGATAATAAAATCGGAGTAGAAATTAAGAGTGTATGGGGCTATCATGGTAAGAAACTTGTAATCATACCGCAGAGAGGTGTGTTAGAACCTAAACAAGACCATGTGTTACAGTCATTAATATATCTAGACTTCTTTAGTCAATTTGGTATGGAATTATGGAAGCTGTTTTATATAGCAAGAGATAATGGTGAATATAATGAACATACAATAAAGTTCGAAGGCGAAGACAAACATGCATGTATAAAATCTGGTATAGGCGGCACTTATATACACTATCCCGATCTCAAGATTCAAGGAATTAAAGATAGATTTAGCAAATTTTGGGGATATGTTAATGCAAATGAGTTGCCTCCGCGCGATTATGTGATACAATATAATAAAGAGAAACTATTGGCACTGGCAGAGGCTGGTGATTTAAGCAAAGATGATACAGCCAAAGCCAAAGAAGGAAGGTTTGTTGACAAGGGCGATTGGCGATGCCGCTACTGCAAATATTCTAGCAAATGCTGGGATGGATATGATGGCCAGAAGTTGTGGAGTGGCGAGGAGCAGTAAGCATGAGAAAACTACTTATTATAAGTATATTTTCTTTATTTGCAACAGGTTGCAGTTTTGTAGAAATAACGAGAGAAGATCATGCTTTTCGCGCAGAAAAGAATGTACCTCAAAGACCTGAGCTTCCGTTCAAGAATAAGGAGCAACTAAGTAGAGCAACTGCTTTAAATCTTGACAAAGCAGAGAAGGTTTACTATGAAGGAGCAGAGCCAAAAGAAAAGTCTGCAGAAATCATACTTAAGCTTGCCAAGAAATTTATATCTACACTTGGCATTAATACTGATTTCGATCCTAGTGACCCTAAGTCTGTTGAGAAAGTATTTAGTGGAATCGATGAGGCAAACGCAAAGATTCGTGAGCAAAATGCAGTGCTCATGGAACAGATCAAGCAAGTAAACAACGAGAAAGCAAAGATCATAAGAGATAAAGCAAAAGAACTTGAGATGAAGTCCAAAGAGAACTCAACTCTGAAGACAAAACTTGGATCTTTATGGGCTTGGATTATGCTTATTTTTTGGATCATCATAATCGGAGTAGTAGTACTTATAATATTCGTTCCATCACTAGGTATTCCTTTGGCAAGAAGAATATGGGGTGCAACTATTGGATTAACAATAAGCGCCGGCAAAAATACTATGAAGGCGGTGCAAGAAATGAGAACGGAACTGAAAGAAAAGGTGGAGAAAGAACATGATGAAAACGCTAAACGACATCTAGATCTACTACACAGCAAGCTAGAGAAGTTACAGACACCAGAAGAAGTCGCGCATATTAAGAAGCTAAAAGCTTCTAAGAAACTTTAATAAAGACTGGTACACAGCGCATTTAATACCAAATGTATTAGAGGTATTGAGTATGCTCAATATTAAATAATCGCAGGACCTGGGTGCATTAGAGTAATTTTTGAAATACATATTAAATTACCCAGAGCACCCTGGTCCTGCGCTAGGCTTCAGGATCTTGGATCCTGAAGTAATGTGTACCAGTCGCTTTATCTTATGAAAGCTAGTACGTAGTTATATTTACTTAATAAGTAAATAGCGCTAAGCATACTTAGTGTGACTAAATTCCACCAGGCTGAGCTCAGCGACGAAGAGAAATACATATAATCTTACGCTGAGCTCTGCCTGGTGGGCCCGGAATCGGCCGGCTGGCATACGTACTAGCTTTCACCTTTTTATTCTTTTACTAAAGGAGCTATGAGTATGAAGTGCCTGATCACAGGTGTAAATGGCCAAGATGGGTCTTATCTAGCAGAACTGATGCTAGAAAAAGGTTATGAAGTACATGGTATGGTTCGTCACCAATCCAGAGAAAATCTTTGTAATATAGAACATATCAAAAATGATATTATTATCAGAAAAGGCGATCTGACAGACGAAACTTCTATTAAAAGACTTGTGCAAGATAAGTTTGATGAAATATACAATCTTGGAGCAATGTCTTTTGTAAAAGAAAGCTTTAATATTCCTGCTGCAACTTTTAAAATCAATGCTCAAGCTGTGATTATATTTCTAGACGCAATAAAATCATTGTCTCCATACACTAAGTTTTATCAGGCATCAACTTCAGAAATGTTTGGTGGACTAAAGAGTGACAAGTATAATGAAAATAGTGCATTCTATCCCAGAAGTCCTTATGGAGTTGCAAAATTAGCCGCCCACTGGTCTGTTATCAACTACAGAGAATCTTATGATTTAATGGCGTGCTCTGGTATCTTATTTAATCATGAGTCACAACGCAGGCCCAAAATATTTGTCACAAGTAAGATAACTGAGTGGGCAAAAAGACTAAGCACTGGTGATAATACTCCATTAGAGATTGGAAACATGGAGGCTAGAAGAGATTGGAGTCATGCTAAAGACATGGTGGAAGGAATGTGGCGAATCCTCAATCAGAGAGAAATCAGAAAAGACAATAAGCCTATGCAAGACTATGTACTTTCAAGCAATAGGACAACTAGTGTAAGAGAGTTCATAGAATCCGCTATTAAATTAGCGGGCAAGAAATTCACATGGGTTAAGGGAGATAAGCCTGAGGACGAAGTTGGAATGATTGAAGATAAGCCAATGATTAAGGTCAATCCAGCATATTATAGACCTACAGAGGTATATACTCTCCTTGGAGATTCAAGAAAAGCGCGGTCTGAACTAGGATGGAGTCCTATGTACGACCTAGACGCTTTGATTAATGAAATGATGGCATAAATAAAAGGCTTCTCAGAGGTTTTTAATCATCTTTAATATAGGTGATAAAGCATTGTGAATACACAATGTATAAGAGTAAAGCTTAGCATGCATTAAAAACGAGGAACACATATTAGATTTTTAATGCATGCTAAGCTTATAACTGCAGCTTCAATTGCAAATTAACTCTGAGAAGCCGTTTTTATTCTTGGAATAGGAGTAGTAGTTACCTAGGGGTCTGTGGTATATACCTTTCCTCTCCTAAGGTGAGAGTGCACTTTCTCCTCCCCGTACCAAAAAGTGCAATACCTGAACGACTTTATGTTGTGGACTTAAAGCTACTACATATCCTATTCCTTTTACAATCAATGTATCCGGCAATTTAACTGCCGAAAAACCGAAATTGATTGTTGACATTTCGGGCTTATGCATTACAATATTATATTAAGTATATTAATTTTTCGGAGATATGAATATGGCGAAAGAAGATATTAGGGTAAAAGACAAACCAGAATTCTGTGGTGGAGTTGTATGTTCAACAAAATTTATCACCTCAGGTGGTCTTGTTGTCAAGGAAATCAAGGGCAAAATAGAGTCTGCAATTAATGGCAAAGAGCTTTCAAAGTACTCTAAGAAGAGTCCTTGTATTATCAAGATAAAAGGAACTATTTACAAGATCAAAGACGTAGTAGACAGATCCGAAGGCTTCCGAATTACGAGAGAGTTTGTTCTTGAAACACCTACCGAAGACGAAATCATCGACTCCAAACCAGAAGTTTGTATCTAGGGAGATAATAATGACTGAAGAAAAAGACAACATAGTAGATATCAACCAAGTTAAACCAGAAACGAATTCAAAAACTCAGATGAGAGAAAACAATCTTCTCAGTAAGTGGATTGCCGGCAGTTCTCCTGTTATTAAAAATATGCTTTCAACTTCTTTGAGTGAAAACAATATACCAGAAGAAAAACTCACCGCAGTATCACAAGAAATTTGTAAACTTGCTGCAGAGTCTTTCGGGCTTCCTTATATGGCAAATGTAATTGTTGCCAAGCTTATGATATGTGTGGTACCAAGAGATGCTGCATCAATTCCTAAAGAAATGACTCCTAAGTATTCACTAAACTTACCATCATGGATTTCAAATACAGCTCCTAATCCTGGTGATACGCTAATGCTTCATGATTCTATTCCAGTGCTACCAATGGTAATTTTTAGAACAATTCTTCCATATACAGGTAGTCTGTGCAGAATTGCATTAAAAGCAATGGTATACAGTGACGAAGATGCAGACAAGCTTGTAAAAGATTGTGAGGGTCTCCTAGGTGCAGTATCTGAACCAGTTGCAGGAGGCATAAAGATATGAGTCGTGCAAATGCACATATGCAGAAAAGGATCCAAAACTATATCAACCAGAGGAAAGATTGCTGGGATGAGTATAAAATCTCAAGAAGTACTGGGCTCTCAGTAGACGAAGTAGGTAGCATAGTTAGATCTCTCGGATACAGTTTACCTGGACCAGGACATTCTGTCAAGTTCAAGAAAAATAAACCCAAAAAGGAGGAAGACGAAATCAGCAAAAAGCAACCTAAGAATAAATCTGGTAAAGGATATACAATTGAGGATTTGAAGAACAAATTTGATGTTGTGTACAAAATCAAGAAGGTTATTAATAACATGCCAAAAGGCATACTATATCCTGAAAGTGTCTTGCTTGAAGAAACAGGCTGTAGACGTAACCCTAAGTGGTTCGCTGCTATTAAGTCTGAGGAAGTTCGTTGGTATGCCATTCAGTTTGAAAACAAAGACATAGCGTATGGTCCTAGAAGTGAGGTATTGAAATTCAAGAAAGAATTGCCTGATTCTAGGTTGCTACGCAAGGAGTAGAACAATGGCTAAGAGTAAAGGAATCACCTTAGAGCAGGCAAAGGATAAGTATTCTCCGGAGATGCAATCTTTAATAAAAGAAGCCGAGGGTCTTAGGACTAGAAATGCTTCCTTGAAAAGACAGGCTGGAGACTACAACAGACTATTCTCAGACTTGGTAGATGTGATTCATACTGTGGATCCAATGCCATACAAGCCTACTCAAAAGAAATCAAGACCAGATACAGATATTGTAGAATCATTAGTACTAATGGTATCTGACTCTCATCCAGATCACATTTTGAAACAGGAAAGAGTCAGGTTCTATGAGCACTATGGTTTTACACCTTTCTGTCATAGAGCAGAACGATATATGGATTCATTGTTCACATACTGTTCCAGTTTAAACAACAGACGATTTGATCATATATACTTTCTGCTTATGGGAGACCATGGGTCTGATGGTGACATTCACGGTCTATCAAAACATTCTGAATGGAAGAATTGTATCAAATCATCTATGGCATCTGGTGAAGTATATGGCATGATGATTCAAGACTTAGCAGCTAAGTTTCCAGAACAGGGAATTACAGTTGTATGTGTGTCAGGTAATCATGGAAGATTTGGTAAGAAAGTTAACTGGAAGGAACCTCAGACGAACTGGGACTACCTATCATCAATGTATGCATATACAAGATGTAAAGAAATGGTGAGTGCCGGCAAGGTAGATTTTGTAATACCAGATGCATGGTCTGTATCTCTTGGTATACACAATTGGAACTTTGTAGTCTCTCATGGACACCAAATAAGAGGCGGAAACAGTTTAGGTATACCTCACTATGGTATAAGAAGAAATGTGGGCAATATGGTAGCTCTAGGCGCCGTAAAAGACATAACCTATAATTACTTCCTACTTGGTCACTTTCATCAACCAACAGGATTGCCTCATAACACTGGCGAAGTACTAATTAATGGTTCCTTTCTTGGGACAACAGAATATCTCTTTGAAGAAAAAGCCGCATTCTTGCAACCCACACAAATGGCATTTGGTGTGAGTCCAGAAGATGGGGTAACATGGAGAAACTATTTTAATATTCGTTGTAAAGATTGGGAAACCAAAGAGTTAGAAGAACCTCAAAGATACAAAGTTAACCTTTTTAATGAGACTGAAGTCTATGACTATGAACTGGCTAATCAATAAAGTTACATATTGTTTTACATTTGCAATCATTTGTTTAGTTGAAACTATGTTTAAAATTGCTATGTATTAAACAATATAATTACGTATATACCTATCAAAAAGCTACTTATTATAAGTAGCTTTTTGACATTATAGGAGAAACCAATGATTAATATAAGAAATGGATTGTTTGAGACAAACTCATCCAGTTGTCATTCAATATCTATAGCTCCAGTCAACAATAATCTAAAATCTTCTTTAGACATTATGAAACCAGATTCTAATGGCCGTGTGGTAATTGATGCATATGAATTTGGCTGGGGTTATGAGACTTATAATGACTGCTATGCAAAAGCAGCTTATTGTGCAATAGACAACAAACATAACGAAGAAAGAATGGAAATGCTAGTAGATGTCATTAAAGAAATGACGGGAGCCCAAGAGATTGAGTTTAATTTTACAACTGACTGGGACATTAATAGCACTGGAAAGGAATACGCTTACATCGATCATAACTCTCTAGGTACATCTGCTATTGCATTTCGCAGCAAGACTACACTCATAAATTTCATATTTAGTCCAAACTCTATACTCTATATTGACAATGATAATCATTGAGAATGGATAGTTAATGGCAACACTAGAAATAGCCGATGATATTCTTACATCATATACAAATGGTAATGTTCATGTAACAATATTGAAAGATGGTACAAAAATTAGAAGATATGAAGGTAAACCAAAACCCATATATCCAGAAAGCATGGACGTCAAGATAACTAGTTTTTGTGATCTTGGTTGTCCATACTGTTATGAGTCTTCTTGTGAAGTTGGAAACCATTGCAATATATATACCACACTATCACTCGCAGATATTCCACATCCATGTGAGCTTGCTATTGGTGGTGGAAATCCTTTAGCACATCCTAGGTTACTTCAGATACTAACAATAGTAGGACAACAAGGACATATCGCAAATTTAACTGTGAACCAAGCCCACGTCCAAAAATATATGAACACAATTAAGCTAATAGTATCTAAGAAAATGATACATGGGTTAGGTATATCTGTCAAAGAATGTAATAATCATTTGGTATCAATAGCACAGATTTCTCCTCATGTAGTATTCCATTTTATATCTGGTATTCACTCGTTCGAATATATATATAATACTATTGCTAGGGTATCTGAAGCCACTGGTATGTGTCGATGCCTAATATTAGGATATAAAGGCACTGGCAGAGGCAGGATGTTTGATAATAGAAATCATAAAATCATAAGAGAGAAACAGCTTTCTATATATAATAATATGGAGAAGCTACTTAATCTTAATGATGCTATCATATCTTTTGACAATCTAGCCTTGGAACAACTTGATGTTAAATCTAGTCTTAGTCAAGAGTTCTGGGATAAGTTTTATATGGGTGACGATGGCGATTTCACTATGTACTATGATGCTGTTAGTGAGACATATTATAGAGATAGCTATCATAAAACCTTCGCAAAGAGCGCAGGAGATATCAGCATACGAAATTACTTTAGAGAACTAAGGAAATATAATGAACGTCCTTAAAGTATTTAGCAGAAATGATCCAATTGATATTACAGATCTGCAGGCCAAAGATATAGATATAAAAGGCATAGCCCATTCTTTGGCACTACAATGTAGATGGAATGGTCATTGCAACAAATTTATGTCTGTAGCAGAACACTGTGTTCTTGGCAGCATATTCTTAGAAAAGTCTATGCTATGTGGTAAAACAGAACACGCAATGCAATTCCTTCTTCACGATTCTTTCGAAGCCTACATGAGTGATATAATTCAGCCGATTAAAAGACATATTCTCATCAAAGAATATGATGAATTACTATTGCCAAGTGATATCGAAGATGATGGTTTGCACGAAATACTCAAGCACTTTAATGTAGATACAAATCTTAGTGATTGCGTTAAGAAAACCGACATACATATGACAGTATTAGAAGAAAGATCTCTATTTGATACACCAAGCATAGTGCTTATTCAGGATGAAGAATGGTATAAAAAGATGAGTGATCATATTAAAATAAATTGCTGGGAGTGCAAAGAAGCAGAAGCAATGTTTATACATCAATTTGAGAGACTAAAAAATATGATGGCGAAGGAGAAACGATAATGCCAACGTATGTATATCAATGCAAAAATTGTTCTAAGAAAATTAAGGTTGTGCATAGCATAAAAGCCGAACCTAATAAGACATGTCCCAAATGCAATACAGATACTCTTGAGCGCATCATATTTGCTCCGGCAATCCACTTTAAAGGATCCGGTTTTTATTCAACTGATTACAAGCAAAAAGACGATGACGATTGATTTAATAATAAGTGAATAGTTGAATAGTATTTCATTGACATAACAGGCAATTTGGTTATAATGAAAATATAACCTGATGAGGTAAACGTCATGAGATACTACCGCAAATTTGGTATTGAATTCGAGTTTTCAAGCGACATAGATGAACTTCATGATATTATAAAGATAGTTATACCAAGTGTTTACGGTCCTGATTCCTTTAAAGTATATCGCAAGATGAAAGACTCTCATAATAATAGGAAATGGCACCTTAAGCAAGACCCATCTACTGGATGTGAGCTAGCTACACCAGTTTCAACAATTAAAGACCTTAAGAAAATTCAAAGTGTATTAACTAAGCTGAGTAAATATGACATAGAAATTACTAATAGAGATTCAGTTCATATTCATATATGCATTGAGGATGTTAATCCGCATAATATGATAGCTGCATGGCTACAAATAGAACCTGTTATATTGCATTGCTATCCTAAAAGTAGACAAAGAAACAGATACTATTGTGAGAGACTTGCAGATAAAAAACCAGCATATGGAAGAATAGCTAATTTCTTCAAGGATGCTGAAGAAATAGCTAAAGACCATCATGCATCTATGTCATTATATCACTATAATTCAAGAAAAACTGTTGAGTTTAGATTGGGAGAGGGCACTATAGATAAATCTATAGTGGAAAACTTTGTTAAATTATACATGCTATTTTGCAACTACGCTTCTAATATTGATCCAATTGAAGTGGTATGTTCAAAGGACTTGATATGCGAATCACCAAGAGATCTTCTATATCTCCTAAAGATACCCTATACAGGGCTGAAAAACTTCGTGACAGAAAGATATCGTCAAAACATTTGAAGAGAACTACCAAAAAACAATTCGAACTATTCAAAAATAGTTTTTGCATAACTCAAAAAGATCTTAGTCTCGAAGAGTATGACGTTCTCTTTACCTTAGAAAGAATTGATGCTTATGCGACTATAGAAATTGATCACACTGGCATGGTGGCTACAGCGACTTTGCTAAATGAGTATGCTGAAGATGATCCATTTGACCCAGTTCTATTTGGCGTACATGAAGCCATACATCTCATGAATGCAGAGATAGAGTACTTCGCCATGCAAAGATTTACTACAGAAGAGAGCGTAGGTATTGCAAATGAAAGAATAGTAAGAAGACTAACACGATCTATTATATTAAAACCCTATATAGAAGAATTGAGAAAGAGGGTTAGATAAATAATTGTCTATAATATTAAGCTAAAAGAGGCGACAAATGTTATTAGCCAAACCAATAGAATCATTTGCAGATAATCCACAAATTGTATTTGTGGCTTCTATGTTCGATTGCATAAACTATCCCCATGAAATCATAGACACATATACCTCACAAGGTGCAATACTAGTTCAATTACTTTGTATAAGTTGTCCAAATGCTACTGAACATACCAGAAACACGTCTGCTACAGCTAGTAGAATACAACAAGAATACTTAACAAGGCCTTATTCTTCATCAATATCTTATTCATCATCATCAATATCTTCATCTTCTACATCATCTAATATTTATAGTACGCATACTAGAGGCTTTCCAGTTTCAAACTTTTGGCCTATAGAAAATATCAGTTTATGTAATTGCCCATATTGCGGGAAAGATTTGAGTGATACTGCGCATATGGAAGAATGTGATAATTGTTATTCACATATCGTTTTGAAAGACATTGTTAGTAAGTTTATTCCTACAAACAATAATCCATCTACATAGTAGGGAGTACAATATATGCCAGAATATAAAAATATATGTGGCGCATCAAAGCCAGGTCCTAATGGATGTATGGTTGTATGCACATTAGAAAAAGGACATGAAGGAAACCATAAAGGCTCATTTTCAGGCGTATTAATTGAATGGGAAGAAAATAGTAGTTGTGAACAAGTAAACAATACAGATACAAAAGAGAATGACTTTCACCGATTAAAACAAAATATCATTTCTGATATAGATACAGTCCAAGAGATGTTGGATTCAGTAATGAAACAAGTATTGGAGCTACAAAATGAGACTGGAACTTGAACAAAAGTTAATCAATAAATATCCAAAAATATTTACTGATTGTGGTACAAGACCTGAGCAATCATGTATGGCATTTGGGATTGAAACCGGTGACGGTTGGTACAATCTTATTGATATGTTGTGCTCATTTATCCAAACTGAGCTAGACCAAGGAAGCACCAATTCTTTTCAGTTAATAGCAGTTCAGGTTAAAGAAAAGATGGGCGGTCTTAGATTCTATTATCAATGGGTGTCAAATGATAATGAAAACAAAGGCTTACCATCAGAAAATGCTACAACTATGGGTAATATTGAGGCTGTAATATGTTTTGCTGAAAAGATGTCGTATACTATCTGTGAGCAGTGTGGAGCTCCTGGTGATATAAGCAGTGATGGCTGGATTCAAACACTTTGTGATAAATGTAGAGGTAACAATGGCTAAGAGAAACAAATCTAAGCATGTATCAATTGCTATTAAAGATGGCATCGATCAATGTATAGATAAAGCTCAAGGAAGACTGGATATGGCATTTGAACTTCTCCAGGTAGAATTTTCTGGTAGGCAGGGACAACATCTTAAAACTATGCTAAATAGAGCTAAACGAAGAATAGAGGACTTCTATGCAAAATTCAATGAATATCAATGCAAATTAAAAGGTAAGTAATAAAATGAAATGTCCAGAATGTGATGGTATCATGATTCTAAGAGAATCTAAGTATGGAAAATTTTATGGGTGTTCGCATTTTCCTAGATGTAAAGCAACACATGGAGCCCATCCTGATGGAAGTCCTCTTGGTATACCTGGAGACAAAGAGACTAAATTAGCAAGAATGGAAGCTCATTCTAAGTTTGATAAGATGTTTATTGGTGACAGAAATAAAAGGTATAAATGGCTTCGTGAAGCTATGAATATGGATAGCAAGAAAGCCCATATAGCTATGTTTAACAAACAACAGTGTGAAGAACTTCTATCAAAAATAGATCAATATAGAAAGGATAGTTAATGCTTAACAAATGGGACAAAAGATTTGTTGACTTAGCATTTTATATAGCTGAATGGAGTAAAGATAAATCAAGAAAGGTTGGCGCAGTTATAGTTGACAATAGAAAGACCATTGTATCACTAGGATATAATGGGTTTCCTAGGGGTGTTGATGATGAAGTAGAAGAAAGATACGAGCGTCCTTTGAAATACTACTGGACTCAACACGCAGAGGTTAATGCAATATATAATGCAGACAGAAATCTTGATGGATGTTCAATATATGTTACATTACATCCTTGCTCACAATGTATGGGTGGTATAATAAATGCTGGGATAAGTAGATTAGTATGTCCACCACCAGATACTAAGCATCATAAATATGGTGAAGATTTTGAGCAAGCCATGGAAATGCTGTCTGAAAGTATTGAGCACCAATATTTTATAATATAATCTATCCAGCTTCAAGCTCTGCAGCAACAAGACATCCTTTAGCTACTGAATGTAATGGCTTCAGAGGCTGTATGCATTCTGATATAGGAATAGGCATTTCAATCCTTTCTAGTGTTTTCTTAAACACTGCCATAAAACCATTCACAGAACTAGTACCACCTGCTATAACAATAGGTATAGGATTCTGTGTCTTAGCCTTGCCTTTAGAATTGATAATGCCATCTTTGATCTTAAGAATGCTACGCTCAATAAGTATCTCATAATTCTTAGAAATAGCCATCTCAGTCATATTTTGTGGTTCTTTAGACAAGTCAATATTATGTTTAGCCTGATTAATAAAAGCTTCTGATTCTCCTGTAACCCTAGCACTTTCCCTATCAATCCAATCACCAGAGCTTGTAAGACTAAACTCAAATATATTGACACCCATCTTTACAAAAGCTACGTTAATCATACCAGCACCACAATTGTGTATACAGCATCCTGGTACGCAAAAAGAATGTTCATTTTCAACTGTTAAATCATACACTTTGCCTGTATATTTAACTTTTTGATTACTGCGCACTTTGTTCCATTGTTTACTATCTTGGAAAGATGTTGTCCTATGTCTATTGCCACTAATCAGAAACTTGAGCGATTGTATATATTGCTCATGCAATGTGAAACAGCAGCTATCGTTTCCTGTTATTGTTCTATTTTCTATTGTTCCACCAGACCTAGAATCTCTGAACCAATAACTACCAGTATATCCCTCAGATAAACATAATTGTTGAACTAACATAGTAAGAGCTGAGCTAGTATTCTCAAATGATACTTCATTATCTCCAATATGCCCATCGCTCTCTAATAATCCTGACAACAAACCGATTCTTGCCGGTCTATTTAACTCGTCTACTAACCAAGGCAATTTCTTTTTACCACTACTATCGTAACAATTTTCTTTTAACCACCTTGCAAGTGCCTTATTATTCATTTGACATCTTATACATTCTTCTCCCTTTTCGATAAAAGACATAGAATTACCAAATTTTTCTTTTGCTATATCCATTACAAATTGGTGCAAATTTGTTTCATGCTTACCAAAATCAAAGAATATTCCACCTTTAGATAGTTCTATATGTCCATCTCCTAGAAAAAGGCCTATGAACTTTGCTACATTTTCATGTACTTCATAGAATTCTCGTTTTGTGTCTTTAGAGCATGTAACACGTTTGTCTATAGCTATATAACACGTTTTATCTTTATAAGATACACTGGGCATCATAACATAATCTTCATTAGTTACTTGATCAGAACGCTTCCATTGTTCAATGCCATTACTTTTTGTATAAATTTTGTGTTCCGACGTTATTCTAAGGTTTCGATTAGAACAGAAAAAATTTATCTCTTGTATCTCTTCATCCCTTTCACTTACTGTTACTTTAGATACTTGTTCATAAGTACCAAGTCTTGTTAAAACTCTATCACCTTCATGTAATTTTGCTATTTCTATAATACCTTTATCTGTTATGATAGAAGTATCAGGTGTAACACATGAAATGCCAATGCCTGTTTGATTATTAGTACATGCATAAATGATTGCTGAAGCTTCATTTAGAGGTTTAGCCGTTAGGTTATCAATTGTTCCAAGAATGGATCCAATAACCTTCTCATGGTATTTTGTATCGCCTTGTGCATCAATAGGTTCTGCAGGTACACTATAGAACAATACAGTCTCTTCCTTAAGACTTCCAACCATTCCTTTGAGCATATAACCAAGGATCTTAAATGCATCTTTCTCTTCAGGAGACAAGCACCCTGCTTTCATAGGTCTGCGATATGTAGTACCTAGATCTACTGCAAGGTCAATTGCAGCTTGTCCAAGAATATATACTGAGCCATCTTCTTCCATCATTGGAACACCTTGTTTGCGTAACATACCTAAAGTAAACTTTTGTGGGTTCTCAATCTTAAGGAATACATTAATCTCACGCTTGATACTTGGCTTTCCCTCTTCCTTGCCAGGAGACGCCATTACTAAGTTGTACGTTCCACAATCAAATCCTAATGCTTTCATTTATATGCCTCCTAGTCAGACGCATTCTGGCCAAAGTTTGAAGTAGGTATGTCTTTAAACATATCCTCATTTATAATATCGCTTGAATCAACTCCACAACTACTTTCTTCATAGTTAGTATTCTTTTTGAAAGAATTCATATCAGACGCTGAACATAGTTTATCGGATTGACCAAGACCATTGTATACCATAACAAATATTGTGATGCTTACTACTAAAGAAACTAGTGATATCAACAAGGCAAGTATAGATAAAACTAAAATTAAAACGTACACTATTTATTCCTTATAGTTTTCCTATATAATATATAATAACTCTCGCCATCATGTGACGGTACAATTGTAATAATTCTACCGCCGGCTTTGCCTATCCTATCAATAGAATCATATAGCTCTTCTTCATGAACTTGTTCTATAACGTCGGATCTTTTGAATTCAGGCTTCTGCCCAGTAGGTGGCAGGATGTTAACAGTATCATTGTAAATTTCTATCAGCTTGTTCTTCTGATTAGCAATCTTATTCAGAACTCTAGCACAAGGAGAACAACCTGGAGCCTTTCTAAACTTAATAATCTCTTTAGATAAGTCGCTAAATACTTCTAAAAATTTGTCATTAGATAATACGTCTTTTCTGAACTGATCCCAAGATATATTCAAGGTTCCATCAACTTTTCTCATTGGGTTATAAGGCCATGTCATAGTTAGCTCCTCATATTAAGGGATTTACTATTATTATTATAACTCATCAAGATATTTAGTCAAGATTAAACTTGATTTTTGGTGTCACAAGAGGTATTATTGCCATAATCATTATTATATTCAAGGAGAAATCAATGTTAGATAATCTCGTAATTACTTACGAGTCGCTGTTTCATCATGTCAGAAAGTATCCTGACAAATTTGCAGCGGCATACCCAAATCTTCAAGATAGGATTAAGGCCTTTGCAGAAAACTATAACTCAGCTATTAACAGAAGAGTTATTTATGATATTGCAAGGCTTGGTGCAGAAAAGCTCAATGAAATTGATATATATAAGGGCAAAAATCTTTACCTCGCGCCATTTCACTCTATAATTCCTAAGAAGAGAAAGACTTTAGTAAAAATGACTGTGCCAGCAGATTCTGTTGACTCAGCACTAAGTGAAATATCTTATGAAGAAGGTGCCGATGCATTAATATCTGTATACAATGATCCAATAGACAAGAACAATCTTTGCATAATATATACTATGGAGTCTGTTGATGAGCCAGAAGAGAGCACAGAAAACACAGAAGCGGAAGAGGAGAGAGAGAATGAAGAACATCAAAGTTCTAGAGTACCAGAAGGCCAATCTGAATCTCAGGACAAGCAGGAAGGTTAGAAAGATTATCTTTGACTGCTGGTTGTCTCCAGGAGATCTTGTAATGCTATCTGGATCCATAAGAGATCTGCATGAGAGCAATCCAGGGCTATTCATAACAGATGTCAGTACAGGATGCAGAGAAATATTTGAGCATAGCCCATATATTACAGATCTATCAAAAGATCCTGAAGCTGAGAAGATAAAAATTCAGTACCCCATTGTACATGAATGCAATGAAGGTGCATATCATTTCGTTCATGGCTATGCAAAAGACATGGAGAATAGACTAGGCGTTAAGATTCATGTGAAACATCTCAAAGGCGATATCCACATTAGTAACGAAGAAAAATCGTGGATAAGTCAAGTAAAAGAAATAATGAATATCAATATTCCTTACTGGATTATAGATGCTGGATGCAAGTCAGACTATACTGCCAAGCACTGGTGTCCAGGAAGATTCCAGCAAGTAGTGGATGATAATCCACAAATTACTTTTGTACAGATTGGCAAAGATGAGGCTGATCATTATCATCCAAGTCTTATTGGAGATAATTTAATTAATCTCGTTGGTCAAACTGATGATCTAAGAAAGCTTATACGCCTAGTATATCATTCATATGGAGTTATCTCTCCCGTAAGCTTGCCTATGCATCTTGCTGCAGCAATTGAACCTAAACTTGACTATGGCAGACGAACCAGGCCTTGTATAGTTCTTGCTGGCGGTAGAGAACCGTCACATTGGGAAGCATATACCAATCATGCATATCTTCATACATGTGGTAAACTACCTTGTTGTGACAACGGTGGTTGTTGGAAATCCAGAACAGTACCATTAGGAGATGGAGCCATAACAGAAGGCATGCATGCTGATGGTACACCAGTATTACAAGATGAAAGTTTATGCGAGTTTCCAGTAGAATCTGAGTATGGATATACTATACCTAAATGTCTAGAAATGATAACCGCAGATGATGTTTCAAGACATCTGAGAGAATATATGGAATGGGAAAGACTATGGAAGTAGGAATTCTTTCTAAGTTTAAAATAAACGGCGGCTCGGAGTTCAGATGTATGGAGTTGGCGTCAGGCATGGCTAGAGCCGGACATCACGTGAGACTATACTCTGAACAAACATTATCTAGAGAACTAAAAAATAAACTAGATGATAGAGTCACAGTTCTAAACTTTAGAAATGAACCAGAGACTCTATATGATCTTGATGCATTGCTTACCATAAATACAGATAGTAAAAGCTTCACTACTAGCGAGTTCTGGGAAGAGTTTTGTGATCCATGTAAAATCAAGCGAATGATATTTCTATTTAATTTCATTGTCAGTCCATCTAGGTTTCTAAATCAAGACAAAGATAGTCTATGTAGTAAATGTAAAGACATCCGCCTCATAACTACCAACCTGAGATTCTACAATGAGCTCAGCTACAAGGAGAAACTAGATGCTGTCAAACATCTCCCAAAGATGGTATTAGAAAGCCCAATTGACAAAGCAAGTGTTTATCAAGACAAGCATAATGGACCATGTATAGTGATTGGACAACATTCCAAAGGTATGGGAAGTAAATGGAACAGTGATTACTATGAGCTTGTTAATACTCTTAATAGATCAGATATACATGATAAAATCATGTGGGATCTACTTGGTGTAAATCAGCAAGTTGCATATGAGTTATCAGAATTCGATAATGTCATTACTAGAAAAGAATTCTCTATATCAGTACCTAATTTCCTATTTGGTATAGACATATACTTATTCTTTATAGACTATTCCAGACAAGAACCTTGGTCAAGATGTGTAGCTGAGGCTATGATGAGTGGATGCCCAATTGTTGCTACTGATGTTGACGGAGGCAACAGAATGCAAGTCATACACAACAACAATGGATTCTTGTGTAAGAATGTCAATGACTTTGCAACTTGTATATATAAGCTAGTTAAAGATCAAGAACTACGAAAACAAATGCGTAAAAATTCTATGATATATTCAAAAGAATTTGAGACTGAAAACATTATAAACAAGCTACTTAGATTTATATCTGATTAGAGGCATAAATGAAACATTTAGAGTTATATGACAACTTTCGAGCAATAATTTCAAAAGAAAAGATATTTGATATGCATTATCTTACTGATTTTATTCTTGATTGTGGCATATATCTTAATGCAAAGAGTATGGATATATCAGAAGAAATAGTCTCTAACATGGGCGGACTAAAGTCAAAACAATATCCACAAGAGTTAGCAAAACTATTAATATTCATGGGTAAGAATAGAGGCAATATAAATAGCTATCTTGAAATAGGTTGTGAAAGAGCAGGCACTTTCTTCATTGTAGATAGCTACATGAAAGCTCTTAAAGATCATTGGTTTAAAAGCACAGCTATTGATATCACTAATATGGCGGCCAATAAATTCAAATCATATTCAAAGAAGTTTCCATCTTCCAAATTTATACAAGTCGATATGAGATCAGACAAGGCTGCAACAATCATCTATAATAACAAAGCAGATTTTTGTTTTATAGATGCAAAACATACATATGAGAACGTAAAAGCAGATTACGAACTTATTATACAACATACGCAACCAAAGTATATTGGTTTTCATGATATTAAGCTGACACATATACCTAAGGTGCAAGTACACAGATTCTGGGATGAGATTAAAAGAAAATATACTCACACAGAACTTATAAATACTGACGACAGATTTGTAGGATCCATTGGTATAGGCATAATTTTTATCTTGAGGTATTTAAACAATGAGCGTAGAAATCCCAGAGGATTACAAGCCAGGCCAACATCCAGCCTTTAAGATTTTTGGGTTAGGTTTAGGAAAGACAGGAACACTGAGTCTTACACATGCAATGCGTATCCTTGGATACACAGCACATCATTCTCCAAAAGAGATTGCAGATGTACAAAAATATGATTTTATAAATGATATCTATGTAGCTCCTAAGTATCGATTCCTAGAGTACCTGTTACCTAATGCTAAGTTCATATGCTGTATAAGAGAAAGAGAAAGCTGGCATAGATCAAATGAAAGATGGTCTAGGAGACGCGGTCTTGGTAGTATTAGAGCAAAGGAAAATAGATTCAATTTATATGGATGTTTTACATATGAGTTTGAGAAATTTGACATTGCTTATAGGAGTTACTATGCAGGCGTTAGAGAATTTTTTGCTGACAAACAAGACAAGTATATGGAAATAAATATTTGTGCAGGTGAAGGATGGGAGAAACTGTGCCCATTCCTTGGTAAAGAAATACCAGATGAGCAATTTCCTGTAGCTCATCAACAGTTTCCAATTAATAATAGCTAGTATGCAGTTTTATTTCTACCTCATTATAGAATTGCATAAAGAATGCTTTATGTTCACAAAACTTTTGAAGACAATGTCGTCTGCGTCTCGCAAAGTTGATTTTCAGAAATACATATTAAATCAAACGGTTTGCGAAGACGACGACGACTATGTCTTCAAAACATAAAATTAAATGCATACTAGCTATCTTTTTACAGGAGAATATACATTGGTACCAGAAGATAAATGGCAGTATTGGGATCCAGATAAAGAACCTATTACTGCTCCAAAGAAATACTATAACATTGCAATATGTACTACATGCATGAACAGAACTCATGATCTTGAGAGGACGTTGCCTGTAAATATATTGAATAACATCGATTATCCAGGCGTACAGTTTGTCATTCTCGATTATAATAGTGCAGACCATCTAGATAAATGGATGCAGACACATATGCTTCCATACATAAAATCAGGCATTGTGAAATATATACATACTACTGAACCAGAAAAATATAAGATGGGGCATTCAAGAAACATAGCATTTAAGGCAGCAGATGCTGACATAGTAAACAATGTAGACGCAGATAATTACATAGGCCACCATTTTGTACATGCAATAAATGATCTTGCCAACATATGTCCTGCTAAAGCAGTATTCTCTAAAGGTAAGAAGTTGATTCATGGTAGATTAGGTTTATATAAAGATGAGTTTATGGAGCTTGGTGGATACGATGAGTCTATGATAGGCTATGGAGCCGATGATAAAGACTTAATGCACAGGGCTTTAGCTAGTGGCTATAAACTAATGTGGTGGAATAAATTAGGCGACTTTATGAACAGAATTAGAACACCCAGATCAGAAGTAGACAAATATATGGAAGGCAAGTGGAAAGAAACTGAAGAAGCCAATAAAAAGATTGCTGCAGATAATCTATCTCAAGGCAATCTAACTGTTAACAAAAATAAGCCATGGGGTAAAGCAAAACTGGTTGTAAATTTCGAACAGGAGATAGAAGTATGAAGAATGTTATGATAGCCAATCTTCAGGAAGGAGCAAAGTCTGGAAATGACAAGCATAAACAAGCAGAATCAGGAAAGCTCATTGCATATATGCTTGCACAGATCGACAATGCACTATCTATCGGTTGGAAACCAAGCCAGATCATCATCGCATCTAATATTGATTTTGAGCATAAGGGTGTTTCTACCATAAAGATGGAAATGAATGAGACTTGTCTTACTGGTAGTAAAACCATGTCTATGTTTGAGCTATTTGATACTGGTATTATAGATGAACTTGCATGGGTCCATGACCTTGATGCATGGCAAATAAGCAAATTCAAAGTCGGAGACATGAAAGATGTAGGAATCTCCACATACAGCAAACCTAAGCTAAATGGCGGCAGTGTATTCTATAGACCAAGCGCGAAAGATATTGTAAAAGAGCTGCGCGATATCATTATTGAACGCAATGAGGATAAGGAAGAGCCTGTTCTGAATGAACTGCTGAATCCTAAGAATAATGCAAAGTATGCAGACCGAGTTACATTGTTAGATACTTCATATAACCTCGGTTGTTCCGGCTTCAAAAAGAGGTATCAGAACGCCGAAAAACCAATCAAGGTTTGCCACTTTCATCCTACTAACAGGACAGCATGGGACACCTTTGTTCGTGACAGAGAACTGTTAGGATACTCACCAGTTGATAACAGGCTATATAGCATTCTTAAAGAAAGATTCTATCCATTCATCAAAGATTATAACTATGATAAAGATCGTGGACATAAAGGTGGATGGGAGCGCCCCAACTTTGAACAAACAACTAATCCTAAGATTTCTGATAATATAGAGAAAGTAATTATTAAACCAAAACCAAAGAAAGATAAGAAGCAAGAAAAGATTGACAAGAGTAGTGGTATATGGCCTGTTAAAGAAGCCAAGAAACATAAACACGACTATCTTCTTGCTGGAGCAATCGCACATACATATTCACCAGAACTAGCTTTCGATCTTGGTTGTGGTGATGGCACATATGTGTCAATATTAAGATCATGTGGATGGAAGATCAAGGGCTTTGAAGGAACAGGAGATATTGAAGAAGTATCCAAGATCGACGACATAACACAGATAGACCTAAGCGAACCACAAGAATGGAAAGAGAAAGCAGATTTTGTTATGTGTCTTGAGGTAGGAGAACACATTCCAAGAGAAAAGGAAGATGCATTTCTAAGAAATATTGCCAGTGTATGTTCAAAGCATATGGTACTTAGCTGGGCAACTCCAGGCCAAGGTGGGCGTGGTCATGTAAATGAACAGCCCGTCAAATACATAGCATGCAAGATGAAGGCATATGGTCTTGAAGTTAATGAAAAGATTACAGATTTTCTTAGAAATCACAGTACGTTCAAATACTTCAAAAATAATATACTTGCACTGGATAGATAAAAATGAGTAGATATTACCAAATGGAATTCAGTATAAAAGAGTTCGACAAAAACAGACGTGATGAAATAGTCGAAGCTATAGAAGAAATATGGAGCATAGATAGTGTAGGCCCTGGAAATGATTATCATATATGGATGTCTGGAGAAGGACATCTATGCGGAGGTGAAAGTGAAGATGAATTCTCTGAAAGAGCAGCCAGAGAAATATGGATTGCAAACAAAGGTTATTGTGATGTAGAAATAACTGCTACTTATTTAGAAGAATTGCCATATGACACTCATAAGCCTGACTATCTCTTATACGCTTCATTGCTACAAAGCAATGATGAAGAATTTCTTGATGCGATAAAACCATTAGATGTAAAGTGTGAGTATTGTGGTTGGAAGAAAGAAACCAAAGATGAAACATGTAAGAACTGCGGGTCCTAAACAAAAAACTAATTTTGTTCTTGACTTAATACGTTTCAGTGCTATTATTATGCTATAACCTAATTATGGAGTTATAGAATTCAAATGCTTAGCTTACATAAACAACCCATTAATACGTTCGAACAGGCAGATTGCCTGCCGGCCACCGGTATATCCATTAGTGGATCATATCGAACAATGGTCGATTGGAGCGGAGCGGGTTAGGGTAAGCAACACAGAAATAAAAAACATCTAACCCGCAGACCTAAAAACCTGCGGGTTTTTTATTTGAATATCGTGCCCGTGAGAACACGTATATTGCAATTATTGTAGCAATCATTACTCTGTAGAATATGGGTAATGTAGATCTTTGAAAATTATATATCTAGAATAATGGCAACCAAACACTGCCTGGCCAGCAATAGTCAGGCAGTGTATCTTATTCAATGTGGCCCCATGGTGTAACGGTTGAGCATAACAGATTTTCAGTCTGTGGATCGGGGTTCGATTCCCCGTGGGGTCACCATTTATTTACTTAAGGATAATCATGGACAAAGAAGAACTAAAAGTAACAGGTTATCAAAACACAGATATATTTGGTATTACACATGAAGATTATGCAGGTGGATATCCTAAGACACAAATGATATATGCTATTAATGCAAATACCAAAACAAAAACAGGCAGATTTATATTATCTAGTTATAACGAAGACATAGAAGATATAAAGAAAATGTATATGATATGTCTATTTAGAGTAGTAACAAATAGCTATCCTTTAGCTCATATAAGATATATTATCGGTGTCAAAATAACTGATATTGAAACTAAAGAAACTGGAACTGTCTGTGAATTTATCTTTGATGCTGTAACAAACAATATATCATTTAATTTGTAGGAAAGTATAATGGAAATTGAGACAGAAGCGGTACATATAAACGAGTTTGGCGGCTGCGATATGTTTGCAATATCCTCAGAAATAACACAATCAGGCGTCAATCAAATGCAAGAATTACAAGCCTTATCAGCTTACCCTGAAACAAAAAACAGGAATGTTTCTATTGTTATTTCTAAATGAAGAAATGATAAATATGGATTCTATATACAAAATAGAAATATTTTGTGCAGACGGTTTAAGTCAGTTATATAAAAGGATTATATACGGAGTGAAATCAATTTTCAAGGTAGAAGACCTACATTTTACTTTTACATTTGACCATATGACAAAATTAACAGAATATAATCCAAGACCCCTTTAGCCTAATGGCAGGGCTGGTGGCTTACATCCACTGAGCGGTGGTTCGATTCCATCAAGGGGTATTTATATCAAACTAACGTCTATTTGTTAACAAAACAATACTTTATAAGTTCGATAAATATGAAGGAGAATTTTTATCGTTATGGAAGAAAGATATAAAAAACTGCTTATAACTGTATCATTAATTGCAATAACTGGTTTTGTAATATTATTAATACTATGTGCTCATACTAATGATGGTCCCGAAACTGCACTTTCTCCAGTAGCCTTACAATCACTATCAGACAGTCTTGAATCTGCCGACGACATAAATCAAGCACATCTGATTATATTAAGAATAGACAGATTAATAAATTCTGATACATTAGCACCAGCATGGAAATCATTATTTACAGAAACAAAAAATACATTTTATAAAACTGGATTAGGTAAAAAATATAAAGATAAGATTCAAGAAATTCAAAGTAAAAAGATAGCCTTGCTATTAGAAAAAGAAGAAGCAGCTAGAAAAGCTGAAGAAAGAAGAAAAGAGAAAGAGAAAGAAAGAAACAAATCATGGTATCAAAAAAGATATGAAATGAAACAACGACTATATCCTAATAATGTTGGCGTCACTATGATAGGATATAACAAAATTACGAGAGGCATGTCCAGAAAACAGGTAGCTAATATATTAGGCGAATGGGGCTATCATTATATATCTATAGAAGATGAAGATACATATCTCTATCAAGGAGATTATGGATTACAGATAATTATAACTTATAGAACATTTAAGAATCATCAAAGTGTAAATAGTAAATCTTCTATACGTTTTTGAATTGAAATTCAAAATATAATTAAACAGGTTGTCATAAACAAACTTAATTTGGAGAAAATCATGGAAGCAAAGCGCACAGGAAATTTTGGTTTAGGTATAGCATCATTTGTTCTTGGATGTATGTGTATATTTTTTGGATGGATCCCATTACTAGGAGCGCCTTTACCTGTTTTAGGCTTAATACTTGGTCTAATACAAACAAATTGGAAACAGCACGGATTATCCATTGCGGGTATTGTAATTAATGGATTGTTCTGTGGAATACAGGTTATGTGGATTGCATGTATGATAATAGGTAGTTTCGTAGAATGATCTTTATTTGTTCATGTATTGGAAGGAAGTAAAATGACTTATAATATCGCAGTAACATTTATATTTTTGTTATTTGACTTTGGTTTCTGTGCCGCTGTAACAGCTGCAATTCTATATACTAAAGCACAAGATGAGATCGAACGTGAAGATGAATCTTTTATTAGAGTTACACTGATAGATGGCAAAAAGATTGATACCCCTGCCGAAAATTCATTTATATCACAACTAGATACTGCTGAAATAGCAAGAGAAGGATTTAGTGATTATAGTACAAACACCAAATATCCTGCAAGCTATATAAAAAGTGTCCAGCTATGTTGCGATAAAAATTATTATAGTAAACATAAAGAAGTATTAGATAAACATACAAAAAGATTTTGGCCTGTATTTGGAATAGTCCAAATAGTGACTATCATAGCAATAATATTTATGGCAATAAAATCGTAATGTTAGATAAGAACTACCAATATCCATGGGGCCAAGGGCAAAGTAGTGGAGCCGCCACCCTGTCAAGGTGGAGTGAAGCGAGTGCGACTCTCGTTGGTCCCGCCATTAAATTCTGTCCGGGTATGGGGAAGCTTGGTCATCCCGCCACGTTTGGGGCGTGGAAACCGCTGGTCCGAATCCAGCTACCCGGACCATTTATTCAGTATGGAATTAGTCCTACCTAGAAGAATATTGGTGCATACTTTATGACTAGCGCCAAAGACCGATGGTTAAAGCCCATTGATTCGCACCGTAATTTGAAATAATAATAGAGATGCAGATATCTTAAATTGACATTTTTTAAACCTGTGTTATAATACTCTACATGGAACAGAATATTTTAAATAAATTAATAGAAGAAGGTTTGAGCTTACGCCAGATATCAGACAAATTGTCAGTATCTCAGGACTGTGTTAGATATTGGTTGAAAAAATTTGGATTGAAAACTAGGCGTGGACCAAAAGGAAAACTCCCAAAAGATATGGCCACTATAAGGAAATGTTCTTGTGGAGAGACGGATCCCAAAAAGTTTTATGGACATAAAAAGAGTATTTGCGGCAAATGTCAGAATGCGTATAATAACAAAAAGGCAAAAGAAACAAGACAAAAGGCAGTGGAGTTTTTAGGCGGGAAGTGCATGCATTGTGGATTCAATAAATTCATTTGCTCTTTGGATATTCACCATATAGACCCTAATGTTAAGGACCAATCATTTAAAACAATGAGATATTGGTCATGGAAGAGATTAGAGTCTGAGCTTAAAAAATGCACTGTATTGTGTAAAAATTGTCATGCCGCATTTCATAATGGACAAATTAAAAATATTGGTCTATAGCTAAATCTGCTATAACGCTATGTTTGGGACCAGGTGGCATTAATGCCCTCGGAGGTTCAAATCCTCCCGTCCCGATTTATTATTCAATAATGAGACCATTATTCAGGAGTAATACCATGATTAAGTTGGTTTGTGTAGAATGCAATTCTGAATTTGATGTCAACTGTAATTCCATCAAAGAGGCCGAAGGCGCTACGGTAGACTGTCCATCTTGTAATAAACTATTAGTTATCGATAATGGTAAGATTCTCGACTTTCATAAGTTTATTAACAAGACAAGCCCTGAGTGGCCAAAAGATGGAAAAGGAACTAATTATATTCAGTGTGGGGGTGTAGCTCAGCTGGGAGAGCGCCTGCTTTGCAAGCAAGAGGTCGTCGGTTCGATCCCGATCACCTCCACCATTATTCCACTTTAATTTTTAAGGCTAGTAAGCCTAGGAGGACGTCTCATGGATAATTATAAATTATCAAATGCTGCTAAAGAATTTGCAGTAACTTTAGTTGAAGAAACTCTAGAAAGAAACGCAAGCAAAGAAGTAGCTGAATTGATTGAGAAATTTTCACCACTTGCAGCTTGTAAAGAGCTTTGCACTGTTTCTGTTAGATTACCTAGAAGATGTGGTAATTCTACTATCGCTAATGAACTAGGAAGAAGAGGTTGGCTAAATACAATTACAATAGTTCCCAATATATCTAGTAAAATTAGCATTAAATATGGTAAATTTGTAGAAACATGGGATACATATAAAGAAAGAGCTGGATGTTCAATTAATGTTGTAATAATTGACATATCTTCTATGATATCAAAACAAAAACTAGATGATATATACAATACATTTGGACCCAGTAAAGTATATCTTTTAGTTGGATAAAAGGAACGGTGGCTGAGTGGCTTAAAGCAATGGTTTGCTAAATCATCGTGCGGCATCCGTCGCACCAGAGGTTCAAATCCTCTCCGTTCCGCCAATATTCTAAATTATTAGTGGGTTGGCAGAGTCCGGTTGATCGCACTTGTCTTGAAAACAAGCGGGCCTTGGAAGAGGTTCCGTGGGTTCGAATCCCACACCCACTGCCATATTACCCTGTCGTCCAGTTGGTAGGACATCAGCCTTTGGAGCTGAGTACCATGGTTCGAGTCCATGCAGGGTAGCCAATATACCAAGGAGCGAAACATGCATTCATGTATAATATTAGTCCAGTTTAATAATACAGAACCACATGTGATGAAATACAAGAGTAAATCACCAATAACTCTCGATAGAATTGCAAAGTATATCGAGAGAGTAGAGCCACGTGTAGATTGGGAGAGGGATAGCATAACCATTATACCTGAAATCTATGAAGAGAGTATCGATTAAAATAAATCTTGCGGTTAGCCCTGGTGGGCTGGAGCGACTCCGGAGTTTCTCTGTCAAATGACAAGCAGGTTCAATTCCCACTCGCAAGTTTTATAATATTTTAGGAGTAAAATGATGGGAGACATGGCAGATTTTACACTAGACACTGTAATGGATTTCGAAGAAAGTGTTCTAGACTATAGAATGGGACATATGGGTATTGAAACAGCTATCGAAAAAGGCATTATAGATTACCAAGGGTACGAGTTTAGTGCTAAAGCCCCTTCAACCCACAAATGTAGATATTGTGGTAAAGGCGGCCTCGAATGGGGAGAAACCGAAAATGGATGGAGGCTATTCGATCAGGGGATACTACATAATTGTGTTGGAAATACGTCGCGTAAACCAAGACGCAGAAGCAATCCAAAAGAAAGCGCAGCTGTGACCTGTAGATGTTGTGGTAAAAAGAATCTTACATGGAAACAGATCAATGATAAATGGAGATTGTTTGATGAAGACAATTTGCATGACTGTCCCAAAAAACCATTATAAAATCATTCCGGTGTAGCTCAGCGGTAGAGTGGCTGGCTGTTAACCAGTTTGTCGTTGGTTCGATCCCAACCGCCGGAGCCATTATTTTTACCCGATAGCTCAATTGGTAGAGCGGCAGTCTCTGGAACTGCATGTTGAAGGTTCAAGTCCTTCTCGGGTAGCCAATATTCTGAAAATCGATTGGAGAAAGAAATGATTAAGACCAAATCTATACAAATCATTGATGTTAATGACTGGGACAAACTGGTTATGGATACATATAAACGTGTATATTCATTCCAGCAACAAGCAGGTTGTAGAGAACGCAGCATATTTTATTTAGATATTCCATCCAATGAAGCAAATGATAAAGCAATGAATGATTCTATACCAGAAAAAGTCAATGGCGAAATCATGGGCGTAAAGCTAAAAACATGGCTTGAACGCGATCCAGAACAACCTATTGAGGGCCAGAAATATGACTGGGAATTACATATGTTCTGGGAAAGAAACTTCTATCCTGATACTTATGTAATTGCAAACGATTTATATAAGAAAGGTCTTATAGAGGCCGGCAAATACGCAATTGATATAGATTGGTAATTTAATGGGGATATATTGCACTATGGATGTGCGGCGGATTGTAAATCCGTTAGTCGTTGACTTAGGGTAGTTCGATTCTACCTATCCCCACCATTATTCGAAGGAGCAATATATGAGCATCGAATTCCTTGGTGTTGGATCAGCCTTCGCGGCAAAAAATCACCAAACTAACTTTATCATTCATGGTACAAAAAGCGATGTCTTTGTAGATTTTGGCATGACCGGCCCAAGAGCTATCGCCGATAAAGGAATCCAACCGATAGATATAGAATGTATTCTCCCAACACATTCTCATGCAGATCATGTTGGTGGAATAGAAATGCTAGCTCTTATGAATAGATATGTCGGCCAAGAGTTTCTAGGTAAACCAAAACTCAAGATGATTATTGAACAAAACTACCAAAGAATTCTCTGGGATTATACATTACGCGGTGGTCTTGAATACAATGAAGAAAACGATCAGATGAAGAAACTTAATTTTGAAGATTTCTTTGATGTTATTAGACCTAAATGGAAACAACATGAACCTAGAGAGATATTCGAAGTTGAATATCAAGGAATAAATATAGAGATATTCAGAACCAAACATATCCCTGAACAATCTGCAGACTGGGAAAGCTCCTTTATATCATTTGGTATATATCTTCCTGATGAGAAAATATTTGTATCTGGTGACACAAGATTTGATCCAGAACTTATTGAAATGTATGCTCATAAGTCAAAAATAATGTTTCACGACGTGCAGTTCTTTCCTGGTGCTGTTCATGCTCCATTAGCAGACTTGAAAATGCTTGATAAATCAATCAAAGACAAGATGTACTTGATACATTATTCAGATGATTTTGATAAGCAAGATATTTCTGATTTTGCTGGATGGGCATCACCAGAAACTAAATATACATAGTATAACCATAGCGGGGTAGAGCAGTCCGGTCAGCTCGTCAGTTTCATACGCTGAAAGTCGTGGGTTCGAATCCCACCCCCGCCACCATTATTTTTTAGAGGAACAATATGAAATATCATCTTAAAGTAGAAATCGATGGAGATAATCTTGAACAAGTACGAAAGGCGAGAGCAAAAGCAATTGAGCTTCTGACTGACCCCCGATTGGACTTCAAGAAAACCACCGGATATTCGCAGTCGCCATCCTGCCACGGAATTAAAGGTCATGCTGATTTGAATATCGGAGTCACTATCCACAACAACAAAAAATCATAAAAATGCCTCTGTAGCTCCAATAGTAGAGCGCTGCTCTTGTAAAGCAGATGTTGCGGGTGCAATTCCACGCCAGAGGCTCCATTATTCATCTATAATATATGTCTATTTGAAGCTCTTCTAATGGTAAATGGAAAACTTGTTACCTCATTTCCTTCAATGGCTCATTATGAAATGGCAAAGAAAGATTCTGAAAAGAAAGATAAATCAAAATAAATATTGCAACTAAGGAGAACTTAAATGTTTATGAAGATATTAGAAAAACTACACATTGTAAAGTCTTCTAAAAGTCGTTTAGAAGAGCTTCAAAAATTACATGATATTGTATGTCAAGAGATTGCTACACGAAAGCATACTACTTATCCAGAGTCTTATAGTGGATTAGATATGCAAGTATTTGCCGATGATAAGGAACTGAATTGTGTTGAAAGCATATCCTTTGATTACAACGACGATGATAATAAATATTACATCAAGATGAAACTAATTATAATGGACGATCAAACGAAAATAGAGATAGATAGTCTTACTTGCAAACAACTTAAGCTTCGTATGCAGAATGAAAATAACTATAGAACAGATATTATATTCACATCTGTAGATGGGAACACAGATGTGAGAATAAAAAACGGCAAATTCAAAACTACATATCTTGTAAATAAAATACAAGTAACATGTAAATTTGATGATATTATGCTAGAAACATCCGAGGTTCAAAATGCTGAGGTAAAGGAGTCACAAGTATGGGAACAAGTGAAAGAGTAGAAAAATTAGACGGTTGTTTCAATGAAAGCGCTGACCTAGTAAAAAGAGCAAATTTAACCTGGTCAGACACAAATTTGAGTCATAAATTTACAGACGAAGATACATTCACAAGACTACAATGTCGTAATTGTGGTGGATTGAGCTTTGAAATACTTATAACTGGCAGTTATGAAACTAGCGCTCAATGCAACAATTGTAAAATGTATTACATAGTCCATTCTGGATGATATTAAAATGCCTGAATGATGAAATGACCTCAGTCGAGGCTATCTATCTTGCTATGGATAGAGAAAGAACATATGAGGAAGGTGACGATACTACTGAAGATGAGTGGGAAAGACGAGCAACAGTGTTGCAAAAGATCACTGTCCTTCTATATATTCTTGCTGTGAATGTGGCAACCCTTATGCACTAGGGTTTTGTTGTACTTACTGTAATAATAATAATCCTGATGGGGAATAGACATAATGAATAATCATAAAGACCATACAACAACCATGTATAATGACTTTGAAAAGATCAAGAAAATTACAAAACCCATGAAAGAGTTTTGTTATTCAGACAAGCTTTGTTATACAAAGATGTGTCCTACTGGCAATATAGAACTTTGTGACTATAACGTAGGTATGCTTTGCGTAGTTATTGAGACAACTCGAATGATGCCGGGCGATGTATACCACACAAGAATACGTATAAATACTATTGATGATGGAGACATGGGCGGCTGGTCAGAAGCAATGTCCTTAGAAAAAGCAAACGAACTTACAACACGTATTGCAAATGAAGTATTTAAGGACATGGGACCGTTGCCATGTCTAAAAGAACTAAACAAACAGCTATTCAAATATGATATAGTAGTCATATTTGAATGAAAATATTTTGTGTCCGTAGGCTAACTGGTAAGCCGCTTGGTTGTGGCCCAAGTAATTGCTGGTTCGAACCCAGTCGGACACCCCATTATCATGCTACTGTAGCTCATTTGGTCAGAGCGCTTCGCTGATAACGAAGAGGTAGTAGGTTCAACTCCTACCAGTAGCACCAATATTTGAAAGGGAATAGAATGCCTAAATATGCAATTACAATGAGAAGAGAAGAAATCATGGAAAGCACAAAAGTAATAGAGGCTGACTCAATAGAAGATGCTAAAAGAAAAATGATTGATTATGTCAGCGTGGACATAGAATGGGAGCATGAGAATTTTATAGATGCACGTGAGAGCATAACTAACATAAAAGAAATTATAGAGCACCCGTAGCTTAAATGGCTAAGCACCTGACTTTTAATCAGGGGTCATGGAGGTTCAAGCCCTCTCGGGTGTACCAAGACATATCGCGGGGGGCAAGGCCAGGTGGTCTGGGTGGCCCCATAATCCGCCAAGTCGGGTTCGAGTCCCGGCCCCGCTACCAAATATATATATAGGGCACGAGGTTAACTCGGCTAAGAAGTCAGGGGCGCCTGGCGGAGTCGTAACCACCTACGACCCTATTTGGGCTGGTAGCTCAGTTGGTCAGAGCAGCTGACTCATAATCAGCGGGTCCTAGGTTCAAGTCCTAGTCAGCCCACCATTATTCCATTATTTAATAATGCTCCTGTAGTGTAACGAATAACACGATAGGTTACGGACCTATTAATCAAGGTTTAAATCCTTGCAGGGGTGCCATTTATACCACAATTAGGAGGTGATTAATGTGGTACTTCAGGAACCAACGCTTGTACTAAACAAAAACTGGACGCCAATCGGATTTGCATCTGTACGTCATGCCATTGAATTAATGGCTAAAGACCGTGCACAAGCCATACTACCAGATGACTATTCTATATATAATTTTGAGGAATGGGCCGATTTGAAAGTCGTTGAAGGAGAACAGTTTATAAAAACTGTTAGACTAGAAGTAAAGGTGCCTGAAGTAATACGTCTGATTAGCTATGGCAAGATGCCTACACATCGGTTGAAGCTGTCACGCCGCAATCTATTTAAACGTGATAGCTGTTCATGTCAATACTGCGGTGTTCAGCTACAAACTTCAGACGCCACAATTGATCATATCATCCCTAAAGCACAGGGTGGTAAAACTACCTGGAAGAACTGTGTTATTGCCTGTGTTAAATGTAACAACAATAAGGGCAATAGAACTCCTGCAGAATCTGGTATGAAGCTAAGAAAGAAACCAATTGAGCCTCATGGCATGACTGCTCTTAAAATACCTATATTTAAGAGAAAAGTGTCATGGCAGAAGTTTGTTTCTGATGCTTATTGGGATGTTGAACTTGATGAAGACTAGAGCTCCTGTTGCTTAACTGGACAAAGCACCAGATTTCTAATCTGGCTCTCGGGGTTCGAGTCCTCGCAGGAGTACCAATAAACAAAGCGCCTATAACTCAATGGTAGAGTGCAACCTTGCCGAGGTTGATGCTGCGGGTTCGAGCCCCGCTAGGCGCTCTATTTAATTTATAATCCGTGGCAGCACGGGCTTTTTATACTTAAACCCTTTTTAAGGAAAATAACAATGGCAGAAAGATATGATAGCGAGGCTGATAAAAAAGCAGTACCAGCAAAAGAACCCCCAAGTTTATACACAAATAGAGTCATTAGAACAAAATATTGATCTACTAAATGGAAAACTAAGTGCATTACAAGATCGTCTTATACCAATTCTTAGTACCAAAAATACAGACACAATAAATGCAGAAAAAGAACAAGAATTGGTTCCTTTAGCAGATAATATTAGGGTATGCAACAATAGATTGTCTAGTATGATAATGCGTGTGGATGCAATAACATGTTCAATTGAATTGTAATAATATAACGCGCCATAGGTGTTAATGATCGCATGTCAGGCCTCCAACCTGAAGGAGTGGGTTTGATTCCCACATGGCGCTCCAAAATAAGCCTGGTATATAGAGTTTTATTCTTTTGAATGTAAAAAGAATAGTGCGGTGTATTCATCGCATAAATGATAACCGCCTTCCGGATACCGATCCCCCTCAACACCTAGAAATACATATGGGCGGTAGAGGAGTGATCTTAATCCGGAAGGCGCCTGCACCAGGAGATATTTCCTTCGAAAAATGTATCTATATATCAGGTGATTTTTATGCTTGGGTAGCTCAGTCGGTAGAGCTACAGTCAACCTTCCATTTTTAACTTGAAAGGTAACTTCATGGAGAGTATAATATCTAGAATACTACCTACGCTGATAATGATTGAATCATTTGTGGCCAGCTTTGTATATCTTTATTACAAAAACTGGGGCTGTTCATTATACTGGTTTGCCGCCGGTACTCTCAATCTATCAGTAATATATCTTATGGGAGCAAAGTAATGTCTGATCAAGACAACGGCTTTGAAGTTTATTTATAATGCATGCGTAGCCAAGTGGTTAGGCGTGGGATTGCAAATTCCATATACGCTGGTTCAAATCCAGTCGCATGCTTTTAATATTTAGAATCGCGCCCTCGCTGGCGCGTGTATTGTAAGCAATAGGAGAATGAGAATGTCAGATACTAATGGTATGAAGTTTGACGGCGATAAAATCCGCATGGATCTTATTCCACCTGAATGTATAGAAGAAGTAGGAAAGGTACTTACATTCGGCGCAAAGAAATACGACGACGATAACTGGAAGCATGTAGAAAACATGAATGATAGATATTATGCCGCCGTTTTGCGTCATCTTTTAGCATATCGTAAGGGTGAGAAACTAGATGAAGAATCAGGCCTAAGCCATCTTTCACACGCCGCAACTGGTTTATTCTTTTTAATATGGAGTGAGATACATGTCAACGGATGATTCAACCAGCAATAGTTTTAATATGGATTCACTAGTAAATCTCGTGAATGGTCTTACTTATAATAGCACCCATACTACTACTTCTACTAGTGAATCTGGATGGATACCTTATTCGACTATGAATAGAAATGTTATATTACCACAAACAGGTAAATTTATACAAGTTGATTGTGATTTTATATCCTTGCTTCGTATGATGGACAATAGCTGCTATTGCTATATGATAGAAGACTATCCAGATGTAAAGATTAACGAGTCTCGAATCATGAGCATTGAAGTAGACTACAGTGATAAAGCAATTATTATTATACTAGAACATGACAGCTTTAGAGAAGTAGATAGAGATGAAATACCAACACAAAGCATTTTTATTCGCAGTATTCATGATAAAACGAACTGTCCATTCTGTGGATCTGAAGTAGAAATTAATCATATCATACAAACTGCACTAGAAAAGATGAAGCATAAACATCAAGAATAAATGGCCAGGTGGCGGAACTGGCAGACGCATCCGGTTTAAGCCCGGATATCCATTGCGGTGTGTGGGTTCGACTCCCTCCCTGGCTACCATTATTATGCCCCTGTGGTGAAACTGGCATACACGCTAGATTAGGCAAACACTTTACTTGACTTTCTTAGGATATATATTATACTTTGGGAGTATGCTGGAAATGGCAGACAGGACGGTCTTAGAAACCGTTGCCGCAAGGCGTGAGGGTTCGAGTCCCTCTACTCCCATTATTATATTTGGAGATCAAGATGAAAGAAGTTTACCGATCTAATTGGTTCAACCTAGAAGGATATCTTGCGTGTACAGTAAAATACAGCGATGACAGCAAAGCAACTGTGTTGATGCACCGAGAAGTTATGGAGAAGAGTCTTGGAAGAAAATTGGACTCATCTGAACTTGTACATCACAAGGATGGAAACAAACAGAATAATAGTATATATAACTTAGAAATTAAATCAAAAGCGGAACATATAAATCATCATCGCAAGCAGATAGAATGGACAACCATAGTATGCGTTGAATGTGGTAATACAAAAAAGGTAATGGCAAAGGATGAACGCCGCAGACAGAAAGATAAAATGAACGGTCCATTCTGCGGTAAATCGTGCGTCGGTAAATGGTGTAGAAGATTACAACTTAGCCGTAAGACTTAGAATCTAGTGCCTTCGGGCGTGCAGGTTCGACTCCTGTCAGGGGTATTTTTATTATACAATATGTAGGTGTACCCCACGTATGTGGGGATGAATCTTTTGTTGAGCAGGCGACACAAAGAGCAAAATCGTTTACCCCACGTGCGTGGGGATGAATCGAGCGTTTGAATTGACGGATCTTTCTTCGTCAAGTTTGCCCCACGTATGTGGGGATGAATCTGCTTATAAAGATGGCGAGCGTAAACAAATTGCGTTTTCCCCACATGCGTGGGGATGAATCTAACATACACATATCGCCATCCAGGTCTCCTCCGTTTACCCCACGTATGTGGGGATGAATCACTAACTGGACTATGAATTATTGCCCAGAGTAAGTTAGCCCCACAATGTGTGGGGAAAAGTCGTACTGTTTTGATCGTACTATTTATCACAACACTTATTGTAAGGAGTTAGAATATGCAAGAGAAAGTTTATTCAACTATGTCAAGTTTGCCGTTCGATATTTATAGCCTTATTGATAGCGATTTGCCTATAAGCTTAAATCATAGGCGTCAAATAGAGATTATTACTGAGAACTGTGTTCTATGTGGCCAGCCAATTAGGGAAGAGTTCATTCCTACGGATTTCACATACTATGTATGCGGATTCCAAGTAACCAAAAGACTGTTCCTTGATATCGAAGACAGAATTGCTAAAAAGCGCTTTTAATACAACCAACAATTATTCTAGGTATATAATATGGATTCAGCAAGTACACCTGAAGAAGTAAAGAAAGAAGAAATCGCGGAATCGATTATCAAAAAGATCACCAAGGACAAGCTTATAGCTATGTCCTTGGCTGAGCTTGAAATGATTGAGACTTATGTTGACAATATGGCGGCATTTATAAGCAAGTCCAAATTGTTCTAAACATAAGACAATCCGTTAACCTCTTAGCATGATTTAACCACAATACATTGTGGTTGATGTATTCACATGGCACCAAATCTTGGCGTGTACCCCACACGCGTGGGGATGAATCTCCGGACTGGAAGCTTCGCAAAAGCGATATCATGTGTACCCCACACGCGTGGGGATGAATCTCAGCGTGCCGTCCTGCCGGATCATGTCAACATGTGTACCCCACACGCGTGGGGATGAATCGCACTGGGCATTGATGGCCTGCTGCCTTGTTATGTGTACCCCACGTGCGTGGGGATGAATCGCAAACTGCTCCATCCTGATTGGCAAAAAACTGGTGTACCCCACGTGCGTGGGGATGAATCGCTCTACGCTTCGCGTCCGATCTCCCGTTATGCGTGTACCCCACGTGCGTGGGGATGAATCGGTGTCAGGTTCAAATCCAATAGCGACTCTGAAGTGTACCCCACGTGCGTGGGGATGAATCGAGGGTAATCAGGGATAATCCATGGCATATCATGTGTACCCCACACGCGTGGGGATGAATCGCTCCTCGACTGCACCATCTTCTTGCTTTGCATGTGTACCCCACACGCGTGGGGATGAATCTCAGCGTGCCGTCCTGCCGGATCATGTCAACATGTGTACCCCACACGCGTGGGGATGAATCGATCAGCGTCGCAACACTTTAACCCACCCCAAAGTTTGCCCCACATAAGTGGGGATGAATCGAAATCTTTTCTGAATTTGTACTCAGGAATATTGTTTGCCCCACATACGTGGGGATTTATTTATAATAGGATTATGACTAATGCCAAGAATAGAATCTAATGTCGTGGATATTCCTGCTATACCATGGCTCGACTGTCCAGCAAAAACAAAAGATGGTGGTTTTGGCGAGACAGTGTTGCAACATTCTAAAAAGGTAGAAGATGTTGCAAGAGAACTTATCAATATCATGCCTGATTTTATGATTGATAAATATAGTTTACCAGTTATATGCGGATCCAGAACACATGATACTGGTAAAATAAGTCCAGGGTTTGATAAAAAGATGTTTAACAATCTACCAGCTGAGGCACAAGAAGAATTAAGAAATGATCCTATCTTTATGTATCTATGTAAACTATTTGGAATGTCATTCGAAGATAACCATGCTAAAATAGGTAACACATCTTTACGAACATATGCTGAGGCATCTATTGCCAACATTCTGAGCATTATTGCATATAAGCATCATGGAGCTACTAAGTATGATATAGCAGACAATGATGAAAGTGAAAGATATGGATCAAGTACGTGGTCAGAACAACGAAAGCTATTTATAGAACATCAGTTAGCTGATCTAACTGCAGATGAAAAGAGAGCGCTGTCTGAGATAATAGATATAGATATAATAGATACCATTACAGGATTTGTATCTATATCAGATCATATAGCATCTAACAATAGCTTATTCGAAGATATAAATAATAATGATGCAAGCAAAGCATTACAGCTATGCGGATGGAAACAGCTGGATATTTTGCCCAATCTATCCTTTAAAGACATTTTTGGTTATTCACCTTATGACGTTCAATATGAACTGTCAAATAATATAACTAAAAATGCTATTTCCATTGTAGAAGCGCCTACTGGATTAGGCAAAACTGAAGCGGCTCTTTATGCAGCATATAAATTGCTTGATAGGAAAGAAGCCAGCGGGATATATTTCGCATTACCCACGAGAACCACAAGTAATAAGATCTATGAAAGAATTCAGCCTTTCATAAAAACTATATCTAATAATAAAGACTACGTAAAATTAGCTCATGGTAAGGCATGGATGTATGAGAATAATATACAAAGCCCTGTATCAGATAGCTCTATTAAGATAGAAGGTAAAAACTGGTTTGATTATAAAAACTATGCTTTGCTTAGTCAGTTTGCTGTTGGTACAATAGATCAATCTTTACTTGGTGTTCTACCTGTTAGATATAATACATTGAGAAAAGCCGGACTGGCTGGAAAGGTTGTAATTCTAGATGAGATCCATTCATACGATGTGTTTACCAACACACTTATTCACAGGCTCATAAATTTACTATCCAAGATTGATTGCACAGTTATCATTCTATCTGCTACACTGACAAATAAAATGCGCACTCAAATTCTAGAATCTGATGATATAAATAAGCACGATTATCCCCTTATTACTATTAAGCAAAGCACTAAGATTAAGAACATTAAGGTACGTAGTCAGGGAGTAAACAAAAATATAAAAGTTACAATGCAAGAAACGGACTATTGCAAATCTGCAGAAATAGCCATTAATAGAGCTAGAGCAGGTCAAAGAGTAGGATGCATAATGAACACAGTAAAAGAGTGTCAGCATCTATACAAACTCATTAAATCAAAAACCAGTGATGATATTAAGATAGGCATCTTGCATTCTAACTATCCAGAGTGGAAAAGAATAGAGATAGAAAAGGAGTGGTTAGATGCCTTAGGTAAAGATGGAGACGCTGAAGGATGTATCCTTGTATCTACACAAGTACTAGAACAAAGTGTTGACATCGACTTTGATTTTCTCATTACAAAACTATGTCCAATAGATATGCTAATCCAAAGACTTGGTAGGCTATGGAGACACATACGAGAAAGAATAGCTGTATGTCCTGAAGTGCTCATCATGCATGATAATATAGATAAGCTATGTAAAGAATCTGATCTTAGCAAAATATTTGGATTTAATGATCACTTCGTCTATTCCACATATATTCTTTTTAGAACATATGAAGTAATTAAGAATACAGAAGTGATTAACACACCAGAAGATGTAAAAACTCTTTTAGAGGCTGTATATAAAGAGACAGAACATAAGAACAAGAACATACAGGAACTGTTTGAGAAAGATATGATAAAGAAGGACAGTCTAGAAAATCTAGCTGCCACAATCACAAATGAAAATTATAATGAACTCTATGATGATGCAGAAGTCGAAACTCGTCACAGCAACATAAGAAAGATTGGTTGTTTGCTTATCAAACAATCCAATTATAAGAAGCACAATACCATTACTCTATCTAATGACATAGAAGTTACCATTATACCAGGATTAAAGGATAGGGAGACAGATATACAAATACATAGAAATCTTGTATCACTTCCATCATATGTATTTGACAAGTTCGATTTGAGAACAGAAGAATTTCTGCAAAAGTACTTTAACACTAGAACACCAATCCTTAAAATTGGTTTTGACGGCAGAATCTCATTCTATGGTAAATATATAGGCTACAAATATAATGATGTTATTGGCCTAGAAAAATATAAACTAGGAGAAGATGAATGAACTTAGTAAATGATGCATGGATCCGAGTTAGGCTTCAAGATAACCGATTCACTACATATGGACTTAAAGATCTATTCCAGAACTTAGATAATATTATGTTTATCAATGAGTCTGCTATTGTTAGAATGTCATTAATTAGAATGTTGGTTTGTATATCCCAAGCAGCTATTGATGGCCCCGATAACATGGAAGAGTGGACCAGAATTAAAGATACGTTTAAAGATTCTGCTATTGAATATATTAATAATAAAGTAGACCTGTTTGACCTATATGGAGACCGGGCTTTTATGCAGGTGCCATCAATAGAAAACACAGACTGGGAAAAGGGCATATGCGTATCTCAGTTAAATATACAATCACAAACCGCATCAAGATCTGATGATTGTATTAATTCAAGGCCTTATAAACCAGAAGATATTAGCGACGCAAATATAGCCAAAAATCTTATTACATTCCATACGTTTACATCTGGTGGCACAGCACAGCCAATCACATGGGGAGAAAAACTTGGCAACTACCAGGTAAGAGGTGTTGGAACCGATAGAAATATGACTAAGCTTATTGGTAATACACTTAAAGAAACTATTCATATGAATATGATATTTAAAGAAAATCTACCATTTCTTGGCTACTCAAATCCAGAAGAATCATGGGGTAAACCAGTGTGGGAAACGCAACCTAGTTCTGTCAATGACGAAGAATTTGCTAAAAACGCTTATAAAACATATCTTGGTAGAATGTGTAGCTGGTCATGTATATTAAAGATTGACAGAGAAACAAAAAGGTTCGTTAGCGGAACAACAATTTGTCCTGAATTACGTAAACAAGTTAATGGGAATATATTAGTTAAAGAGCCTGAAACTGTAGTGCGCAAAAACTATAAGGGCGAAGAGCGCTACTTTGCATTACGTAAAGGAAGTTATGCATGGAAAGATCTAGGAGCCGTAATTAATACATATGATGATCAAGCAAAAACCAATCTACATATCAGACAATTACGAGAAATGGCCAATGAAATTAGTAGTCCTTATATAGTCCTTTGGTCTGTACAAGCAAATTTCATGAACAGAAAAACAAAGCTATTTGATATAGATGAGTGGATTGGGGTAATGCCAAAGAACATCAGAGAAAGATCATCTATTGATAAGTATATTAAGAGTTGTAAATTCATGGATGAAATCGGACGTATTTTATTAGAGAAAATAAATTTATATTTTAAAAGGATTAAGTCTAATAGAGATACTAGTCAGGGATATAATCCTTTGACAGAGTTTTGGTCAAAGATGGATAATAAATATAAGATACTAATAGAGCTTATTGAGGACAATAGTGAAAATGCTATAGAAAACCTGAAGATAAAGTGGGTATCTCCAGTTATCCGCACTGCTTTGCAAATATTTGATAGTATCTGTGGAAAGTCATCAGCTAGAGACATTCGTGCTTATGTTCAAGCTAAGAATAGTCTAAACAGAGATATTGTTAATTTAAGAGACAAGTTTATACAATCCTAGGAGAAATACATAATGTCAGAAACACAAGAATATCCTATAGACAGGCTACTGAAGATTGTAGCAAGAAGTAAGTATGATGGTGCATTAAGAGGCCTAATTAAATATGGGATTAATAGGAATACTAGATGCAAAATATATCCAGTTCTAATTGAAGCTGGATTTAATCTATCTGATAAAGTTAGAGTAGATGTAGCTGCTACAATTGCATATTTATATCAAAAGGCTGAGACCAGTGGCAGAAATAAATTTGGTAAGTGTATGAAACTACTTGTAAATAGATCATCTAGCTCTACAGAAACGATTTTCCACTGCATCATGAAAACAAATACCACGTCATCTATGCTTGAACTTATTAAAAGATCTGTAACGCATATGATAGACAAGAATATTGCAATTGATTTCAAATCATTGTATTATGATCTTGATGAGCTTTGTCACAACATTCTTGAATGGAACTGTCAAGTACGAGAAAACTGGGCTATTCAATATTGGGGAAATAAAAACTCCCTCCTCACAGAAGAACAGTTGTGTATGGGAGGTGATGAATAGATGTATGCATCAAGATTAATATTAGATGATGAAAACTTCTATATGAATTGTCTAAATGATCCATATCATAGACATCAGTTTATATGGAAAGCTTTCAGTCAATTGGATAGTAGGCAGTTTTTATTCAAATATACTGAGGAAAGAGAAGGACATATGTTTATCATATTGTCGGATATAACTCCCTCTAAGATTGATGACTTCAATGTTGAGACCATAAGCATACCAGAAAAGATGTTTAATTGGTCAAAGTATTTGTTTAATGTTGAAGCCGCGCCATGCATCAAAAAATACAACGATGGCAAACCTACCAGAATTCCTATAATCAAAGAAGAAGATAAAAAAGATTGGATACTCAGGAAGCTTAAGCCACAAGAAGTTACAATTACCAGCATTACAAAGAATACTGATTCTGTATTCATGAAGAATGAAGTCGAGAACGGCATCATAAGCACTGCTGTATTTGTAGGTGTATTGGAAGTAAAAGATAGAGAGAGTCTTATCAATGTATTTAGAAATGGCATTGGGCCATATAAATCATTTGGTTATGGAATGATCACACTTAAAGCAATAAAGTAACTATTAGGAGTTGGAAATGGATCACATCGAGATACACACAATTCAGGAATTTCCTATTCACTGTATGAATAGAGACATGGATGGAACACCTAAGAGCGTCAACATTAATGACTCGCTTAGAGGAATGATTTCTTCTCAAGCATTGAAGAGAGCTTGGAGAACCGTATGTAAGGAAGAGATGCCGGAATACTTCGGCGGCAATCGTACTAAATACATCACCAGAGAAGTTGCTAAGGCGATAGCAGACGTGGTTCCAGAAGAAGAAATGCCATACTTTCAGCGTATTTGTACTGATGGCATTAAAGGATCACATAAAGATGATATTAATAAGTTGTCTACTATTGTATTTGTTTCAAATCAGGAAATGGCAAACATTGCTGATATTCTAAGAGCTCACAAAGAGGATATAGGCAAGGTCCAAGCATGTGATATCAAAACTTCTCAAGAATTTACTAAAGAAAAATACAAAAAGCTGACATACAAGACTGATCCTGATAAGAGAAGTGAAGCGATAAAAGCAATCACTCAAGCTACTGATACTATATGTAAGGATATGTCAGATATCTATTTGTTTGGAAGAATGATTGCCGGCAGAGATAATATAGAGTCTGCTGTAAAAAGCTCCTCTGCATTCACAACCCATAGAACTGTTCCAAGTATCAATGCGTTCATTGCTGCTGAAGAAATGCATGAGAAAGATGATGCCGGCGCAGCTCATATGGATTATCAAGAAACAAATACCGGTTGCTATTATATGTTCAAGTCTATCAATCTTGATCAGCTCAGAAGTGAGAATAATATTGGCGGTGTTCTTGACGATGAAGAGTTCAGAGGTGTACTTAAATGCGCGCTTGTCTGTTCAATCATGGCCGCTCCATCAGGAATGAGCACATCTTACTTTGCATCAACTTATCCTGCATATATTCTTATGATCAGAAAGAACGGCTATCCAAAAACGTTCGGTGATCAGTTCTTAACCCCTGTTGAACTGGGTAAAAACTGCTTGGAAGAATCTATCAAAAGAGTATCTGACAAGTGGAACGAAGCTAAAGAAAAGTTTTGTATCAATCCTAAGTTCGAGTGTACAACTGGTATGAAAGGTGATACTAAAATTGATGCAGCGGTAGCAGGTATATTAGAGGGAATCTAGTATACAATATGTAGCAAAACCAACACCTACATCTACAAGATGTAGGTGTTTGCCCCACATGCGTGGGGATGAATCGAGAAAATGCCATGACCGCCGCCGAAACCCATTGTTTGCCCCACATGCGTGGGGATGAATCGAGAAAATGCCATGACCGCCGCCGAAACCCATTGTTTGCCCCACATGCGTGGGGATGAATCGCGCCTTGCACGAGAGCATGGCATCAAACAAATGTTTGCCCCACATGCGTGGGGATGAATCGCTGGCGTATCTTTACCGGCAGTGCGAGGATGCGTTTGCCCCACATACGTGGGGATGAATCCATGTTAAGCCGTGAAGCAGAAATATACGGAATGTTTGCCCCACATGCGTGGGGATGAATCGCAGATGCCTTTAAAAGAGTTACACCAAGAACAGTGTACCCCACATGCGTGGGGATGAATCTCAATTCCGAGGGGCGTCAGTCCCTGCTTGCACGTTTGCCCCACATGCGTGGGGAATAAGTTGTTAACATATAATTGGAGAAGCTATGAACAGTAAATATATTATCATGAATTTAATTGGACCAGAGCAGTCATGGGGAGATAGAAGCCCAAACAGGTTTAAGAAGACGCTCAGATTTCCAACCAAAAGCGGTGTTGTTGGGATGCTATGTGCATCACTTGGAATAGAAAGAGAAGATACCGACAAAATTCTTGAAGTTAATAACAGTATCAGTATGGATACCTATGTGTTTAGTGAAGGACATATAGAAGACCAACGAAACACACTCACTAATGGATATAAAAATTATACTGATAGAATGAATCAGAACGGGACGCCAAACAATACAATTATTATTACTAAGAGTGTATTAATAGGCGCCGCATTTTCTGTAATTATAACATCAGATGAAAATCATGCAGAACTATTTATGAACGCTTTAATGGATCCTATATTCGATATATCATTAGGAAGAAAGCAATTTTCTCCTTCTGAAGAAGTATTCGGCGGCTTATGTGATTCACATCAGGATGCTAAAAATAATATGATTGAAACAATGAGTATTCTAGGATATAATGAATGTAAATATTCCATACATAATGCAACAAATATAAGCGAGATGGATTTTGTTTTGTATGATGAAATAATAGGCAGTCGTGAGTTTGCACCAAGATTTGTAACAATCAGCTACGATGTAGCGTAGTATAAATAATTTATATATGAACTAGGTAAGGAGCCAAGAGTATGGACGGACATGACACAATCAAGACTGTAATCGTTAAAACTATTGTCAAAGAAGATGGCAAGGTACCTGAGTATAAAACGCCTGGTTCTGCTGGTGCTGATTTATGCGCGGCTGAAGATTATATATTGAATCCACGCGAAACAGCACTCATTAATACCAACGTAATTGTAGAAATACCACAAGGTTATGAACTACAAATACGTCCTCGAAGCGGGCTTGCATACAAAAATCATGTAACTGTGCTTAACTCTCCAGGTACTATTGACTCTGATTACAGAAATACAATTGGCGTTATCCTTATCAATCATGGTGATGAATACTTCAAAATATCCAAAGGCGATAGAATAGCGCAGGCTGTTTTATCCAAAGTAGAAATAGCTCAGTTTATCGAAGCCAAAGAGCTGAGTGATACTGAAAGAGGTGAGGGCGGATTTGGGAGTACAGGAGTTAAATAATATGAATATCGCTGTAGATTTTGATGGAACATGTGTTGACCATTGTTTCCCAGATATAGGTGAAGATGTACCTGGAGCAGTTGAAACTCTTAAAGACTTAGTAAAGGAAGATAATTGGATTTATTTATGGACTGTACGCTCAGGTCAGACCCTTGAGGACGCAGTAAATTGGTTTTGCGAAAAGGGGATTTTTCTGCACGGGATAAACGAAAACCCGCAACAGATAGATTGGAATCAAAGTCGGAAGATGTATTGTCCTCTGTATATTGATGATGCGGCGTTTGGCTGTCCATTAAAGGAAAACCCACGTACTGGTGGTAAACCTTATGTTAATTGGGATGTCATAAGAGAGGCGTTGCTTGATAAAACACAAGCATCAGATTATGAAAGCTGTCCAAAATGCAAAAGTCTATTCACGTTTATGCGACCAGAGAACGGAAAGTGTCCATGGTGTAAGTTTGATCTTGAAGCAGAATAGGAAAGGAATTAACAATGAGCAATAAAGATTGCGATCATTGCGATCATATACTACAAGAAACCCCACAAGAAATTATTTATGTGTGTTGTCACTGCGGAAGAAACTGGATATATAAGAAGCCAGAAGAAACGCCGGGCTGTGCTTATACATATCATAAAGGTATGCATGGGATATATGCACCAAAAGCTACAATAACATTCTGTAGGAAAGATGTGCTGTAAACATCACCTTACACATCCATGTGAGAAGTGTCATAGACGCGGCGCTGTTGGCGGTGTATTTGCACCAGGAACACTACTGTAAGGCAATATAAGGAGAACTAAATGACAGTAGAAGAGATAGCTAATCATTTAAACATGTGGCAGCGTGACGACCTTATAAAAAATGGTTATACAAACGGTGCATTTTTTGATGACATGGGCAACTTGACAGAATCATATACATGGGTAATACGTGAGAAAAGAAAATATACCTATCTGGATTGTGGGTCAACCGGATACTTTATGATTGAAAATAGTACGGGCGAGATATTCAACATAAAAGCTTATGGTCAAATAGATAAGAACAAGAAACAGAAAGCAGATCTAGGTAACATCAAAGATATTAATACCCACGCAGATGTAGCTGCGCTTTTCGATAGACGATACAACTATTTGCGCTAGCTGTGCCTGTGCTTGTAACACCCAAAAGCGGTTTGTTTGTGGATAAACCGCTTTTGGGTGGTGGGTTTCTTGTATATGATTAAGTTATTGACTCGTCTTGTGTCTGTGTTATAATTATATATATACAAAACACAAGAGAGATTTAACTATGATATACAGTCCAAAGTTCAAAGTAGGTTTCTTACACTGCATGAAATGTGGTGGTACTTCAATTAAAGTATATCTAGAAAGACAAGATGATTCCTTTCATAGACCTCATGGAAGAGTTGTATTAAGAAATTACCATGAACCCCTCAGCAGAAAGATCCAGGTTCCGACATTTAACCTAGAAGAAAACAAGATTATTACTCTCATACGTAATCCTTATGACTTGCTACCTTCTTTCTGGAGATTCTGGAGAAGGCTTCACAACTTAAACAATGAGCATAGAAGAAGGAATAGGCAATCATTTGCGGCTAATGATAGGGAGTTTGGAGAGTTTGTGGAGTGGTTTAGGGATGAAATGAAACATAAGAATGGCGGATCCGCTCTAAGCTTCTGGGATTACTTTAATATAGATGGTAAGATACCAGATAATCTTACCATAGTAAAGATGGAAGATATGGATCAATTCCCTGTTAAATTGAAAGAGCTGGGCGTGCCAATAGACGACTCTATAACAATTCCGGTAGTTAATAAAACACCAAAAGATAAATATCAAAACTGGAAGCACACTAATAAGACTAAAGAATTAATAAGAGAAATGTTCAAGTGGACATTTGATCAGGGGTTCTATGACGAATAGAACGGAGACAGCTTCATGAGTGAGATATGGAAACTTAGTGATGGTGAAATGCGCGCTCTTGTAGATGACATTAAGGCAGAAAGAATTGATATAGGCGATATTACAGTTGTATGTCATACATCAAACCAAGCGCATTTTCTGCAAAAGCTCATTGATTCAGCAAGAAGAATAACAGATAAGATAATCATATTAGACGACTGCTCTCAGGACAATACAGTAGAATTGGCAAAGAATAATGGATGTAGGGTTTTTGGTATTCCTGAGGGATGGATATATACACATGGATTTGATGGTCTTTTGAAGTATCAGCAGCGGATTTGTGAGTCGGAATATCATCTGCAGCTGGATACAGGTGAGTTCCTGTATGTTCCAGATGATGCAAGAATGCATGATAAAGATTACTATAGAACGTTATTAATATTTGATAAAAAGAAAGGTGGAAAGCTTAAGCAATTTAATTATAATAGATTGTTTAGGACAAAAGCTCCTATTACGATTAGTGGATGTATACATGGCGGACCAATAGAAGCAAATACGAGCCCAGCCTTGTCAGACATAATAATATTCCATGGATATCATCATGAGAGCAACGATAGCCAATATTTCATAGATAGAAAGAATCGACTCTATTTCAAGCTTCTTAGAGATGGATACCATAAGAAAAGACTTGTGAATAAATGGTGGTACAACCACTTCAGAGAGAAGAAAGAAGACTATGACAGAATCATAGGCGAATTAGAAGAGAGAATAGGCGTGCTAGAGACTACAGACAAAGAAATCAAGGAGATAGTATGATTGAGAATGAAAGAGAAGACCCAAGGATAAAGGAATACTTATACTGGGATCAGTTGATGAACCATATGAAAGATGATCCGTCTCAGTTCTTCAATGGCAAACCAGTATATCCAAAACAGTTTGAAATACACCTGCCGGCAGATCATATCAAGCCTTGTCAATTGTCTTGTGAATATTGTCATGCTGCAGATACAATGGTTTTAACAAGCGAACTAAAATATAAGCCGATACAGGATTTACGGGTAGGAGACGAGCTGATCGGATTCAAGAAAGGCATATCCGGAACTCACTGGAAAAATACCAAAACAAAAGTCAAATGGATTGGCATTAGGCAAGCAGAAACAATCAAACTTATAACAAATAAAGGTGTTACAGAATGCACACCAGACCATAAATGGCTAAGAATAGATCAAAGATATACAGAGGCAACTAAAAGACACTCAAGAAACATCAGATGGATATCATATCCAAGCAAAACATGTACAGAAAGTAAAGATTTTAAGGAAGGGTGGATATGTGGTATCGCAAATGGCGATGGGTGCCTGAGAAATCATATGTATAAAAGGAAGAGGTACGGCAAAGCATATGATGAAAAATGCAGAAACTTTAGACTAGCCCTTACAGACTATGAAGCAATACAAAGATTTAAATCATATATGCCACATCTAAAATTTTGTAGCGGAAAGATGCAAGGTACAAATAAAGAATTGCATTATATACAGGTAAATATTCAATCACAAGTTGATGAAATACAAAACATTATGGAATCACACAAAAAATCATATGATTTTATGATAGGATTCCTAAGTGGCATTTTCGATGCAGAAGGATCATATTCCACAACTACAATTGCCATATCTAATACAGATAATAATATAATAGACCGTATCAAAAAAGCATTAGATATTATAGAAGTTAGATATGGAATTTCCACAAGAGAGGGCGTTAACAAAGCACAAACTCAAATACGAGTTTCAAAAACATCTGACATCATCAAATTTTTTAGTATAACTAATCCATCAATAACCAGGAAAAGAAAGGCAATTTTTGACGGTACCATACATGGAAATGCAAAAATTATTGCTATTGAGCAGGGAAGTATGCAAGATGTATATAGCATAGAAACTGGAACTGGTAACTATGTAGCCAACGGTTTTGTATCAAAAAATTGTGCGGGCGAAAAGTTCATAAAGGCACTTGGTGATTGGGAAATAACGGGTCTTCATCTTCTGGATAATATAGCAGGACGAATTCCACAGCATATATATGGAGGTGCATATACAGAACCTCTTATGAATCCATACTTTATGACATTCATGGCTAAAACGAGAGAATATGGAAATCACTTTGGTATACATACCAACGGATATGCTCTCAAACGCCTAGACCAAGAAACCGGCTTTCTTACTGAACTCAACAGACTAGCCGACGGTGATACTATATCATATCTTCAGGTTTCATTAGACGCAGCTACTCCATGGGGATGGGGAAAGGTTAAGCGACATAGACACACAGAAAGGTTCTGGGAGGTTATAGACGCTCTTAAGCGCGCTGTGGACATCAGAGAGAAAGCAGGCAAAGGACATGCTATAAGGCTAGGATACCTAATATCAGAGCACACAGCAAGCCCTGAGAAGTTCTCCACGCTTGTGAATATAGCAAAAGACATTGGAGTAGACTCTGTAAGGTTTTCTATACCATTCGCTATGTACAATCAATCATTTGACGATGTAAAGAAGTATAAAGAAATGGTTGAAGTGCCGGGAGATAAACAATATGAAGCGTGGCTGGCGCCACTTGTTTCAGAAAGCAAAGATGAGAAACCATATATATTCTGGAATTATCCATGGTTTACAGATATAGAAAGATTTGACTTTGATCATTGTGTATATGGCTACTTCCAGATAACTCTTGGAGCGGACGGCTACTTCTATCCATGCTCAACAGTAAGCACTCCTACAGCAGAACATTTAAGAATTGCTAAAATTACTAGCGACATAGAAGAATTTGAGCAAGTACTATTACGCGCACAAGACCCAACATTTAATCCAAGAGAGAAGTGTTTTGCTCATGGATTTAGGGGTAATCGAATGGCACTCGAATGCAATACCGAATACTGCAAACTAGTAAACCAAGGCAAGGTCAAAGACCCATTGGAGTAGAGTATGAAGAGCCTGACACATGATAAAAATACCCACCTGATAAAGAATGGAATACAGATAGGCGAAGGAACTAGAATATGGGGCACAATAGATCTACATACAAGAGATGTTATCATTGGTAAATATGCAATTGTAGCAGGGAATGTATTTGTAGCGACTCATTGTCCAAGTAATAGTATGAGGCCAGGCGGACTTAAAATACGCATAGGAGACTATGCATACATTGGATATGGATCCATTATATTACCAGGGGTGACAATAGGGAGCAGAAGTCTAGTTGGAGCCGGCAGCGTTGTCACAAAAAACATACCAGATAAAACTATAGCAGTAGGAAACCCAGCCAAAATCATCAAAAACAGATCAAATGAAGAACTGCTTAGAACATCATTGCTCACAATGCAAAATCTATCTACCACATACCAAGATCCAGACTACAGCAATATAACAATAGAGCTTGTAGAAGACATTTTAGGTGCAGTTACTGAAGAAGAAAAGAAAATAGCGGCAGAACTATACTCAGGGCATAAAAATGGCTAAAATAGGACTAATAGGCGTAGGGTATTGGGGTAGTAAGATCAAGCAAGCATTGAAATCAATTAAAGACATGGAAGTAGTCACTGCCACGAGAGACTACAAACATATATTAACAGATCCAAGAATAAATAGAGTCATAGTAGCCACGCCGGTTAATACTCACTACAAAATAGTAAGCGATTGCATTAGACATGGTAAAGATGTTATGTGTGAAAAGGCATTCACTTGTAATCTAAGAGATGCAAAGGCTTTATGTGATATGTCAATAGATCAAGGAACGCTTTTAGCCTGCGACTATACATATACATTCATGACTGAAACATTGGAAAGCGATATATTATCGGCATTCGATATATATAATAAAGAGATTAAAATATACATAGAGCAACAAGGAAGATTCAGACAAGAACACGTACTATCTATTCTAGGTACTCATGCTTTTAGTCTGCTAGACAAAATAATGGGTGAAGATTACAGCTTTAGTGTAGATGGAGTGGTACAAACTACAAGTAAAAATGCATGTGGGTTTCCTACAACATCAAAAGTAAAAATGACATTTAACACAAGACAAGTCAAGGATATTAAGGTCCAAGTAATGGTTTCACTTGACAGTGGGTTTGAAGAAAAAATAAGGCATATATTTATGTACAGGGTAAACCAGGGAATGCATTTTAACTTCGCAGAGCCAAACGGAATCAATAGAATGGTGGACGCATTACTGAAAGGATATGACAACAAGCAGTCTATATTAAAGATAGGAAATATGGTAGACAGAGCAATAGAACTAGGAGACAACAGATGAGTAAGCCAGGACTATTAGAAAGAAGAGGCATAATATATATCGCAGCTGAGTTTTATAACAATAATTTTGATGAGTTGTGTGAAGTATTCAGAGCAATGAAGCTAACAATTTTGACAACAGAAAATAACTGGGAAAGAAACATGATAAGGATCATAGGAGTTTCACCGCACTTTGATGTAGTATTAGAGGGCGATATAGTAAGAACATATAATATTAGTTATAGTAAAAACGATTCAAAGAAACTATGTTCATTTTGTGGATGTGAAATAGATGGCGACTATCAATGGAACATCACAGTAACCTAAGTACAAATAAAAAGCCCGCCTTAATGACGGGCTTTATTTTTATTAGGGCACAATAATAACTATTTACTACCCTTCATTACCTTAGCAACATCAACTGCTGCCTGACATACACACCAGATACCGAAAGCAATAAGAACATACTTAGGATTGGTAAGCCCAAGTGTTCCAACAACGCCTGCTGTTGCAAGAGTTTTCTTACTGCTAACTGCTTCACCAATAACATTCTTAAACCAATTCTTAATACTCTGCATATTTAACCTCCATTAAATAAGTTGCAGAAACTAAAAGGGTATAATTATACACATTAATGATTAAATGTCAATAGGTAATGTATGATGTCATGCGCCAGAGCTACTAGAAGAACTAGTGCTAGAACTGCTTGATGAAAAACAAGATGCACATGGAGGACAGCAAGGAGTATCAAATGGAGCATTCGGATCACACTGGGATTTGCTTACATATATAGTCCAAGGACCAATATAATAGTAATTACCTGGCGCCCAATCATCAACAGTATAGCCATCTTTGGTAACAATAGGATCTTCAAGTCTCACACAACAAACAGCCTGTAGTGTTTTTTGAGCGCTAGAACTAGAGAAACTGCTTAAGCTTGATTGACTGCTATAAGACGATACAGAACTGGAACTAAAAGAAGATCTAGATAAAGAAGAAGAGCTTGATGTACTACTAGAACTATCTGAGCTATCGGAAGAAATACTACTAGAGCTATATGAAGATCTTGAAGAACTGGATTCAGAGCTAATAGATGAGCTACTCGTCGAAGACAAACTACTTACTGAAGAGGAGCTAGTAGAGCTGCTACTTACTGAAGAGCTGCTCTTCGAGCTACTAGAAGATACGCTGCTATCAGATACACTACTGGATGAAGATATACTAGAAGAACTAACAGAACTTGAAGAAGACAAGCTACTGCTTATCGATGAACTACTGTCAGAGCTGACTGAACTAGAGCTGTCTGAGCTTAATGAAGAACTACTATCAGAGGAAGTACTTGAAGAAGACACACTCGAAGAGGAAGTACTTGAAGAAGATATACTTGAAGAAGATATAGACGAGCTGCTATCGCTTGAGACAGAAGATGAGCTATCACTAGATGTAGAACTAACACTAGAAGAACTATCAGAACTAACACTACTTGAGCTATCAGAGCTTATACTTGAAGAGGAAGTACTAGACGACGAATCGCTAGAAATTGAACTGCTGCTAATGGAACTCGATGAATCTGAACTGATAGAACTGCTACTGCGGCTGCTGTCTGACGATGCACTACTGTCAGAAGAGCTAGAACTTAAACTAGATTTACTACTCTTGGAACTTTTTGATGATCCTGACCTACTGCTCTTCGAAGACTTGCTTGAAGGCTGAGTTTCGTTTATATTTAAAGGACCAACCTGAGTACCAAAAGTACCGCCAGATAAAAACTTAATATATCTGATACTCTTTGTTCCGGCATAGATATTTGCGTCCCACTTCTTAACACCGTTTAGATAAAATCCAACAGTCTCATTTTGCCAATCCCAATCCTTTAGCTCTAACTTGTACCATGTCTTTGTGCTCCATCCACCTAACTCTGTTTGTTGAGCTCCATTTTCAGTGTATAATACATTCTGAACACTTAAAAACCCCGCTTTTACAATTAAATCATTATTATTATCATAAAGCTGGATTTCAAGATCGTCGCTATTATGTGCGTAAAAATACCAAGTTATATGAGGATTAATACCTAACACTGGAGAGAAATCTTGCGATACTCCACAATCAGGATCTCCATCATCCAGTTTTAACACATTACCAGAAAACGGAGGTGAGCTAAGAGCAGAACCTACAGTTGGAGTTCCGTCTGTAGTCGTCCAGTCATCAAGATTAGTCCAGTCTTCATAGTATTTTAAATAAGATGCATAAGACGATGATGAATTACTGGAAGATGAATCAGATGATACAGAAGAAGAACTGTCGCTTGAAATACTACTGCTAGAATCAGAGCTAATGCTAGACGACGATAGACTTGATATTGAGCTACTAGAACTTGAAATAGATGATGAACTATCTGAACTTATACTTGATGAAGATCTGCTCGAAGAGCTGATACTAGAACTTGAATCAGATGACCTTGAACTACTCGATACACTTGAGCTAGAAACAGAACTTGAGCTTGACACTGATGAACTAGAATCAGATGAAGCACTACTGGAAGACGAGCAAAAATTATCTCCCTGCCATGTATAACATGGGTCATTCCAACTCGCATAAGGATCATTCCAATAACTCTTCGCCACACTTCGTTACTCCATCTAATCTAGTCTTCTATCAAAGCATACATTTTATAAACAGCTTCAGCGGGACAGTTTTTAGGGAAATCATCAATATTAAATTTATCAAACTTTATATCAATTTCCTTATTCGATATTTCTTCAAGTTCATCAACAAGTGGCTTTATTTTCTCTTCATATTTGTTTCTAAAACCAGCTGTGTCTACTATTTTATAACTAGAATTATCATCTGTAAAAACAGGATTGCCGTCTTTATCTTTCTCAGCAAATTCTTTTACAAGCTTAATTCTAGCATTATCGTAAGCTTTAACAGATTCCATATAGTCTTCATATTCTCCAACAAGAGCACGCTTTATTTTTGATAAGCAATTAGCTTGTTTAGGAGTCCAATCTGCTTTAAGTGATATCTCGATTCCTTCAACAGTAGAAACTATTTCTTTAACCTTCATTTACATTCTCCTTAATATTCCTAACATGCGATATATCATTAAGCGCATCTAGAAAAGAAAACGCGCCCCAATAATCATTAAACATATCATTCAAATAGTTATTATATAACTGTGCATTCATATCTCTAATAAGCATTTCCTTGATAAACGCCTGTGTTTCGACATCGCGACGAAACTTTGTTATTAAATGCATATGGTCTACTAAATATGGTTCGTTTGATTTTCATATTCTAACTCGTACTATTAAGTCTAATATACCTAGTTGTACCACCAACAGATAATGTTATATATCCAGAATCAGTTCCACCTGTATCAACAGCATTAGTAATATGTAATGTATCAGTCCATCCTACGCCAGACATTCTAAAACTATTTGTGTTATGATCATAATCAAGAGTAGCTGTATGCCCATCTTCATCCTGCATTGCTATACCGCCTGGTTGATCATTAGGTGTTACAAAATTTAAATAACAAGCCCCATTACATTCAAACGCAGCAACTGCTGAAGCATAAAAATCAGCATCAGCCAATCCAGTATCTGATGCTTTGACAAAAAATTTATAACTGGCTGGGGTTGGAAAGTCTGCTGTACCAACTGAAACATTACCACTATTATGAACCCTAATTGCCTCAGTCCAACTGATAGTAGAATCAGCGGAATCAGAACCAGCGGTTCGCAAATATATACCTCCACTTGTAGACATATAAATCATTGCGGCCTCATCTGCTATTTTTCTTTTCCAAGCTCCATCATTGTAAGCATTTGAAGCAAGGCCAAGTCCAGCAGTTGACGCACCAAAAACCAGCGTTGAAGCATACGCCTCAATAGCTTTATATGTTGAGCCAGCGCTTTCAATATCAGTTGTGTTGAAACCAACATTTCCACCATCTTTAACAAATATTCCATTCCCCCCATCATCAAATAATTGAAGTCCGTCACCATCAATCGCCCGAACTGTGTCGGTAGTTACAGATGTAAAAGTCGGCGTCCCATCCGTATGTAGTGCTGATAATTGAGCATTAGCATCCGTCAAGGCTGATTCCGTGGCTGAGTCCAAATGATACTCACCATCACCAAGGATTGTATTGATGTCTGAATGAGCAAGAGCAACCACCCCTGTATATCCGTTGACAGAAGCGACAGCATCAGTCGTATCAGATTTCTCCCAGGTTGAACCATTATAAATACAATAGTCTCCTACGCCAAATGTTATGCTTCCTGAGCCAAGATCCTGAGTTCCCGCTACTGATACTCTATAAACATCTCCAGCGTCCCCTGAACCATCTGCGAGCGTCGGAGTATTAGTTGAAGCATCCCATGTGCCCTTGTATATCATAACAGCAGAAGGAAGTTCTGACACAAGAACTTTACCACCGCCATCCAATGAAGCATAGCCAAGCGCGGATCCTTTATTGGATTGAAGCTCATAAGAAGAATCATTGGTCCATTGAGAAATTAAACCGGCGGCATTTGTCAATGAATTGCCATTCATATCAACATCCGCGTGCATATTTATTTCATTAGAAGCATCGATATTAACATCATAATCTTCATCGCCATAATTTATTTCATTAGAAGCGTCAATATTGGCAATATTCAATTCATTAGAAACAGAATCACGTGCGATATAGCTTTCACCTATATAAATACCATTAGCCTGAGTATTGATTCTACCAGATGCATCTACCCAAAGTGACTGATTTGGAGCAGCGTCATCTGATCTAATAACATCATGGACCTTGAGGTGATCTGGGCCTAGCGGAGTGTCTGGTACTGGATTGATTATTGCCATTTATCTGACCTCATTATAATTACTAGTGAATAAAATAATTCATGTTACTATAATAATTATAACGCCTTATGAGTTATTTTCAATGATTATCTATAGAAATAAACACATACAGCTTCTACAGTATATGCATTGACTCCCGTGTCTCCAACAGGGCCTTGTTGTCCATCAACTCCAGGTTCTCCTTCAAGGCCGGGAGGTATAGGCAGATTATCAAGTTTGCCGTTTATATAGAAAACATATATGCTTTGCATTTTATCATCACGAGGGACGGTCTTAACCTTCAAAATCCTTCCAGCGGTAATATTGCGCGAAGCAAAAAAGTCATTTATGTTATTAATATTGCTATTAACAGGAATATCGAACTTAGCAACATTTACAGTTTTGAATAATCCCATGCAATTAAAAATCCTCCCAGTGATTCTCTGATATACTTTCTTCAATTGTTTTGTGATCAAAGCCTTCTTCACAAGAAAAACCACACTCAAACAAGCATGGCTCTTCTCTCCAAACAATTCCTCTTTTCTCAGCATTTAATCTAAAATTGGCAGCTACTTTTTTGTTATTATAACAGTTAAGGCATTCTCTATAAGACACTCTACGCCCTAGCCTAGCGCACGCATGGCGACCAGAATCTCTTATAATACTGCCGTTGTTAGACTCAAACGTCTTAATAACAGAGTCGTAGTCTTGCTTTGACATGGCTTCATACATAGATTCTGCCATATCCCATAGAAGAGAAGGAATATCCTTGTATTTACTGCGTCTCAGGGTTTTATCGACAGGATGACTTGAGAAATCTCCTTCTCCAACAAATTCTTGAACGTTTGATAAGACATTGTCTGGATCAGAGATAAGATCATCAAAATCAATAATAATAATAGGAATATTAGAGTATTTTTTAAGCCAAACCGCTGCTTTATATGTTGTATCAACAAACATCTTTGGAGTATGGACTACACCGAGATCATCCAATGGAAGATTGGAGCGTTTTAGTTGCTCTTGGGACGTAGCTACAGCTTTTGGATGACGTATCATATATATAATCTTATCAACCCATTTAGGATCAGTATGTATCAAGCCTTGAGAAACAACCTTGCAAACCTTCTCAGGAGTGCATATATCTTCGATTCCAAGATGCCACAATACACCGCCAACTGAATAACGACACTCAAAGAAGCCATTTGGATTCATGTCCTTAGTTTTTTCTTGTTGTTTGTTCCTGGATTTTTTGTGTTTATCAAGAACATATTTTCTAGCCGCAAAGCGGGAGCTGGATTCGTTTGGTCCTTTTTTGGGAGTGTGTTCTTGTGGGAATTTAGCACCAAGTATTCGATCATCTCCGAGGGCGGTTCTTAAGGTGTCCATCATAAGACTTGTTCCACTTCTAGGACATCCGCTTACAATAATCATAATTAATTCTCCATTTAATATTTACATATAAGGTGTAACAGTTTGTGTTCCCCAGTTGACAGAATTATTTCTTGACCAAGTGATTGTAACACCGTTTGTGAAAGTAACATAACCAAATAACCCGTCTGCAATATTCTTAGAAAATGGCAATGAGCTTGCGTCCTGGTTTTTAGTAGAAACACCAGCTGACACTGTATTATAAGTTGTTCCAAACGTCAATGTATAAGAAAGTGAAGGTGTAAGAGTGTACCAGAATATATCATACCTTTCCATGTCTAATTTTTTGTCAGGAGACCATTCTTGAAAGAGATAAACGTCAGCATTATAAAAATCATGCGTAAAAGTGTAATAGGTTGTCCAAGGGTAGTTTCTCCAAGAATTCTGAAGCATCAGTCTATCGTGACTGCCAATTGCAGATGTGTAAGCACTCCAAAACTCCTCATGGCGACCAGAAAAATCATAATGAATATATTTATTGGAGTCATAGGTATGGGTTTGTCCATTGGTGAATGTCTTACCCATAAAATCAAGCTCATCGGTATCTACAAGAACATCTTCATCCCAAGATACTGTGATGTCAACTTTAGGATACTCTGGAGACGCCGAACTAGCAGATGACGCTGAGCTAGCTGACGAATTTGAAGACGAGCTCATACTACTACTTCTAGAGCTACTTGAAGAATTAGATGAACTACTACTTGAAGAATTAGATGAACTACTACTTGAAGAATTAGATGAACTACTACTTGAAGAATTAGATGAACTACTACTTGAAGAATTAGATGAACTACTACTT